GCGGTACCCTGATCGGTATCCATAGCGTCCGCAACCAATGCTTCAAATGCTTCGCGGTCGTACCGCATCTTGCGCTCGCACTTATAACCAAGCATCTTCAAAAAGGTGCCAGGTCGGCCTGAAATGACAGGATTGAAGCGGAGAACCTTGCGCGTGAATAGAGCACGGAGACGATCACGGCGACGAGGATACAGGTCAGCCCACGTCACATGCTCGATACGCATGTTTTCCACATTAGCCTTCTCTACCATTTTGCGGTCGACTGCGCGTTGGAGCATCTTGGTAAGGACGTTACGCAGCTCCTCATCAGAGTGGCGAGGCGAACTGTACATCAGGTTCTCCACGGATGCCTCGAGGTCACCCCGGATTTTATCCACGATGCGCCGTGCGTTGATAGCGTCCAGAGGACTAGGACCGGCAACCTTGCTAGGCTCTTCTTGAGGAAGCGTGCGGCCCCACAACGGAAGCGTGCTGTGTTGGGGAACGACAGAGCCGCCGAACTTCGACTGGATAGAGTCCATCAGGGCGATTGCCTTTCCCGCGTCTTCATCCTTATAAGGAAAGATACGTAGCTCGTCAAAGCTGTTCGGAGGTAGGCACCCGTTCTCTTGCGTCTCGGTTCCCCAGTCGCCGAGCATTACTTCGAGAACGTTCGAGGAGTAGATGTTCTGGTTGGCGAGCTTGGGTTGATAGGATAGCCCGTGCGTACGGCAGAATGCCTCCCAGTGAGCAATGGTGATGCGCGAGTTGAACTTGAGTGTGATCTTGTGTGCCATGCCTTTAATCCTTATAGTACCCTGCTTCGATGGCCCCTTCCTCCGCCAAGCGGTCAGCCATCTCATTGAAATAATCGCCGTTGTGTCCACGCACCCAGTTCCACTCGACGATGTGGGTACTGGACAGAAACTCCAGTTCGATCCAGAGATCGCTGTTCTTCACAGGTGCGCCACCTGAGGTCTTCCAGCCTCGCATCTTCCAGCCACGTACCCACTCTAGCATGCCTTTCTGCACGTACTGGGAATCGGTGAATAGAATGACCTTACAGCTTCCGCGACCTTGCAGCAGCTTGAAGACCTCGATCGCGGCCTGCAATTCCATTCTGTTATTGGTCGTAGCGGGATGACCACCTTTGATCTTCTTTCCGCGGCCGTCAGGAAGCTGGAGCACTGCGCCCCATCCTCCTGCCCCTGGGTTGTCGCGACACGACCCGTCCGTGTGCGCTGTGATAACCCGGTTCGGATCGTCGATGGACAATCCTAGATACTTGTCTACTCGCTTTTTAGTAGGAGCGTTCCGCTTTCCAAGGTCCTTGAACATAGGTATGAATCCCGATCAGGCTTAACGATGATGTACTTGCAGTCGGAGTGATCATCCTCGACAACTGCTCCGCCCTAAAAATTACAGCAGTTGAAAATCTGGACGATGGACTCTGCGACGTACTTGGCAGGAAAGTACAGGGTATCTCCGTTACGGTCGGGGGCGTGTTGAGCGTGAGGTTACGATGTGCGCGACGAACGAAGCCTTGCAGGTTCCTCTTCCGTCTCCATCAGTAAGCATTTCCAGCACGCGGACGGGCTTAGTCACGGCATAATCTCCCGCTCGTCTTCCTCTTGAGGACCGTAGTGCTCATTGAACCACGCTTCTTCCATAATAGAGTCGGCATAGTGGAGTCCTTGCAGCATGTAGTCTGTTTCTTGCTCATGCCTGCTTTGCCAACGCTGAAACCCTTTGTCCTTGATCCACTTGCGCTTCCACTCCTCGGCCTGATGCAGCTTGAAGAATGCACGGCGACCGTTGTAGAATTGAGAAGCGTTGGTTGGATTGCTCGGGATGCCCATATCGTGGAGCGAACGGCTGTCTTGGAAGGAGAAGTCTTTAGCACGTACCTCAACCTTGACGAAATGGCTGCCCACACGAGGATTGAAATAGGGCTTAGAGCGGATAACGAAGCGCTCAATACCGTATACGGGGTGTGCCACGTAAATGATACGGCCTGTCTTGATGTCCTGAAACTTCACTCTTACGTTCTTGGTTTTCATGCCTACTTACCTTTTGTTTAGTAGATGGAGATTATGCCACCTGACTTAGGACGATCAGTGTAGTTTTTGTCAGTGCTTATCCAGCTCTGGTGTTTCCGCCTCAAGCTATGATCCAAAAGCTCCTTGATAGCGATGTACTCTCCGGGAGACAAGCCAAATAGAGTAACGGGCGGAAGGTTTTCAACGGTGCTGCACGCAAGCGAGTACCCAGCACTAATGTTGATGCGATCTTTCCACCCGTAGTGTGAGGCAAGTGCCACAAAGACAAAGCCACTTAGTTCCCATGCGGTGTAGTTCTTGGCTTTGTCGATAGCTTTCTTGCCTAGTGAGCTAGATTCCTTTTTAGCCATCCGGCACTCCTATCCTGCCTGTAGTTGTTCGTGCTCATATTGGTAACATGTAGCATACGAGGCGACCAGATTAGGTCCGTACGTCATGGCACCGTCGAAGGCCCTGTTGCCCCCTTCCTTCTCATGCGGGAGCCGGTTGTTATACAACCAGCCTTGAAAAACAGGGCCCTGCTTCACGTCCTTTATGAGTATTGCATCATTAGCTAGCAGGGCGCAACCAACGATGTCGTCACCCTTGTTTCCGGCTAGGCGTGCCCACTTGCAGTTTTTGCAGTTCACGGTGTCTCCTCAGAGATTCATTGAGTGTGGCGAAGTGCCGCGACTTGAACAGGGCCTCGAACGGGCTGCGCCGGATGAGGATGCGGTCCCCAGGGCTTTCAGGGTGCATCATAAGGCGCGACTGACGGATGAACGGATACTTAATCTTGCGAATGATCGACGTTACCATGGAGAACCTCTCGATAGTTGCGGAGATAGCGAAGGACGTGGCCATCGCACGGAGTGAAGCCGACGTTATCGAGGGCTTCGATGTCTTGGTCGAGTTCCGACTTCATGAGTTCAAGTAGGTGTTGGTTGGAACCGCTGCGCGCCATGAACATGTTGAAAGCCAGAATAGCGCTGCCGATGTCGAACGCCGCATCCATAGCCTTCGAGTAGGCACGGGTGCGACCGATCTTCTCGTCGAAGTTGCGAGGGTCCGCTGGAGCGCTGTGGCCGCGTGCGCTGTAGGTGCCACCGAACATCATCAGAGTGCAAACAGTGGTCATACCGTCGCTCAGTACGTCGTACTTCACCTCCTCAACCATCTTCTCCACGAAGTCGCGAGTGACGCGCGGATACTCCAAGTTGAGGATAGCCTTGACGAGTTCGGGCTGCGTATGGATGGATTTATCCTCGGACATGTGTTTTCTCCTGCTGCTTATCCACGTTGGTGTTAATCCAGATGACGTTACCTTCACCATCGGTGTATCCTCTGGAGCTATCTGAGGCAGTGTCGAAATACTGCCAAGGTCGACCGCTGTACGGGCTGATGCCTTTGTTCCAGGCGTGCCGCTCATACGCTCTTGTCGCTATATAGCAGACCGACAAGACGAATGCTCCGATTAGTAGGATCGCTCCTATATCAACCATTGTCCTTCCTCACTTGCTGGACGGTAAACGGCGTAGAGCGTGATTGAGTTGGCGCGCCAGCTCCTCCGCCTCAACGTCGGTTAGCTCATGCTTCCAGCCGTTGCTGTCCGTGACGGTAATGACAGGCGTGTCCTCGTCCTGTGCCTCATACTGCACAGTGAACGGCACCTTGGTACCTGGAGCAGGCTTCACAGAGTAGACCTGCCCGAATACGACTCTAGCCTTGCTCACCACGAAATCCACCCGTTGACCTTGAATCGGTAGAACTCTGGCTCTGCGTCCTCGGTGTGTTGCCAGCCGTCGTAGTTCTCGCGCAGGTGTTCCAGGATGCACTGCTCGAAAAACTCGAAGTCGTTGCGGAACAGCTCCCGCGGGATGCGCGTGACATTACAGTCGGACACGTCCCGATCGAACCAGAACCACCAGAAGCAGGTGTCCGTCTCTCCGAGTAACACCACATCGTCCGCATCCGGGTCGATGAAGTGAGGCATGGTGTTGATGTGCTCGATTACCTGCGCGTAGCTTTCCCAGTCACAGTCGTCCAGACCGTAACGATTCAGCATATACCCAGTCTTGATGCCTGCGTAATTCACCAAACCACACAGAAAGGAGGAGCTGACGTAGTTGTAGCTGTGTCCGGGTGGCAGTCCTCCGTACAAGGCGATCTGAGCACCCGGATAGTCATAGGAGGCTAGGTGCGGTTCTACCATCGCCTTGTAGTAGCCACGCTGGTTCCGTTCTGCTGTTTGACCATGCAGAGATACGACGTTGTTCGGTTGATCGTCCATCAGTAATGTCCTCTTTTCTTGGCCCGCTTCTGGGCGCGCTTGCGTTGCATCTGGCGTTGGTGTTGTTTGGTGCCTCGGGTGTTGTTGATGACGGGCGCGTTGTCCGTGAAGAAGTTTGGCCCGGCTATCTGACTGGGGAGCATGAACCATCCGCTGAGTGACCCCAGCGCGCCAGCCATTGCGGAAGCGAGCACTTGCTTACGCGCCATGCGCCATCTCCTTCATCTGGCTGTGCGACAGAACGCCCCAGGACTCGTCGGCGAACGTCCGCAGGAAGTGCACCTGCCCAGCGGCATCACGCAGGACGATATGAGGAGTGTGATTGTAGTCGGCAACATGGGCGACGAAAGCATGTGTCTTCGTTTTGAACTCCACGCCCCACATAAATTCACGGATGATCGCAGCCGAGTCTTGCCCATAAGGGAACTTACCCGTTTTCTTGTAGACCATATCGCGGTAGTGCGGCAGGTAGAGTCGGAACCCTCCGATATCAACACCACAGTGAGGAACGAGTGACCAATCCTCACCGTTGAAAACCTGCGTGACGAAGCGGTCCCTTCCGTCGGGCAGGGTGTCGATCACATTGATGATTTGTCCGACGCTAGCATCGACGGGTTCGCAGGACGGAGCGTAGGACCCAACGTAACGGGTGTCTGAGAACTCACCTGTTGTGTCGATCATGCTTCCTCCCGTTTACGTGGCGACTTCTTGAGATGGTCGTAGTGGTTAACTGAGAAGCGGTCCATGGTATCGCCCCTGTCGTTGCACAGGAATCCGTATGTGTTGAAAGCCAGTTTCTTGTGCGTGGGCTTCGGAGCATCCTCATCGTCTGTGATACAATGAAGGACCATCAGGTTACCAGAGCGTATCTTGTCCACGTCGATAACGGACAGCGAGGCTCCGCATTCCTGAATGATGGTGTCCATACGCTCGCACGCTTCCGACTGGTCAGGAGCATGGGAAAGCTCAGAGTAGTGTTTCTTATCGAAGGCCTCTACCCTGTCGAAACCGCTGATATACAACCAACAGCCGCGTTCCACATCGCGAATCTTTAGATACATGCCTGTTCCTTGTTGCTTGCGTGTTTGCCTTACGTCATATATTTACAGTTTCAGACGAAAACAGGGCGGTCAGAGACCACCCTGTGGGTACCTACGAGGCGATTAGTCGCCAATAGGATGGAGGATGCTCGGCGAGGGAACGTAGATCGTTGCACCCATGTCGAGGTCTTCGCTGAACACGACGGCCCCCAGATGCGCTGAAATGTCGCCGGCACCGACTTTGTGCAGTGCACCTTCCAGGTCGCGAGAGCCTGACGAAGTGAGAGCCGCGCGCTGAGCGTGAGCCTTGACGGCTTCCAGGTCGGTAGTGCCGGGCATACGATCCGCCAAGGCCAGACTTTCCACGTGGTACAAAAAAGCGAAGTCAGTGACGTTGGCAAAGATCGTGCTGCCGTCGGTCAGGCGTGCCAGAGTGGCGAGACGCGGACCTTGGAGCATATTACCTTCCGCGTCTTTCTGCGGAGGCAGGGATACGAAGGCATTGCCGTTGCGGTCTCCCCACACGAGTATATCATCACCCTGCAGGGTGAACACCAGCGGAAGCTCACTGGCCGTATCGGTGATCTCGTCCAGAAGGATCGGGTACCCGTCGCGCTTGCCCAGACCAACGGCGCTCACCATGCGTTCGTTTCCGTACTTGTACATGACGGCGTGCCAGTCGTTACCGCGAGTCTGGATGAAATTGCCCACGCTGAGGGTGTCGAACGAAACGGTCATGTCGTCTCCTTAGGAGGATAGGTATGAGTTGTCCTGCGATCTGTCTTTACAGTTTCTCAGACACAAAAAAGGGCGCCCTCGTTGGAGGAGCGCCCTGCGATCAATCTACAAGTTCTGATTCAGGTTCCGGCGATACAGAAATGACGTCCTTCAACGTCACCCCTTCCACGTTGGATACCTTCACTACAATGAGTTGAGCGTCCTTGATCTGCTGCTTGGACATGCTCGAAGGTAAAATGTGTCTGAGCTTCGCCTGACTCAGAGGCAGATGTCGGACAGGCATAGCCAGGTCCTTCCGCCCTAAAATATAACACCGCTTGATGTCGTTCATTGGAATGTTCCCTGCGATAAAAGGTTACAATACCCGCGCTCTAGCGCGGGAGAACACCTCCTTATCGGGCACCAATGAACTTAGCAGGCAGCGATGAATTTCTGGGCGGCGAATGCTACGCTAACGGTACCCTTGTTATGGGCTAAGCGTTCTTATAGGAAATTAGCGTCTTTCTGTCCGCGGTGCCGTCCTAGACAACGTGCAGAGACAGAATCTCGTCACGACGTGCGCCCACGATTTCGATTTCGGTGAGTTCAGGAGACATGTAGTCTCCGATGATAAGGTCGCGAATCTCGGCGTACACGCTGTTGGCGTCGAAGTGCGCAGCCCGCTCAATAGGCACAGTGACGGCCACGGTGTGAAGGAAGGTACCGACAGACTCGACGACTTCACCCTCCTTCGGCGTTTGGGTCTTCAGGTACTGAGTCTCCCGCACCTCGACGTGGAAGAGGGCGGTGGGTGCGACTTCAGGACGACCTTCGTTCGACACAGGAATGGGTTGAGACTTCGGAGCGCTCTTAGCCTTGGACTGCGGCTTCTTGGCAGTCGTCGGCTTGCTAGCGGCTGCGGTCTGCTGAGGATTCTTCTGATCTTTAGCTGCCATGATGGTTCTCCTAAAGTGGTGGGAAGGCGAGTGCCTTCAAAGGTAGGGCGGTTCGATCACCCTAAAACGAGACGCATGAGCGTTGGGCGCAGTGCGTCGATTTCGCGTTGCGTGGCCGCCAGAGTTTCACTATTGACGGGACGACCTACGAGGAACTGCAGGCGACGGCGAAGCGTGCGGGTTGCACGACGATACCGTCGTTTATACCTCGTGCTGGAACCGCGAGGTGCGAAGTCGGGAATATTCGGGTGGAGTGTCATGATCCCCATGACGGGGATCGTCCGATTGAGCATCAGGCCTCCTTGAGCGTCTTCGCGTTGGCGTGCCTGGTCTTGAGGAATGCGTAGATGTCCTCTTCGGAAGTAGGCTCATTGTCTTTGACCAACCGGTCGAGGTACTCTGTGAGGTGTTCGTTGTCCTCGCGGCCGTCCCAGATTTTACTGTACAGGCCTTCGCGCTGCCCCATGTCGGTACGGAACTTGTTGAGGACGTTCTTACCGACGTACATGGCATGAACTTGATTCGGGGTCATACCGATATGCTCGAACATGGCACACAGGATACCCATGTCGTTGCTGCCGTACATGATGGTGGAGAAGCTGAACTGTTCACACAGGTCGGCAAAGTCGAAGAAGTCCACGTCTTCGGCGACGTAGAACTCGTTTCCGTCGGCGTAAGTACGATGACCGTTGATGTGGACATTCTCGAATCCGTTAACAAAGCGGCCGATCGCGTAGAAAAGCACGGAACCCTCAGACAGCTTGTGCGCTTGGTAGTGCCCGTACCCTAACAGCTCATGCCATACCGTGGTATTCGGACCGTCGCGCAGCATGTCGGAGATCGCGAAGTGGAGAATGTCGATCAACTCCATCTTGGCCTGAGCGACGTTAGGCACGATGCGCTTCCACCACTTGTAGCCGACGTGCTGCAAGGCTTCCACAGACTCGACGTGCGATGCGCGATAGTACGGGATGGAGTTGTTGTCGGACTCGCGCCACACGTCGGACATGACGTTGTTGGCTTCGGCCTGCAAGCGGAACATTTCAGCGAGCTGTTCGCCGGTGAAGCTGAAACCCGAGTTATAGGCGATGGCCGGACGATTGAGGAGCATGGGTGACATTGGTTCTTCCTGTGAGTGTGTTTGCGTACTGACGAATATTTACAGTGTCAGATCATACCATCGGGTTCGATGCTCAGAATGCGGGCAGATACCAGCATATCCTTGAGCCAGTCCTCGTCTCGATCCTCGTCGTCCGCGCATTCCATCGGCTCACCAGCAGCATTGTAGAGGATGAGCATGGGTGTCTCCTCGTCGTACGGAAGCCCAGGCAGGTCTTCATAGATGGTGCCGATCGCGCTATCCATGATAGAAAGCCCAGTGCAGTTGCCGCCTACAGGGACCGTGAACTTGGCAGTATAGTCCCAGACTTGGAACACCAGCTCAACTTGCTGCTGCGCCTTGCGACCACTCAGCGTCATGTTGGGATCGTAGTTCTGGATGACAGGTGCGACGTGCTGTTGGATAAATTTCTGGTCAGACATTGCCACGCTCCTGTATAGCTTCCAGCATAGCCTTGGGCAGATTGGGGTAGATGCCCATGCGCTTCTCGACTTCAACACCGAAGTTTTGCACGGCAGCGATGATGTCCACCTTGTTCAGGTCCAGATCATAGAGTTCGCCGTACTCGTACTGATCCTTCTGGAGGCGGTCGTATGCTTCCTCGGTGAGCTGGTCGTTGGCTGCGTGTCCGATACCTTTCACCATGCAATCTGCTAGATCGCGCATTGTCAGACCGTCTACGACCTGCTTGCCTCGCTCGCCCTGTCCTGTGTGGACCTGCCCGTCATACGGGCGGTTTGGGTCAGTGGTGCCGGCTTCGACGCGGAGACCTGCGGTCAGTACCATATCGTGAACGCTCTGCGCCTCGCACATCATCTTGGCGTAGGCATCTACCAGCTTCTGGTCTTCGTCCGGAAATTCCTCGGATACAACGTGCGGGTTAAGCGGAATCTCGATTTCCATTCTTGGCCTCCGAAATATGTTGGACTTGAATATCAGCGTGATGAGCGATCAGCGTGCTCGTCTCGTTTGGATAATCCTGCAGGTAGATGACGCGCTCTACCCCGGCGACAGCCAGATCACCCATACAACCGAAGCAGGGTCGCGTGGTACAATACAGGGTGGAGCCGTGCAAAGAAACACCATGCTTCGCCGCCAGATTGATAGCGTTCTTCTCCGCGTGGTTGCACGGACACATATCAAGCCCTTCGCCTGACTTACACCCAGCTTCGATACGCGGGCATACCTTAGGGTGAGGGTAGTTCGGAGGCACTCCGTTAAACCCACTCATGAGAGGCACTTTGTCTTTGACGAACACACTACCTACCCGACGACCAGACGCGCAGGTACTACGCTCGCTAGCATTCAGGGCTTGATCCATGAAGTAGTCGTGCCAGTCCAAGCGGGGCCGCATTAGCGGCTTGTTGTACGGGAAGGAAATACGGCATTTTTCGTAACGGACGATAACCTCATCGTTACGCCCACTTAGCTCCACTCTCAAGGGAGGCGGGTAGTCCTTACCGTTCCAACGTCCATACAAGGACATCAACATACGAACGTGAGCCGCAAACTCCTTATCGGAGCTGACCATGCTATAGAGATGGCGAATAGCGGAGCTAAGATAGTCCTCAGGTTTGAACGGCCACCCTTGCAGGGGACTCGCGCTAATCGTCGGCATGCGCTCAAGATCGAAGTCGCTCACCGTGTTGCGTATTTGATCCATCGTCGCCATGATAACCTGCTCAGGAGTGATGGCGTTCTCCAGTCGCATAGGGTCCACATCAAGGTACCTACGTGTCATGCTTGCCTCCAAACAAAAAGGGCAGACAACTCACGGCTGTCTGCCCTTTATTTACATCTTCACTGACTTCGTAGACATGTCCGGCACATGCAGCGCTCGGAGTCCATGTTCATCTTCTTGGGGTCAGTCACTTCTACCGTCATACACCAACAGGTATTGGCGCTCTTACCTGCCTCCATAGCGCAGTAGCTTGCCGCACCGCACGACGGACAACTATGCGTGGACGACTGACCTTCCAGCTTACGCATCAGGTCCATACGATCGGACATAGGCATCTTTCCCCATTCGGATATTTCATGGAGCGTCCGCTCGCAACCGGAACAAATACCATTCTGGAGCTTGCAGACGCCTACGCAAGGACTATTACTCACAGGTGCGACGGCCTGAAGCCGGATCGAACGTACAGGAGGCACCTTCCTGTTGTTCCTGAAGCTCATCGGAAGTATCGACGGCATCACCCATGGCCGGAGCGTCCTGTTCTTCTTCGCCTTCGTCCGAAGCTGCATTAAGGATACCGAAGCGCTTGCCTGCTGCGCGGAACGTAGTGCAGCCCTTACATCCGTGCAGCCACGCTGTCATGTAGATGTCCTTGAACTCCTCCCACGTGACGTGATCGCCAACGTTAAGAGTCTTGGAGACGGCGCTGTCCACCCAGCGGCTTCCCACGATCAGGACGTCCAGGTGCTCCTTCACGGAACACTCATTGGCTGTACGGCCTTCGATCTTGAGTTCGCGATAGGCATAGTCATCCACGCGCTCAACCTTCTGGCTTCCGTCAGACTGAATGACGGTACGGTCGAAGTAGTGCATGAACGGAGGTTCGATACCGCTGCTCACGTTGTCGGCGCTGAGGCTGATAGTGCCTGTGGGCGCGATGGACAGCAGGTGGCTGTTACGCAGACCGTTGCGCCGGATGCGCTCGCGTACTTCGGGGCGCAAGGTCTGGATGAACTTGCCTTCCAGATACTTGTCCGCATTGAACAGCGGAAAACTGCCTTTCTCGACGGCCAGGTCGGAGGATGCGAGGTATGCCTCGTTCGCCAGCATTTCCAGAAGTTCGTCCTCGAATGCCAGACACTCCGGAGAGCCGTACGTGTAACCGATAGCCTCACTTGTGTTCGCGAAGCCCGTGATGCCGATGCCCATGCGGCGCTTGCTTTCCGCTTCCTGGCGCTGCTCCGGCAGAGGATAGATGGTACGATCGACCACGTTATCCATGGCGCGGATGACATTCGGAATGTCTGCGCGGAAAGCATCCCAGTCGAAGTCGAACGGCGCCTCGCCTTCGTCACGAATCAGGTTCGGGATGAGATACTTGACGAGGTTGAACGACCCGAGCAGGCACGCACCATACGGCGGCAACGGTTGCTCAGCGCACGGGTTGGTGGCGGCGATAGTCTCGCAGTACCACAGGTTGTTCATTTCGTTGATGCGATCAATGAACAGGATGCCAGGCTCCGCCCAGTCCCAGGTGGCACGCATGATCTTTTCCCACAGGGCGTGGGCGTCGATACGCTTGTACACCTTACCGTCAAAGCGCAGGTCGAACTGCTCCTTATTACGCACCGCCGTCATAAACTCATCGGTCACGCCAACGCTGATGTTGAAGTTGGTCAGCTTGTTGCTGTTGGTCTTGGCTTCGACGAACTGTTCGATGTCGGGATGATCGACACGCAGCACGCCCATCTGTGCGCCACGACGATGACCTGAGCTGGAGATGGTCCCACACACGGAATCGAAGATGTCCATGAAGCTGACGGGACCGCTGCTGGAGCTCTCCAGACTGACGATCAGGTCGCCAGCAGGACGCAGGGTAGAAAAGTCGTAACCGATACCGCCACCCATACGCATGGTGCGTGCTGCCAACTTGGCGCAGTCCATGATGCCATCCATGCTATCAGGAATGGGCGGGCTGACGAAACAGTTGTAGGCTGTGGTCTGACGCGGACTGCCGATGGCGCTCTGCACACGGCCAGCCGGCATGAAACGCTGGTGAAGGATGATGTCACGAAATTCGTAGAAGTGCCGCTCGCCGTCGGACAGCGTGCTGGCGATACGCCCCATCGCCTCACGGAAAGTCTCGCCGTCCTGGCGGTACTTGGTGCGATGGATTTCTTCGGAGATGGGAAGAGTGGGGCCTAAAGCTACAGGTGTGGACATGCGATCTCTCTGTGGTTACAATGGGAGAAAAGCGGACGACAGGAAGCCGTCCGCACACGGTCTTTTTACAGTTTAAAAGTCGGGCGGAGCGTCACTTATGTCGAACGCAATCCCTTCTCCTTCCTCGTAAATCTCAAACGGGATAGAGAACGGGAATTCCCAATGGTGTTCCTCATCCTCGGTCCCCTGCTTCTTCGCTTCGTTGTTGCCGATGCGTGTGTACTGTGCCCAAGACAAGGCTTCACGTACCGTCTCGATGACTTCGGCTTCCGAGTATTCCTGATCGCGACCTTTGGATACGACGCGCTCGACAAGAGGTGACACACCCGTCTGACCGAACTGGAAGTCTAACGTCTCGGAGTAGTCCGTATCGCCAGACCTACGGCTGGCAATTTCGATAGCCTTGTCCACGTTCAACCGAGTGCTAGACTCGAACCCGCCTAGCCTCGATGTCTTGATCGTAGCTGTTGGGTCCTTGATGGACAGCGCATCGCGGGCGGCTTTTAAGCGGCGCTCCTTGCTGGCATCCTCGTCAAACACGGTCTGGACGTTTCGGTCTGTAACGATGTCGGCCACGTCGGACACCGCATTCGCACCATCCACAAGGAACTCGTTGTCCCCGAACTTCTCGGCCACGCGCTTGGCTGCTTCGCCCAGATCGTCTATTGCGGTCTTGGCGTCTGTAGGAGGCTTGTTGCCGAACACACGCTGGTACGCCTCAGCACCTTTCTCCTTGAGGAACTCCTGTGGGTTCTTGTTGCTCTCCGCGTACTCGATAACGAAGTCGGCCACTTTCTTCGGGTTGATTGCAACGTCGCTGGCTCCGAGCCCAAACTGCGAAGCAGGAAATGCGAAGTTGGCGCCTTTGTTGGCAACCTGTTCGATAGCGTTGACCGCCTTATCCTCAAAGAAGCTAGACGGGTCATCCAGTCCATTCCGCAGGAAGTCCTCGACGAACACACCGCCGTTCTGAATGTCACCCAACAGATCGTCCACTTCGAGCCCAACAGCACTCACAGGGGAGACGATGGATCGGAATAGGTCTTCTTTCAGCTCGGTGCCATCCATAGAATAGCGGTCCAGAATAGGCTTCTCAACGCTCACGATTGTATCGCGGAGGAATGAGTCAGGCAGGTTCTCTGGAGAGTCTATGATGCGCCCCGTTTCCTCAGCGTACCGCTTCATCGCGTTGATAGTGCCGTTGGCCGAAGTCGAGATAGCCTCAGACGCAATACGCTTTATGGTATGACTCTGCGTCGGGTCGAACCCGCTGTTGGAACTGTCGATCACGTCCGACAACGTGCGGTTGACGCGGTTGACCTCCCCTATAGCGTTACGAATCTTCGCCCCGGACAACGACACAGGAGAGCTGGGACTCAACCCACCCGGACCTCCGAGCGGAGTATCAGGTATTGCAGGGTTCACCGAGTCGTACTCCTCCAGCGAGTTCATCAGGCCGCGAGCTGAGTCAACTTCATTCGCTGCGGGATCGACTGTCGGACGAGGCATAGCATTAGCCACAGGCGTCTCGGAGAGTCTCTGTTCACGCTCGCTAGCCAGATCAAACGGTCCTTCGTTAGCTGGAACCTGGGTACGACCCTGAGCGCCAGAGGTCTGATTACTCATGCCTGGATTGGACACGTACGGACGCACAAGATCAAGCACCTCGCTGTAGACGTGACCGTTCTTGATACGGATGGTCTTACCTGCCACTAGGTATTTACCGTTGATAGTCTTGCTAGGTACGAACTGGTGCCCTACAGGATCACGCTGTTTATAGTGAACACAATCCAGACTGTAGATGTCACTCATCACCGTGATCATGGAGCGAATGCGCTCACAGAACAGGCCGAGTCCGCGAAGGTTCTGGTAGAAGGCCGTCTCGTATTTGTTGTGGATGTTGGAGTTCGGCTTCGGCTCAGTGCCGGGGTCCATACCGGTGTACGTCACACGCGCAGCCACCGCGTCGGAGATCATGCCCTTAATGCGGTCACTAAGCGGAAACGAATCGCCTAAGACGGGTGCCGAAATCTTGTCCGTCTTCTGCTGGCCCTTGCTGTCCAGAGAGTGTTCATGTTGAATCTGACCATAGTTGAACCAGTGGGCCATGACACCACTCAAGGAGCAGTGCTCGGTCTCCTTCACAGGGTACGGATTGGGACCCTCGTCCTCCATGTTGAGGAGCAGCGTCCCAGTCTCCTGCTCTTTCAGCTTCTCGAAGATGTCCTTGTACCGAAGCTCACTATTCATGGTCAGAACGCGAGCCATACAACTACTGGTGCCCCGGTAGCCGCGCATGGCCACGTCTTCGGAGAAGTTGCTCCGTGTCGTGTTGACGTTGAGCCAGTTCATGTTGTCGTCGGTCCCGCCAGGCCCACTATACTTGAGACCTGCGCGAGACGCGATTTGTGACATGGCGTTGTCGGACGATCCCCGGAAGTTCTCACAGTAGACGCCTGCGCTCCACTTAGGCACCTCTAGGATGAAGGTGACCTGGAGGTGGGGACCGCTATCCGTAACCCCTTTGGTCATGCCCCAGAGGCTAAACGTGCGCTTGATAATGCGGTCCTGCTGTCCGTTTCGTGCGAGTGAGATGGTACACTTGGTACCCTGAACGAGGTTCATTTCATTCTGGAGAGAACCTGTCTGATCGAACAGGTAAAGGGTCAAGGTTGGTACCGCAATACCGAACCCTTCCTGAATGACGATATGGTCGATCAAGTTGAAGGACGCCGGCATAGGCGAATCTTCAATTTCGATCTTGCAGAACGCAAGATTTTGGACGTGAAGGACGGCTTCCATATTATAGCTCTCTTACCGAGTTGATGGGAGCTTTCTCCTGCTCCACGGATAGAGCCGAGATAACCGCGTTCTGGTTGGGAATCTTTAGCCGTGTTCCTGGCGTAAGGGAAAAGGCATCTGGAATCCCGTTGTAAACCAAAATGACCCACCACATGTCAGGACTGTCGTACATGTTGTGCGCGATCAACGGAGCGTTGAATTTCTCCGCATCGGTAACCGTGAAGTACGTCCAGTCGGCAATGTTGCGGATATGCTCGAACGAAGAATCGCGAAGCGGGTCCATACCGAGATTGTCCACAACCACGTGCTCGTTTCTACGTAGGATAGACATGGATCACACCTTGAAGTAAGAGTCGAGGTCCTGCTTGGTGGTGGCCCAGAAGGACATGGCATTCACGGTAATGGTGGCGGACAAGGGTGACTCTCCGTCCACATCCATCTGCGTATCGAAGTCGCAAGTGACCGATTCAATAACGCACGGGCGCATGGTGAAGAACTTACCGATGCGGATGGTGATGTCATCGCCTTCGTTGGTCATTTCAAACGCCTGAGACATCGTAGGACCAGGCGCGATGAGGAAGCCGCCTGTGGCCTCAGAAGGAGCTACCAGCTTCAACATGTCACGCATTACTTCGACGATCTCTTTCTTCGTGTCCTCGTAGGCGTGGATAACGAAAGGCACGGTGATCTGGAACAAGCTGCCACCTGTCCACACGGCACCACTGAACCATTTATTGATCGTGCTGCGCCCTGTAGCCATCGAGACACCGGTAGATAGAGCATCGGTGGCCTGACCAACGCCGTTACCGAACTGTGCAGCGAAGTTGGAGAGTGGCTGGTTGAACGGGTTGTCGAACGAAGTCGAGAGCTGGAACTGATAGTTCTCTGGCAAGGGCGCTTTGATAGTGATGCGTTCCCCGCTACGCAGAATGGCATCCAGCTCGGCCGTATACATGTCAGGGAAACCGCCGTCGACCCCACCGAACGGGGCAACCTCAGACACCGATTTGACTGGGGCCATAGCGGCCCCGATGTTGGTGATTGGCATATTAGATGAACCCTGTGTTGAGGAATGTAAGACCGAAGTCAGCGACCAGCACCGGAGTGTCGTCGATCTTGGGTTGGGTGCTGCGACCCTCGAACGTAGACGTAGTGCTAGGTGCGCGCCCCTCCTGAGTCAAGTCCTTGCGCTCATGCGTCTTGGAGACGGTAGGATCAACCATCATCACCTTCCGAACGCTATCGTGCGTAGAACGTCCTGACGGAGTCTCGTTAACCGTCCGTGTGCTAATGTCGGAAGCGCTCGTCGCGGGATCAGGAATCGACCCTCTTCCAGACTGCGATACGGACGATACGGACATGCCTGCCGCGGCGCCTGCCACCCCTGCGCTTAGGCTGGGAGAGGTGCCAGGTATAGGGGACACACTGCTAACATTGTCCATGAATCCTTGAGCAGGACCCGTCGAACGGCTTGCTGCCCGAGCGTTGGTGCGTCGCGCAGGCTGCGACGGAGAAGGACGCTGCGAAGCCGATCTAGCCTGCATTCTCTGTGCTGCGTACCCACTGCTGTCAGGAGACGATCCAACAGGACGAGTAGAAATGTCTTCGTCGGTATACTCCGGAGGAGCAGGACCTCTACTTGGAGCTTGGCGCCCTGTGAAGTCGTGCGTTACCTGATTACCTTCGCGCACAGTAGCGGGTCTGCGCTCCGGAGCAGGAGAAGGCGCAGTTTCAGGAGGACGATTTCCATACCGCTCTGCCATACCATACCCGGTCGGAGTCATCGACATCGGGTTCATGCCAAACAGTGAGCTAAAAGCGGCTCCCGCCATGGCAGTCTTCGGATCGAGGGACATACCACCCGATCCACCGCTCACGTTCTGACCCGGCACGGTATTTTGACCTGCGACGGAACGATCAGCTCCAGCCCCTGCTGCGGAGGCTCCAGCACCAAGACCGACGGATGCTGCCACCTGAGCTGCGGATTGTACTGCGCCCGCGTCGAGCGTTGCGCCTGTCGCTGCCTCCTGCGCGGCTACTGCGCGATCTGCCGCCTCCTGAGAAGCCTGTGCAGAACTCTGGACAATGTTGCGCTGCTGCTCGGTACCGTTGCGAAGCTCGTCCAGCGTCCGTTGGGTGCTAGGAGAAATCTGAGCCAGCATTTCCTGCGCGGAACCTGTAGTGCGCACGGAACCTGTACTATCGACATCCGCATTCTGGGACTCACGCGCTTGCTCCACAGCACTGCTAACGTCGGCACCAAGAAATCCGGACGAGTTGCCTGAGACGCTGCTGGAACTCTCAACGTCAGCTTCATCCTCTTCATCGCCCCACCAACCCGAGACCCACTCGCGAGCCTTCTTGGTCATGTTGGAGCCAGCCCAGTAGCCGCCTATGCCTCCGGCAATACCACCAATAGCTGCACCAACAGGCACAGTGACAGGAGCAAGCGGACCGCCCAGCAGACCGACCGCACCTCCTGCTGCGGCGCCGGCTTGAGCACCGACAGCGCCCCCAGCAGTGCCGCCAGCGATGTCAGTAACAGCACCAGCTTTCTCCCCTGTCGTGAGTGAGTCGTCCGATACCACCATAGCAGCGTCGATGGCACCAAACGCTACGTTAGCACCAGGCAGCCGTCGAATTAAGCCTTTGCCTGCAGACGAAGCGCCACTCGCGGCGCCACGTACCGCGTTTCCTGCGCGGGCGGCCGTACTGGACGGGGCACGTATGGATGCGGGCGGAGCACTAGCGGCTCGGGCAGACGTGGGAGCGGACGGAGTGGAAGCAGGAGCGCTAGCCGCAGGAGTAGGTGCCGCAGACTGCACCATCGACTTACCGCCCAAAGCAAGGGCGCCAGCTCCAACACCGGCGGCAGCCACCGTGGCGCTACCCATCAAGCCGTCAGATTCAGACTGTTGAGGAGACGCCGTGTTTTGCGCAGGCGATGTCTGGGCTACCTGAGCTTCGCTCTCGCCTGTGCCTACAGCAGGGCCAAGTTCGTCCCCGCTTTGGGCACCCATCATTCCGTCGAGTTCGCCGCTCTGGAACTGCTCGTTTAGCGCCAGTAACTGCCCTTTCTCGCGAACGGCGCGGCGTGCTACCGACTGCTGGACGTTGGCACTAGAGGAGCGGAAGTAGCGGCCGACGGACTGCGCCTTGTAGTTCTGGACGGCATTGATGATCTCCGCGTCGGACATGGCATTCGCGTTCTGTCCGCGAAGCGCACGGTTAATGACGCTGGTACCTGTGCCGTACTGAACGCCCGTACTGTAGAGCATTTCCTGGACGGCAGGTCCGCGACCCGACAGATCAACACCGGAACCCTCACGCACATTATCGAGCATCGGCTCGTAATGGGTGCGCTTGATGTAGTTGGACTGAGCACGGGCGAACTCCGTCTCATACTCGTCGGCAACCTGAGCATAGCGCTGGTTAAACTGCTGAGAGCCGGGGCGCATTCCTTGGAAAGCCGGAGCGAAGGGCGCACCCTCAGATGACTCCAAGAACTCCGTCATGCTACCGTTGGCGGACGCTAACTGGTGCGCACCATAGCTCACACCGCCGTGATCGCCGCGCCCGGAGCTGATCGTATGGACACCATCAGTAGACTCGTTGGACTGGCTGATACTGCCCAAACCAGACCACGCAGTAGACTCAGTAACGGGCCCGGTTGTACGCACATTGGCGCTACTTCCGCTGTTGCCGCCGCTCACAGTGGATGGTGTGTCGCTGCCTCCAAACATCTGAATGCCGGTGTAGATCGCGGCACCACCTGTTAGGGCAGCCTCCAGAGCGCGAGTACGCCATCCGCCGCCGTGCGTAGCTCCGGTAACAGCGTTCTTGAGTCGGCTTCCCCAGCTAGCTGACGACGATCTTGTACTAGGAGACCCTGACCCGCCGGAGCGATTAGTCGGAATATCCAGATCGAGAGTACCGCCCGCGCGGGCAGCGTTGCGCGCTGTAGTAGCTCGCGTGTCGATTCGAGGAGCGCCGCCTGTACGATTGGCAGTAGGAGGCGTGCGATTAGCGCCACGATTGCGACCAAAGCCGCCACCGCCTCGATTGCCTCCGCGGCCGCCTCCACGGTTACCCCCTCTGCGGCCTCCCCAGCCTCCGCCGAACATGCCTCCGCCGAGACCATCAATGTTCATGATGGCATAGCGAATCTGCTGGAGTTCCTGCATCAGTTCGCGATGTTGCTCACCAAGCTGCTGGGTAAGCTCGCGCACCGATGCACCGGTACCCTCCTGATCGCGCTTGTACGGCTCCACCTTGGGCCCGTAGCGATCCTTCTGCATCATGTTCTGGATGCTGGAGACACTACCTTGAACTTCACGAAGCGCCGAAGTTTGGCGTCTCTGGCTCTGCATCACCTCACGATGCTGGCGAGCGTCCTCATCACCGCGCTTATCAAACGACTTGCGCAACACTCCGACCAGGCCGTGGCCGCCTTGAATAGCGTTCGACCCGGCCTCTTTTGCTTTAGAGGGACCAGACTTGGGAGTATCCGCAGCCTCACGCGCCGACTTGGACCCGCCAAATTTCTTTTTCGCAGACTGGAACGCCTGCTTGGCTCGGTCCTGCAACATCGGAACGCGATGCTGGGGCTCGTAGGACCTGGCCATGTCTAGCATGTCGTTCGCTATTCTGTCAGCCATGGTTACTTACCTTTGCTCATAGCGTTGCGAAGACGGTTGCGCTCCTCCTCTTCCTGTTTGTCCTTAGCAAGGCAAGAATGGTGGTAAAGCAGCGTCTTGGCAGGCATGTCATCATTCGGTTGGAGCTTTAGCTCCGCGAGAAGGGTGTACTGTATATCCAGAATATCCTTCTCCGAGTTATCTGCGAAGAAGGTCAACGGATTAGGGACCGAGTCATGGTCCACCGTGTTACCGCATGTACGGCAGCGGAGCTTCATCTTCTCGACGACACCGTGCTGGTAACGCTTGATGCACTCCTGAATGCGGAAGTACATGTCAAGATCAGGCGCCCTGTCCAGAGCGTCCATCTTCTCCTGTAGCGTGGAACCTTCTTTCACCCAACGAGCCATTCGAGCGTGGTGCTCATACTCAGGGCGCGATTGGATAAGCTCATTCAGTTCCACCAGAGTATCGACGCGCGGGAAGTCCAGATCGTCGTACTCCATGGTGAGGTCGTCGTCATCGAACGTCAGGATGTCCATCTTAACGTTGTGGACGATCTCGTTGTTGGAGGCGTTGCATACCTCATACTCCAGCCCGCGCAATGCCATCTCGCGTTCGGATAAGGACCAAGCGTCAGGCTTGGTGTAGAACGCACGACCCTCGGACTCGATCACGTTGAGTTTGCGGCATGTCCACCGTACGAGCGACGGAGCCTTCGGGTAGGAGTTCAAGCGCAACCACGCCATCATATACTCGAAGTCACCGTCCGTCAGGATATTGACATCGCAGGAGATGGCCATGTCCACGGCGCGGATAATGTGACTGATACCAGACGAACCCAGGTTGGAGCCCATGTGCAAAAGCGAGAGCTCCTTAACGCAAAAAGGCCGGACGTACACTTTCTTTACGCCCAGCCCTACGTATGGCCCGAATCCAGTCGGAAGGTCACCAACATCGACATACCGGTAATCGTTGTATATCTCTTTGGGTACTCCAAACTTATCGAGCATAGGGCCTCCACATCACACGTCGAAGAAGGTCTTCGGACTGATGTTGAAGATATGCTCGGACATCTGACCACAGTGCTCGCACGGCAGTACGATGATCTGGGACACACCGTGAACGACGGTGGCGTTAGCCTGAAGGGCCTTCTCGAACAGGGCAAGCGTGGGCTGGTTGTGGAGAATGTCGATCTTCTCCTCCAGCGTGTTCCCCGGCTGTATCCAGCGTGCGGCGTGAGCAACGCGCTCCTCAGCAGGGTCCTTGCTGCGGACCTGGGTGTCCACCAGCGTGCTGATACGCGGGAAGTCGAGGCCGTCGGGCAGCTTCTCCTGTTCGAGGAAGACGGTGGTCAGATGATCCAGCTTGATCTCCACGCGGTTCTGGTGCTTGCACGGGATGGAGGTTACCGTTAGATCATCCGGATTTGTGAGGTGTTCGCGATCCTCTTCGGAAGCGTTGTCGTATTCATCGACAAGAGCGCGGAGCTGCTCGGACGTAAACGTCCGCTTCAGGCCGTCCTGCTCTTGGAACACGGTACCTCCGCATTCCCACTGCGCCAGAAGAGGGCTGTTGGAGTAAGCGTTGAGACGCTGGTACGCCAACAGATAATAGAAGTCCCCGTCGGTAAGCTCGTTCACGTCCACGTTCAGGACGGAATCCATTGCCTCGATCGCGGGTTGGATAGAGTCCAGAGCCACAGCCCGAGAAAGCTGCATGATCTGAGCGATGCGGAACGGCTCCATCTCGATCTCATTGAAGGAGTACGGGATGCAGCGACTAGGTAATGTTGAGGGCTTGAAGGATTCCACTTAGAACTCCTGTACCGATGCTGTTAAATTTGAATTCCATGTTGTCGACCGAGAAGTTTTGCTGGACTTTCAGTCGATCATTACCGGAGTATGCTAGAGGCCAGGTGCCTCGCGAAGTAGGCCAAACATTGATAAGTCGGGCCTCTCCTACAACCTGTCCTGTGGTATCCATAAGCGCGATGTCGATGTCGAACTTGTAGTTCGTGGGCAGGTAGTATGCCCCATCGCTCGGCCGACGGATGCGCTCGAACCACGTCTTTAACCAGCGTGTGGTGTTGAGCTTGCTGTCCTCGTAGAAGGTGATGTCGAAGGCGTTGATGTCCTGAAACGCCGGGTAGTACGTGTACTGACCCGCGCCGAACAGACCCTCTTTAGGACTGAGTTGAGGGAAGGGAAGCTCGACCTCTTCCACATAGGAAACATCGTGCCCGAGAGGAAGCGAGGTGCAAGCCCATTTGAAGTCGAGGAGTGGGTCCAGCTTAGCATCCTTTCGACTCTCCAGGATACCAATACTTGTGTCGGGCATGTTTCCCTCCTATATTTACATTCCCCTACAAAGCTAAGGCTGCCCCGAGCCTAAGCCCGAGACAGCACACGGTGTTACTTGTTACCTCACCTGACGCGCTCTACGTAATCGAACTTGAACGTGGCGCTGAGGCTGATGGCTGTGCCGCCGGAGCCGTCGAAGGAAAGCTCGGGCACTTCGCTCGGCCAGCAGTTGATGATCTTGTACTCCATCGCGACCGCACCAGTCTGGTCGTAGATTTTGAAGATCGCATCGACGGCGTAGTCGGCCTTGAACGCACCGTGCTGGGTTTCGTGAGCACGAGCAACCTCGGCCCAGTTCTCCAGGTTCCGGGTGATAGTGCCCTGATTGTCCTCGATGAACTCGATGGACATGTCGTGGCTCCACTCCCGCTTGGCGGCGTGCATGACCTTGTGACCGAACAGCTCCACTTCGACCTCGGTCAGAGTGGTACCCGGCTTCACGGCCGTCTTACACTGAATGGTGAGCTGACGGTTGTCGCCACCACCCGGTACGCTTGCGAACGTAAGGTCGTAGTTGTCCGACAGCATCGGATCAGCGACGTCCAACACGTCATTGATATTCGGCTTAGGCATTGTCTATGCTCCTTTGATTAAAGCCCCATCTCTTCCTGAGCGAACTGGATTTGACCAGTCTTCGGGATGATGGCATTGAGGTGGATACGCTTGGCCGGAATGACCGGGTCCACGTAAACGTCGAGGATAACATCCCCATTGGCGATCCGATCCGGCGTGTTGTTGCGCTCGTCACAGATGACCTGGAACCCGTACAGACCGCGACCACGCATGATCGGGTTGAGGAACCCTTCCGCCACGCCACGGAGCTGGGTGCGCAGGAACTCGTCGTTCTGTTCGTACACACCAGAGAGCGCTGTGTCGGAAATGCTGTTCTTGAGGACCAGCAGCAGACGGCGAACGTTGATGTTGGACAGGGCGCTGGCCTGAGATTCCAGAGTCTCCGCTCCCCAGACTACGATACCCTGACCGCTCATGAAGCGCACAGGGTTGATCTGGTTCTCGGCGAACACGTCACGATGACCCTGCTTGTAAATCTCGCGGACACCGTTGACGTTGAGCTGGCCGCGATTCAGGCCTGCAGGAGCGAACCATGCTTCCGCCACACGGTCGGTGCGAGCATACACACCTGCGATATGGCCGGACGGGGGAACGTACAGGTCGCGAGCTTCGCGAGTATCGCGCACCAGAAGATCGGGGCCGTAGAGAGCGGCGTAGCTGGTGTTGGCGTTCAGCACGTTGCGACGGTAGTTCACCGCTTCCTGCGTGAGCTGCTTATCCGACGGCAGGTCCAGGATTGCAAAGCAGTCATCGCGCTCCTCCGCAATCTCGATCATGCGGAGCTGGATGCTCGGATCAGAGTAGCCGCCGTTGATCAGGATATTGACCGCAACGTCTTCCTTGTCCTCGAACAGGTTCCAGCCTTCGATGACGTGAGACTGATTGATAGGATCACCGACGCTACCTTGCGTCAGTTCGCCTACGGTCACGGCGTTGATCAGCGGAGTGGCATCGTTGTACTTGCGATCCGGGTGGTCGTGATTGACGCGGACCTGAATGCGCGAGTAGTCGGCCTCCTCCACTTGGGTCTCGATAGCGAGCTGGCGCCCGTAGCCGTCGATCTTGTCGTGAAGGGTACCGCGGAACACCTCGACCGGAATCTGGCTGGTGCCCTCGTAGACGCTGAGCACGAAGCCCTCGCCCGACATATCGTCGGTGTCCGGATGGAGGAGCACGCGCAGGTCGTTGTTCCAGTCTCCAGGATTGCGTCCGAACACTGCCAGAATGTCGTAGGTGTCGAACACATACTCGTCAGGGTCTTCCCAACCGTTGACAAAGTTGCTGCACTCGCTGAAATTGTCCACGGTGGACACGCGAACACCGCCGAACTTGGCATTGTCTGCGATACGCACGACGTACAGTCGGCTGCTCTCCTGGAGGAAAGCGCGAGCGCAGTAGTGCATGTAGGTCAGAGCTTGATCAGAGTTGCCGAACTGACGAATGAAGTCTTCTTCATCCACGACCAGAGTCGGAACTCCCACGGGACCACGGTGAGAGGGACCCACAATAGCGCCCACCGAAGTGGAGACCGCTGTAGTGCGGACGCTATTGTTCACCTCACCCGTGTAAACACCAGCACTCGTGCTGGAACCACTGTTCACAGGCATATCTACAATCTCCTTCGTTGGTTCGTAGAAACCATTGTACGGGCTAAATTATCAACTGTGGAGGATCGAACAGCGAGTCATTTCTGGGGAGAGTCCGTAAACCTCCACCGTGCCCTTGAAAGCGCCGTTCAGGTAGAACAGGCCATCGACAATCATTTCTACCGTTTGAGTTTTCGTCTCCGTCTCGGGCTCCGTCTCGGGCTCCTGCTCCGACTCAACCATGAGAGAAATGCCGGCAGGCGAGGGAGCGAGGCCGGAAGTGACTAGCGTGTCTCCTTCGACACGAATGGACGGCATGCTTTCAGCCGTACTGTCGATGTACGTGGTGCGGATCACGTCTCCGACCTCTACACCGAGAAGCCCGTTGGCGACATCCGATGTTCCTAGGGTAGTGTTGACCGTGCCGTTGAACACGCCGCCGTGCGGGATCAGCTCACGGCACTTGACCAGCACGTACTCCCGAGTGCGAACGTTGGACACTACTAGCTCGGTGGTACCAACGCCGCTCAGGTTGTAGTCGTTCAGGGCGATGTCGAAACTACCTCCCTGCATGACTTCGGCCTCGACCGAGATTTGCGCGTCGATGTCACGAGAATCCTCGATCAGCACGATCTCCTCAACGAGGTCGACCTGATCGTAGTACGGGGAACGGAAGGTCAGGGAAACCTCGTCACCAACACGGACGGTGATAGCGCTGTCGTTCTCAGGAGCGTCCTCGGAACGGGTAAGCAGAAGGCCGTAGAACAGGCCAGTCTCCCCTTCCACAGGGCTTAGCTCCATCGTCCGAGACGAACCGAAGTTCAGGTTCAGCACGTTGACGCTAACAGAATGCGCTCCATCAAGGTCCGGATCATCCACGTATACAGGAATAGGCTTCCCAGGAAATACGCGGTGGAGACTAGAGATAGCAGGATCGGTGTAAGGAGAATCGACATTGACCGTCGTCTCCAGAAGCTCGTTCTCATCAGGATTTACGTGGTACTGGAGAAGGATTTGATGTTGAGACTCGGCGTACATCACACCGTCGAAGTCGTTACCGTCCTCACCCAGAGCGATTTGCAGGGTTCCACGGAAAACGTCCTCGTCGTCCCGGTTTAGCTCTACCGCCTCCGTCTCACCAGTACGCATGTTAAACGCGGTGATGGTTAAACGGTTGCGAGGATACTTGACTGACGAATCAGTGAGGCCGATGTTCAAGGTGCTGCCTGCATATATCTGGCTTGACACGTCGAACGCGGGAGGGTCTGGCACAGGCTCGGGCTCAGGCTCCAGATCGTACTCACCTGTCTGCGTAAGTACGAGGCGTACAGGCTCCGGACTGAGGATGCCTAGCACCGCGTTGGTGTCCTTGGGTATGATAAAGGGGTATTCCTCAGACACGTTGATGTCGCGCCGATCCAGAGAATCGGTCTCTGTAATACGAGCACTAACGGACTGTCGAAAGGCACCAGTACGGGCGACCGTGTCCACGACGAAGGACTTGATCTCCGTGACTACGGTACGGCTCGCGGATCGAAACTTGCTCATTGGTCACCTCCTGAAAAAGGCTCAGGCTCCGCGCCAGGCACACCGATGTTGCGTGTGACGTGGCCTTGGTTGTTGATCTTGGGCACGCTCTTGACGACACCGACGCGAGAAGTGATAGAGAAGGAGAACTGGATGTCGAATGCAGCAGCATCAGACTCCTCCTCAAGGGACACCTGCGGAATCTCGACGGGACCTTCCTCCATAGCGACTCCTACCGTCCACGGCGTTGAGCCTTCCATAGTGGCCTCGAATGAAAACCCGTCTACTGCTCCAAGGATAGAAGCCTTCTCGATCAGCGCTAGCACCTCTCTAGGCTCATTGTGGATGAAGTGGAGCTCCACCATCAGCTTACACGGGAACATGTAGCCTTTGCTGATAGCCGCGTTGGTCATGTCATCGAGCGAGCGGGTCGAACCGTGCCGACGAATAGTCTTGACCGCCTGCTGGTCCCGCATGATCTCGAACGAGTTGAGACGAAAGTATCCGTACGGGTATTCTGCGTTCTGGCTGCGTCGAATCACAGCCTTTGGGTTGTCGTGCAGGATGAACGGCAGAATCGTCAGCCCCAGATGCTTGGCCATGGACTTCCGAAAGCCAGTGAGCGTCAGGAACAGTGGGGTCTGCGCGTTGCGTATGGAGGCGAGTAGATCGAAACCCTCTCCTTTCGCGGACATAAGCTGTACTCCTTACATCGCAGGGATACAAAAAATCCCCCTAGGGAGTGCCCTGAGGGGGATCGTTTTACTTGAATCGCACAGGACCAGCCGACGCCGTGAGCTTCATCTTACCAGAGTTGTGGTCTTCCTCGTCATCCAACTCCGTGTCCTCAGCATCGAGGTCATCGTCGTCTTCATCGTCGAGGTCGTCCTCCTCGTCAAGGTCATCATCCTCGTCCTCATCGGACGCTCGAACCTCGGCTTCTTCATCACCCTCATCAAGGAGAGAGCACTCGGCCCGGAATCCAGCTTCGATCCGCTCGACAATGTAGGAAAGGTCCTCAGAGTCAGCAGAAGCCAGAGACGGCGACAGTGTGTTTTCAGAAGAAGGTACAAGGCCCGTGAGCGCCGAACGTGGAACGTTGCGGGCGATGTCATTCACGAACGAGTCGAGGTCATCAGACCCCATCGCGGAGGAGAAGAATTTAGCTGCGGAGTCGTACTTACCTTCCTTGAAGGCAGTAATGGCTAGTGCGAAAAGGTCGCACGCTTTATTCACAGGACTATCCTCCCTTTGCACAATCTTGGCCGCAGGTCGCTCCCGGGCGTGACAGCTTGCTACGACCAAGACACAAGATCACCCGAGAGAAAGGGAGCGCCCTGCGAGTTAGATGCTGGAATCCATGTGACTAGACAGCATCAAAGCTACGGTGCTTTGTCCTCGCAGGGTGCTCGCACTCGGTGCGGTCTAACGACCAATGATCTTTAGGAGATACCTGCCAATGTTAGAAGCACATATTATCTCCTCCTATTGGTCAGGAAAAATCAACACACGAAGCGATATTTATGGCTACGCATACTGGGCGATAACGTTGCGAACCTTTTCCCGAAGGGCTTTGGGTTCACGCTCCAAATTATGCTCTTTCGAGTAGAACTTGGTGGCAGACACTTTGAGGCGTGCCTTGATCGTATCCGCATCGGCAGGATCAATCTCGCCAGAGTTAACGCTGTTACGAACCATGACACCTGCCATCACGTTGAAGCTACGCATCCGCTTGTCAAACGGAGAGGCTGAGCTGTGTTGTTGCTTGATGGCATTGGCAATCTTCTGGTTCTTTGCTTCTACTTCCGATCTGGCCTTTGAGGCATACCCACGGCGGATCGCGTCGCTGCGAGACTTTCGTTCCTCGTCGGATGCTGATTCCCAATATCGGGAGACTGCACTGGACAGGGTTCTCGACTCGGCTTCGCGTTGTTCCTCCGTCATAGATTCACGGTACCGCTTGTTCGACTTGGATAGAGCTGCACGGCGTTTGGCGTCAACGTCTTCCGGCAGGTTGTGCTGGATGTCGCTATACCGCTTGCTGAGTGCTGCCCGTTCTTCTAGCGTTCTACGCTTGCTGGCTTCGGATATTCTCTTGAACCATAGCTGCTGTCTACCTTTAGGCATGGTCAATCGAACTCTACGGCATGAAGCCGCATTCTTCAATCGCTGAGCAGCGGAAGCCACTCTGCCAGATGTTCCTTCACCGCCGTCTGTAAGGTTGGTGAGAGGGCCTGATCCCTTGCGCCCTATCAGCCCTATGGCTTTAGCTTCGAGGCGGAAGGCAGTTGACTCTACAACGTCGCGTTTCAAAATACGGACGATAGGGTCGCTTCCTGTTTCTTTCTGAATGCGACGTATCTTCCGATCCTTCCACTTGTTGTAGACCTTCGAAGGATTTACCTTGAAGTGAGCGTCGTGCCTTTTACCGCATCCTTTTCCGACGTAGAACGGTTCATAGTCGAACCTGAGTTTACCGTAACGGTACTTGCCTGGCTTTCTCGGATCGAGAAGTGCATAGACATAAAAATCGCTTCGCATGATGATTGTCCCCTGAAACAATAAGAAGGGTACCGTGAGTTAGTCACTCAGGGAAGCGACAGGGCTGGCCGGCCTTGTCCTCACGATACCCTGTACTCTTTACATCGTGCTCGGTATCTCCGGGTCGGGAGATTAGACCCGCTTGCCTTTCGCCACGGAGCGGCTGTTGGCGAGTACAAAAGAAAACGGCTCAGTCATGAACCAGCCGCGCGTGCTGTTACCGGCGTTGGCACCGGAGGTCGGAGTGGACCGGATGCCGCCACGGGTGGAGTAGGCAGCGTGGTTCTCCGGGCTGGCGACGACGTAGATTTCGCCGCTGCCGAGGACCTTCTGGTTCGGCTGACGGAAGGCGTCAGTCAGGAGCTGCATGCCGACCAGAGTACCGATCTGACCGTTCAGAGCCAAGTCGTACTTGGTGATCGGATCGAGGAAGGTAGCGAAGTCCTGGCTGCCGATGATGTCCGCCCAGTAGTCGTTACTGATGATGGCGGTGTTGACCGGCAGGTTCCAGCGGGCCACGGCCTGACGCAGATTACCCAGGTTGCGGGTAGTCAGCTCGCCAGCGATGTACTCCAGATCGTTCACGACACCGACGGTCTTGTCAGCAGCGTCTTTCCACAGGCGGTCTTCCTGAACCATCACAGCCTGCAGGCCGTCGTTGTAGGCGTGCTCCAGCAGATCGCCGTTCACCTGTTCGATGTCCAGGTTCTCGACGCGGACGTTCGCCTGAATCTCGAACTCGTCCGGAGTGAACACGCGCTGACGGATGGTCTGGTAGCCGACAGACGAAGCGTTGGTGGCGACGATGGCGATGCTGTCGTGCGCGGGCATCGGAACACGCGGCACTTCACCCTGGCGCAGGGTCTGGCCCTGAGCGATGCGACGCAGGAAGCCCTGACGGCTGGTCTCAGAGTCGATCTGGCGAGCGAGGCCGGAACCCAGAGCTGCCCACTCCTGACCGGTAGCGTCGTTCAGAGCGCTGGCGAGAACTTCGCGACGAGCTTCGGAAATCTCGGCGCTGGACATCTCGGCAGGCTGCTGTTCGCGAACTTCACCGCTGGCGTAGGCCGACATCAGGTTGCTGATGGCATTGACCAGTTCGCCCTTGTCGTTGGCGTTGAACTCGCCGGTCTTCGGATCGAGCGCGCGCTGGTTGGAGTTGCCGAAGCGCAGTTCTTCGATCGGATCGCCACTGGCGAGCACCATACGTGCGCCTTTGTACGGTTGAGTCATGATTCAGTTCTCCGTGATTAAAATGGTCTGCTGATCTTCGCTGGAGTGGGATCAGTCGATGTTGAGGACGAGGAGCGGAACCGCCGGGGTCGGCGATTGCAGCACGGTGACGCCTTCGGCCTGAGCGCCAGAGCCGACGGTAGTGAAGATGCCGTCCGGGCCCAGCTTGGCCTTGATTGCGCCAGACCAGTCGGCAGAGGCGTCGAAGTAGGTAGTGCTGGCGTCGCCCTTGGTGATGACACCGATGATACCCTGAGCGGAAGAGGGCAGACCGCCGACCGGCATGTCGCCTTTCCACTGCCGTGCTTCGGTGATGGTCGGCTCGTACATCATCTGCACCATCAGGTCTTCGCCGTCGTGATCAGCGTGGAAGCGGATGGTGTTGTCATCGAGACTGACGCTGGAAGCATCGGCAGGTGCGTCGGTACCGGCGTTGATGGTGACCTTGGTGCCACCGATCTTCACCAGAATCTGGCCGGCGATCGGAGTGCGCGGCAGCTCCAGGAACTCGCCTTCGACGGAGGCTTCTTCGATGTACGGCATGAACAGCGGCGGAGCGTTGCGCGACAGGCTCAGGCCCGCAAAGTGCTCGCCGGCGGCGCCGGTGGACGGACGAACGACGGTCTTGTCGCCTTCCTTGGTGTAGACGAGGGCGATGCCTTCATCGGGGATGATCACGCCGGTCTCGACCGGACGGTGCTCAGTATTGAAAAGACGAGTGTACTTTTGGTTGATCATGTCTCATGTCTCCAAAGGAGGGTTAGCGCCGACGGCCGAGGGTACCCAGAACAGCGTCCAGGTTCGGGCCGGCGGATGCAGTGGCTTCCTGCGAGGGTGCGTCTTCCTGCGGGCGGGCCGAGGGTTTCGCGGAGGTTACGGGCTTGCCGATCGGCAGGTGTTCACCTTCACCGGCGCTGGCCGTAGCGACTTGCTCTTCGGCAGTAGAAGCGACAGCCTTGGTGAGCTGGTTCTGCACTTCCACGTCGTAGTCCATGATCTCGTTCGCCTTGGCGACCAGATTGCGGAGGTATTGCTCGTTGTGCTTGGCGAATGCCGAGGCAACGACGCGCTCCGGGTTCCGGATACCGAGAGAACTCATGGTGGCCACGAGGGCTCCCTTAACAGGGTTGTTCACGTTGTCGAAGAAGCCCTTGTTGATGCCGGTGGCGGCGGTCGCCAGGGCGGCCTCGAAGCGAGCAGCGTGATCGCTGCTGGACTTCTCGAAATTACTACGAACATCAGAAACACCGGCCTCGACTCGGCTGGAGACTTCATTCTGTACATAGGAATCGACTTCGACGGATGCCTCGATCGGCTTGAAGCCCAGCTCCTCCAGCGCAGCGCTCACACCTTGCTCGGAAGCGGAGGCATGAACCAGATTGCTGAATACGTTGGAATTGAAGACTTCGGATTGAGCACTGGTGCCGGACGCGGTGACGGTGGCCACAGGCTTACCACCATGGAACGCTACCCAGGTGCTCTCGCCAGCGATGTCTCCGGCAAACGCCACTTCGAGCTGGTCGACGGAGAGTTCACCTTGAGCGGACGCAAGCGCCAGCAGGTCGGTGGACACAGATTCCAGAGGAGCGGGCTCCGAAGCTGCGGACGCTGCGGCTTCTTCGTGCTCGGCAGAGGCTTCACCCTTGAAGTCTTCCTCGTCGTCTTCCACGGTGACGCTGGAGACAGACATGGAGTTCTCGTCGTCGAAGTCTTCGTCTTCGTCGTCATCCTCCTCGTCGTCTTCGTCATCATCGTCTTCGTCGTCGGGCTCGTCTTCCTCTTCATCCTCGTCGTCGCCGGCCAGAGCCACGTCTTCGAGTTCGGCCTCGTAGTCTTCCTCGTCGTCCTCGGCGGAAGCGGTAACCTCGTCTTCCTGCTGATCTTCCTCGTCAGGCTCGATCAGGCCTGAAGCGCACACGGGGCAGAAAACGGGCTCATCATCGGACGCCACGACATGAACACCGCACTCGTCGCTGGCACACATGTACCAGTGAGCAGCGTAATCGCCGTTTGTGGAAGCCTCGACGGAGAAGCCTTCCGGAGCTTCGGACGCCACAGCTTCTTCGGCGTTGTACGGGCTGTACTGGATGTCCGAGTCTGCGTCGGCCACGATGGTCAGGCCACCACAGTCATAGCCTTCGGTATCGGCTTCGCCGCTAGCGATGGAGCGGAACGCTTCGACAGCATCGTTGTACGAACCGGCCACCACCAGAAGAGGAGTGGAGACGCCTTCATTGCTGTCATCGGAGGCCTCGACTTCTTCATCGAAGTCTTCCTCTTCCTCGTCGGAGGCTTCGGCGTTGAGGGCTTCCTCGATGTCATCAGCGCTGAGGTCTTCGAGAGTGGAAGCGCAGACGGGGCAGCGTTCCATGAGTTCGGTATCATCGGCGATGATGTGCGAACCACATCCGGAGGCGCAGAGGGTGTAGTGCGTAGTCACCGTCTCGTCGCTATCGGACGCTAGAAACTCGAAGTGGTCGTTCTGCAGGTCACTGGCTTCGACCAGGTTCATGTCGCCGCTAAGCGGGTTCATGAGGGTCAGCTCGGAATCGGCGTTGCTCAGAATGACAAACTCGTTGTCCTTATCCTGGAGCGCCTTCACCGAAACGCCAGTAGCCACAGCGCGGTAGTTATCCTCAGCTTCTTGCCGAGAATCGCCCGCGACCACGATACCCCGGAGAGTAACGTTGGACTTTTTCATAGCGGTTCCTATCATGAAGGTTGGAGGGTGCGACCCTGATTAGGGCCGCGGCAAAAATGCACGCTACTTATCGTGCGTTGCATTAAAATTACCAAATGCAGAAATCGGCGTTGGTCTTCTGAGCAAGCCTCGAATCGCTGCAATGGTAACAAATTATAGACTGCAAAAATCAGTCCTTGATGTCGCTCACCGTGTACGAATCGAAGCCGAACTGGACAGGGTTAGCGCCCAGTTCCATGTTCATCGCCTGCATGGCCTCGTCCAACTCGTCGGTCATGTCGAAGTGGGAGGCTAGAGTGACGTGCGGCTTGTAAGGATCGTAGGTGTGCTTCGCGCCGTTCTCCTTGAGTCGAAGATGCTCGGACTGGAGATCATCGCTATCCAGTGTTGCCACCAAGTAGCCGGCGTTGTTGTGACCCGGAAAGTATTCCACCTTTCGACACTGCGCAGTAGCGCGTGAAGGATAGCTGGTGAACGTATCAGGTTCCGGGGCCAGCTCAGGGCTGTACATCAAGGTGCTGTGCAGCTTGCGCGGATCGGTATCCACACCGAGGCGTGCGCACAGGTCCATAATACGCAGCTTGCTGGGATCGTCGGGTTGCATTGCCACGTAACAGCCTTTGGTTCCGGTGTACGGGCTAACTTCCCAACTGACGCTAGACAAACTCACCATGTGGGTAAGCATGAATCCTCCTACATGTTGGTCGGGTCCAAAATCAGGTCGCTGTTCGCGACTGAGTAGGCCGGGTCTGCTACGACCGAGGTTTCAAACCCGATAATGTTCAGGCACTTGCGGTACGCGAGGCGGCCGTCCACCTGCTTATACGTCTTGCGGCGAGGGCGGGTGTGCTGGCACGGCGCCCCAGAGTTCTGCGACACGACGTTACCGCAGATGGAGCACTGGTACGCCTTGAAATACATGCCAAGCGAATACGTATTTACACGCTTGGACAGGATGGCGTCGCACAGAACCGAGTCCTTGGTACGGTCGAAACCGAGCAACTTGATTACCTTGACGTGGCCTCCGGCAAAGCTCGGCAGCTTACGAAGGAACACGTCGAAGATGACACCTTTGGCCTTGGTGATGTCGCGGTTATCGTGCTCCACGTGAGTCGGTTTACCCACCCACGATCGGTACGCGAGCTGACCGAGTTCCGGATGGAAGCGCAACAGCTCGGCAGTGGAAACGGAGTCGCCGTTGGTATTCGGTAGCTCGGAGATCACGCTAGGCACCGGCACCAGAATGTAATCACTCAGGTTGGGGCTGATATGGTAATGCTCCGCAGCACGCCCGAGCCAAAGGTTGGCGTCGATTGTACGCTCAGCATCGCCTGTTACCTGGCTGCCGAGGCGGACGTCCTTGCTCTTGTTGCTGACGCCTTTCAGTTCGGTAGCCGGTGCGCCGATACTAAAGCTCACCGACTTCATCATATTGCTCATGGTGGAGTCACTCCTGGTTAACGATGCTGCGAATCCATTGCCGGGCTTCGTACATGGACATCAGCGAGGGGTAATGAAGTTCGAGGTTGTGCTCGTCCTCCGTGTCGTTCGTCAACACGAACGGTTCCGCGAACCCTTGCCCGTCATCTGTATGCGGGAACTCCATGGGATCGAAAGCCTGTTCATGGACAATAGGGTGCCAGACGCGCAGATTAGGTGAGCGAGCCTGTGCGCTATCGCTCAGCTTGATACACCCAACGCAACTCTCGCCGTGATATACGTACCAGCGAGTTTTCTCCGCGAAAGGAAGACCACGCTCCTCAGGAAGGCAGCGGTATGAAATACGGGACATCAGGACCTCCCTGCGATGTCTTTGGCGAACGCGAGGTTGCCAGGGTTATACAGAACGACGCTCTTGCCGATCGGCATGGTAAGCTGCTCCTGATTACGGCTGTACTCGACGTTATCGCTGTCGGCCGTGAGGGAGAAGCCGTTAGCTGTTGCGAAACGGTCTAGGCAGTTGCGGGCCGCCTCTGTCTGGGACGTGCGAAATCCTAAGCTGTACTGGCGACGTGTTTTGACGTGGACACCTGTGTTCATAAGGAACACCATCAGCTTACTCAACATATCGTCGGAACTGGATTCGGACCGGAACTCTCGGAACGTCTTGGTCACGTCCTCGACAAACTCCTCATGATCCATGTGAGCCAGAGTATCAGCCACAGCATCATACGCAGCATAGATAGCCGCGTCGGCATCCGCGTGCTCGTCGATGTCCTCTACAGAGGAAGCGTTGACCGTGAAGTCATCCCACTGTGAGAACAGGTGCTGGGCGATGTGGAGAGCGGCAGGTGCCGCACCGATGGAAAGGGCTGCAACACCTCCGGCCAGAAGGGCGTAGCGAGACACCATGGTGAGGGCCAACATCGCGTTACTGCGACCTTCGGGCTCCACCTTCTCGCCTGTCATGATCTGCTTTAAGGTATTGAGGTCCCGCTTCCAGAACGGTTCCTTCTTCTTGGGAGCGCTTTCGCCTACACGCTCCAGAAGCTCCCGCTCGTGCTTGGTCAGCTTTTGGGTGTCGCCTTTCTCCAAGCGTTCCAGCAGCTTCTTGGTCTTGTTGAGGTCGCGATTGTTCCACGTCGTCTCGTCGCGTTTGGCTTCACGACGCATCGCCTCCTGAGCCCGCTTGATCTCCTTCTTATCGAAGGACACAAACTCGTGGCGATTCCGCAGCGTCTTCTTGATGTTGCGGACGTTGTCCTCACGGTTATCTTTCAGGTTCTTGGACGCAGCCTTCAAATCCTCGGGCTTTGAGGTCTTGAGCGCGTCCGTAGCTTCCTGAGTAACGCCGTGACGCACATCCTTTCTAGCCTCATCCCGTCCTTGCTTCAAGGCCTTATTTTCTGCGGCTTTGCGCTGCTTGGAGGTGGAAGACTTCTCGCTGCCATCCAGGACAGTCTCACCTGCATCGCCGGTCTTGTTTTGCTCGACGATGTTCTTTTTCTTGGTAACGTGATGCTTGCGAGTAAATGAGTCTTTCGGATAAGCCTTCTTATAGGCTTTTTGTTCCTTCTCGCTCAACTTGAGGAAGTCTTCGTGAGAAATCTTCTTTGGCTTCTCGTCCTTGACTTGGAAGTCCTGCTCCTTTTTCTTGGCTTTCTTTCCCTTCTTTTTCTTCCCTTTAGCAGGTGCTTGATCTTCGGGAGCCTTGCCAGTCTTCGGCTTCTTGGCTTCTTTCTCAGGCTCAGGAGAGGAGTCCTTTTCCTTGCCGCCGATTAGATTGCGGTGGCTGGATTTGGGGAACGTCTCCAGATAGCGTTCCTGCTCCTTGCTGGACAGCTTGAGAAACTGGTCCTTACCTAAGCGCGTTGTCGCGCCCTTGCGCTTCTTCTGAACACCGCCACCTTTACTGTTGCGTGATTTGCGGACGGAGCTCGGATTAGAGAACGACAAGGACTCGAAACCGCTTATAACGATCTCGGTCATTGGTTTGCCTCCTGTAAAGATGCGGTAAATTAGAAAAGGACGGCCAACAAAAACGGGGGCGCTAGGCCCCCGATCGTCACTTCTCCTCGACTGGAATATCGCAGATGGTGACCATGTCGGTAAGAATGGACACGTCGTTGGGCGACAACGATGCGGCTATACGAATGTGGCGCTGCGCGGATGCTGTATCACCAAGTCGGTGGTAGCATACAGCCGCCACGTGGTGAGGCCACGCTCCGTAGTAAGCATCATTGCGTATGATGGTGTGCTGAGGAGGCTCCGTCACGTCCATCATGCTTTCGACGCACCCAAGAGCCGAGTGGTAGCGCTCCACGCGCATGTAGAAAGCAGCAGCATCGCCCCACGGCTCACGCAGTTCAGGAGCTTCGGCGCAAGCGGCCGTGTGGAGATTGCGTGCCTCCAGAGTGTCACCGTCCGCCTCGTGACAGTACGCCATCATACGCATTGTCTCGCAGCGGAACCAAGTGTTGTTCTCCAGTGTAAGGTGGCGACGGAACTCGGCCAGAGCTTCTGCCGTGCGCCCACGTCCAGCCAACTCCTTAGCCAAATACTGAGCACAGCGAGGATCGGTAGGGCGCTCCTGAGCTGCGATGTACAGCAGGTTCAGGTAATCGGATCGGCTCTTGTTCGGATCAGGCAGATGGCGGACCCGAATGTCGGAGAACGTCTCGTTAACAGGTACACCATTCTTAGCGTCGAGCACCTCGTGTACGGGATATACCCACCGATACATGCCGTTGCGTGTGACCATCAGCCGATTATAGGTGGTGCCCGGACTACCGTCAGGATTCACGTCGAATACCATCCGTGTGTTGATAGCGGTGATGCTCGGGTCTTCCTCCACCATGTCGATGATCGCTTGTTTCCAACCAGGCTCCACGACCTCATCCAGGTCCATAAACATGACGTAATCGAAGTCACTGGGAATCTGGTTCAGAACGAAATTACGGGCGATGTCGAAACGGAAGGGATCGAACGAGGCGCGAAACACCTCGATCGGACAGCCTTCATCTTGAGCCTCCAACATCTGGACGGTGTTGTCCTCGCTACCTGTATCCAGAACGAAGATACCGTCCGCGTCCTTCACTGAACTATACCAGCGATCAACGTGGAACGATTCGTTCTTGGCTATTGCATATACGGCTACTTTGGTCATCGTGTTTCCTTAAGCGAGTGACAGTGAAGCGGAACCATCTTGTCCGCTAGTAGGTTGAGAGGAGCGCGTACCACGAGAGCCGCCTACAGCGCCGCCTGAAGGGGAAGCATCAGAACCATTGCGACCTGACGACTCATTCTGAAGACCTCCCCGACCATAGCCTCCTCCATCCGCGTGAAGGACCTGGCTATTGTTAATATAAAGTCGAGTCGATTGACCGTTTGACCCTGAAGCTCCTCTAACGTTATATCCGGTCCTGTTGGATCCTGCGGACCCACCTTGTCCAACAATCAGGCGAATCTCATCAAAAGGGGACACGTCTATGTATTCGTACAGTCGAGCACCATCCCCTCCGCTGCCACCGTTAGCGTCTCGATGCGTGTAGATCGAGTTCGGATGCAGTCCGGCGCCGCCGCCTCCGCCTCCTGCTCCGCGCAGGTTACAGACTATGCGGTGTACGCCGTACGGCACGGTCATGGTATACGTCCCAGGCCCTGGAGCGCTAAATGAGAACTCTGGACGGAGGGAGTTGAACTGATCGTTCATGCCTATGTGGATGTCGCTATCCTGGACAACAAGAGCCCCAGTCGAGGGATCGCCGACCGTGGGAAGAGACAGACGTTCTAAGGATCCTCCCACCATGTGTGCCTTTTCGATCTTCATACTTATCCCCTGTCAAACATAGCGTAACCATTAGAGTCTGATCCTCCTAAGGGCAGCGCCGGGTCCCCATTGACACCCCACCCTTGACCGCGCTCGCCGCCTAGAGCTTGTATACGCCGTCCGTCAATCTCCATAACCGTGGCATACCCGTCCGAGCGATCACCCATGGCCCCTACAGTAACGTTGACGACCTGTCCGCCTGTCACATCTAACGTGCCTTCTACGAGGGCTCCAGCGCCTCCGTAGGATACATAGTATCTACCTCCCCAGAACCCGGTTCCAGACCCTCCAGCGCCTCCGGAGAGAGTGTACTTCAAGCTCGTCATGCCTGCAGGGATAGTGAATGTGAAGCTACCGGGAGACAGGAAGTCCTCTAAGGCTCTAGGAACAGGGCGATCGCCCGTTTGGGTCTTCACAACAATTCCATCAGGAACCGCCACTAAAGACTGAGCCTCTTCGCCTTCTGTAGGAAGTCGAAACTCCTCGAAATACCCACCGACCAACCCTGCTCTTTCGATCTTCATCCATCACCTCACAGCTTGAACTTCTTGCGGAACTCGTCCACAGTCATGATCGGGATGCCCTTGTCCTCCGCCTCGGCAGTCTTCTTGTTCGACGCGCCGGGCTTGACGACTAGATGGGTGGCTGACTTGACCGAAGAGGCCTTGTCGCCGCCGTTCGCCTTGATGGATTGAAGCAGGTCATCATCACGCACGGAAGTGAACAACACCTTGATACCTTCCAGCTTATTGCTCTCCTGTACCTGAGCGACCTCACCCACGAGCTGAATGCGGTTACGCTCAAGGAACTTGGCGAACTTGGGCAGACGCCGAGCTATCACGCGAGCTTGCGTCTTGATGCCTTCGATCTCCTCGATCTGCTCCTGTAGCTCCTGAGCGCTGAACGTATCGACGCGCTCCATGATGTCAGGATATGCGTCGATCACGGCCTGCATCTTAGACTCGCCGATCTTGTCCCCGAAAACGGAGCTGGCGTAGGCAGTTTTAGCGAACGTGGCATCGGCCAGACCTTTGCGCACGGTGGTCGTGATGTTCTGAGCAGTCTTCTCCTTAAACCCGGCATTCAGCAGCTTGTCCTCTGTAGCATGGAGAATGCTGCGCAACGTGCGGAAACCTGCATCGTACAAGCGCTCTATCTGTCCTGCCTTCACACCCTTCATCTTCATGGCACTAAAGAAATGGGTGATACGTTGCTTACGAAGCGCAGGGTCCTTGGCACCTTTCTCCCGCACGGCCATAGCGAACACCCCAGACTCGTCGAGAGTGAAAGGTTCCTGAGGTTGCGAGGGCTTGCGAACAGGCTTGACGACTTCCATGATCCACGGAATAACATCGCCACTGCGGATGACGCGAATCTCAGCACCTTTGCCCAAGGGGCGAACAGGCAAACCCTTGTTACGATCTTGGTATCGAAAGCCGTGCTGGATATAGTAGAAGTTGTGACCTGTGAGGTAGGTCACCGTGACACCGCCGAGTTCGATCGGGTCGAGGATAACACGCGGCACCAGCTTACCGTAGCGCGAGCGACGCCACTCGATGTCCTTGATCTTCACCACCTTGGATGCGGCGAGGGAGTTCATCTTGAACGCCTTGGCGTGCTTCGGGTTGGAGCGTGTGATGGAGTACGACTTGTCCTTCGTCACCACGATGCCGTCGATGTCATACTTGGCTGTGGAGCGGAACTGCTCCAGAAGCTCGGTCAGTTGATCGACGGTCAAGGAGCTGTACTTCTTGTGGCGTACCACGGTAAAGCCTTGCCGCTTGAGGTACGCGAGCTGAGAACTCAGCGGCTTACCCGCGCCCTTGCCTTTGGAAATCTCGTAGGCCTTCACATCGAAGTCGCTCACCGCTTTGGAAGGCTCGTTGCGAGTGAGAAGGCCACCACCCATGTTTCGGCTAGTCTTATACTCGCCTTTGCCTTGTGCCTTAGAGTGGCGTTTGTTGAATGTGGTACGCTTGATGATGAACTCGCACCGAACCAGCACGGTAGACTTGTCGGTGATACGCTTCGGTATATTGAGGGCGGGGATGACACCAGATACGTCCTGCCCCTTAGTTCCGTCGCCCCGCGTGTAGCAGGCGTAGGGAATGCCGTTGCGATACTCTAGCAGAAGGCTGATACCGTCGAGCTTGTCCGACACGACGAATGCGCCGGACAGGAACTTGGGCAGGTTCTTCGTATCCGCCTTGGCCTTGTCGAGAGAGGGCATGAAGATCGGAAGCTGGACCTCCTTGCGGCCTTTCGTTACGACCTTATGGCCGACCTTCTTCAGGTAGCGAGCTTTGGGCCAGCGGGCCTGAATGAGATCGAGCAGGATGTCGTAGGCCTCGTCCTCAGACTTTGGCTTGTTTTTCTCGTGGTACCAGTAGTCGAGGTACTTCGCCAGACCGATGGATTGCGTACGGTTGAGCTTCTCCGCGTACACACCCGGATCACGGTTGAACGCAGCTAAGGAGACACCTTCAGGACGTTTAGGCACGACACGGTTCCTACTTGACGAGAGAGATAGATTTAATGTCAGCATACTCTACACTGTCCTGTAGTTCTTTGAGTTTTTTGGGATCGAAGGGTTCAGCCGAAACCTCGGCGCTCTCCTTGAACTTGGACATCGGCATGTTGACGTTAAGACGGAGGCGGTACATGTCGTAGTCATCATCACCACCAGCAGCAGGATCGAACAGAGTGAGTTCCACCAGGTTCTCGTTGCGCTCCATAGGATTAGATTCGACCACGACAAAAGTACGGTTGCTGCCTTTCGTCATACGGAAGACGGTGCCGGGTTCAAGCTGTTCGATAGCAGGAGAGGTATCTTCTTCGTCCTCGTCCTCGTCCTCATCTTCATCCAGATCAGCGTCTTCGTCCAGATCAGGCTCCTCTTCAGGCGTGCTTTCATCCTCAGGCTCGAACTCGTCTCCAGATTCCGGGGTACCTTGAACAGGGGCTTCACCTTCGTCCTCGAAACCTTCATCCTCGTTCTCTACCCAAGTATCCTGCTCCGGTACCTCCAACAGCTTGCGGATTGTCCTGCGCAAATTGCGCTGTGTTTTGGCGCGACGCTTAGTCCGAGCGTGGAAGTCTTCGTCCACCTCGTCGATGTCGTACATCTTCTGGATGGGCTCCTCCTCGATGTCTTCTGGAGGAGCGGCAGGCTTACGCTTAACAGGAAGTGCTTTCTTTCGCTTAGCCTCTTGCTCCTTGAGCTTTTCCTCGGAAACGTTCTTGCCAAGATCAACCACGTCCGAGCGCTGCTCACTATCAGGTACGACACGGGAGGCGTGGACTATCTCGGTGTACATTTCGTGGGAAACGTGAACACGAACGTTACCGTCCAGAAGAACATAACCGCCTCGGGCAGGGCTGCGGAAACGCATACCTACCACATCACCAGAACGCAGAATACCGCGCGCCTTGCCTTGCTTCTTACTAAGGACGCGGATGGGCCCTTCCTTGAGCTTGCGCCACTGATAGTTGGACTGGTCGATCTCGTACTTCTCGGTAATACGCTGTTTGGACGGCTTAAAGTAGTCGTCGGTGCGCTTGTTGGAGCGTTGGCTAGGCTCCCGCGTAGACACCTTGCGAGGCCGCACAAACCCTTCCTCAACCTCCTGCTTGGAAGGAGTCGGTCCCTTGTAAGGAATACTGTTGTTCAGAATGTTATCGTGCGTCTTCGGCTTGATGTTGCGATACAAAATGTGCATCGAGTCAGACTTGACTAACTGGTAGGTGTTGGACCGCGTACGGCGGACGCCAAAGATGTCACCTTTCTCCAGATTGAGAACATGGCGTTGGTGATAGCCTTTGAGGCGCATCTTCGTCGCACGGGTGAACACCAGCCAAGCATAGTCGTCCGGGTCAATGTTGGCGGCTAGGGATACAAAGAACATAAATCCTCTCCAAAGAGAGGGGCGTAGGCCCCATAATCAGATTTGGGCAAGGCTACCAATTACAGGGCCTGCCCGTGCGCGGCACGCACTTTATATCTACAATTTACAGCTTTCGTCAGGAGATGGTGGCAGACCAAGACATCTGACCGAGGCCTGAGTAGTCTGTACGATAGACGAGCCACTGTTTGGGTCCGTCGCCATCATCGTAGGTCACCTCGACAGGACCTGTGGTAGAGCCCGTGCCGCCGTCTTCTTCCCATGCTGCGCCGTCCCAACCGCCTTCAAAGCCGAACGCATTATCGACAATAGATGCGGTACCCATGGACTTCGGATGCGCGAAGTAACCATACTCAGGGTAGGGAACGTTAAGGTCTATGTCCGTACCTTGTTGTAGCAGTACGGTATCCATGAACTCTTGAACGCCTGACCAGCGGATGTACGGATCGCCAGCTGGGTTGGGGTCGGTCTTGCCTCCTGTGAAGTCGGTGTCGGAGAACTGTGCGACACCGAAGCGAGGCGTACCTGCAGGGAGAGGAGAAGCAGGCCATGGATTCCCAGCATCGAATACTGGCTGCCATGATCCTGCTCGCTTGATGAAGGCTTGGGTCGGGTTCTTGATCTGTCCAGAGTGGAACAAGAAGACAGCGCTCGCTGCCAAATCCGTCCAAGCCCCCGACTGTTTGGTAAGTAAGGGCATGTGGAACTCCTGCGTAGATACGAAAAGCGGCCCCGCAGGACCGCTCTCCGTCACGTCTACGAGCGATTGGGGTATTCGACTCGGAACGTAGTGGGTTCAGAACTGGGACCTGACCAGTCAGTACGATATACGTACCACTGCTCGGGACCGTTACCTGCATCGAAGGTTACCTCGATGGGTCCAGTCTCGTCCATGTTGCTGAGGTCTTCGAGCCACTTGGCGCCATCCCACGCTCCGGCGAAGCTGGATACCGTGTCCGTAAACACAGCAAGGCCCAGCGACTTCGGATGAGCGAAGTATGCGTAGGTCTGACCATCAGGGAGGTCGTATGTAAACTCCAGATTGTCCGCGTCGCTGGCCATCAAGGTAGTGAGGTTCTCCTCGATGAACGACTGAGCACCGAGGTACCCGTTGTCCGAAAGAGTCGGCCCTGCATAGGACGCATAGCCCCAGCGGGGTTGTGTCAGACTCTCGAACATAGGTACCCAAACGCCATTATCCTTCACGAACACCTGGTCGGCGGCTTTCATAGCGCCACCGTCGTTCACATGGACGTCGCCTTGAAGCAGTTGGTTCCAAGCGCCTCCGGTCTTTGTGATCAAAGGCATAATATGAACCTCTAGCTATTAGGCGGGAACGACGAACCAGAGGTCTCCATCTTCACCATCGGTACTGCCGGGCTCCGCAGTCGATACGGTGACGCCGGGCATCGCGGTCACCTTGGGGACGCTTTGCAGCGACGCGAAGGTGTGATTGTGCGACACGGCGGCCTTGCTGTCGAGCGTCTGCTGGAGGTTGTTCACACCACTGATTTCATGGGTGTGAGTCTTGAGCGCGTAGATGGTATTCAGGTGCCCGGTATCGACGGCGAGAGCGCTGTTGGTGTCACGCTTGATACCTGCACCCAGACTGACCAGCCCCGTCACGTCCCAGGAGTCCCACGCGGCGGTGTCGTTGTTCCAGCGCCAATACGTAGCGTCAGCGATAACGAACACCAGCATGCCGTGAGTCTTGGCGCCGACGTGGATAGCGTCGCGGGCTGTAGCATCGGCCACACAGCGGAAGCCGCCCCGCAGATCGGTGTCCTTGAGAAGGAACGGAATGGCGGCACTCGCCTTCGAGAGATACGAGGAAATTGGGATTGCCATGATTCACCTCAGATAGAGAGAGTAGGACGCACCCGGTTGGATGCGCCCCGTTGGTTTGGGCTTAGCCCGCGTAATCGACCCGGAAGGTGGACGGATTGTTGCTGGGTCCAGGCCAATCAGTACGATATACGTACCACTGGGCCGGACCAGAACCATCGTCGTAGGTCACCTCGATCGGACCGGTGTTGTCCATGTTGGACAGATCGCTCTGCCACGAAGCACCGTCCCACGAACCGGCGAAGTTGTTAGCCGTGTCGGTGAACGTGGCGAGACCCAGCGACTTCGGATGCGCGAAGTACGCATAAGTGTTCCCATCCGGAAGGTCGTAGGTGAACTCCTCGCCGTTGCTCTCGCTCGGCATGTCGCTAGGCAAAGCGTCTAGGAACGACTGAACGGTGTCGCCTGCGGCCGTCAGATCAGGACCAGCATACGGAGCGTAGCCCCACTTCGGCAGAGCCTGCGTCACAGGCGGAGTGTCGGTCACGGTGATGTCAAGCGTCGCATTAACCGTGTAGCCGTTCTCGGTATACGAACCACTGATCGTGACAGGAGTATCAGCATCGAGCATCACGGCGGTCAGTTCGCCGGTGGAAGCGTCGATGGTCGCCACAGCCTCATCCGAGGTAGCCCAGTCGCTGATAGCGCGAGTATCCACGGAACTGTCGCTGAAAGTCACGTTCATTTCGTACTGAGCGGTGGTGCCTTCCAGTACGGACGTCGGACCAGTGATAGCGGCGGAGACAGCGTACACGTCGATGACGCGCATGGTGAACGAACCGTTCGCGGTTGCACCGTTCTCCGTGTAGGAACCGGTGATGATCACGTCGGTATCTGCGTCCACCTGATTCGCAGTCAGCTCCCCAGTTGTGGCGTCGATGGAAGCGGCAGCGTTATCCGTAGCCCAATCAGTCAGGGAGACAGACGCGGTGGAACCGTTATCGTAAGTCACCACTGCGCTGTAGGTGTCGGACTGTCCCTCGTCGATTTCGTTCTGACCGCTGATGTCGAGGCTGATGGGACGCAGGATCACGTCAGCCAGGTTGATCAGCAGGTTGTCGCCGACGGTAATACCGCCTTCGGTGAACGACGCACTGATGGTCACAGTCTTGTCGCCGATGAAGTTGGCGTCCGCGGTGAGCACGCCGGTGACCGGGTCGATAGTAGCGAACGCGCCGCCGCTGTCGATGCCCCAGTCTTCGACGGATACCACGCGGTCGGAACCATCGGTGTAGAAGACGCGAAGCTGGTACGTCTCGGAAGCACCCTCGTCCACAGAGCCAGCACCCTGCACCTCAGCGGATTCGAGGTACACGGTCGTATCGACAACGCCGATAGTCTTCTGGTCGGACACTTCAACGCCATCCACATTCCACGAAGCGGACACGACGGTAGTGATGTTGGCACCAGTACCGTTCTCGGCAGCACTGAACACACCAGTGTCTGCCACGATGGAGCCTGCGGCAGGGTTGTCCACAGCCCAGTCAGTGGCAGGCACGTCACGCTCGGAGCTGTCGTCGAACACTACGCGCAGAGTGTACTGGGCGTCGGTGTTCTCGTCCACAGTGACAGGACCGTTGAGGGTTGCGGACACTGGGTACGCAGTTTCGTCGGTCACGGTCACCAGATGCGTGTCGCTAACAGTCTGCCCAAAGGCAGTGTAGCTGGCGCTGATGGTGGTGTTCACGTCAGCGGTCACGTTAGCACGCGCTTGGAACGCGCCCGTGGTTGCGTTGATGACACCAGCGTTGGTGTTGGAAGAAGCCCAGTTGGTAACAGGCATCTTCTGAACGGTGCTGTCCTTGAACGTAACTTCCAGTTCATAGGTGGCGGTACCGTTCTCTGGAACGGATGCAACGCCGAGAATCTGGGCGCTGACGGGGTAGTTGGTAACGTCACGGACAGTGATGTCCATGGTGTCTCCAACGGTCGTGCCGTTCTCAGTGAAGCTGGCGCTGATGGTGGTCATCGCGTCTTCCGCAAGGCTGAGCGCGGTGAGCTGACCCGTGGACGTATCGATGGTGGCGGCAGCGGTGTTGCTGCTGTCCCAGTCGCTTACGGTCACGACACCCTTCGTAGCATCTGTGTAGGTAACCTCCAGCTCGTAGGTGTGAACGGTCTCCTCGTCGATGCTAACAGGACCCAGAATCTGAGCGCTGGCAGGATAGACGGTGTCGTCCGTCACGGTGATGTCGAGAGTAGCGCTGACGGTGGTGCCGTCGAGAGTGAAGCTGGCGCTAACTTGCGTCGCAACATCGGAGGTCACATCGGCAGGCGCAGACAGACGACCATCGTTAGTAATGGTGCCGGCTGAGGCGTTGTCGATTGCGAAGGTATTGACCGGCTCCACCTGCTTCCCACCACCCTCGTAGGTGACTTCGAGAGAGTAACCGACAGTGGTACCTTCGTTGACCACGATAGGACCGAGAATCTGAGCACCTGTCGGGTACAGGGTATCGTCAGTCACAGTGATCGTGAGAGTCGGTGCGAGGTCGACGCCGTTCTCGGAGTAGTTGGCGGTGATGGTAGCAAAGCTGTCAGTGCGAAGACCATCCTTAGCCACGACCTCACCGATGGCTGATACAGGGAGTAGCGTGTCGTCGGAGCTCACCCAGGAATCGGCGACAACCATAGCTGTTGTGTTGTCCTGGTAGGTGACCTCGAGGTCCAGGTCCTGAGTGGAGCCTTCGCCCATGGTAGCGTTGCCGACAATGCGAGCAGACACCGGGTAGTTCGTGGTATCGAGCACGGTCAGCGTCAGAGTGTCCGACACGGTGTCACCAGACTGAGTGTAGCTAGCACTGATGACAGTGTCGGTGTTCGCGGTAACCTCCGAGGCGGTGAACTCACCACTGGAAGGACCGATGCTACCTGCGGACGCAGTATCATGAGACCAGTCGGACACGGAGACGAAGCTGGTGGTACCGTCGCTGAACTCGACTTCGAGTTGGTAGGTAACCACTTCACCTTCGTCGATCTGGTTCGGACCAACGACGGTAGCATTGACAGGGTACACGGTCTCGTCAGTCACGGTGATTTCGTAACTGGCGTTCACGGTACGCCCATTGGACGTGAAGCTAGCGCTGATCGTAGCGATCTCGTCCGCGTCGAGGTTGGTCGGGGCCTGAAGTACGCCGTCGGAAGACCCGATAACACCTGCGCTAGCATTGTCGATAGCCCAGTCGGACACCGCGACCTGGCTGGAGGTCTGGTCGGTAAACGTGACGACGAGGACGTATGTTTCCTCGGTGTTCTCGGCGACAACGACCGGGCCCTGAATGACCGCGCTCTCCGGGTACACCGTGGTGTCCACTACGGTGAGGTCGAGAGCATCGGACACGGTTACGCCGTTCTCGGTGTAGGTCGCGTTCAGGGTTGTGGTCTGGTTGTTCACCACATCCACCGCACTCGTGAACATACCGGTACTGCTGTTCAAGGAACCAGCGGACAGGTTGCTCGAAGTGAAGGTGGTGGGCGTAACACCGCGGCTGGAGCCGTCATCGTAGAACGCGGTGACGGTGAACTGGGAAGTGTTGCCACCTTCGTCGATGGAATCAACACCCGAGAGTTCAATACGCTCCAGCACGGCCACGACCGTGGTGTCGATCACGGTAAGGTCGTAGGTACCCTGATGCTGCTCGCCGCTCTCCTCGTGAACCCAGGAGGCTCGGATACGGACGACCTGATCACCTGACACGTCCGCTGAGGTGAAGACACCTGTGCTGGTGCTGATCGTACCTGCACCAGTATTGGCGATGATCTCCCACTCCGCAGCGATAGACTCGATGGTTGAACCGTCGGTAAACACGGCGGTAGCCGTGAACGGAACAGGAGTACCCTCTTCGACTTGATCGTCGGCGGGGCCGTTGATAACGATTTCTTGAACCGTCGGACCGTCATACACGATGTCAGCCGCAGTCGGGTAGCGCCAGATACCGTTCCATTCACCTTCTTCATCCCCAGGCTCGGTCAAACAGAGAATCTGACCTTCGGCGGGACTACCTCCTTCGCTGATGATGACGTAGAACTCGTTGATGCCTGTGCTGCCTGCCAGCATGGTGCTCGGAAGCAGGGGATGTTGGTGAGGGAGCGGCTGGCGCGGATTGGACATGCGCTCGTCGTTGTCACCTACCACGACAGGATCGTCAGGGTCACCAGCTTCGCGATTCAGAGAGAACAGACCGCGACGGGTAGGAGTGGCCTCCTTGACGCCGGGAACCTGAATCTCACCGAACTGGAAGGTGGCGCTCAGGTCCCAGAACTGGAGTTCCTCGGTGAAGTCTTCGTAGGTACGAAGCTCCGCCCAGGTGTTACGCAGTCCATCGAACGGTAGAGCGGAAGCACGGCGCAGGGCCTTGCGGTAGTTCGGGCTTTCGGGATCGGCTACGATCCATGTGACGTTTAGAGGCAGAGTCACGTGGTTAGGTTCAGCATGGCTGACCACCACGTAAAACTGCTCCTGGCCTACGTCGATCATAATGGTGACGGGGTTTTCGTAAGCGAGGTTACGCTTATCGGCAACCGCCATCAACCGATCGACGAATTGTTCCAGTCGATTCATGGGATGCTCCCTTATCAGCGGATGTCGGAAGTGCGGAGCTTGCGCCACTCAGCGGTGTTGGGTCCCGTTGCTACGAGGACGGCACCAGTCACAGGCTCGGCGGAACCTTCGATGGTGACAACACCTTCGGAAGTGCGAAGCTGTCGAGCGGGACGTTCCGGGTGCGTGTGGGCCAGAGGTTCGCGTGCATCGCTCAGGCGAGGGTCACCTTCGGCAACGACGACAGGATTGGACGCTACCTCGGCTTCAACGGACAGACGCGCGATGCCAAGCACGGAAGGCTGAGCAACGTCAGGACCTGAGTTATCGCTGAGCTTGTCCGTATCGTCAGCGTCATAATACTGATCGACGAACACTTCATCGTAGGTTTCGACGCGCTCCCACGTATGGGAGAACTCACCTGTAGGATCGGAGTCCTTGCTCTTACGGCGGAGAGCCTGGCGGTAGAACTTGTGCAGCGGATCGTACACGAACCACGTGACGTTCAGCGGGAGCACCAGAGTTTCGGGCTCGGTCAGCGCGCACACGATGACATGCACCGAGGCGTTGGTCGGGTGACTGAGCCGCATCACGATCGGGTTGTTCTCGTCGAGGTTCCGGACGTTGGATACGCGCTCGAAGTCCTCGATGAGATTTTGCAGTCGAAGTTCCATGATTAGCCTCGCGTTTGATTTGCTGCCACGACGTGCGCTTGATAGCACTGGTCGAGGAGAGTGGATACCGAACGGGCGATGGTTGCCGCCCGTGTCAGTCGTTGGATATCGGTCACGTTGCTTTCCTCAGATAGAGGGAGGACGATTATCCGCCCTCGAAAGTAGAACCTGTGGGCTGGACGTGAGCGGTCAGGTGAATCTGCTTGGCAGGAATCACAGGATCAGCATAGATGTCCAGAATGATGTCGCCGTTAGCGATGTTGTCAGCCTTATTGTTCCTCTCGTCGCAGATGACCTCGAACGAGTAAAGGCCGCGACCGTTGCGAATAGGCTTCAGGAAGCTCTCAGCGATACCGCTGAGTCGGGTACGCAGGAATGTATCGTTCGGATCGAACACACCAACGTTCGCCGCGGTACTGACGGACTTCTTGATGTAGTTGATGAGGCGGCGCACGTTGACGTTCGACAGAGCGCTGGCGTGAGACTGGAGAGTTTCCTGTCCCCAGACAACATAGCCACGACCAGGCATGAAACGGATCGGGTTGATCTGCGCACGGTCCAGAGCATCGCGTGAACCCTGATTGTACTTCTTGCGGATGCCCAGCACGGACAGGCCGCCACGACTCAGACCAGCAGGCGCGAACCAGAGAGCACGGTTGCTGTCGGTAGCAGCATAGGCTCCGGCAACCAGACCAGAAGGCGGAACAAAAATCTTCTTGTTGTTCGCCGTATCCCGAATCTGCACCCAAGGACCGTAGATAGCACCGTAGCTGGAATTGACGTTGAGGTCGTTACGGCGGTAGTTCACAGCATCCGCCACCTCGTAATACTCGTCGGGCATATCCAGAACAGCAGTCGCATCACCACGCCCTTCAGCTAGAGCGATCATGGTGCGGTGCACCGTCGGAGAAGCGTAGCCTCCGTTGATCAGGATGTTAACGTCGATCTCTTCCGGGTCCTCATACAGGGACCATGCTTCGGCCACCTGATCGTGGGTAACAGGGTCGCCGTCGGTACCTCCTGCCAGGAACTCGAACACGGTGTTGTAGACGCCGTACTCGGGACACTGCGCGTTGTTGCGCACCTTGATGTAGCGACTTCCGCTGTTCACCACGTCCTCGACGAACAAGGCACGGCCGGCACCGTCCACTTCACCCTGACGGCGGCTGACGAGGAACTTCTCGACCGGCAGGTTGTTAGGACCTGTGTAGTCGTAGTACACCTCGATGTAGAAATGGTGAGGATCGTGCCCTTCGCCGACAGGCAGGCCCTTGGGGTTGGAAGGCACGATACGAACAGAAATCTTGTTGTTCCACTCGCCGGGGTTATCAGCGCAGATGAAAAGCATGGTGCTCTCCAAATCCGCCTGCTCGGCAGAGAACGCCAGATTGTTCATCGGGTCGTCCACGCCTTGCGGGTTGTTCGATCCGTCATCGAAATTGGTCAGTGACATGATCGGGGTCGAAGCCTGCGGGTCGTCCACAGTCAGGTAGGCACCGGCGGTAAGCGCGCCGTTTACCACACGGGTGACATAGAGCTGGTTGCTCTTGCGGATGAATGCGTCGGCACAGTACATCATGTATTGATACCAACGGGCGCTGGGATCACCGAACGTCTGGGAAAGCTCAGCGGTGTCAGTAATCAGGACGCGCTTGCCAACAGGGCCTTTCCGTGCAGCACCGATGATAGCTCCGATGCTGGTGGACACCGCGGCGACGCGCTGAGACAGGTCCGTCTCATTGGGGTACACGCCCGCGCTGGGGTACACTGTATTCATTCTCGAAACTCCTTCTAGCGTTTCTTATAGATGGTCGTTATCGAAACTCGGCCAGTTTCGTCTCAGACACCACGCTCTAAATTATATTGTGAGTAGGTTGGACTGAGGACCGTAGACACAAAAAAGGCACCGACAGTTGCCTGAAGGTGCCAAATCACGCAGGGAATTTCGGGAACAAAAGGACAGAGTGTTACAGGTCGATACGGCGGCGGATGTCGCCCAGGATGCCGGACAGGCGCTCCACGTGTGCCCGACCGCCGCGAATACGCTCACGCATCACGCTAGTCTCCTCGCGCTTATCGGAGTTCGTACCTTCACCAACACCCGTCAGAGCAGGATTGAGGATCGGGCCCAGTTTTGTCTCCAGATGGCCGAGCTGATCTTCGAGTTCAGCGATGTCCACGAGAAGGGCTTCTAACTCCTGATAGGAGGACGCATTGACGACATTGCGAGGGTCGTTATCATCGACCGGAGCGGCTCCGCCTCGAACTCCCTCGGACAGAACACCAACAGAGCGAGAAGTGCCGGGCGCGGTAGTGTTGGGCATGGTAGACTCCTAGTTAACGATCATCGGGACGCCGTTGTAGGCGCGTTGCATCATGAAAGCCTCGAACGCAGCGTCATGGAGAGCGTTATGCGGAATCATTCCTGCAGGAAACGCGATCTTGCCATCATCCTCGACGCCGTGCTCCTCTAAGAATGTGCGGGAGCACCGAGGCTTGCGGTAATGCCAAGGGCTGGTAACCTCGAACTGCCAGAACAGGTCTTCCAGCTTGGCAATGTCAAACTGAGGGCCGCGGGCGTACCAGCGGGTGTTGTTGCGCTTCGTATTGTTGGCCCACATCATCTGAGTCATCAGGTCAGCCAACATTGCAGGCGACACGCCCTTATGGCTCAACTGGTCCTGCACGTCTTCCGGACGCTTGCGCCACCAATCCAGCGTGTCAGAGTCAGCTCGCCGCCCTCCATTCTTGGCTTGCTCCTCAGCACTGACGTACAAGATTGTACCTCGCTTAAGGAGGTCCTCGAACGTGTCCACTTCCTCCAGATCGAAGAACACAACACCGACGGATACGATCACAGCATCGGTACGGAGAGACATACTCTCCAGATCAATGGTTGCTACGGTACGGCTCATGAGGAGTCCTTAATACGAGGTGCGAACGCCTACGAGGCGCAGCGCGGTGAGCATGTCATCGAGACATTCCAGACGACCAGCGAATATCAGTTGCTGGTCGGTGTTGAAGATCAAGGCATCCCGCGTATCGTTGTCGAACGCCAGATACCCTGTAAGCTCATCATCCCGATACAGCTCGAACAGATGGGTTGACTTCGCGTGGCGAACAGACAAGAAGGCCGCGAACCCTGGGAAGATGTCGTGCATGTGATACTTACCGCTATAAGCACCGAAGATGCACTTGGCTCCTTTCAGGCGACCGATAGACGAGGCAGAGAAAGCCTTGCGATTGCTACCGTTGCGCTCCAGGTACTCGGTGATCGTCTCGAACATCGACTTGCCGCTGTACTCGCGCTGATGATACGGGTCCTCGCCGGGATTCTCCTCCATCATATCCAAGAGCTCCTGAGAGCCTTGAGAGAACACGACGGAGTCACCGAGAGCGCGCATCCCGATCTTTACGGTGAAGGCGGAGGAATCTCGCGTGTCCTTGACGGTGGTAATCGTCACCTCGGAGTCGATGTACTTGACGTTGGCGCCATGGATGTCGGCGAACGGGTGTTGGTCCTGAATGACATCCAGAATGCGTTTGTACTGCGAGATGGACAGCGTATCAGAACACAGAACAAGGCGGTCGTGCTTAACCATTTCCATCAGGTATCTCCGTAGTTGAATGAGACTGTGAACTCATAGCCGTCAGGGCCGGGAGGCGGCTCCGGGTCACCATTGCGCATACGCTTGATCTTGGCGATTTCCGAGCGGATGCCGTTGAGCATACTGTGACGCTCCTGCAGCATGTGCCGGAACACCTGACCGTAAATAGACTTGGCGCGACCACGGTTGCCAGAGTTGTGAAGCTCCATGACGTGGTAGACGACGTGCTCACGCAGTTGATCGATCTGCCGCTGCTGACCTTCCACCGTGTCCAGAAGGTACTCCAGGCGCTTGCGCTTCTCCTCGGCAATCTCATGGTCGGACTTGCCAGAGCGGAGCGCCATGACGGTAGCGTAAATCTCAATCAGGCGTTCGAGGTTGCGAGCCTTGTAAGCATCGGTCGCTTCGATAAACAGCTCGGTAAGCTCATCCAGACGGTCCTGTTCCAGACCCTTGTTCTTGTCGGGGTGGCACAGGTTACAAATTTTGCCGTAGATGTCCTTGGAGTTACGCTTTCGTGCCTTGCGCGCTTTCTTCTCGTCGTGCGATACGTCTTCCGGTTGTTCATCTTCTTCGCCTTCGGGAGCGCTCTCATCGCCTTCAGGATTGCCGAGAAGGAGCATGAGTTCGGTCTGAGCCTCTGCGATCTCCTCGTCGGCAGCAATGATGCCTTGGGCGACATTAGGAAACTGAGCGCGGTACAACATAGACACGCGCTCCATTTCGTTCTCGATGCTTTTACGCTTCGCACGCAGACTTTCCATCTTAGCGGACGTCTCGGCGATACGGTCGTCGAGGGTCTTCTCGTAGTCCGGATCGCCCGCGTAGAGCACAGGAAGGAAAGTCGGCACGGGTAGTTGAGCATGTTGGGGTACCATATAGGTATCCTTATAAAGGGTAGATAATCTTACGGGGTATTTTGTGTCGGCGAGCCAGAGTGATTGAATGGTACGTACCTTTGGAAACCCCATCCCAGAAGGCTAGTATCCGCTCGCTATCCGTCACGATGTCATGGTTACGAATGTATCCAGCCGCCCGTCCATGCTTTTCCCAGTCCGCAAGGTGCTCGGTCACAGGAATGTTGTTGGCTTTAGCCCAGCGCACGGACTCGCGATCTGGACCGCGGGCACCTCCGGAGATTATTTCGGTGATACCGTATGTAGCATGAACCCAGTCGAGCGTGCTCCAAACAAGCTCGTCATCCCCGAAATCCCGGCTGCCAACTACTCCAAGCCTCATGTTATAGAGCAGTCATAGACGAACAACCACTTGATGAATCCTGTCGGCTTAGAAACTAACTGGCCGACCTGCGTCTCTCGGTACGATATAACTTCATGTGTCTCGACCTGCGGAAACACACCCAGAAGGGTAGCCGTCGAACCTTTCAAGTCGGCAGGATTTGGACCGTCGTCCGTTACAAGGCTGCGACCGTAGTGGTGTATGAGGTCAAACCATGAAACGCAGAGACGGTCGAAGCGCGTACCGCGTCGAGTGCGACATTCAAGAGCGGTACCTGTCATCATAGCTGCGGATGGACCGTACTTAACGAGTCTGGACTCGATTAGACCTTCTGACTCGATGGAAATCCAGCCGGATGAACCGCACACCTCAACCTCTTCGCGCATACCTTCAATATACGGATCGACAGCGCGAAGCAGCTTGGAAGCATCCTTAATAGGGCTCAGGTCCGGCTCATCCCGTACGGAGAAGGGTTTACCGAGTAGCGCGTCCAACAGGCTAGATATGAATTTCATGGGTGGTTCCTTATTCTTGGTGCAGCGCGTCGCGCCATCCAAATTGAAGCTGTGTCTGGAGTTCGTTATGAAACAAGATGGAGTTAGCCACAACACCCGCGCTCTCCAACTCAGCCAACACTCGACGCAAGGCAAATCTGTCCTGTCCCTCCACAGGATAGATGGTGAGACTGAAACCTCCGTTGAGCTGGAAGTGGCAAAGCTCGCGAGTCTCAGGCTTGAGTAACCGAGGAAGTATTCTGGCCTCGATCGCGGAGCGTTGCTTTTCCTGCCAGTGCTTCTTCATACGAGGAGGCATGGGAAGTCTTGTAATGGTCATAGGTCCAGTATGCTCCCTTTCCCTTCGCGGTTATCCGCACCTATATAGTAGCCATAATCCATAGGCATGTGAAGCTTGGTTGCAAAGAACCACATAGGGTCGCAACCGCTTACCACGACGACGCGCGGAATGTGGGTGTTCTGTTCCAGAATATCTCGCACCTTCTCTATCTTGAACGAGGTGCTGTCGGCATCCACGTTAGATATGATCAACATGCTTGGATTATCAGGCAGTCCTTTATCACGCAGAGGGTCACCGAGCCCGCCGTAGACTTTGTGCCACAGAGGATAATCGCGAATGGCTAGTCGACCGCGCTTAGCCAAGTCTTGAGCCATGATTGCGCGATCCATAAGATTAGCGGCTAGCATCTTGGCCCGCAGGTCAGACGGAAAGCTACCTATGCCTATGACAGGGTGCCCGCGCAGCGGATTGGAAAACAATTTGGTCAGCGTCTTGACCTGACGCTTTACCGAGATACCTTTGGTAATGATCCCGGGAATATCAGGTTTCATTCGGACCGCAGCTATGTCGAACTCAAAAGCATTCCTCTGGCCTGCGAACAAAACACCATCAACACCCCGGGATCGCATTACCTTCTGTCGTTTGCCTTCGAAGCGGAACTTCAACTTCGGGGCTTTTAGTGGATTGGCGGACATGCGATCCTCAAATATACAATGCGCTATTCGTTAGCTGATGCTCTCTATTTACACTTACGCACGGCTTATGGACCCAGCATCCTGAAACTTCTCCTCCACGTTGGAGTACACCATGTAACGCCCGTTGACGATATAGCAGTCGGCGTGCTCAGGATCGTCAGGAAGATCGTCCAGACTCGACAGTACGGCGATGAAGCTGATGATGGACGCAGGTTCACCCATCGCACCCATAGCGCCAGGAGGTCCGTTGAAGCCGCGAGGCCCGCGGAAAATACCGAGGCGAAAGAGAGCGAGCATCACTATGAGCAGGACGCTGTTGACGATGAGGAGGATGACGGATGCGGCGTACATGAAGGTGGGCAGTTCCATGATTTTCCTTACTGGTCGTTGTCAGGTGCGGGGAAGAAGTCGCGCAGGTTTTCCATGTCCGTTTCGATCACATCGCGATACGGATAGTTGGACACTAGCACGCGATTGATAGCGTTTTGTATATCACCGTCATGCCGTATAACCCAAGGAGGATTGATCGGCCCTCTGTTGAAGAAGGCGACGAGGTTAACGATGTCCGCGCTCGGAGAGTCGAGGTCGGCACAGAACGTATCCAGCAGTTCTTGCAAGCTATGCACGATGCGAGGGTCCATAAGAGGACCTGCGTCCGTGCTGATGAAGAACAGAGGAGGGCAGCCCGGTGCAAACCAAGCTTGGACCTCTCTAGTGTTTTGGTCGAGGATAAACACAGAATCTCCTTAACGTCCGAAGAGGCCGCTCGCCTTCTTCTTTTTGGGTTTGGACTTACGTTTGCCGCCTTGATAGTTCTCGTCGGCGTCATAGTCGATCTCGATACCGCTATCCTCCTCAAGACTGCGGCGCCCTGCACCTTGCAGCTCAAACATTTCGCCTGCACGCTCGCGAGCGGTGTCGGTAGGCGCGTGCTTGAACTTCATGGAGGACTTGTAGGTGCTAACGAAGCAGCCTAGGCTAAGGCCGATCTCAGGATCGACGAACATACGGATCAACGGCTGTCGCTTGTTCTCCATCGGCGTCAGGATACGAGAGGACTCCTGCTTCCAGTTCGGCTCGTTGCTCATAGGCACGATATAGTACAGGCAGGACCAACGGGGGATGTTGATACCGAGCTGAATGATACTGCGGATACCGACGACTACACGTACCTTGCCTTCGCGAGCTTCCTCAATGATCTTCTCGCGTTGCTCCTTGTTGCGCTTGCCTCCGCCGCCGACGAAGCCTTTAGCCACCTCGTCACCTGCAAGATCGTTGATGCGCTTGACGAGGTCCCAGACGTGCTCCTTGAACATCACTGGGATGACGATGCTGTGGCCTTTCGATAAGTCCTTGAGGACGTAGGACAGAATCTCGTCCATACGTTTCTCATGCTTGGCGAGGAACTGGCAAGCATAGGTGAATCCAGCAGGACCTCGGAACTTGCTGCGCGACTTCACATAGTCGCAGACGTGGACGACGAGCTTTGGAGTGAGCTGGTCGATCTCCACACGGGCAGCCACGGGACCGATAATCTCCGCTGATACGATGTGGCGACCGTCTTTCCGCTTATCGGTACCCGTCACACCAAACTTCACGCGAGCAGGCCAGCGGTTGATGACGCGGGCGAACTCGTTGGCGTTGGCCTTGTGTACCTCATCGACGCCGACCGTGCCGAAGTTCTTGATGGCACGCTTAAAGCGTTCCTGCCCATTTTTCTCGCTAACGAACTGTTGGTATGTACAGACCGCGATCTGGAGCGTGTCGAAGTCCTCGATCTTCTTCGGGAACCCGTACAACTTCACGCCGTACTTCTTCTCAAGATGCGGAAGGTTGGTCAGCTCCTCGATGTGTTCCACGAACTGCTGGAGGAACTCATGCTGGTTGGCAAGCAAGATCATCCGGTATCCGATACGCACCGCAAGGTGCAACATCGTCGGAGTCTTACCCGAGCGGGGTGGTGCCACGATCAGGCCGTGCTTGTAGTCCCACCAAGCGTTCTCAGCCTCTTCCTGGTAATCGCGGAGCTTGAAACTCTTGCGGAGCTTAATAGGATAATCGAACTTGGGCTTCTTCCGCATGTCGATGATCTTGTAGTCGGACATGTCGAATCCGACCTTCCGCTCCACTTTCAAACGGTCGCCCAGAGGAAGACCTACATACTCGATGCCGTTCTTGAACGTGGTGTTGCAGGTAGCAATGGCGCCCTTGAAAGACAAGCACTGGTCACACTCGAAGTTGTGACGCAGTGGACGATTCGGGCACCGCTTGCAATTCTTCTCATCATACATGTAGTGAGTGTAGGCGTTTTGGGCGGCCTCTACATCCACAGTATCCGCCGGGACGTATATCTTGTCCCGGACGATGATGGTCTCGTCGTCATAGTCGTGTTTAGGCACATTGGGTCCCTATGGTTCTTAGGATGAATATGCAACGTCTTTACAGTGCGCTACATCACCTCGCGGCGACCAGCAGCCAGCTTGATGGCTTCGATAAGATTACGGTGCATATAACCGGCTTTGTCGATGTCCACCGTAGCCAGCTCGGCGGCCTCCTTGATGCGAGCCACGCGGTCGATGTACTTGTGGTACTTGGACATCACATGGTGGCTGATGAAGTTGGTGCGCTCCGCCTTGGTTCGGATGGGAGATAGCTGGTCAGCGTACTCGATCATCAGGTAGCCCTCCAGGTTCTCCAGCGTGTTCTCCAGATTGCGCTTCGCGTGGATACACGACATCAGGAGTTCGGTAAGGCGGGAACGGCTGGCCTGATCGTTGAGCATGGCGTCGGTAACGTCCTGCACGAACGTCTCGCTGCTCTTGTCCAAGTGTCGCGTCTTCCGCGTCATGTGGATGCGCTCGATCTCCTCGTACATTTCCCTGATAGGAAGGTTGTACTCGGCAAGTTGCTCGAACGCGCGGTCCAGTTTCTTGACGCGCTTGTCCTTTTGGATCAAGCGCTTGATCCGCAACAGGTCTTGTTTATCTGCCATGGCTAGTCATCCAACACTACGAGTTTTGAATCGGATTCACCGACGTTGACCAACAGGGTATCGGCACTATCCCGGTACATGGACACGCTATACTTGTCACCGGAGAACGGGAATGGAGAGAAGTCTCCAACGGTAGCCTTATCGCCGTCGATCACCATGTGATTGGAACCTATGCGGAACTTGTCTTGATTGACGACGAAAAGGAGGCCGTAGACGGTGCCTCCCGTGTTGGTGATGTTGTATAGAGTGGAGTGTTTGGTGCTTCTGATCGGATTCTTGTAGTCGATCTGGAGAACGGAAGCTACCACGTTGCGGAAAAACACGGCGACGTGGTACTCGCCTTGCGGACCCGCCCCCAACTCCTCGAAGGAGTTGAGAGCGTTCGGGCTATACTCGAACGGGTCGACCAAAGAATGCAGGAAGCTGATCTTCCCTTTATTCTTCATAGTACGTACCTACCAGAAAGGACTTGGACGTCTCGGTAGAACCGGAAATCATGAAGCAGGAAGACACGCCCTTGTTCCTCTTACTGAACAGGCGCATCGGAACCTCCTTACGATCACGCACCTTGCCAAACAGGTCGGCGAAGATGCGAGGGTCAATCATAAAGGAGACCTTGTCCATACCGTCGATGCTCACTTTCTTCGACTTGAACCCGTCACTGATCTTGCCGCTCTCGGTAGCCAGCGAAATACCGACTGTGCCCGACTTCTGGACTGTCAGGCTGAGGCGCGTCTCGTCGTCCGCTATGGTGAACATGTTGTCCACTGTGCGGATAGCCTCGGCGTTGAACTTCAACTGGACCAGCGGGTTCTTGAGGGACTGAATGTACCCGGGCACGCGGTCGAAGTAGTCCTCGTCTACCTGTACAGGAGGCAGGGTCACCATGTAGGTCTTGCCCACAATGCGGAACTGCTTGTTGTCGAGGAAGAAGTCAGCATCTTCCTTCTCGTCGGAGATAAAGCGGTCGATCAGCTTGAAAGTGTTGACAGGGATCGCCAGCTCGAAGTCGTTGGCGTCCTCCACCTGAGCCTTGTAGTAGGACATGTGGAAGTTATCATGGGCCGACACGTCGAGCGTATTCTTCTTGACGCGGATGGCGCAGAGGATTTGCTCGTCGTTATAGAAGTCGCGCAGGTCCGCGCACTTCACGCCCTTACGAATCTCCTCCAGCAGCGACCCGCTCATGGAACTGGCCTTAGTTTTGGACTTAGGGTTAAGCATCCGCTCGATATGAGGAACGTGATCATCGGTGACGGCAATGGTCTCGATGTTGGCACTGTACTTGCCCTTGATAGCCTTGAAGTCGAGCTGGCCCTTGTTGAAGCTGAACTCCAGCTCTTTCCTGTTCTTGATCAAGCCTTGCAAGATGCCAGGAGTGAAGCCGAGGATGCCATCCTTCTCTGTTTCGACATTGGGAACCTGAATGATGATGAATGTCTCAGGCGAATAGCCGATGACATACAGGTTTCCCTTGCTGGACAGGATGAAGTGGTGCTTCTCGCTATCCGCGCTGTTGGAAAAGGAGCTTACCGTCAGAGCCTTGGTAATAGCACCTGACAACTTAGAGGACTCGCAGACGAACCCGAAGCTAGCGCCAGTCTTGATTGAAATTTTCTTGAGCATTACTGCCTATCTCCTTAATGGTACGTCTCGGTGCGATTCAGTATTCCGATGAGGCGGGAGCCGGGTTTGGGTTCCAGCGCGTCACAGCGGTAGAATTTGATCTGGAGTGTGCCGTCTCCACGAGCCTTCTTACTCAGGTCCTCGTCTTCGACAAAACAGCAAACGACCCTTATCTTAGGATCGCGGGCCTTGAACCCATTTTTCTCCAGTTGTCTCTCTGCGTGTTTATTTACAGCGTTCTCCAGAGTCTCCAAATACATGTCGATACGGCTAGTGTCTATAGTATCACCGCCGTTTTCCCGCGTAACGCAGGTCTTCATGCACAGGCGAGGAGAGTCGCGGATGATTCGCGGAACTTCGGTTTCGTCCAACCCAGTGAGCTGGAAGAAAGTGGCGAGAGGTCTATCAACCTCGACGCCGAATCGAATCAGTGCCATTATTGTTCTCCGACTGTTAGGCCGCCTTCTTTCTCTCGGTGACAACCTTGTGCTTGTCTTTCTTGGAGCGAGGGTCTTTCTTCATACCCTTGAGCTTCCAACCGAGATTCCAGCACTGCTTCTTAGCCCAATCAGGCATCTGGTCGTACTGCTGGTACATGATGTCGTCGTGCATCGTCTTGACCTTGGCCTTATATTCCCACTCCTTGTGAGTCTTGGCCGTACCCTTGATGATCTTGGACAGATGCTCCATGCTGTAATCCCAACCCTCGACATCACGCTCGTTGGAGCCAATCTCGAAGTCGATCTCCAGCGGAACATGGAACTCCATACCGTGACGCTCGTAGGACACCTCTGCAACGGCGGCGGTGAGACCTTCCTCGATGATCTTGATGGCTGTCCAGAAGTCCTCGATAGCACAGCTAAAGATGATGGAGTCGTGCACCGAGTTAGCCTGATAGAAGTCAGGGTAGTGACCGGTCTCCTGCAAATGCTCGAAGCGTAGGCGTTCGATCTGGCGACTACCATTGATCAGGAAGTCGGAACCCATACCCTGAATAGGACTGTTCACGCTCTGACGCTCGTTACGCGCCTTGCACGAATCAGCATTCGGAGCATCGTCGGGAATCAACAGACCCCAAACGTGACGGCGGCGACCGAGCGGAGACTCGACGTATAGGTGATTGCGAGCAAACCCTTTGATGTCGTCGAACCACGATACACCGACCGGGTACTTCTTCTTGAACTGTTCGACCAGCTTCTCGATGACGGCGAGCGGTTGGCCTGTCGATTCAGCCAGACCTTTCAGACCCTGCTGGTAGATCAGACCGAAGATAACCTGCTTAACCGCGTTACGAATCGGCTTGTCCACCTTCTCGATCGGTACGCCGAAGAAGTAACTGGCGTTGATCTTGTGAACGTCGCCCTCGAGGTCGATCTTCTTGAGGAGGCCAGGATCAGGTGCCAGCTTGTAGCGCTGGCGCATGTCCATACCCTTACCAAACAGGTTGGCCACATCTTTATCGCCTGTGAACAAGGACCAACAGCGCACCTCGTGCGCAGCATAGTCGACCTTGATCATGATGCGACCTTCCTCGGTGATGAACAGGCGCTTGATATGCTTGCCTAGTTCGGACCGAGAAGGAATCTGGTGAAGCGAGGGCTTCTGGGCTGATGTACGACCCGTCACAACGTCGAGGAACTTGAAGTGAGGACGGATGCGACGGTCGAACCGCATGTCCTCGTCTTCTCCCCAGTTCTTGATGAAGGACTTGACGTAGGCATTGAACAGCTTTTTGGCTTTCTGGAGCTCGGAGTAGAGCTTGACCTCCTCGACGTCCGAATACTTCTCCTGAAACTTCTTGTCGATCTTGCCGTGCCCGGACTTACCCTTCTGCAACGGCTTGAGCTTGAGGATGTCGAAGAACAGGAGGCGCTGGTGGTCCTGCTTGCCGATGTCGAACAGGTCGAAGGTGGACTTGCCCCACAGGCCGACAGTCGGAGCGCCTTTCTTCTTACTGAGTATCTTGTTGGCTTTCTGGACGCCTTTGGTATTCTTGAGGCGCTCCTCGATCTTGAGCATTTCCGCACGGATCGGACTGTCCTTCGTCTTGAGGTAGAACAGGTACTCGATGTCCGTGTAGGCGCCGTTGTACTCGAACGTAGAGAACGAGTGGAGCATGTCACTGATCTGCTCCGATACGATGGACTCGTATTTCTCGTATTCGATGTCGGCCGCCCGCTCCATCTGGACCCGCATGATGTGCAGCGGTATCACAACGTCCAGCGAACAGTATTCCAGGAGCGCGTCGTTCAGGTCGGCGGAGACAATGGTCTTCCTGTTCTCCTTGCCGAACTCCGCCTCGTAATACGCAGGGCACCCGTACTGCATACTCAGGTTGAGCAGGCTGTAGTAATAGTGGCCTGTGACGCCGCTAAGGAACTTCATGTTCTCGTCGAGCGCGAACTCGGCGGCGAACAGGTCCCACACCTGCGTCTTGAAGTACCGGATGCCGAGGTTCTTGCGGAGGACCGTCAGATCGAACGTGGCGTTGGCGAATACGTGGTACTTGTTCTCGTTCTTCACCTCGAAGAACTTGCGGAGCTTCTTGGCGATGTACTCCAGCTCTTGCGCGGTGAACGGGCTGTCCTTGTGGAAGTACGGTAAAACGAACGCACGCTTGGTACTACAGGCGAACTGGAGCGTCAGCATCCTGTTAGCGCGCCTGTTTAGGTTCTCCGTCTCCGTGTCGATTGCCACGTACTTGGCCCGCAGCAACTTCTTCAACATCTTATCGAACTTCTCCACGGTGTCGATAAGTGTTGTCTGGTAGTCGGGCCGCTTCGGTATGCGGTACTTGAGCTTGCCGTGTAGGCCGTTCACGAGGTTACGTGCCACGTAACCGGCGAGCGCCATCTCGCTACCCTTGCCAGCGTCGTTCACCAGCGTATTCAGGCTGAGGGAAGGCACATGCTTGAACTTGTGCTTCTCGCCCTTGTGCTTGATGGTGGTCGGGGTCGGGACGCCGAACAGATGGTGCAGCTTACCGTTGTACTCGTTGATCTTGGTGCCATTCAGCGCCTTGTAAGGATCAGGGCCGAAGGTGATCACCGTGTCGGGCTTGTACTCAGCAATGATGTGGTTGAGACGTTTCCGGAATTCCTTGTGGGCTCCCTCCTTGAAGGCAGGGCTCTCACCAGAGGTCTTGAACGCATGATAGGACACCGCTAGCCAGTTATAGCTGTCGAGTGTCCTTTCTTCACCGTAAAACTGATTGGATACCTGGAGGATGCGTTTGAGCAACGTCCCTGTGGCACCTGAGAGAATACGACCAGACTTCAGGTCCTCCGTAGGCATGTAGTCCAGCACAAGGAGAATCTTCTCCTTAGACTTCGAGGTCTTATGCTTGGCCAACTGCACGTAACTGAAATCGTTTTGGAGATTCCGATACGATGGGGAGAACCTGTAGCTCAAGTCTACATACTTGGGCTTCTTCATAAAATGGACTCCGAACAAAGCGTGTATCGCTTATGCCAGATATTTACAGTTCCATAGACACGAAAAAGCCCCGAAGGCACTAGGCGATCGGGGCTTTTCCTTAGGCTTCATTGGGACGCTGCTCGGAATTGAGGCGCGTGATAAAGGCGTGCGCGTGATTCCACCACACACTGTTGATGTAAGGCTTGTGGAGCTTGCTTACTCTCCAGTAGCCTCCTATCAGGACGATGTGTGGCTTGTGCTTGCGGAGCGGGGTGATGCAACTGTTATCGAACATAGCGGCCTCGTACTTCAGGTATCACTATGTCTTTACACCGTGTAGCAACACCCGAGACGTACCCATCATGATTCCTTCTTTAAGGAGGATTGGATGAATTTGGTGACATTCTCCGAAAGCTGAGGGCCGATACGTATACCAACCAACGTTGACTGATCGAACAGAGCCAGCGTGGGAACGGTACGAATACCAAACTTGGCGATAGTCCTCGTACAATCGACGGCAGGTGCCGTATAGATGTCGATAGAATCGTCCCGTTCAGCGATACCTTCGACGACCTTCTCCATTAGTTCAGAGTGACCGCTCCAGTGCGCACTAAACAGGACGAGAACAGGCTTCTCCGAAGCAAGCGCCTCCGAGAAGTTGGAGTCTTTCAGTTTAGTTACCATAGGCCCTTCCGGTTAGCTTTTCCCAGAGCGAATGACGAGACGGCCTTTGCTCTTGCCTGTGGTTTGAATGGTGATGTGGCGATTGGCTCCTGTTAGAGCGATGTTCATGTACGTGAAGGAGCCTCCAACACCTCGCCGGCGCGTCTTACTGCCTCCTTTCCGATAGTCGATCTTCCACCCCGCATTCTGGAACGTGTCCTTGATAGTGCGGATAGTCTTAGCATCGACAGCAGTTGTAGCGACCCAGTCGGAAGGAGAACCAGCAACACGCTCCAACTTCAGGCCGAATTTTTTGAGCGTAGGCGTAATATCCTTCTCGGCGATACGCTTCAGGTTCTCGCCCTGCTTGTCCTGCTTGGCTGTCTGGCCCTGCGGAATCTCCAGCCCAGGATGCTTGCTGGCCTTGGTCTGCGGCTTCCGGGCAGCTTTCTTGCGGCGAGAAGATGACGGCTTAGAGACAGGGGCTTTGAACCCGAGCGCAGGCCAATACTCACGGTCGATGACATCGAGCACAGGTTCCCGCACGGCAGTGTCTGCGGTCTTCAGGGTGTGACCAGCGGACTCTAAGTCGTTATCTCGCAGGGACTCGACGACGGAGCGAACCACTTCCTTATCTTCACCAGAGAACTGGCGGAGGAGCTTGTTCACTTTGGTGGCCTGAGTTCGCGCCTTGGCTGCCTGGGACTTACCGCGAGTCTTAGCAGCCGGCGTTTTGGTCTTAGGCTTGGGTCCAGGCTTCTTGTGGCCTTTGGGAGGCTGACCGTCGAACTCGAACACGCCAGGATTCACGTCCTTGCCGTCAATCTTGCCTGAGAACCCTTTGGATCGACGCACCACCTCCTTAGCTTCCTCGGCACTCAGCTTGAACTGAATGGTGAGGTCGTCCTCGTCGATAAGGAAGAAGTCGTTACGGTAACGCTTCAACCCGAACTTCTCACCCTTGCTCAGCTCCACCTCGAAGGTCTTGTGATGGTTGTCGAGCTTCACCTTACCGCGGGTAATCTGGTACCAGGCGTACTTGGTCGGGTCCTTCTTTTTGGCGGAAGCCAAGGCGAAGAAGGCTTCTCCATAAACACGTACTGTCATTGCTGCTTTCTCCTATGCGTATTTGGCCACGATCTCTACTAGAGTAGGGCCGCTACATTCGATCTTGAACGCCACCCACGGGTTCTCCCAGTCGTAGTAGGCAGGAGCATTGATCTCGCCGTGGTCCCACTTGTGCCAGATAGCCTTCCCCTGACGGATGCGCTCAGGAGAGCTGACAGTACGGTACAGCGTAGCGGTACTTCCTACGGAAGGTGCGACGCTGACGGTACACCACTGGAAGCTGTGCGGAAGCAGGATGATCTGTTCCACGCCGTCTTCCGGCTTCACCTTGTAGCGGATGGGAGCGCGGAAGTCTTGCGGAATCGCTTGGGTGCCAACACCGTTTGAAGGCGGCTTAGCACCGAGAATGTTGACGGACATTGGATATACCTCTTAGAAATGTCGGATGAGGGAGAGCTGGTGATGAATGTTGTCAATCATCCTGTCCTGCTCGTCTCTATCCTTAGTCGTGAACTTGTGCGGACGCATGGACTTCAGGATGCTCATAACGTTCTGCACGGAACCGAGTTGGGAGACGTGTTCCCACTTGAAGATGGAGTAATCGCCCGTTAGATCAACGGGGCGCACGCCCAGCTCAGGCAAGGAAGACGTGTCCACCTTTGGACCAGCGAGCATCAAGTGGCTATTACCGTCCTTAGAGACGTGCATAGCGACCGCCCCGGTACGATGTTCGTACTTGGGACGATTGCTGCGGACATGCCCGTTGAACCCTTCCATAACGGTGTCAAGGAAGTCGTAGGAAAACTCATGGGACATGTAATCCCCGAGCAGGTCGACGAACGCACGAATGTCCCCAATGTCGATCAGGATGTTGTGCTGTCTGCGGTACCAGTCGAGCAAGTCGTACATGCGTCGAATCTGGTTTGCCAACACCGTAGCTTGAAGCTCGTCGTCAGGCAGGTGGCTCAGGTGCTCCTTCTCTCCGTTCAGGCTTGGAAACTCGAAGAACTGGAGCTGATAAGCCCAATCAGGTGCGGTCGTTGACGCACGGCGAGGCATACCTGCTCCGAATCCGAAGTAACCGAGATAGTCCGACGTGAACTCCGTACTCTTGAAGTCATCATCGTTCTCGAAGTGGGCGAACAGGTAGGCATCCTCGAACCGACTAGCGCGTACAGCAAAAGCGGACAGTTCGATATTGAGCATGTTATCCCCGCTTCTTTTTCTTCTTGCCTGTGAATTGAGGAACGGGCGGCGCTTCTTCCTGCTGAGGCTCAGGAGAGTAGGAAGGGACGCTGTTCGGTTCGGGCTGTTCACTTGCAGGCTCGCTAGTGTCTTCCTGTTCCGGCTCGGACTCAGAGGCGGAGTCCTGAACAGTATCAAGCTCCTGCGGAGATTCGGACTCCTGATCCGCCTTTGAGGTCTTCATACCTCGGCGCAGAAATCTCTCCTCTTCCTCATAGGTCAGGTCCGCCATTGTAAGCAGGCGTTCAGGACGCTTGACGAAGATGCCTTTCGGGAATGGATCGCGCTCGCCGAACGGAAGCCCGTTGTTAGGAAGCGCTGGGATGAACGAGCGATCGGCCTCCCACTTACGTTTGGCCGCGATTGACTCCGGGCCCCAGATGCCGTCACACCGGTGGCGGTAGAAGCCCAGCTTTGCCATGATGACCTGCTGCCGTTGCAGTTGAGGCTTGCGAGTCTGCATAATGAATCTCCTTGTTGACTACATAAATTACCTTTCTAACCGGGCCGTATTGAGCAGTTGGCCGATCAGAGGCTTGATAAACTTCTCGGGATAACTGCGGCTCGCCATAGTGTCCGAGTTCACGGGGATGACCTTGATGAAACCTTTGCCTGAGTCGGACAAGCGGTGGAGGCGACTGTACTGGATGGAATGGTCGCCGTATACATCGTGAACGACGGCCAGATCATCGTCGGAATATACGCGGCACAACGTCGCTCTGCGGAACAACATTGTGCGGACGGAACAGTGCATATAGACGCAAATACCTTGCACGCCTTCTGCGGTAAGATACTCGCCCAGTTTGTATGCGGAGCGAGCATCGCTGATCACCACAGGAATCTGTCCTGCGCGTGGAACCAGCGCATCCTTGTCGAATCCATAGAGGTGCTCACCGAACGTCGTTATGGCGATCAACCTGCCTTCATCCCGCATAGACTCGAACGTTTCTCGATCAACTGTGGTGTACGGAAGGTGCTCATCGGCTTCATTCCGTTGTGTGGTCACAACTGGAACCGATATGGCGCCGTCTACGTGAGACACTATAGCGTTAGCCATAGTGAGGCGGCCGCTGTACGCGGGACCTGTTACAACAATAACCATGGTTGGTCTCCCGAACTGCAAAAAAGGGGGAGAGCGATTGCCCTCCCCCCTGAGTGCCGATCTATTTCTTGTTGGAAGAAGCGCGGAAACGAATGCTGGTTATCTCCTTACTGAGTTCTGCCTCGTTCTCGATAGTGAACCCGGCCTTCTTGAGGTCGCGCACCTTAGCACGCAGGTCCTTCTTGGCGGAGGCGAAGTACAGGAGGTGACCATCGCTTTGCTGCCACTTGGTCGCTGCGCCCGGCACCGCTTTCCCGACATGCTTGCGAATTGCAGGGTTCGTCTTGAGATCGACGGCTACCTGCAGCTCATTAGGCATGACGATTGGGTACGGGCGAATCTCGTTACGCTTTTGGACGGGCCGCTTCCGAGTTGCGAAGAAGTACGGCAGTGACCGTTGCGGAGCGAGCTCCATGCGGTAGACGCCTTTGGGTCCTTCCTCGAACGCATCCTGAATCTCATCCAGACGCCCTATACTAGCGTTGGAGAGCTGGAAGTGATCCTCAAGGTAATCAAGAACCTTATCGAAGCGGCTGTACCGGTCCGCCGTCACGTAGGCGTACGGGCCTGTAGGCTTAAAGCCGAACTTCTTGAGGCGCTTGGCATCCGCAGCATCGCCCTTGAGTTCAAGAGTAAGGTACCCGTGGAAGTACGCAGGATGTAAGGTGATGGACATGTCCTCGTCCTGCTCATCCATGCGGCCCCGCTTAATAGGAGGCACGTCCTTAACGCGCTTGATCCCTTTGTTGACCGGCTGGCCTTCCTCCAGGTTCTTGCGGCGCTTACGTCCGTCCTTCGCGGCTTCCTTGCGAGCTTCCGCCTCCTTCTTCATCTTGCGACGACGACGCTCCTCGCGTACCAGCTCACGTTCCTCTTCCTTGCGACGTTCCTCCTCAGCAGTGCGCTCACGCTTACGTTCGGCCTCGCGGGCAGACTCCGCCTGACGTTGGGCTTTTCGCTCCTCTGTCTTGGTGGTACGGAGGTTGTTAACGTGGAAGTCGCGCTTCGCAGTCTTGGCATCCAGCTTGGTAGGCATGAACACCACACCTGTGTCACTGAACGAAGGAAGAATCTCGTTAGTGCCTGCCTGCTTCACCACGAAGCTGACGATCGGGTTGTCAGGATCGACGACCTTACGTCCTTGACCGTCCAGCACGTCCTCCTTCTTAATGGAGCCACCGCGAGTCTTGACCGGGTGTCCTTCCTCGTCAAGGACAGCACGCTTGAGATAGCGCACGCGCACCTTAGCGATACGGCCTTTACCGAGGTCGGTGACGACAGGCATGCCTTCCAGCTTCGTCGGGTCCTGCGCCAATTCACGGTGCTGCTCGTTGCGGAGCATGTTACGCAGAGAGACGAGCTGTAGCCCTTCCGGGTCTTCCGGCTTCTGGTTCGACACGAAAGGAGTCTGGATTTTCGCAGACCCAGGAACCTCAGGCTGCGCTTCCAGGTCCTTCATGGTGTGATCCATGTTGACCCGCATTTCATGGAACTCCTCACGCTGAATCCCGTTCAGGGTAGCGTAGGCTTCCACGTACTCGCTAAAGTCTTCCAGTGACGCACGCGAACGCAGAGTGTCGAGGCTCATCCGAATCTCGTCCAGCTCAAACTCGCTGAGGACGTCGTTGTAGGTCTCGTTCTCCGCCTCGTCGAACCGCGCCTTGTTGAAGATTTTGGCGATGAGTCGAGCCTGTTTGGCAACCTCCATCGTAGAATCGCAGAGAATCCAATCGAGGAAGATCGCTTCACGCGACAGCTCGCCGGGCTTACCGTTCTTCACCATGTCCTTCTGAGCGCTTGGATCAGGACGGAAGATACGCGAGGACGACTGGTCCAGATCGCCGGGCGCCCACGGACTTTCGACACGGATGATGCGAGAGGCCAACTGCATGTTGTGACCTTCCGCGATACCCATTTCGTTGGCGACCAGAATCTTGGTCTTGGGATCGTTCAGGAACGAATCCAGATTGCCCCACTTGTCGTCTTCTTCGCCAGTGAACTTCACGGCAATACGCTTGTAGTGCTCGGGAAGCGCGGCGAACACACCATTGACGCTGTTGGTGTAACGGCAGAAGACGATGACCTTGCCTTCAGGTTCTTCCTTCCAGGTCTCCGTATCCTCCTCAGGAGACTTGCCGCGAGTCGTCTCGGGAAGGTCGCCAGGAGTAGACGTGGACTTGTCGAGCTTACGGCTGAGGTACAGCTTGCCGTTGTGTTCGAGGAGCGTGTACTCCTTGTAGACCTTGTCCTTACTCCACTTCTCAGGATTGAAGTGCTTGTCGATCCGATTGGCGATGTAGCGCGCCTTGGTGGAGTGGTAGTCCTGAACACCGGCAGCACCGAAGATGTCCGGAGCCAGAGGATCGGCCATCGGGTTGGTAACGAGGCGCTCGATACGAGCCAGATAAGGACGGAGCTCAGCAGCATTGAGCATGGAGAGTTCTTCGTTCTCCTCCATCTCCATGTTACCTTCGCTGGCACCTTCATCCTCGCCGCCTTCGTCCTCGTCATCCTCACCCGCGCTGCGACGAGACTTGGCCTTCTTGAGAAGCTGCTCCAGTTCCTCGACTGACTCCTGCAACACCGCATCGTAGAGCTGCTTGTGCATTTCGCCGAGCTGAATGTCCTCGGGACTAGCGTTACCGTCATCGGACGGGACCATAGGCACCGCGATGAAAGTCTCGATAGGAGAAGGCAACATGAAGGCCCACTCCTTCTTCTTCATCGTGATGACCGAGGCGTAACGGCTGAGCTTCTGGCGAGCACGCTGAGGGCTGTCCACTTCCCAGACAGGAACCTCATCGCCGTTCATTTCGATGCGGCGCTCCACAGAATCAGCGACTGAGGCGTTGGACACTTCACCGTCGCGGAAGATGTGGCCGTTGCACAGGCTGGCTTGACCCACGATGTCATCCACACGGTTGCTGATGAGCGTACCAGTGGCGAGGCGGATGAACCGCACGTGGGAAGCAGTGGTGAGCTGCTTGATGGTCTTGTGGCGTTGAGAGTTCTTATTCTTGAGCTTGTGCGATTCGTCGATGCAGATATAATCGAAGGCAAACCGCTTCATGAACTCAAGGTTGTTGGACACGCGAGAACTATGGGTGCCGAACACCACAGTCTCGCGCCGAGAGGTCAGGAAGTTGAATCCACAAACGACGATGGTATTCACCGGCGCCTCACGGATCAGTTCCTCCAGCTTCTCATAGCCCCACCGATTGATGACGTGCTTGTTCACCGGGATCATGTTCCACTTGGTCCCGGTAAAGATTTTCATGTCATCGACCCAGTTCTTAATCAGGCCGTCCGGACACAGGATGATGGGCTTGACGTTCTTGCCGCCGATCTCATTGAGTTCGGTGACCATCGAACCAATGTCGGTAACACCGAGCGTAGTCTTACCGCCGCCAGGTGCGATGTCGAGGATGGAGAACTTGGGACGCTTACGGAGACTCTGATGTGCGCGCACTTGGTGCGGGAACATCTGGGCGCCGTCCACAGCACCGGATACGCGAATGTCGCTCTCGTCCAGTGAGTCGTCAGCCCGATTGGCCTCCATCATTTCATCGGCTTCGCGAAGAATCTGCTCGGCGTTCGGCACGTACTTGCTGAACAGGACCGCGAGAGGCATGATACGCTTGGACACGGATGAGAAGTTCGGCTTGCTCAGCGTGTTGTAGGCGTTGGCCTGAACCGGAGGCTCGATGCTGAACAGGTCCTTCAGCTCGACCTTGGTTAGGTGCTCCATTGCCAGCTTGAAGACCATGCCGCCGACGTAGTTGTAGAGGTTGCCGAAGTCGGCCGCAGGACTATTGACAGGGTTGAAGTAGTGCGGATGCTCGCGCATCTGCTCCTCGATTTCCCCGTAGCTGGCACCCTCGTTCTCATCCGCGATCATCTGACGGAACATAGGACCGCCAGCACAGTGCAGCATTGTCTGGTTGAGCGCACTGGTGATGAACCGCTGAATATCGGTGACGGTGTTGGTGTAAGACTCGGCGACACTACCACCCGGGCTGACCATGCCAGAGAGCTGGGTAGCGTCGAAGGTCCCAAGCTCGCTGAGGCCGAGTTCTTTCATCGCTTCGGTGACGAGGTCTTGCAGACCAGGTACACGCTCCTGAGCCCAACAGTAGGCGTAGAAGCTAAGGAGGTCGGAAGCGATACCGCCTGACTTCAGGAATATGGTCGGGTCTGAGGTAGTGCCCACCACGTCAGAGGCACGGCCATCTTTCTCCAGCGTGGTGTTGGTCAGCAGCACCAGAGAGTCGCCAAAGCCTTTACGGATAGGCTGCTCACCTTCCTCGGCGAAGTTGAAGCCCAGATAATCAGCCAAGGTGAGCGAGTCCACAGTGGCCGCACCGACCATGTCGTTAGCCACGATCGAGGTCGGGTTCTGAGCGTTCGCGGTGATGATGTTGTTGTAATCCCAGTCGTAGGACAGGAGCTTGCCGTTGTACCGGTGGACCTTGTTGTGCAGCTCGGTGAACTGCTTGGCAAGAGCAGGGTCAGCACGATCAACCACAACCTCGCGCGGGAGAGTAGCGCCTTTCTGTACCGGGAACCCATGCTCGAAGCAGAAGTTCAGGTACTCCTCCATGTCCCGCTCGTAGTTGTCCAGGTTCTCCTTGATCGCGTCCTTAGCCTCGGTAGGCGGAGCGAACTGGAGCGCACCAGACGGAGCGATGAAGACGTTGTGGTCGTCGCCCTTACCAGGTTCGACGTGGAAGCCGTTCTCGGTACGCACCTCGGTCGCACGCTGCGCCTTGGACAGAGGCAGCACGAACTTGGGCATTTCGGAGCGTTTGATGCGACCGCCCTGAGTACGCGCACCCTTGCGGCGCATGTGACGGCGGGTCCAGATGCTAGCCCAGTTGTGAAGCGACAGGAGGGACGGACGCTCACCTTCCTCAGCCTGCGTGATGTAGTGCGCGATGTCGGACGGCAGGTTGATGGTGAAGGAGAACGACAGCACCTGGCTCAGCGCCATGCCTTCCCGAGTCATGATCTTCTCGATGAAGTCGGGAGCGACTGGCGCAGGGTTATCCGGGTCCTCGGCCTCACGTGCATTCCGATCCATGCGATTCTGGACTTCGCGGATCAGGTTGTTCTTGGGCGTACGGATGACGTTCGCACTCAGGAACTCTCCGAAGTGCTTGGCCACGTCGGAGTTGATGTTCTCCATGAAGTCCACAGTCAGGATGATACCCGTGTGGTCGAAGAACATGTGGTTGATCTGCTGGAAGTCGAAGTTCAGAGGTAATGTCCGAACCACACGCTTGCCGGCGTCGGTATAGGAGGTGGCCTGTTCCCCAAGGATCAGCTTGAGGACTTCCTCGCCGACCTTGACACACGCTTGCGACAACTCGGTCGCGTAGGCTTCCAGATACTCGTACTCGTACCGAGAGTCGTTGGCCTTGCCGCGAGGTAGCAGGTCGATCACGCTGTACTCACCGTACGGGAGGCTGAGCGTCGGAACCTTGGTGGAAACGGCAGAGGAAGGAGCAGCAGGAGAGCCGATGAACTGGATGTCCAGTCCGCTATCATAGCGATCCGACGGAACGATGACGTGGCTGTTACCCGCGTTCATGATGTCGAGGAACTCACCCACGCTATCCGACTTGTCGGAGCTGGAGACGTTCTTCAGGATGCGCTCAGCCTCGCGATTGACGGCAGCAGCACGCTCCGTCTTGTCGAGAGCGGCCAGACGACGAGCATTAGCCAGGCAGAACCGCAGAAGCGCGAAAAACCCACTGGTGCGGGCTGAGATGGTAGCGAGTTCGTCGATCAGCGGCAGGAACTGAGCCGTGCGCTTCGGAAAGAAGAAGTCCTCGTAAGCTGACATGCGTTCCTTGGGAAGGTTCACACGAACGAGCTGCGAGGAAATAATGGAGTCGCCAGCGCCATCTTCATCGGAGGCGGCAGCGAGAGAACTGAACACGGAAGGCTTGAAGCCTTCGGACGTAGCGACGGCAGGAGCGATAGGACCAGCACCGGCCTCTCCCTCGTTCAACGTCTGATGGACCTTTTTGAGGTCTTCCTCAAATTGAGTACCCATAGATTCGGCTCCTACATGATGCCATTGTTTTGCATGAGTGAGACCCAGAGACGATCTGGCTCCTTGTCGAGCGAGTGGCTGTACTCCACAAGAGCCTGTGCCACCAAACTCCGCGTTTCCTGCTTCATGCCCTTGAAAAGGGAATCCGTGTAGTAACAGCGGAGGTCCCCGATACGTGCGCCTTGGATAGCCTCGCGAAACTGGGCGAGTTTCTCCATGTTGCGCTCGTCGACCTCCGTATCGTGATCCTTCTCCTCACCCTGATCGCGGTCCTGCGCAGAAGAAAGCTCGTCGAGCAACCGCAACACAACCAGCATAAGCTGGCGAGCGCCATCGGAGTTCTTGGTGTCGAACCGATTAGCCAGAATATCGTCGATGATGTCCTGGTACTGATCGTCGGTCAACGTGGTGGTACTCTGGGACGCAGACAACGACTCCATATCGCCAAACCGCCGGGCGATGATGGCGTCCGCCAATTCTGATGTCCCAGCGATGCTCTCAATGGCATCGGTTAGGCTCATTTGCATGGTACACCTCTTGGACTGTACACGTAGTTTACACTGTTAGGGCAGGATGATAGCCCGCTCATGGCGCTTTCTGAGGTCCTTTTCCGCCTTATTCACGGGTTTGGCTCCGTGAAATACGACTACCTCTGACTTGATCTGGTACTTGAAGATGACGGTACCGTACTGAGCCCGTGCCATGTGCAGGGACACATCATCATCTTCCAATAACGAAAACCAGCCCAAGCTGGAGGCGATCTGCTCCTCGGCGCGCAGCACTTTCCGGGTCTTGCCATTTACCTCCCTACGCAGTTCGTACGGAACAGACTTGAAAAGCGTGGGCACCAACGAGTGGATCAGCTTGTCAAATGGTTGCCTGCCTTGAACTTTGTAGATGGCGATGCCGGAGCACTTCGGGTACATAAGGGCTCGCAGCCAATCGGAGTGATCTGCACTCATATCGTACTTGTGGGAATACCGGCTTAGGTTCAACGAGGAAATGATGCGCTTCCTGTTGAGGTAGTCGGTCATCTTCCGGTACGATGAGGATGGGCGATAGAAGTCGGCGGAGTTGAGGAGGTTGACCTTCGAGGCCACAGCCTTTGGGTCGAGGCTCTCAACGTAAGACACGAAAGCCGCACAAACGTAGTAGCGCCCAAGCCCGTCTTTACCGAATGCTCGCATAAGGTCGGTGATGGCGCGAGTCTTGATGAACTCCTGCCATACGGGAAGGTAATCGCTACTCACCACTGTGGGAAAGGAATTTTTCAATTCGCCACGGGCGGGAACACCCAGCTCGCGGAACAACAGGGTCAGCTTGCTGGATACACTGAGTTTCATCGTTTTCTCTCAGCGTTGCGTTTGTGAAGGATAAGGTGTTTGGCTCGCTTGTGGCCTGGTCGCTTGGAATGGCACAGGTCGCATAAAGTCCACAGGTTGGACATAATCGTTCTCCCTCCTTTGTGAACAGGGATGATGTGGTCCACCTGCAGGTAGTCGGTGGCCGGACACTTGCGACACTTATGACCATCGCGCCGTTTGACGGCAGCGGAAATCTCTCCCCAGTCCTGACGCGAACCATACGCTTGTTGCCGTGTGCGCCGCACCTTGGCTACTGTCTTCGCTCCCACCTTGGGAGGTCCTACTTTCACACGTTTAGCCATCTAGCGTCCTCCGTTCAGGACGTCCACGATGCGGGAACGTGCGATGTCGAATTGCTGTTGGAGATTGCTCGCCTGATCAGCAACGTCCACCTTGAGAGTGGCGATAAGCTCCTCTACGGTAGAAGGATCACTGACCTTCTGGCGAATGTCCGTGGTGACCTTGAAGTAGAGGCTAACAAGGGCTTCGCCGGAACTCTTGGCCGCAGGGTCGAACACTTGCTGGGCCAGGTCCTCAGCCTGATCGTTCATGTCCTTGATGGAGCGCATGTCAGCAATGGTCTCACGCATCTGACTGTACATGGTCATCAGAGCATAGACATCCTTGCTGCTCACTTGAGCGTCACCATCCGTCATCCGATCTTCCAACTTGCGGATGATGGAGCCCAGAGTACCGTAGATGTGGTGGTACTCATCGAGGAAGTCCGCTTCCGAGTTACCTCCGGAACGAACGTAGTGCCCGCTAACAGGCTGCGCTTCCTCGACCACAGGCTCAACATCGCCCGATATAGCAACTGCCTTGGAGGCCAGCTTATTTACCTTCTTGCGAGCTTGCTCCGTCTTTCCTTCTTCTAACAGCTCACCGACGGTCTTCTTTTTCTTTTTCTTTTTCTTCTTGGGAGTGCCGTCTTCCTCAGCGTGTTTCGATTTAGGTTTGGACGGCTTAGTCTTGGTTTTCTTCGACTTCTTTTTCTGGACGGCGGCGCTCAAGTCGTTAACGTCCTCTTCCCTGTCTTTCTTGGCGCGCTTTTTCTTCTTAGGCTTCTCGCTGTCCAGCTCCTCCTGAATCTCGTCCTGCCTCTTCTTAGCCTTGGACTGAGACTGCTTGAGGCGTTTCTTGGCATTCGACTTCCCGGTTGAGCCTTTGCCACGAGCTTCCTGGGGAATGTCTGTGTTGATATGCCGACCACGATCGTCGATGTGCCCGCCGCCGGAAACATCGACTTCTCTAATACCTCTGCTGCGGGCCATGACGAACTCCTGTTAGCGTGCGATGGACTTAGGCAACCGATCGTAATGCCAGCCTTGGCCACCGCGCTGCCATCGTCCGACCAGAGCAGATTTACTGCCGTTAGTCAGGTAGAACGAGGCCACTTCGATCTTGCCCTTCCCGGAAGGATCGTCCATCTTGCTGTTCTTGATCTCCAGCTTCAAGTAGGAATGATTTCGCATCAGTCCATCCTTGATGTGCTGGATAAAGTGGGCCTTGGATTCCTTGATGTACTCCAGCTTGCGCAGCTCGTCGCCGTGTGCGGAACCCAGCTTCACCGTCGGAGTGTACTTGGAGTTCTGCTTCATTCCCCACTGCGGGAACGAGTCGTGGATGGACTGCAGGGGCTTCGGCAAGCGCAGCGTATTGGACGCAGCGAAAAGCTCCTTCATAGTCTTTGCATCGACCAGCTTTTCCACAGATTTGACGAATGACTTGATCGCCTTGAACTCGGCGAATTTCTCCAGCTTGTCACCGTCCGCCTTGTCCAGAACCTGGAGTAACTTGCTGGCGCACGGAATAACAAGCTCGGGCTTGGACTCGAAGTCCTTGAGACCGTTGAAGATGGATTCCCAGCGTGAGCCGAACAGGATGCGAGCGTTTGCCTTCTGGCGCGCCAGCTTCTCTTTCTCAGCTTGCTTGATTGTGGGAATCGTAGACTTCTCCTGCAGTTCGGGATTCTTGACAGTGCGAACTGCCGCGGACTCAGAAACCTGCATCGGTATCTCTACACGCATACTTGCCTCCTAGGCGGATAAGGGCGCACACAAGATGCGCCCTTTGACCTTGAACCAGATTAGCCGAAGGTGTGGGCCATCCAGCGCTCCATGAACTTCTCGTAGTAGCTCGGATCGCGCTGGAACAGACGCTGGTAGTAGGAGGCGATGAAGTCCAGAGTATGCGCACTGGCCTCGGCCACGTTGTCATCCACCAGACCCGTGTCGTCGAAGTCCACATCATCGAACTTGCCGAGAGTCATCTGACGGTCGATCATGACCGGCTTGGAGGACGCCTCGACGGACTGCACGACCACATTACCAGTCTCGCGACCCGTATCATCGCACACGGAGGCCACCACGGCACCGAATTGCACGTCTTCGGTCTCGGGGTTCACGAAGGTGATGAAGTCGCCACCTTGGAGACCGCAGCGGATACCTTCGTCACGCTGAGCGCTGGCCTGAGCCTCGAACGCCATGGTGCCAACGTCCGCGCTGGACAGGGAGGTCATCAGGTCGGAAATGATGTCGGCATCTTCCTTGCCGCGGCTCTTGACCAGCAGGTCACCTGCCTCAGTCTTGCGCAGGGCCCAGAGCTGTTCCTCGTCATCCATGAACATGTTGCCTGCGATGGCTTTGAAGCCTTCGGCGATGTTCTCGTCATAGGCGACGACTTCCGGGTTGGAGGTCACGATACCGCTGATAGTGTCTCCTACGCTGTTTCCTGCCACAGCATGGAAGGAACCCTCGATGGGGCGAACCTTGGCACCCAACTTCTCGCTCAGAGCGGACAGCACCTGGCTGTGATCCTGACGACTGGCGGAGGTGTGAGTTACCGAGGCAGTGACGCGAGCGAAGCCTTCGTTGGACGTGCGAGCGATGTCCACGATGTTGATGTGCGGCTTGCGGGCCTTACGCAGGTCGGACACCATAGAGTCCACGACGCTGCGGGAATGATTCATGCTGCTCATTTTGATTCTCCTATATAGGAACGGAATGCTTGCTATAGCGTGGATAAATTACGATTAGGTAGGAGGTACCACCGAGCGGGCCTTACCTATTTCCGTAACCGTAGCAAAAGCGCCAGTGCTATCCCTGAAAAGACCAGTATAACACAGACGCTGCCGCGAGTACATCCTAGTAAAACGGGCGGAACCAAGAACCACGGTGACCTGCATGAGGCAGTCGAGTGGTCGGAGCGTTGAGAACACCCAAAGTACCAAGGCTGTGAGCGCCGTTGATAGCTTGTCCGCCTTGCGATCCATCCCCGCCAAGCACGCCAGCCTTAGCCAGCAGTTTCTTGAGGGGCTTGACGTTCTGCTCCAGCGCGCTCTCCACGCGACCGAGCGCACCTTCAATCGTAGGCGTGCGATCCACGTTCAAGCTGACGGATTGACCAGAGAAGTCGAATGCCATGGCACCTTCAGCTTGAAGCTGGGAAGCCAGAGCGTAGTACGAGCTACACTGTAGCCATGCGTCGAGGATAATCCCCTGCATGTTGTTTCCGTTGAAACTGGACGTGTGCGGAGGGAACGAGTTGAACAGTGCCAGCCCACGATGCAGGTACTGAATCAGGTCCGCCTGCGTGTAGTCCAGCTCCGGGATCACGTTCTGGATGCGAGCCTTGTTGATGAAGTCCTCCAGCTGGGAGGCTGCGACGAGGACCTGAGGCGTGATAGCCCATACCTTGTAGGTCAGCGTCTGAGGCATCATCACGCCGGGCTTGTTATGCTCCACCAGCATGATCAGAGGCTCCATCTTAGGAGCGCCGACCGCTGCAGGCAACGTCACCACTGTCTTGTTGATGTGGGTTTCGATGTGGATACCGCTGTCAGGATCATCGCTGCTCAGCCCTTCCTCGCCGAATATAGCCATGTTATTCCGGAACAGGGAGAAGCGGAGCGTGTCCCCAGGTTTGCCAGGCGTGGCAGGAATGCGATTCTTCACGTCGCCTTCCTTCTTCTCCACAGGACGCTCGAACGCGATAGGGAGGATGAGCTGCATCACCTTATCGCGACCGCTGATTACCAGGACGTCCGAATCGCGCTCCTCGGAGTCAGGCTCCACGAACAGCGCCTGCTTAGAGCGGTGGATGTCACCTTCTGCCGACTTGTACGTCCAGTGCGCGGTAAACTGCTTCTTCTCCGATAGCCCGATCTTGGGCATGGAGACATCGACGGACCAGTCGCCGGGCTGCCCGTTCGGATCAGGAACGGCAATCTGCTCGATCACCATTTCCTTCGTGTCGTCGAACACACGGACGATAGGGCCCGGCTCCGTGTTGGCGAGGTCAAGCGGTTCGTCAAACTCGTCCACGAACGATTCGACCAACGTGCAAGTTTCGCCCTCCAATACCGTTACTATCTCATTGCTCATTGTGCTCCCCTTAGGTTTCCTGAGAGCAGGTCACGAGCGATATTCTGGACATCGCTGCGATCGGCCAGCAGGTTCAAGTTTCCGCCCAGCATGTCCAAGACGGTTGTGAGATTACGGGAGAAGGTTTCTCCGGGGGCGTCGCCTTGTTCCGCGTCGGGCACAACCATAGGCAGTGCATCCAACACGCCGGATGCTACGTACTTCTCGGCCAGCTTCTCGATCTTCTGCACGTTGGGCACGCTATACTTACGGTAGTAGTCATGCGCCAGGTACCGACAATAGTAGTCGATGAAGTCCGTGTTTGCAGCTTTCGGGTTCAGGAAGTTAGGAGCCAACTCCCACATATCCTTGGCGTAACCCCACTGATCGTATGGGACGTGCTTGAACAGGTGCTGCATCTTCTGGTAGTAGAACTTGGCGCGTGCCGTCTCTACCGAGATGGGATCACTGTTGTACCAGCCTTTCCGCGTGTAGAAGTCAAAGCGCTGAGCGAAGTTCTTGGACCACGCTCCGATCGCCATGTACAACCACTCCATCTCACGCATATTGGGAGTCAGGAGGCGCACGTCCCGCATAACGCGCTTCGGTACGTTGATCGTCACGAAGTCGGCGTTACCGATCTGCGTGTGGCCCCAGAACGTCACGTACTGCGCAGGCCGCATCTGGAAGCGCGGGCGAATCTCCCCATTGTACTCGTCGCGCCGTGTGAAGGCGAAAGTGAACGACAGAGGATGGAAATGACGAATGTCCTCATAAGGAGGCTTGTCATATCCAAAGCTGAGGCCGGCGATCGGGCTCACCACGTTAACGAGCGAGAACGTGGAGTAACGGACGAACGCCTTGTTGGTCTCATACAGCGCCTGAGCCAGGAAGTCCACAAGCACGGACAGGTCGTACCGCAACTTGGGCGTATTGAAGATGCGAAAGTGCGATGCCTGAGACGTGGGCCACTCGACCACGCGAAACGTGGACGCTGATCGTTGATGGATCATGGTGCCTCCTACGTCGGATTAGTTGTCGGTGACGTTCTTCACATTGGTGACGTGCATCACCTTGTGACGGCCCACCTTCTCGATGTTGTAGACGAAGCTGGACTTCTTCGGAGCGCGGAGGAGCTTGCGCAGGTAGACAATGATCTCCGGCCACATTTCGTCGCGAATAACATCGTCGCTCACCTGAGAGAGGTCGATCACGATTTCGTCGTCCTCGACGTCCACATCCACGATGCCATCCAAATCCAGGATACCGCTATGCCGTAGCTGCTGCTGGGTGACATTGATCTTGCGGCGGCCGATCGAAGGCAACATGCTGTGTAGGGAGATCAGCTTGGTAGCCTCACGCTTGGCCGAGGAGACCAAGGAGTTGATGGTCTGTCCCGAGAGCTGTTGGCCGATCTTGAAGCTGCCAGGCGACATGAACTGAGGCAAGGCGGTCATGTGGAACGTCAAATAGAATGACGGCTTGCCGCGAGCCTTGGTTGATTTAACCTCATGCACTACCCCAGTCAGGACGATCACCAGCTGCTCGCTCTTGAACTGGTCTTTGTTCAGGTCGTCGATATACAGGTAGTAGGTGAACTCGATGGGCTCTCGCTTCTTACTGGTCAGCGAGTTCTGGCTGGAGATATGGAGGTCCCAACCCATTTCGGAGTAGGCATCAGCCGGAATGGTATCGTTGACGTGCTGCATGAGCTGGTGCGCGAGCTGCATCATCTCGTCCGGCGCGTGCTTGTCCGACAGTTCCTCGATGGTGTCGTACAAGGCGTCCCGCTTTTCCTTGATGGTATTGCGGTAGGTCTGCATCTCCTTCACGAACTTCTTGGAAGCGGCGTCCGTCTTCTTACTGAGACGGTCGATCATTTCCTTGAGTTCCTGCATGTACTGTTCGGCCTCATCGAACATCTGGACGTCTTTCGCCAGTTGTTGACGATTGGGGGCCTTGAAGCCGATAATAGGCAGGGCGATACCGTCACGGAACCGGACAGTCTTCACGCTCTTACCGTTGATCTTACCGTCAGGCTTCGGCTTGGAGCCCGTAACGTCGATCTCCGTCACGTCGTCCGATGCCTGAACAACGTGCGTAAACGAGTCCATACGCTGAATGAGGTCCTCATAGCGTGACCGTCGCGTGTTGAACAGGCGGATGATGGCAGAGGCCGAGGCCTTCTTGATGAATTGCACGATCTCCCGTAGGCTACGGAATTTCGAGCGCACGTAGTTTGCGAGCATGTGGTTACCCCTTGGTTGCAGACATAACGGCCTTGTAGGTCCTAGAATCCAGCGCCAACATCTTGCGAAGCTGTTTGAAGGCGCCTTGATTGTAGAAATTACGATCCGATAACTGGATTCTGATGGTTTTGTTGCCTCGAGGGCCTTGTGCTACACGATGTACGATGTCCGTTCTAGGATCGGAAACACCAAGAGCGGTATGCGCGCAGGGCAGGAGTTTGGTAAGGACGGAGTTAACGTCGGACCCTGTAACTCCGGACTCAAGTTCGATCACCAAGTTGTTATCATCCACATAGGTGGACAACACGTTAGGCATCGTCTCGATATAGCGCTTGGAGCCGGATTCCAGTTCACCTATCGTTTGAATCTCGAAACCTTCAAATAGATGGGTATCCAGAGCGCGGGTTAACTGCTTGGGATTGGATATGGTGAAACGCTCCGACGCATCTCCTACCCGATCTGGGAATGAGATAGAGTAGGAGAAGGTGTTATCATAGTTGTTGTCAGCGTGTAGGGCTACCAGTAGCTCGGATAGCACGTAGCCATTCTGGGTAGGGACATTGTGAACCACGACGTAGTGCGTGAACGATACCTTGAATGCGGCATCCGGCACTACGAACGAGTTGACACGACTGGAGTCCGTCAGTTTTGCCAGGTATTTCTCGGCACGTGATGCGAAGGTACCCAATCGCGCAGGCTCCACGCGAGAACCTACAGCGTTCAGATACTTGAATGCCATGTTCTGGGTCTTTATCAGGACGGCATCCAGCTGCTCGCACAGCTTGCGAAACTTCTCCATCTTCGCGTCGCTCGACACAACCCCGGAAATAGATCGGGCAAAGTGGAGCTGGTACGTGAACATCTGGAGAGACTCAAGGTCCTCATGCGATGCTTTGAGGGAGGAGCGATCCAAAGAGAACTCTCCTTCCTGTTGTTCGGAAATGGGTATCTCAACCTCTGAGGTCTGCACCTTCTCTAACTTGCGGCTGAGCTTAGAGTTGATACTGGACGCGGCATTCTTAATACGACTCAAGACTACCACGATTTCGTTGAAGGACCTAGCAGACCTAAGGTCCTCCATGTTTTTGCTCTTATCCAATTGCTTGAGGGAGTCGCTCATACTAAGTCCTTGTGCGAAAAAAAAAACGCGCAGCAGGTGTTAGCCCACTGCGCGTTTCTTAGGGTTTATCGTCTGTTCTACGCAGCGTGCGTAAAATTATTCAGACTTGGCGCGACCGCGACGACGCGGGACGGAGCCTTCCTTCTTGGCGGCGCCACCCTTTGCCGGAGCCTTCTTGGCCGGGGCCTTCTTGGCCGGGGCCTTCTTGGCTGCGGTCTTGGTACCGGCTGCCTTGGTGCCAGCGGCTTTCTTAGCCGGAGCCTTCTTGGCTGCGGTCTTGGTGCCGGTGGTCTTCTTGGCTGCTGCCTTGGTACCAGTGGTCTTCTTGGCAGTGGAAGCCTTGGTGCCAGCGGCTTTCTTAGCCGGGGCCTTCTTGGCTGCTGCCTTCGGAGCTGCCTTAGCCGGAGCTGCCTTGGCCGGGGCCTTCTTGGCAGGAGCATCGGCCTTGTGCTTGGCGATTGCTTCCTTACGCTGCGCGGTCAGCTTGGCGCGCTGATCCTTGATAGCTGCCATCTTCTTCTGGTAGGCAGCCTTGGCCTTGGCGTTGGCGGCTTTCCGAGCGGCCGGAGTGGCCTTCTGGGCGTTCTTCTCGCGCTGCGCCTTGTACGCCTCGCGGGTAGTCTTGGAACGCTCCATCAGCTTCTGGCGACGATCAGCGAAACGCTGACGGGTAGCTGCCAGTTTCTCCTTGCGCTTCTGGGCGGTAGTCGGCATGCCCTTCAGCTTGGCGCGGTAGTCCTTCAGCTTGACCTTGATCTGAGCATCGGACTCGCCCTTGCGACGCAGGCGGTTGACGTATGCACGCTCCTTCTTGGCCTGCTTCTCCTTCGGAGTCATGGTGCGTTCGCGCTTGGCACGTTCCTGCTTCGCCTTGGACTTGTTCTTCTGGTAGTCCTGACGAGCGGCGCGGCGCTTCTTCTGCGCCTCAGCGCTGGTGTCCTTCTTCACCCGACGCTTCTTCTGCATCGGGTCCTTCACTGCGTTGGCAGGGGTCTTCTTACGAGTGGCCATGATGGAAGCCTCCAATTGATTTGTACACGTAGCAACGTTGCCGGAGCGAAGGGCTTGCGCCCGGGTCGCCCCGCACTCCGGTGACATGTACAAATTATTATTGTGAGGAGTTACCTCCAAAAAATTTCCTATCGTTACAATAGAGACACTGTCGGATTCTCAGACAGCTTTCTCTCGACGAACTCCGCCGCGGGCTTCTGGTAATCCTTAAGGCGGAACCCTGCAGGAGGGTGCCAATAATCGGATTCCTTGGGAGACAAGGACTCGATAACGCTGCGCACGAACGCATCCTCATCGTCGAAGCGAACAAGCTCCGTGTACAGCATATAGACTCGCGACAAGCTCAAGTCTGCCAAACGTTTTGCCATGTCGAGCGGCACGCCGATCCCAGTGGACATGGACTTATTGCCGCGGTGTTTGCGAGAGACAGTCACCTCGCACGCACCCACGAACTCAGGACCGCTCTCCAAAAGTAGGAATATATGGGCTCTACCCATACGGGTACGCTGGCGACCCCAGGCACGAGCAACTGGAAGATTGGGGTCACAGATGTGGTAGAAACGATGGGTCTTAGACATGATCACTCCACAAGGTCGAGGCCCAATTCGTTGGCCGCCTGTTTAACAAGGGACCGCGCTTCCTGATAGTCCCGTTTCTTGAAGCCTGCGCCTTTCATGTAGTCCTTGAGTCCGTACATGAGGTCCACCTGATTAGCGCTTGGGTCCTGGATCAACGTCTTCACTTCTTCCCGATCTTGCGCGCGCACCTTGGAATCCAGATCAAAGATGCCGCCTGTTATGTTAGGAAAGCGTAGGCGAAGGTCCTTAGGAATCTCTACACCCGCAGCAAGCCATAACTTGTACCGTATAGAATCACTGTCGGACAGTCGGGCGAAGTCTTCCCGCGACTCGATGTTCATGTTAATGAGGCGGAAGTCAGGTTTGTTATCCACGAACTTGTGCTTGAACGCGATCCGCTCGTCCTTTAGCTTTGCCTTGAAGTGGACGAACCCTTTGGGCAGCTTCTCTCCGAAGTTCTTTTGGAAGGGGTTGCCGCAGTACAAGGCGCGCTTGGACTCCATATACTGATACTGGTGGATATGACCACTGATGTTGAAGTCGCCAGGGTTCTGAATAAACTCGTCCTTCACCCGTATCTTTCGCCCGTTGTCCCCGATTGCTCCGTTGTAGGAGATATGGGAGAAGTTCAGATGCGGAATGTCAGATGCAGGAGCCTCGTTCCACGGGTATGGAAGGAAGTTTATAGGCACGTCCTCAAGCTCTATTTCCGTGTGTCCCATGTGAAGGTGGAACGACTCGAAGAACTGGTTTTGTTGGAGGACGCTCAGCAGGTCCATGCTAGTCTTCTTCACGTCGGAGAAGTCATGGTTGCCGGGAATGTAGTGCGTCTCCACCAGACCGTCGTACTTCTTGAGGAACAGCACCAGAGCGATGTAGACCTCGTACGGCATGTGAGGAGTATCGCTAATGTCGCCGGGCACAAGGACATAGGGGATGCCATTCGCCACAGCGTACTGGTAGATTTTGTCCAGCTCGTAGATGGTGCGTTCAACGTGGTTGGGGAAGTGCTTGGCCAACCCCATGAAGTGCCAGTCTGATGTGGCGATTGCCTCAAGTGTGCGACTCATAGTGCCTCCGTTCGTGTCTGCTCTCTATTTACACTTGGCAGTCGAAGCCACGGACAGAATATAGCGCATTTCATACGCCGAGACAGCGTACTTGGACGCCACGGCTTTGAACTCGGTACTATCGACGGACTCGCACTCCTTGGCCTCCTGCAAGGCAACACCATACGTGCCAGCATCGGCGGATGTCATTAGAGACAGAAACTTGGCCTGTTGTTTGTCTGTAAGAGGAACGGTTTTGATCAGGGTTTCAAGGCGGTCCACCAACACCTTGTGATCCTCGCCTGACACAAGCCATGTGCAAGCGAGCTCCTTTATAGGCTTTTGGTGCGTAGCGCTGGGAGTCGTGTATACGAACGTCATGAATTGAGTCAGGATACCCGTAAACGATTCCACTTTGGCCTGAACAACGTCGGTGTAATCTCGCTTCTCATAGCGCACCTTAACGTCCGCCATGTTGAAGGCGCGTCGAGCTATAGGACCAAGCTCGAACGCATCCAGATGAGGATTATCTGACTCTGAGTAATCCAAAGGAAGGACCGCGTCGAACTCATGCAGGTGGAGAGGCGACGCGCAAACAATGCCTACCTTGCCGTTGTACTTCCTGGAGTTAACCGTGTCCAGGTTACGGCGTAGTGCGGCAGAGCCTAGAAAGATGAAGTGTGTGTTATTGGTCTTGCGCGCCAGCGTGTCTCCGGAGCTGACGATCAAGATGGAATCCAGAGGGACGTTGAGCTTGCGGTACAAGTAACGGATGAGGAAGTCCGGAGAATGGTTGGCTGAGCCGAACACGCGCATCATTCGCTCCTGATTATTCTGTATTCGAGTTGCATGTCCGCCAGGCCTTCCAGATCGCGAAGCTCCGAGCGAACAAACAGAGGAGAGCGCACACGCACACCACACAGCGTGCCTATGATAGTGCCTCCTGACGGGCTGGGTGTATCGGAGCCTTCGACAGGTTTTACCAGATTGGATATGCGGAGGTAAGCTCCAGGAGTCATGAAGAACTCCTCAGCATCGCCCTCCTCAACAAGGAAGTCCCGAGACAGCAAGGTATCATCCAGCCAGAGCTTGAACTGCTCCAGCTGGTTGGTGCGCGGAAGCGTCAGCGTGTACTTAGAGCTGTGTACGATCATGCTGCGATACCTTTGCGATTGAGGATAGACACACCACCTTCTTTAACGACTACCCAGCGTTCACACTCCTGATAGAGGTGGTGATCCTTCGGAGTGATGAGGAACACGTGGGGGACCACTTCACGCAAGAACGGAAGGAAACGCTCAGCGAACAGGGATCGGGTGCGCGAGTCCATGTGACTATCAGGTTCATCCAGCACGACGAAGTTGGTGCGACGCTCCGCAGGGATCATTAGCAACAAGCTAAGCATGAACAGCAAACGGAAACTGTCGGATTCCGCTCCAGACATAAGGCGGACGTCCGTTATCTTGCCGTTACCTCGATCGACCTCACAGAACACACCTTGCTCCGCGGCGTACACGTTGAACTTGAATGCTTCGGCAAACACAAGGTTGGAGTAACGATTGAGGTTGGCTTCAAGCAAGCGGACGATCTCGTTTGCCTTAGCTACCTTCAGGCCTTTGGCGCTGTACGCTTTTTCCAGAGCCTTGTACAGATCGCGCTTCTCCAGAATCGGACGGATTGCCTCCATGTCCGACTCCAGTTCCAACTTCTGCTTGGACAAGACACGATACTCGCCTAGACGCAGGTCATAGTCGCTGTTCTTCTTCACCAGCTTGCGGTAACGTGCGTCGATTTTCTCCAGCTTGTCCTGATGCTTCTTCTTCCGCTTCTTCATCTTGCTGGTATAGGACTCAGGATCATCCAGAGCCTTGGCCAGGTCGTCATCGTTGCTTACCATGTTATCGATGGAGTGCTCGACGTTGGATAGCTCGCGGCACTGGGCCAGAGCATCGTCGATGTCATCGACAGACGCGCCCTTGGGAGGTGTCTTGGACGGTTCGGTCGGCTTCTCGATGTTGCTCAGGTTCTCCCGTAGCTCGGCGATGCGCTCATGCGTATGGAGCTTCTCGTCGATGGACTTGCGCTCCGCACGTACCTCGTTGAGCTGCTCCTTGATGCTCTCGATGTCAGGGCGGTCACCGATATTCTTGAGTTCGGTGCGTGCGTCGGAACAGCGGCGGTACACCTGACGTGCTTCTTCCAGAGCTTGGAGTTTGACCAGACGCTTTTCAGCTTTCTTGACGTTCTTGGTGATCGCCTTCATGTCCACGGACTGCATACACGTCGGACACTGCGAGTCTTGATCAGAGTCCAATAGCTTACGCAGCTTCAACGTGGTGCGGCAGATGGAGATTTCGTCGTCTATGTCCGTCTCGGTATCGACCTCCCGAGGAGAATCATAACCAAGTTCTTGCAGGGCGGCCTTTGCCTTGTCGTATACCTTAGTCCAGCGGTCGTGGCGGACAACGGTATCGCGCTCATCTTCCCACTGCGCACGAAGCTCCTCTTCGCGCTTGATAAGAGCCTTGCGACGCTTACGCAAACGCTTGGCGGGCTCCAGATCGTGCTTCTCCAACTCCTCCAGATTGTCACGAATACGCTGGGTGCTGCGTTCGTAGGACTTCATGGACTTAAGGTAGGCTTCGTACTCGCGGATGACTTTCTTCCGCTTGCGCAGCTTATCCACGATTTCTTCAAGGGGCTTATCCGAGTTAAAGGACTCCAGAAGATCATCGCGCTTGCGAACCAGCTTGAGCAACGACTTGAGAGACGAGAGGAGCCGCTCGCATTCGGATAGCTTCTTGGCTACCAAATCGCGTTCATCCTGCAGCTCGGCGAACTCAGCCTTTACCTTCTTCGCGTCCTTGGCGTCGTCCTCGGTCCAGCCCACCTTATCGAGCTGGGTGTTGACGTTCAACAGCTTGGACTCCAGGACGGAGAACTTGGTCTGCTCGTCCTTGATCCTACCAAGCATGTTGGTGAAATACTTTTTCAGCTTGTCGTAAGAATCGAGCTGAAAGATAGAGGTGATGAACTTGAGGCGTTCTGCCGGCTTCTCCACTTGAAAGTGCAGGCGCTGCCCTTGAATAGACGACAGGTAAGTATAGGCATAGAACTCGTCCTGTGTTAGAGGAAAATGCTCCGCCATCTTCTCCTGTTGGATGGCAGTGGTGCGCGCCTTGCTGTCTACCATCTCACCAGTTTCAGGGTCTTGCTCCTCGATCAACCACTTGGTAGGCTTCTGGATGAACCTCACCTTCTGCCCGTGGTTGTTACGGAAGCGAATCTCGATCTCCGACTTGGAGCTATCGAGCATGTCTTTCTTGGTGTTCTTAAGGGTGGAGGAAGGGGCAGCCGCATAACGACAGTTCGGGATAGCGCTCCATAGAAGGGACTTTCCCGCTCCGTTGTTTTGGTCTTCCGCGATGCGGCTGTCCTTATTCAACCCAGAAATGATTACGAGGCCGCAGTTCTTTTTGACGGGAACTTTAGCCTCGTTAAAATGGACAACGTTACGGAGTACAAAGGAATCAACTTCAATCACAGGTCAGTCCCTACTTTTGGTTGGTTACCGTGGCAGGGCGGAGAACATCGGGATGTTTGCCTGCTTCTCACGAATCTCGGGGATGCGCTCCCAGACCTCTTGAAGGCCTGCTTCGCCGCACTCATCCATATTCACACCTTGTGCGTTACAAAGTGCGGCAAGAGACAGCACGGCGCCTCCTACTTCTTGGCGTAGCTCACCTCGCGGACGGCTGAACACGTAGTCCACCAGCTTGTGGGCTTCCTCGCGAGAGCAATGGCAGGCCTGCACCAGCTCCAGAGCTTCCTCGAGGAAGCGATGGTTACGCTGGGTTTTATCGTAAGGCACACGTTCGCCAAAGGTCTCGCGGAGCCACGTATCGACGCGCTCCTGATAACCGAGCTGCTCTCCAGCACCTTCATCCTGCTTCGGTTGTTCCGGTTCAGGCTCATTGACGGGCTGGTGCGTGGCAGCGTCGAGAATCTGAACGGATTCCGTACGCTTTCGCTCTGGCTGGTCGGAGCGCGGAACAGGCGTCCGCACGTCCACCTTGTCTGCGATGGGTTGGTTCGGGGTATGAGGCTTCTGCTTTTTCTTACCCATGTTACTCTCCTTATTGGGGCGTCATTGATTCGAGGAAGCTGTCTGGATGGCGCGCCCATGTTAGACCATCCGGGCCTCTGTAGACGACGAAGCGGTTGAGGGTTCCGAGCGAGGTGTTATACGCCACCATATCGTCGTAAGTGTAGGCATGCAACATACCGTTGCCGCCAACAATGATGGCCGTGAGCGGATATTGGGCACGCCGATCGGGTGACGCCCGCTCATTGGCCAGCACGATCTCACCCGGCTCGATGCCTTCTGCCTTGAGGGCAGAGTTCGTCACACCTATAACGGTGTACTGGTCACCGGACTTGCTGAACCATTTGGAACCAGGAATCAGTGCGCTCATTTCTTGCCTCCTGTGATGATCGGGCCTTTCGGAGCGGTGATGATGAACTCGACGCGCTCAGGTTTCGGGCGAACCTCAGACGAATCGAGGACCTGAACGCTGACGCGAGGCCGAGTTGGATGACGACGCTTACTCATCCTCTTCTTCTTCCGCATTATCGAAGGCAAACTTGGCGATAGCCGTCTGGAGAAGAACGGACTCGTCGATGGACGTGCTGTTCATCTTCATTTCCGCATCGACCAGAGCCATCTGTAACATGAGGAGCATGTCCAGACGCACCTCGATACCCTTGTCTTTCGCCAGCTTCTCGAACACGCGGCCTGAATACGGCTTGAACTTGGCGGTCTTGGTCTTAGTGCCGATCAGATAATCGACGAGCCAGCGGGACTTGCTAAGCATGCCGCGTGGGTTAGCGGCCTTGCGCACGAACCGGATAGCGCCTTTGAGGTCGTTGTTCATCAGGGCGGCCACGAGGCTGACGGCAGCTTTGTCCAGATCGACCTCGGAGTTCTGGATGAAAGACGCCAGAACGTCCTTGCTGCTAATGTCAGCTCCGCCTGCCGCGGCATACAGCACGTTCTCCAACAACGCGATGGCTTGACGCATACTGCCGTTGGAGAAGTCGGCGATAAGGCCGAGCGCTTCAACACCAGACTCGGATGACAGGTCCACGCCTTCCTTCTGCGCAATGTCGCCCAGACGTTTAACGATGGGCTCATGCTCCACAGGCTTCATGGTGAAGCGGGTGCAGCGGTTCACGATAGTTGGCAGCATCTTCTCCGGATTCGTGGTGCAGAGAATCCAGATGGTATCACGACTCGGTTCCTCGATCGGAACAAGCAGAGCCTCGGCAGAAGCACCAGTCAGCTTGTGAGCCTCGTCGATCAGGATGATGCGCTTGTTGTGATACGGAGCGACCTTGCTACCTTTGATCAGCTTGCGGATGTCATCCACACGCCCGTTCTCACCCGCGTTGATAGAGACGAGGTCGGGATGGCTGTTCGGGTTGATGCGGCAGGACTCACACTTGCCGCACGCCGTGCCTTTCTCACAGTTCAGGTACCGATGGAGGATTCGAGCCAGCGTTGTCTTACCGCCACCGGTTTGACCTTCCAGCAGGAAAGCTCCCGGTACCTTGTTCTGCTTCATCATGCCCTTGAGCTGGGACGTGATGTGATTCTGACCGACGAGGTCCTTCATCTTCCGCGGTCGATACTTCACGGCGAGCGACTGGCTAGTAGCCGCTCCCTTAACCTGGGGTTCCTTATCGGACTTAGATGTTTTCTTCTTAGCCATTAACGCCACCTCATGTAATTGGATAGATCGGTCTGCAGGTCCAGGAAAGAGTACAGCATCGCCTGCACAACATTTACACCCAGGGGACTCTCGAAGTCCTGCAGGGTGATGCTGCCAAACGACAAGGACAACTCTCCGAGCTTACCGATGTTCAGGTCAGGAGTGTGCGCCTCGGGATACGCAGCACGGACAAGGGAAATATTGCGCTTGGCAACGTCTCCCCGACTGTCGCGTACAGGACCACAACACAGGGTCAACATGGTGATCAAGGAACTCAGGATTGAACCTGTGTCCTCGATGGAGAACACCTCCCCGTACTCAGGCTCCAGAATCGAAGTAGAGTACAGGCCGGGCGTCGGGTCGATCCAGACGCACTTGGCCGACTTCAGGTACGTCTTGTGCTTGCGCGTTACGAATCCATTGAACAGGAACGAACTCGTGGACGCACTCAACTTTCTGCCTAAAGTCTCGGGAATCTGGAGAGGAGTTGTTGTTGCCTTGTGCGCCTTAGTGCGTAGCACCTTAAGCACGGCTGACTCTAACAACTCCATCTCATACAAGGACAGGCGTTCAGGAATTTCAAAGTACAAACCAGGATACAAAAACTGGTAGCGATTAGGGCTACAAATAAACTTGATTCGATTGGGATACAATGGGCGGACAGTCCGCAGGCCGTTGGGCCTGTGCTGGTGCACTCCGCTAAAAAGCTCAGTATTCCTCTCGACGATCTCCGCCAAGACGTGCATATACAATCACCAAAGTAAAGAAAGCTATTGTCCAGTATTTACAGTTTTGGAACGAAAAAGGGAGCCCAAAGGCTCCCCAAGGATGTAACGGAGGTTTTAATAGAGGTGTGCGCGATACTCAAGAAGCAGGCGCCAACGCACGCTTGCACCCAGCCTCTAGGAATACCGTGATAGTGCTCATACCAGTTTCGCCTTTGCGAAGGTGGCTTTGAGACCTTTGGCCACGTCTTTCGGAAGCTGGCGACCGGAGAAGTGATAAGCTACGGCCTCGGCGAAAAATTCTTCGACCTTCGTCATCGAATACTGAGAAATGTCAGGCCGGCTCTCGGACAACAGGGCGCGGGTAGGCCACATATCAGCCAGCTTACCGCTGTCGTGAGCAAGCATCAGGTCAACGTCTTGCGCCGCCATGCTGTGATATTTCTTGAAGTAGGTCAGGACTTCCTTGATGACCAGCTTCTCATCATCGTCCGCCACTTCCTTCATGTAGTCGCGGATACCGCCTTCGTACCGAACAACGTCGTGGCACAACTCACCGAGGTGTTTCTCGTCGATGGAGCTGAGCTTTAGGCGTTTCTGGTAGAGCTTCATCCACTTGACCCGCAGCTCCAGTGGAACGCAACGGTACCAGAGGCCGTGCGCGAACTCGTGGGCGATAAGGTACTCGTTGTAGATAGGGTCGGCGAAGGACTCGGGATGGAGCTTGATCTGATCGTATACTTCGGAACCTTTGGTCTTGGCGATGTACACGCCGGCGTACTTACCCTTCTTCGGCAAGAGGTGAATCTGATACAGCGGAAGAAACGCGGTGCTCGCTTCCTTCTCGAACATATCGAACACGGACTTCATGGCTTTGCGTAGAGCCTTGAGTTCCTTCTTGTCCAGGTCGCGGAAAAGCAAAATAGGGCCGAAGCGCTTGGTCTCGATGGTGTCCTTGTAAGGCGTAACATCAACACCGTAGATTTTCCCGTGCTGAGGATTGGGCCCGAGATTGCACAGGAGCTTCTCGTCTTCGTAGGTGATATGCTCCGGCTCGTCGGACAGCAAGGTCTTCTCGATGACAGCCCGTTTGGTCTTGGCGTTGAGGACGAAGCAAAGCGTCGGCTTGTTGTTCCGATGCTTCACGATGATGTAATCGTCCTTCTCTACTGCTACGGTCATGGTGCCTCCTGTTCAGGGTCTGGACAGTCGATGGACGTAATGGCAGGCCCGCCGTTTCCGGACCCGCCCCACAACCACAGGTAGCAGTTGCCAGTCTCTCTGTCGCGTAGTGTATATCCTTCTTTCCGCCGATCTCCATCGAAGATGCGGAAGTTGTCGATTCGGGTGAATCTGCCAGGCTCCTGTGCGTCGGCTTCGTTGTCGGAACAACCGGTCACTCCTGCTAAAGCCAACACAACGACCAGAGCCAAGGGCGTTCTGCTTGTCAGGACGAGAACCTTACGCATGATCTCTCCTCGGAATAAGGTGCGGACGGATGGTGGTTATCGGCGGCAGTGTTGCGTTTTACGTCACGAAGGACGGATGCCGGAGGACATTAGCGACTCCACTGCTTTCGGGCAGCTTCAAAGTCTCCCACACTACCTCTACGCCCGCGGGTGGTTTAATCGTTATCGAAGTATCCAAGCTCGGCAAGTCGTGCCTGTATCCCTCGATCAAATTCGTAGTGGCGTTTCTTGAAGTTGAATGCTCCGTCGGACATTATGTAGAGTTCTTTTGCCGTGTCCTCAGGATCAACCGCACTCTCCATAGCCTTATCAGCGGTGTCCCAACCCTCGCGGTACCAGTCACGCGCAGGGAATAATCGACGGAGCCATCCAAACATAGTGCTATCCTTTCTTCTTCGGCTTGAACGGGACCCACTTGTCATCCATCAGGCCGCTCTTGAGCTTGTGGAGTCTGATCACCTTGTTCTCGGGTGTGATGCCAACGATGTAGCTTCCTTTCGGCGCATCCTTTACGGCGAGTGCCTCTTCCTCGGATTGGAAAGGACCGTGGCTGAACTTGCTGGGCTTCTTACAGACAGCGTACACAGCGAACCGTGACTGGCCCCAGGAGCTGATAATGTCCAGCATGTCCTTGGGGCTGCACATGTGTCGTTCACCGTTCTGGCCAACCATATAGAACATGGTGTTGGCACCGCCTTTGCCTACGATGTAGGTGACTTCGCCTACGGTCGTGAAGAACTGCCATTGATGCTGCCGTCTCTCTGCAGGAGACAGCTTCGCTTCGCGCTCCAGATTGGCTTTCACCTGAGCGCGTAGATGGGTAAACGGATTCATACCTGAGTGATCTCCCCTCGAACCACGGAGTTAAAAATGCCCGTGGTTGATTTGTAGCCCGCAGCGTTCCAGACAGGATCGTCCAGTAGTTTGGTGAATAACTCGGAGATTCCGCTGTCGCCTAGCTGGTAGTTTACATGATTGTACACCATGCAGCCCGCGAGGTACTCGGCGTACTGCTCACGGACGGGATTCTTTTGCTTGGGCCGATTCAACTCGTCCCAGGTGAAGACACGCTCCCGAACCTGGCGGGTGATGTGCTTGTTCAACCACGGAGGAGCGTAGGTGATACCGCGTTTGGCAGCGAACGCCTTGAGGACGTTGAGCTGGGAGTCGGGCTCCTTGTACTTCTCGAAAGCCTCCAGAGCGTACTTGCTCACGTCGTCCTTATAGTGCATGGTGCCGCGCTTGCTCAAGGCGAAATAGGCGTCGGCGCCGTAACCGCTAAACACCACGTCCTCCTTGATTGCAGAGAACGCGGTAAACATAGGCCAGAGACACTCGAAGGCGGTCTTACCCTTAACTCCAAGGCGCGCCATCTGGAGAACGCGCTTCTTCAACTTGGTGAGGTCCGTGCTGAGAACTACGGGCCTGAACTCCAGATCGAAGTAGGCCGCAGCGTGGCGCGCTGCTCGGAAGTCGCGAGACTCGCGGTCATCCAAGGTGAATGAGGTGATTACAGGTTTCAGACCAGCGTCCAAGCACGAGAACAGGACGCTGTGGCTGTCGATCCCAGAGGACATCAGCACCGAGCAGGATCGGTCACCCGTCTTGGCTACGGTGTTGGTGATGTGTTCCCGTACTTGGAGAGTCATGATGCACCTTACTTGATTGCGAGCCAGCCAGCGAAATTGAGATTGCGGTAGAAACAGTCCACCTGACGGAAACCAGCGTTCTTCAACATGTCCTCGTTCCAGCTAGCTGTCACGGGAACCAGAACACCTTCGAGGGAACTGCGCTTGCGTTGGATGTCCTCGTAGCTGTAACCGTTCTGGTTCTTCATGTCGTAGTATTCCTGAACAAACATGCGGTCCAGAGACGCCGTGTTGCCGATCACCTTCTCGACAAACAGGAAAGCTCCACCGGGCTCCAACATGTCGTAGATAGCCTGCATGATCTGCTGGCGATACTCGATAGGAGTGAACTGGATAGTCAGGATGGACATAGCCAGAGAGATGGAATGAGAGCTGAGGGTGCCCACGTTCTGGTCGAGCTTGCGCAGGTCCATATCGGAGATACGTACCTTGGGATTATGCCGGTACAAGTCCTGCATGACAGTGCGCATAGGCTCGGAGATTTCCACGGCCATGAATTTGTTGGCAGTGTCGTCCTCGATGAAAGGGCGGAGCGCTTCACCGCGGCTAGCGCCGAGGTCGATGATGGAATTGTGAGGCTGGACGAAATTGCGTCCGAGCTTATGACACAGCTTGCGCATTTCCTGATACATGGGAATACTGCGCTCCAGCATATTGTCGAAGCACTTGGCAACGTCCTCGTCGAACTCCCAGTTATCCTTCGGGGTAACGCGATCTTCTTCGTACATGGTCAATCCTCCGGTTGTTTGCCCTTTATTTACAGTCAGGTCTGACGGTGGCAGGGAACAGTGCATCAGCCATGCTCTCCAATACGGAGTCGGACAGCCCCAACTGCTGGCCTCGGGAGACGAACATGCTTCGCTCCATGCAGGCTAAGCCAGGGCTGTCCGGATCAATGGACAACTCGGAGGATACACGGACCCGGTATTCCTGAACTGCCTCCTCGCGAGCCAAGCCCATTATGAGGAGGCGGTTTTCAAGGGAACGGATGTGCTCCCTCAGTTGGTGTAGGTCTTGGTCGGTCATGCGGTCACTTAATCGTGTCGGTGTAATCCGCTCCCTTGCTGTCATAGTAGGGCTCCAGAACGTTCTCCCGGATTGCCTTGCTGAGGTGGTAAACCTGGAGAGGGACATGTGAACGGCCCAGACGCTCCCATTGCTGGCGCGGAGTCCCAGACAACTTGAAGTCGTCAGGAAAACACATGACGCGGCGGAGTTCGGGCAACGTGTATTTACGACGGCGGCCTTGATCGTCTTCTACCCAGCCTCCGCAACTGAACCGCGCGTTCTCCCCTGTATCAAAATCGGATGCCACGATCGTGGGGCTAGGGCGGTCAGCAGGAACGTAGGTCAGGCGAGACTTGAGGCTCGTCTTGAGGTATGCGATGTGAGGGAGAACGTCCTGCACGGTAACGGGCCGTCCTTTCAACGGCTTCGGAAATACAGGGTCCATCTTCAGGTCATTGCGCACACCAATGATGATGAGGCGGGCGCGTGTCTGCGGGACGCCGAGCTTCACGGGCTCGATCATCGCAGCCTTGACGCGATAGCCGGCCTTCTTGAAGTCCTCTATGGTCTCAGCGAACAGACCTCGGGACACGCCGCGCACCAGACCAGACACGTTCTCGGCGGTAAACGTCTTGGGCTTCATACCCTTGAGCATCCGGATGCCTTGATCGAATAGGTCATCCACGCGCTGTTTCACACCGTCGGAGTAAAGGACCTCCTTGTTCCAGCCGTCTTCCTGAACACCTGCAGCGGAGAAGCCTTTGCAAGGAGGGCTCATGTCCATGTGATCCAGCTCGCCTTTCTTAAGGCCAAGCTCCTTGAGCAAGGCCTTAGGGTCGAGTTCACGAATGTCGGACTTGTTCAGGATGGTGCCAGGATGATTGAGCTGATAAGTGTCCTGAGCCGCGGGAATGAACTCGTTAGATAGCAGTACGTTGAAGCCTGCCATCTTCATGCCGACGGATGCACCACCGCAACCCGCAAAGAAGCTGACGGACGTGAAGTCCTTGCGCTTCTTATTGATCTTGGCCATCGTAGGCACGAGGCTCTTGCCGCCTTCCAACGGCTCGGCGATAGCCAGATGATTGCGGGAGACGCCGGTATCATCAGCCAGCGTCACGCCGTTGTACTCGACTTCCCTGCCGTCGATCTTGGCGACCTTGGATGTAGGGTCCTTCGGTACAAACTTCTCGTTGGTCTTCGTCTTCTTCTTTGCCATTCAGATCACCACTTGAAGGAGCAGCGAGGGCACTGGTGTTCAAACTCGAAGGAGTTCTCGTCGTACTCGCCGAACGAATCGTCATCATCCTGCTCGCCCTCGACAGGCTTGTCCTTCTTACTTGTCTTGGGTTCCTCAGCAGCGGAGGCTCCACCACCGAGCGAGCGAATGGTTAACGGGTCCAAACCGAGCTGCTCGATCTCAAAGGCCTCAGTAGGTTCCAGCTCCTCCAACAGCTTACCCAGCTTGTTGTTGTCGAAGTCCCCGCCGTGGGCGTTCGCCGCGATGTTGGCTGCCTTCTCCGCCTTGTCGTCGGACCAGTTTACGACGCGGAAAGGAATCTTGGTGAGCGTACCATCCTCGAGGACCTCGATATGTCCGACTTCGACAGTGCCGTACTTATCCTTGTGGTCCTCGGTCACCACACGAGTCTTCTTGCCTTTCAGTGTCTTGAGGCGCTGGTGACCAGACACGATGGTGTCGGTAGCACGGTTGAGCACGATACCACTCAGGTCACCGAACGTCTCGTATGAGGTCTGGAGACCCTTGAGCTGACGGGCGCTGATGACACGCGGGTTGTACTCAGCGCTGGCGTCTGCGAGCGCTTTGACCGTGAGCTTCTTCGGCAGCTTGGACTTCTTGACCTTGCCGCCTGTCTTCGCAGCCTTCTTGGTAGACTTTGCCTTCTTCTCGGCGGAAGGTGCCTTCTTAGCCATTGGGATTATCTCCTGTTGAATTGAGGCTATGCGCTCTATTTACACTTTCCGCTGCTAACGAGCCTGGATGGCCTCTGAACGGCGGTAACGCTTCACGTCCAGCATACTGTCGGTGTTGAAGGCTAGCTCCTTCGCTTCCTCCAGTGTTTTGCAGTGATCGAAGCCGGTGCCGTCGGGATTGTCGTCTTCGACCTGCATGATCTGGCGGAGGCCGGAACGTAGCGCTTCCATTTCACCTTCGCTAGTGATAACGAAGGCGGTGTGCATTTCGTTATCGAAGAAGCTGATATAACTGACGGAATAGAGGCGTTCTTTCGGCATGGTGTGCTCCTGCATACTTTTCGGCGAGCGGAACGTAGCTCTTGCATTTACCTGCTTGCAGGGTTTCGATTTACAGTACGTGGAAATTAGGATTCGCGGTTCCATTTCCGTGAGGGAGCGAAGCGACCGAGAGCGGAGCCGTAGGCGGAGCGGTTTTCCGACCTCCTCTCGATAGAGACGCGAGCGAAGCTCGCTGGTGACGCGAGCCGTAGGCGAGTGTTACCGATAAGCATTTCCCGCTCATTTCCTTTCCCGATCTCCCAGTGTAACCGAATGTATCCATGGTAACAGACCTCCGCTCCGTAATCAACCGTCGGATGTCTTCCGACTCCGAGCTAAGACAGAGGTGTGCCGTTTAACAACTGGTCTTGAACGCGCTTTCTAACGCGCTTTCTAACGGGAGGCGGGAGTGCGCGAAAATGTCGTCGCATACGGCACCTGACGGTGCCTTACGCTACGGCTTCGCACGGAGGATCGCTCGCTGGCGCTTCGCTCTGGAGGCTCGCTTACGTCTGGGACGACGCTCGCGGGCGAGCCGATCTACGGACTCTCGATCCGGCTTGCGCCTGCTCAGCTTTTGCAGGCTACGCTTCGGCGTTCTCGCTAATTCTCGCCGACCTGCGGCGGCTCGCGTTAGCTGCGGCGCTCTCGCTGCTTGCAGCACTTCGCCAACGCTACTAGCGTATACGCATTGACACTTTTTGGTTTTGAGCCGAAAGCACCTAGAAGCAAAACGGGACCAACCTCACAACTGCTAATTTTCAGAAAGGACGGTACGACACGTCAAGCCTACCGTGCAGGCCAACACAAAGGCCTATGTAACCACCTAATCTTTTTTGTAACAGAGTGTAACAGACCGGATTTTTGACGCTTTGCGACACTCGAAAAAGTGAGAAACGATGAGCCAAGCGGAGAACATGAACATGCCTAAGGAAAAGTGGAGTTATGTTGCGGAGTCGGAACGCGGATGTGTCTTTGCGGACTTCAATCCAAAGACGTTCGACGACATACTGGAGGTGCTGTCTCGGAACACAGACGACGTGGTGTTACTGTTCGTCGATCCGTCTTCTACCTTCGATATTGCTAGGATGCTTCAGGTCTTTCGGACGATGGACGAACATAGCCGTATGCGGTTCCACGATAGGATCGAGGTTGCTGCGTGTGTGGTAGAGGACAGCGGGGAAGAGGCGATGCTGGAGTCTATGAAGGAATACGTGCGGGCGACGTTCGGCAGCGGCTTTACTGCATCGAACGCCGTGAAAAGGGGCAGGGGTACGCTAGGACTATCGGAGGACCAGATGTTCGTGAAAGGCGAGCAGCCGTGACTGCCCGCCTCTGTTTCTTACCCTTCGCTCTCGATGAGCGATAGAGCGCTGATGGCGATTTCGGAGCACGCCGCCCCGAGTTCACCGCTGGCCTTGAGTGTGTTCTCGCGGTTGCGGCTCTTGTTGCGATACACCGCAGCTTCCACGTCCACCTGCGGGTTGGTGTCCGGCGAGCCGGATTGTTTCACCTTGATCGAGGCCAGGCGAACATTCAACGTGTCGCCTTTGTAGTCTGTAAGCTCGATCCGGCCGTTGGCCACCAGCTCCCGACTACGACGGGGAATCACGGAGCTTCCCACGAACAGGCTGGACAGGTCACGGTTGGAGGCCTGAGCGGTCTCAAGGTCCGCGAACAAGTCGTCGAAGATTTTAGTTATCGCTTCCTCGAACGAGGCTTCCTTGTTGATAGCGCTCGCTTCGGCAGCCAGCTTGTCAGACAGATCATTCTTGATCTGGTCCCACACATGGCGCAGCTTTGTGACGTTCTTGTCCTTGATAGCCGCCGCCAGCTTCTCTCCGTGTTCCCTGCTCAGCATCGGCATTACCATGCGCAGCATCTGGGAGCGGGAGCTTCCCTTCTTTTTCTTGCGGCGCGCCAGCGCGATCATGTTACCTGCTATTGCTTGATTACGATCCATTAGGTTACCCTCTCGTTTCCGTATACCGTTTTCACGGCGTTATCGTGATGGACGTGCAGCCCTTTGATTCGTTCCCACTCTCCATTCCGCTTAATTAAGGCGTAGGCGGCCTGCTACGCTTCGTCGTTACGTCGAAGCGTTAGGCTAGAGGAGTTTCAGGCCTTTCGCTATTTCTCTTAACGGTTCCGTTCTCTGGACGAGCCTCGTCTGAACCATCCATTCGAGTTGCCTCTTGTCTGCGGTGATCTTCCTCTCCATGTCCATGACTTTCAGGACGAGGCGCCGGTCGCGCACCACAACGATGTCTCCTGTGCTAACCTCATGTATATTTGGCGGAAGCACGATTGGGAAGTTGGACAGCGCGTCCATCTTGCTGTAATCCAGCGCACGGCTCTCAGGTCCTAGGTTGGCGCGTACCTTGTCCATGCCAAGATCGAACTCCAGCACCAGATGCGTGAACTCCTTCGCCTGAACCTGAAGAACGGCTGTCTTCCCTGCGTACTCCTTGAGTTTGCGCAGTGATGCGGGTTCCCAGTCTATCATGAATTTCTCGCCCGTCAGGACCTGCGTATTGTTTCGCAGGCTGTACGTCACCGACTGGAAGTATTTGGGAACGTTGATCGCGAACTCGACGAAGTTGTAGGGCTCGATAGGACCTTGGCGCCGCATGGAGTTTGGAGCGTTCGTCGTTACCACCGTGTACCCGCTGATCCGCTCGATGTCCCACGTCGTCAACACATGGCGCTGTTTGCCGTACGCCTTGTATCCCGGCTGGAAGCCCGTCTTGTAGCAGATACCGCAGTTGGCATTAGAGCCAAACATGGTGGTCTCGGTGAAAGCAACGTCTCCTTCCTTAGCGGTAACGTCCCGATACAGCTCCTCAGGAATGTCGTCATCCGCCATGTCGTCATACCCACTGACGTCCATGACGTTTTCGCCGTACAGCTTTTCCGCAGGGCTATCGCCGAACAGGTTGTCGTCTTGCAGGCGGACTCCCAGTTCCGAGCTGCTGTCTTCGTCAACAGTCGGCACCACAGGTTCAACATGGTAATCGTTCTCATGGCCTGTGATAGAGTTGTGTTCAGGACGAACCTCCACCTTCTCGCAGGTGCACGTCTTACCTATACGCGCTTGCGCCTGATAGTAGTCCACCTCAACGCTGTCCACGTACAGGGAGTTGAGCACCTGCTGGTTGAACGGTTCGACAGTTTCCTGCAATCGGGCTTGAGCCTGCTTGTGTGTATAGTTACGGGCGTTCTTCCGTTTGATTGTTCCCGTACCGCGCTTAACCCTTGCCATAGCCGGCCTCCGCTTGTTTCAGGAGCTCCATCACCTCGCTATATTTCTTCCCTTCCAGCTTGTCGATCTTTGGCTTCAGGAGCTTGAGTGCGTTATCGAGCTCCATTTCCCTGTATTTGTCAGCATATCTATTTCCGATCAGAGCCATCCGCACTAACTGTTCACCCGTCAGAACCACAGCGACGCGAGCATCCAGCTTTTCGTTGCTTCGTAGGTTCTCCTCGAAGAACTCGTCCATTGGGTTCATGGCCGCCCAATGTCTGCCATGCGCATTGTTTCCGATCGCGACGTTCCCGTCTGTTCCTGTGATAGGACGCTGGCACACCATAATGACCCATCCTTTACTCCTCAGCTTTTCGAGCTTGATGGGAATATCGGTATCCTCTACGAACACGGTCGGCGTCGGGCCGAGCAAGTTGGTGAGGGTCGAACTGGCTACGCTTACATGAATTTCGAGCATTTTGGCCTCCTAGACTGGTTGAGGTAAATTATCGACCATCTCGATAGTAATTTGCCGTATCGCACATTGTATCTCGGAGGCCTTATGGCCATCACTGTACTTTCAATGGACCCCGGCACCACGAACTACGCCGCGTCCATATTGAAGATCGCACCTTCAGGCGAAAAGCTGAAGGTAAGGGTGGTGGGAACCCGCCTCGTGGAGAACACGATCAAGGTGCCCGCTGATCTAGTTCCTGAGTCCCGCGCGTATATTTCGGAGATTCGCCATCTGGAGCACCTGTACGGTCCGTTCGATCTCGTCGTGGCGGAACGTTTTCAATCCAGAGGTCTCAAGGGCACGACAATCGAAGCAATAAATATGATGCTCGGTGCCCTGGCTGTAACCTATCCGCAGCTCACGATCTACACGGCATCAACTTGGAAAAATAGCTTCAACAGGAAGTTTGAGAACTCCAACGCACTCAAGGAGTTGTACGAAGACCTGAAGGAGCTGACCAAGCCTACGCCTAAGGCCGAACGTCTTACTGTACACGAACTCGACTGCTCCCTTATGGGCATCTACCATGCTTGCAAGGAGCTGGAGTACGATCCGTTCGAGTGCCTGTCCGGCGGACGCCTTGAAGCGTTCCTGAACCATATCGAATCCCGACCAAGACTGTAAATACACTCCAGAATCCTGAAACAGGAACGGAGGTTTTTACGTGTCCTCAGATGAAGTGAAGCAATGTCCGTTGGTGGAATCCTACAGGTTTCGGACGCAGTGTTGCGTCGAGACTTGCAAGTTCCATTCACCGGTAACGCGCAACCGCTGCCTTGGTATGGACATTCGGTTCTCCGCTGAGGACAAGCCGTTCTCCGATGCTGAGTTGTTGCGCTACAAGTTCTCCGGGCAGGAGCTATCGGTAAAGGACGTGTCTCGCGTCAGGAAGAAGTCAGTGGATCAGGTCAAGGCATTGATCATGCTTCACCATGTCATTCAGGTCCTGCGCGAGCGTTACAGTCCTGATGCCGGCCTCGACTATGTTGAAGGTAAGTCCAAGATTGTGGATGACGTCCTGAACTCCGAACCTCTGTCGCTGGAGAGATTGGACTTCGAGCCTTGGATGCTGTCTTTGCTGTTCGACGAAAAGGTTGTCGAACCTATAGCAGGCAGCAAGTTCAAGCTCAAAGACGCCCTTCGGTTGAAGACCAAGGACTTCTCGGCCCTGACCAAAGCTGTAAAGATACTTGGCTCAGGTAATACACTATTCGATAGCGTCCTGTAGTAGGACACATTAACCAAAACGGAGAGGCAAAATGCCGATCAAAGTGAAACTCCAGCGCCTGACTGTTACGCAGGCTGAGAAGGCGGACGATTCCCAACTGTTCGTCCTGAACAAGAGCAACCCGCGTGGCAACGTCAACTTCGTGGTCGTCGATTCCGGTCAGCAGAAGGTGTCCGTGCAGGTTCCTGTGACGTTCATTCCTGTGGACCTGTCCACCTTCGCCACCAAGGCCGACGTTCTGCGCAACCCGAACTTCCGTCGTCTGGTCGCTCGTGGTTTCGTCCACATCGTCAGCAGCGAGAGTGCTGAGGAGTTCCTGCAGGACGAGCGAGCCCAGAAGGAGCACAACCGCATCTTCGACGTGCTGAACGACGACTACGACCTGGGCAACTTCCAGGCGCCGGTCGATGAGCAGGTGAACGCCGCTCCGCCTGAAGCTGAACAGCAGGTCAGCCAGTTCGTGCAGAACATCCTGCTCCGCACCGACGACAGCGCCGACGATCTGATCGTGGAGCTGGAAGCGAAGCTCGACACCATGAGCGTGCAGGACATCAACTACCTGCGCGACAACACCTCCAGCGCCCAGCTCAAGGAGTGGTGCGCCGAGGCCATGGAAGCACTCGAAGACGAATGATCGAACACCGGCAGCCACCGCCGGTATCTTGTGGGTCAGCTTCGGCTGACCCTTTTTTATGTCTCCGCTCCGCATCGACTCGGCGATCCCGTGCGACTCTAGCTTTATACTCGTGGTCCATAGACACAAAAAAGGTCGCCCTGTAGACGACCCTTCAATTATTCCATTCTTCACTTACCCTTCCTCTCCTTCTCGACCATTGCCTTAACTTCCTGGATGATCTCGATAGGGCAGTCGTCCGGGTCCATCTTGATTAGCTTGCCTTCCTCGTCCTTCTCCTTAGGCAGACGCAGGTGCTTAACCTGTATGTATCCTTCGCACGCCGCCTTGATTCGCTTGAACATCTGGGTACCGGCCTTGTCGTTATCCGGCATGACATAGATCGTTTCCAGTTTCGTGCTCATCGCCAGAATACGGAGTAGCTTCTTCTCCGTGAAGTTCTCGGAACCTAGGATCGCTAGGCAGGGAATGCTGTTGTTCACAAGGCGTAGCATATCGCGCGGCCCTTCCACTAGCACTATAGACCGATATCCCTTCTTGCGCACGATCCTCTTTACGTACTCATATCCTAGCAGGCCCACGTCCTTGACCCACTGGCCCTTCGTCGTTAGGTAGCTGGCCCCGTGCACCTGCTTCTCTAAATAGGCACGGACCCCGCCTTTGTACCTTCCGTTTACCGATACAGGGAAGAACAGCATAACCTCGTCTGTCAGAGGGTCGTTGTAGAACAGCCCTCCCAGCTTACGAAGCAGCTTGCCCGGGTAACCGCGCCACGACATGTGGATCGGCCACTGGATCGTCTCCATCGTATTGAGGGATCGCTTTAGCTCTTGGCTTCGCGATTCGTATGTGACGACCGTCCGTTTCTTGTTTTCTCGTTTTGACCCGTTCCCAGAGAAACCCAGCTCCCAGTCTTTGAACTGGTGCAGGTCCATCTTCTTAGCTAACGAGTTCCAGTGCGCCTTGGCTCCGCAGCCGAAGCAGTGAAAGAAACCTAGCGGTACTCCAGAGTCCACCGCTAGGTTGATACCTCCGGACGGGCTGCGGTCATCATGGTACGGGCACTGGATCATGTACGAGTCGCCTGACAACTTTTTGTTGCCTGGAATCTTGGAGGTTATCTCCTCAAATATGATCTGCCTTGCGTCGCTCATGGAATGTCCTATGGCGTTGTAATTTACCAACGTTGTCTAGTGCATATTTACACTGCCGCGTATATAAGTCGGTGTAAATATGCCACATACTGAACAAAGGATGCACCCTATGGCAGGCTTCGGAAACGTACCGCGGAAGCAGACCTTCCGCAAGGGTGGCTTTCCTCCTAGAAAATCGAAAGCGGCCTCCATCGCTGGTAAGCTCTACGAGCAGGCCATGGAAAACAAGTTCAAAAGTCAGAAAGGTCGCCGCCCCGAATACAGGCCCTCCTCGTTCCCGTTGTGTAGCGTTCTGGTCTACATGAAGCTGGTACGGGGAGCATCGCTCGGCTATTTTGAGAACGAGCGTTCCGCGGCAGGTGACTATTTCACCTCTGTCGGCACAACAGCCCACGAGAACATTCAGTATCACATGGGCTTCTCTGGTAAGATTTTCGGCGACTGGAAGTGCCTCGACCGTGCGTGTCGGAAGGGCCAACGCGCTCTCGATTTGTACGACGCGAATGGCGAACTGGTCCGGGAAGGTAAGCTAACCCGAAAGAATACGACGAACAACACATGCCCCAAGTGCGGTAATGCTATGGAGTATGTGGAGAAGGAGATCAACTACAAAGGCCTCAAAGGCCATATCGACTGTATTATTGAGCTGCCTGACGGTCGGTACTGGGTTGCGGACTACAAGACCTGCACCAAAACCAAGATCGATAGCAACAAGCTCCCGCAAAAGTCTCACCTCAAACAGTTGCCGTCCTACTGCTGGGTCCTGAAGAAGAAGTACAAGATGGAGATTGCTGGATTTAGCCTCCTGTATTTCAGCCGCGATAACCCGTTCAACTACTACGAACACGCGGAGACTTGGACCAAGAACTGGGATCGCCGTTGTAAGGAGATGGTCGCCAACGAACGCCTCAAGTTCAAGGCAGGAGTTAACAGCTTCGCCAAGATGAACCCTGCGGAGGCGATCAAGTATAAGCCGTGCAAGACGCTGGCCTTCTACGAGAAGGAGATTGCGTATTACACGGAATGCCCGATGTTGGATGTATGCTTTAACGAGAAGAAACTCCGAAAGGCGTTGAAGAAACATACCAAGGACTTTCCCTCGGACGAGCAGGACCGCCAGCACCTCATCGACGCAATCAATATCAACTAGGAGGCAGGCCATGATCGAGATTGATCTAACCATGGTGAGTGATAGCGATAAGGCTCTCGCCAGCTTTTATGGTTTCATGGACCAAGGCACCGTCCCTCAGACTCAGCCTTCCGATGCGGAAGAGGAAGAGGAGAAGAAGGAAGAACGGGAGGAGGAGCGCAAGGAGAAGGAAGAAAAGGCCAAGAAAAAGGCCAAGAAAGACTCCTCGGACGACGGCGATTCTGAGGACAGCGAAGACTCGTCCGATGACTCCTCGGACGAGGATAGTTCTGATGAAGATTCCTCCGAAGACGGCGGCGATGATTCTGACGACAATGCCTCAGACGAAGGTGATGACGATGGCTCCGATACTGGCACCGATGATGCCTCTGATGATTCCGATGATGGTGACGGCGATGATGCCGACCCTGATTCCGATGATGAGTCTTCTGGCGATGACGCAGACGCCGATGATGACGCCGATGCTGACTCCGATGAAGACGACTCCTAACCCATCCTGACAAGGACTTCTGTAATGGAAATCAAGATCGACCCCAACGCGAAAACCCACCACATTCAGGCCAGCAGGAATCCCGACCAACTTCCTGACTTCATCGCTCAGTGTTCATCCGTCGATGATCGCGAGCTTCTGCTGGACATGGCTGCAAACACTCTGGAGCCGAAACGGGCTCCCGACCTTCTCGACTTTGTGGGCCGCAGCTACCAAGTCCTGGAGAAGAACAAGAAATTCCAAGAGGCTGTCCAACGCTTCTTCCGCGACGTTATCTGGAAACGTTTCCAGAAAGTCGTCTGGAGTGAGGAAGGCACCGTAGGCTTGGACGTCCCCATCGAGGATCGCCACGTCAAGACTTTCCTCAAGGTTGCCCACCTTCCCAGCACCTCCGCCAAGTACGTGGATAACGTGCGGAAGTTCCTGACGGATCAGGCTCAGAACGTCCGCTAATCCTATTCCATAAAGGCATAACCTATGGACAAGATGAAATCTCCCTGTGCCAACTGCGGAGAGGACATCGCTTGGTTCCCGCTGCCCGCCGACACTCAGACGTGCGGGCAGTGCTCCACCTCCTATACTCGCGACCAGATTCTCAATATGTGGTACGAGTCCAGTGAGCTGGAGTTCAGCAGGATCAGCGATACTCTTAGCTTCGATACAGACCAACTTTATATCTACCGCGCTGAGGTCACACGGGTGATCGACGGCGATACCTTTGAGGCTGCCGTCGAGTTGGGCTTCAACGTGACGGTCAACGTGACGTTCCGCTTACTGGCTTTCGACACTCCAGAGCCGACGTGGCGAGCAGAGAACTCTGCCGAGGAAGCTCACGGTGTTATGGCCTCACGGTTTGTTCGGACACTCCTGACGGATCGCGAGGTCATCCTTCTAACCCGTAAGAACGGAAGCGGTAAGTACGGTCGCTGGTTAGCAGACATCGTTATAGGCGGTTCTGAGGGGAACTGGGTAAAGCTGACCGATCTGCTGGCGCAACTCAATCTGGCAAAGTTTGCATCCTACGCAGCATACGCTGGTGAGACGTTCGACATCGAGCGGTGACCAGATAGAGACCTACCTTGTTCGCCGTGCCGTGGTGTGATATAATGAAGATGAACGCTAGCGATCCGAAACGAGCGTTCGACAATGTGGTGACGGAGATTGATAACGTTCGCCATCATTCAACTAGCGCAATCGCGCTCACTGTAAGGAATCACATCATGCCGCGTTTCCCTAATCAAAAGTTTGCTACCCGAGAAAATCTGTTCGCCCTGCTCGAAGGGGATGCCTACAAAGAACCGGCCATCATCGCGCTGGCCCTTTCGGATAGTAAGATCATCTGCACGGGCGAAGCGCCCAAAGCCGCGTACCGCTTCATCCGAGAGTTTGTGGAGGATGTGATCTTCCCTGACATTGCAAAGCAGACGGGCACCTCGATCGACCCGTTCATTCTGGACGAGGAATCTGAGGAAGTCGTCAACAAAAAGTTTGGCGAGCTGGCTGAGCAATGGTTCAACGCTTATGACCAGAGAGGCTTGCCTGACGAAACGCTCGCCAACTTCGTCGAACTTCTCAAGACGTACTGCGAGTAACTGACGGCAGGGAGGGTCTTCGGGCCCTCCATCTTTATCTCCGACTTCCAACACGATCTACAAGGTGACCAACATGACTTTCGCTACTCTCGACGTTCGCGGCCCGTGCAAACTTTCCGATATCGACTTCGCTGTGGACGGCATGGCAGAAGATGGGTCGTTCGACCTGTCCAACGCTGACGCCAAAGAGCTTTACGATATTCTCCTCAGTCATGGTATCGGTCTGGAAATGAACGAGTTTATCGGTCCCGCGGGAGGCAACTCTAACATCACCCTTTATGGTGAGGAAGAAGTCTTGCGTCGGTATCTTGAATACCATTATATGGTCGGCGCAGAGGAATTGCTGACCATGTACTTCGATGGCATCGAAAAAGTTTGAATCCGATGGGGGCTCCGGCCCCCGTCTTTGTTTATTGTACCGAGAAGGTATTGTGTAAATAGTCACTGATACCTCCAACACAGGCTACACGATCATGGCAAAGAAGAAGGTGACCGAGGTGGACGTGTCTTCCGCCCCGAAGAAAAAACGCAAGAAGTCTGCACGGCAGGACGGCTTCGAGATTATGGAAGGACTTGCCTAGGTACAAATCCTAGATACATACTAATTTAGAATATCGAAGCTATGTATCTGGGAGATCATCGTGCGATACACACACATAAAAGAAGACGCCAAAACAGGGACTGAAAAGTTTGTCGATGGCGTCACCTACGTAAAGCGGAAAAACGGTAAGTGGCAAATCAAACCCACGCCTCAGATACGCGACTGGCTCAAATCCCTTTACCAAGTGAAGGGGTTGAACATGCGGGAACTGTCCAATGAGACAGGAATACCTCACGGGAGCCTCCAAAAGCTCCTCCACCACTTCGATCTAATGCGCAGTAAAAAGAAAAAGGCTGCCTCTCATATAGACATCGTTGTTTCTGAGCGCGACACCATTATCGAATGGAATAAGAAGCTCGTCTCCCCTGGTAAAATGGCTTCACGCCTAGCTCATAAACATTCGACCGACATGTGCGTTTGGGCTTTTAAGACTGCATGTAATCGAGCCGGCACTCCTTTGATGTCGCGTTCTCAGGTGAAGCAAGCCTTTTTGCGCAGGAACAAGAGTTCCATCTGTCGTATGTACGTCGAGGATAAGCGAAGCGCCTCTTATATCGTTGACGGCATTCGGAAAAAATTTCCTCACATGCGCATAACTTCAGGTGCGTTAAAAGATTTTCTCCGAGCTAATGGTGTCCGTGTTCGTACACACGAAGAAGCCGTAAGCCTACTAGAGGATAATCGAGCGAAGGGAAGAACGTGTGAGGTGAATCAGAACAGAAACGCCGCGCGGCAATCCTGGACGTATAAGTTGAGCCTGGACCCATCGCTCCTTACGTATAAGGAATACCGCCGGTTGATAAGTACGGTGACCCGTTCCGCTATGAAGAGGTTTCCTGCGCATTACGCCCATGTGCTTAATGTAGGACCCGGAGAGTCCATCGACCACATAGTTAGTGTTCATGATGCCTACTTTAGGCTGAACCGCGATACTATGGAGTACGAACGCAGACCTTCCGTGATTCCCGTCCGCTTTATGGTGCACCCTTGCAATTTACAGGTACTGCCTGACAGAACCAATCGTATGAAGGGTGTCGCTTCTTGGATGACCCTGAAAGAATTGAAGAACTCTGTAAATAAAAGTGACTTTAAGTTGGAGGCCGGATAATGGCTAGAAAAGGTGTGAAGGAAGTTGACGTGACTTCTGGTAAGAAAGGTAAGAAGAAGTCATTTGCTCAGGATTCATTTGCCATCCTAGAGAATTTGGATGGTGTGCGCGCCAATCCCTCCATGTACCTCGGCGAGCTGGGTGAGGAAATGGCACGCCGCCATCTAAAGGAGAAGGTCGATAACTCCTACGATGAGCACGTCGCTGGACGCAACAACCTGATCGAGGTGGTGCTCGACTACGACAACGACCTGATGGTGGTGGCTGACGGTGCCGGCGGTATTCCGACCGACTTCAAAAAGTTGAAGTCTGGGGAGAAGATCACCATTATGACAGCCGCCCTGACCAAGACACACGCAGGCGGCAAGTTCAACGACAAGGCGTACAAGACCAGTGCCGGTACACACGGTGTTGGTGTCGCTGCCGCTAACGCGGTGAGCGAGGAAATGCGCGTCTGGTCCACGTACAACGGCGGCCTCGCATTCCAGCGCTTCGAGCGCGGCGAGATCGCGACCAAGGGGCCCCACCCAGTAAAGGTCAAGAAGGTGGACAGCGACGTGACGGCGTTGCTGAGCCATAAGAAGATTCAGAAGTACGGTACCATCATCGCGTCCAAGCTCGACCAGACCGTCGTGTCCGAGTCATCACGCCGTGGTCGCAAGCTGCCCAAGAACTTCGTCAAGGCTGAGCCCGATGCCAAGAAAGTGGCTGAGTGGTTGAAGTACATGGCGAACCTGAACCCTGGCCTGGTCATCAAGCTGTCCGTCGTGCGCAAAGGCAAGACGAAAGGTGCCACCTTCCATAACAAGAAGGACCTGGCTTGGATTCCCAAGACCATGTGCGATTCTCGCGAACTCAAGCCTATGGGCAAGCCGTTCACGCACAAGTCCGACCACATCAGCCTCGCCGTCGTTTGGTCTGATCATCCCGACTCCGACAACTTCGTCAGTTTCGTCAATACCAGCCCGACCGCTGACGGTGGTTGGCACGTCAAAGGCTTTACCGACGCTCTGGTACAAGCAGTCAAGCCTTACATGCCCAAAGCGAAGGGCAAAGGCAAGGGCCGGTCTCTCGGCTTCAAGGGTAGTGATCTGCTCGTCGGTCTAACAGGCCTGTTCGACTACCGTATGCACGGCGCGGCCTACACTTCTCAGGTGAAGGACAAGCTGGCGTCCAAGGTCGACCGAGAAGTTTACGAGGAGTTGCTCCCTGCGTTCGAGGAGTATTTCTCCAAGAACAAAAAGGTGGCACGCGACATCATCAAGCGTGCGCAGGCTGTAGGTAAAGGACGAGAGGACCTGGCTGCTGTCGTCAAGTCCATGGCTGACGTGAAGAAGAAGACCAAGGGGAGCGCACTGCCGGGCGAGCTGGCTGTAGCCGACAAGGCCAAGCCGCACGAACGCGAGCTGTTCATCGTGGAGGGTGACTCTGCCGCTGGTACCGCCATCGACGCACGCAACTCTGACTACCAGGAAGTGCTGCCTGCTGGCGGTAAGCCACTCAACGCACTCAAGGCTCCGCTGTCCAAGGTGTTGGGTCACGCCGAAATTCAGAAGATGTTGACTGCCCTCGGTGCCGACGTGAAGACGCTTGACCCGAAGGCTGAGAACCCGACGTTGGATACAGGCAAGCTGCGCACGGCGAACGTTATCCTGTTGGTCGACCCTGACCCTGACGGGGGCCACATCGCAGTGCTGTACCTCGCCGCTATCTACCGGCTGTTGCCCGACCTGTACAAGGAAGGTCGCGTGTGGTGCATCGACGCACCTCTGTACGCGGCAGTGAAGGACGGCGAACTTTACGGAGGCATGACGTTCGACGCTTGCCGTAAGGAGTCGCCCAAGAAAGTGAAAGACGGCGAGATCGTGCGCATCAAGGGTTGGGGTGAGGTAGACGAGACGTTCCTCGAACCCATCGCGTTCAAGCCCAGCACCCGTCGCCTCATCCGCATCAATCCGTTCGAGAGTGCGGAGAAGGAGCGCTTCTTCCGCGGCGTCGTGGCAGAGAACGCCATGTACCGCCGGCAGCTTCTTGGCCTGGAGGACTGATCATGGTACGCAATCGCGAAGGCAAAGTTACGCTCTCCGTTCAGACGGACCGCTCTGGCACCACGTTCCAGGAGCTAGCAGAGTTTGTGGATGCTGTCCGGGCTAGCACCGATCAGCCTGACGAGAAGGTGTCGCTGGAGTTCGACTACGACATGAGCGACCATGAGTCCGCATGGTATAATGTCGACCTGAACGGTGACTGGAACCAAGAGGCCGTGAAGTTTGAAAACGGGATCGTGGTCCGCATCGACAAGGACCGTCTGGTCGATGGTCTGCCTGCCGACATCTATCGCTACGCCTACGAACATAAAGAACTCATCCTGAACCCTGGGGAAGATGGCGACGGGGCGGTGCACAAAGACGATTCGCTTCCAGGCGGTGTGTGCATTGAACTCTACGGTATCGGCACCTTCACAAACACCATCTTCATCCCTGTTCGTCGAGTAAGGTAATCTCATGGCACGTAAGAAGAAAGCAACCCGCAACGGCAAGCCGGCTCCGATCAAGGGCGACGAGCGCAGCCTGTTTCCCATGCTCGGGCAGAACCTGGAAACCATACAGGATACCGAGCTGTCGGCGTTCACGTCCGACGCTCTTTCCCACTACGGCGCATACGTCGTTGAGGATCGCGCGGTTCCTGATTATCGTGACGGCCTCAAGCCCGTGCATCGTTCGCTGCTCTGGTCACTGGCAGGCCTGAACCTGCGCCCGACTTCATCTTACAAGAAGTCGGCACGTACCGTCGGCGACTGTATCGGTAAGTATCACCCTCATGGTGACGCTGCCGCTTACGGTGCTATGGTGACCATCGCCAACACGATGCCTCCTGCGGTAGACGGTCAGGGTAACTGGGGCACGCCCATCAACCCTGCTGCTGCTCAGCGTTACACAGAGGCGCGCATGAGCAAGTTCGCCCACATGTTCATGCTGGATCGTTCGTACCTCGACGTGGTGCCGACTGTTCCGAACTTCTCGGGCGACGATTCCATTCCGTTGTTCCTGCCGGCCCTGCTGCCGTACGCGCTGTTCAATGGTAACACGCCTGCTCCTGCCTACGGTGTGCGTGCTGGTAACCCGAGCTTCTCCTTCCGCAGCGTATCGAAAGTCGTCATTGCCATGCTCAAGGGCAAGGAAATGTCTGGCAAGAAGTTGGCGAAGGTTTTGGAGATTCAGCATCCGTGGGGATGTACAAGCGTTACCGATCCGTCCGACTTCGAGGAAATGATCGCGACGGGTAAAGGCAGTATCATCTACGCGCCTGAGATCGAAGAGGACTACGACAAGCGCCTGATCCGTGTGCGGTCCTTCGTCCCGTCCGGCCTAGCATCTACTGCCCAGATCGACAAGACTCTGGAGAAGATCAGCAAGATTGACGGCGTGCGGAAGTGCTACAGCAAGCAGGGTAAGAAGTCTGTTGGTAGTGGCCCCTACGGTGCTCTGTTCATCATCGAGTGCCAGCGTAACCTCGACACCGACCAGTTCTATGACATCCACGAGGCTGTCGAAAAGCAGGTCACCAACTCTGTCGGGTATCGCCTCGGCGTGACTGTACGTAAGGCGAACGACAAGAACGCCTTCCACTACCTGAACTACGAGAAGTTCTTCCGTACGTGGATCAAGTATCGCATCAATCTGGAGCTCCGCCTCATCAAGCACCTGCTGGAGAAAGCGGAGAAGGAGTTGCACCTCCAGAAAGTTTACCTGTTCGCAGTCGAGAACATGGAGAAGCTGCTCAAGGTGCTGCCCAAGGCTCTGGTCTCCGAAGACCCTGATGCTGCTCTCGCCAAAGGCATGAAGATGCCCAAGGAAGACGCGACCATCATTCTGAACCGTCAGGTGCGTAAGCTCGCCAAGCTGGAAGCTGCCGACCTGAAGAAAAAGATCAAGGACATCGAAGCTGAGATCAAGCAACTCAAGGTCGACAAGGAAGCTCCTGGTGATCGTGCTGCTCGCGACACTGAGCACCGCGTCAAGTCCTACCTCAAGAACCCCGACAAGATGAAGTCGGGCCTGACCTTCTAGGAGGTTCTCCATGGCAAACCTGAGTGTTTACGTCCACAACAGCAGGAGCAACATGACGTTCAACGCTCACCTGCTTGTTTTCGTTCGGGCGTGGAACATGCCGTGGGGTAAGGAAGACGAACCGATGGAGGACTCGTGGATGCGAGTCCCCTGTTTCCGCTCTCCCGGCCCTGGCGGTAAGAACCACTACCTGTGCGTTAACCCTCATGTCGAAGGTGCCTCCCCTATCGTTATGTCGGAAGAGGACAACACGGTGATCAAGGCAGGAGGGCGCAAACTTCACAAGGTGATCCCGCAAGGTCTGATCGAGTCCGTACGAGGAGAAGCTATCGACGTTCCTGCATGGGAATACGAGCGCCAAGAGTCGTGGCCGTATCTTCGTATGTTCGATCCAGACGAGGTCCGCTATCGCTACGGTGTGATCAACGGACAGGAGGCTGCTGAGAACGTTAACGCCTTGCCCAACAATCACAACTTCGCCGTAATACGCAAGACCGTTTCACCTCGTCCGTGTCGGTCTTGTGGGCGCAACCGACGAGTCAGAATGAGGTGACCGATGCCAGTCTTTCCGCGCCTAGCCTTTCGCCACACCCAAAAGTCCGAGCTATACCACGCCCTGTGTAATATGCGTCAGGGCGAGCGGACCGTACTTGGTACTTGCGTTGCGTGTTCGTCGCCTGTGTACACACATCGCTTGTCCCGACATCGCGCTCGTTGGTACTGTTGGAACGGGAAGTGCCGTAATCATGAAGCCCGCACTATGGCCACAAAGTATGAACCCTCGTGGTTCCGTCGCGACGACGGTGTGGCCGAGCGCTTCCAAGAGCCTTTGCCGGAGATACAGTAGGACGACTAGAGACCGCACTTTGATACGCTCAGGGTGCGGTCTTTCTGTTTCTATGGTGGTGCACACGTTCCTGTTTTGTGCTATAATGAAGATGTGGGAGAACGATCCCACACTAATGTGGTTACGGACGTAAGTAAGGTTCAACTAGGAGACTCAAGATGGCAAAGTATGTAAACCTCAAGGCCGACATGGAGGGCGAGTGGAGGATCGTCGAGGATACCTCGCGTACGGTCAAAGCTCACAGCATGGGTAAGGTTGAGTTCTTCCCAGAGCTGACGATAAATCCCGCGTTCCCCTCGCAGCCAGGCGTTGCGGAAAGGCGTATTGCTCCTGCCGCTGTCGCTCTTGGTGAAGGCCTAGAGTTTGCAGCTTTCATACACGAAGGTATCGTATCGGACGACCAAGCATTCGCCCTTATTATCGCCCACCTGGGTGATGGTTCCATTGAGGGGCGCGAAGTGAGAACCAACGGCAATAATGCCTACGAAAGGATGGTCGCCGAGGTAGAGGCTGCTATCGACGAACTCCTTGAAGAACTGGACTGACGTATGCCCTACGGACTCACGGATCGAGACTTCATCCAGCGTAAGAAAGAAGGCCGGGACCGTGTGGCGTGGATACTCTTTCTTCCGCTGCCTGACGGTAACCACCTAGTGATAAAGTCTCGCAAGCCCGAAGCGGAAGCCATAGCAGAACTGGGAAGTCAGCGAGACGTCCTTATAGAACAGCTTTGGTCGGACAACATCGACCGGCTGGTGCGCTTGGCTCCATCGCACAACACGGAATATATGGAGACCTACCGGCGTAACCGGTCGGGTAAGATAGGAGTTTCTCACCAGAAGCACCTGAGAAAGTTTGCAGCCACGTGGCGCGAAGGTCCTCAAGGAGACCGGCGCGATGTGTCTGTTACGTATGGGTATAGTCCATACCACTCCCGCTATGTTGGCAGCATGGAAGATGCTTTTGTGGCCGCCTGCATCAAGCGAGATCAAATGACGGGTCAGACCGTCCAACCAAGAGAGCACTACGCGGAGATTTTCCGCAAGCACTTCACTTAGGGAACCAGCATGAATCCTCAACTAAGCATGACCGAGCACCGTCTGATCAACGCCGCAGTATTTATCGGTACCGAGGTTTACCTCGAAGCCCGTAACACGTTCATGGACTACCAGCGTCGCATCGAGTATATGGAAGGCATGGGGAATGTCACACAGGAAAATCTTCAAGCCGTGATTGCCGAGGCGCATACGTCGGCGCAGCAGGTCGCACATAACGCCTTATTGAACATTCGCATTGCCACCCCATGGAGTGAAGTCGGTGCGACCATCCACAATACGGATGGGGACTCCATAACGCTGCATATTGGACTCGACCAATTCCGCGTAACCCTGTGCATTCGGTACAGTGTCGGAATGCACGACAAGTCCCCCATGAACTCGCCTCTGGTATTCTTCAACGTCTACCGTAACGGGCAGTGCATGTGGAGTATGCCACGCAACTTCGGCGATGACCTGTCGTTCGCTCATATCCTCCAGCTCACTGGTATCTGATAGGAGAACATCATGGCTTTCAAGCAACCGAAAAAGACGCACAAGATCGGCCGCCTCAATCGTCGCAAAGGCACCGAAACTCGTGCCATCTTGCAAGAGTTTGACGACGGTCGCGCTGTGTTAGACGTACGGCAGTGGTACAAGAAGGAGAGCATGGAAAAGTTTGCGCCTACCGCGAAAGGTATGGTCATTCCCGTTCAGGAACTCCGCAAGTTCCGCAAGGTGCTCGATAAGGCAATCAAGGTCGCTGAGGAAGAGGACTTGATGGAGGACGATTGATGATCTGTTCCGTCCAAATGCTCAAAGCGCCTGCAGAGAATGCCGGCGTTGAGGTACCTGGAGACATTGAGAACTACCACGCGGCAGAGTACCCGCACTTCTTCCTGTATGTGCAATATCAACTGTGCCGTCCGCTTCCGTTCCCGTCTTCTCATTGGAATAACGCCCATGTGATCGCGTCGATTCCTGATCACATGGTTTTTAACGTGACCCTCGACGACCTGATCCGCCGAGGCTTTGAATAGGACTACAAACATGGTACTCGATCAACATATTGCTGAAACAATGCAGGACTTCTACGCGGAGTTCGACAAACTGGACGAGCCCGACACTTCGGATAAGGACTCCTCCCTGTTCCACCTAGTCAGCGCCACCTTTGATATTCCTGTGGATCGTATCGACCGCATTACCAGTGGCATGTCTTCGTACATCGAAGGGTTCAGTGTGGTTATGGGTGACGTGCATCTGGTCATGGTTAATGCCGCTGATCCTGAGGATGTAAACGACGCTATCGCGCCTAACTCTATCACCTTCACAGGTCGAAAGTTTGTGGCCTTCCTCGATCGTCCAGAAGTAGGAGGTAGCGTATTCCTCGGGGATATTCCCGACATGGTATCTGGCTCGCTTATCGCAGGATCGTTTGGAGCTGTCGTTGAGCGAATCAGCGAGCTAACCAAACGTTATATCGACGCCTAGTGACGGACGCCTTATTGTGTTATAATGAACGTGAGGCAGCAAGAACCTGAGCCAGCTCGAAACAATGTGGTAACGGAGATTGTTAAGCCTCGCATTCACGCACACGAGGAACGAAAGCATGACCGATAAGAACGCAGACACTCGCAACACCGCCTTCGGAGCAATGCAGCTTGGGCTCCAGTCGATCGGAGCTGAAAAGTTTGAACTGGAGGACGTGGATAACGAAGACATGGTCAGCGTAGTCTACTTGGCTCCTGACACCGCGGTGGAGTTTAACTCGGTACCTTGTAAATCTGGAAGGCGCCTAAACATCGAGACCTTCCGCCTAGACAAGCAAGGTACCGAGAAGTTGGTAGGAAGTCTCGACCTGATGTTTGATTCTCCTCGCACCTCTTGGCGCGACTACCCGAACATCGTTGCGCTCCTCAAGCGCTTGGCTGAGTTGACGCCCGACGCAAACTTTGCCAAGAAAGTGCGCAGCCGCACAGAATAAAGACCGTGCGCTGATCGCCGAATTTTGATATAATGAAGTTGTGGCAGCGAAGACCTGAGCCAGCTCGAAACAATGTGGTAACGGCTACTGTTCAGGTTCAACAATCGACGGGAGAATCAGCGCATGAGCATTCAGGAAATCGGCATCGACGACGTTCCGGGCCTTACCACCTCTGAGGAGGCTGGGTTCTGCATGACCCCGAGCGCCCGGTCCTACATCAACGAGGCGCGCCAGCGTAACGGCCTTCCTCCGTTGACCAAGGACTACGATGAGTGGGAGGAAGAGGTTCTTCCGATCTTCCGCCAGAACGGCTACGAGCCAGTAGCCGGCTGGTTCACCATCGAGGGTGATTCTTTCGGTCCCCTGATACGGGGCATCACCCTTGAGAAGGAAGGCCAGCGCTACCGTTTCGCTTACGGCTAGCGCGATAGCGGGCGGGGCATATCGCCCCGCCGCTCAACTGCAAACATTGCCTATTGGAGATTAAGAATGACAAACCGCGTTAAAGATCAACGTCTCGCTCCTCTGTTCGACCGCATTCGCGCTCGCGCCGTGTCCACACTTGGTTCCATGGTAGCGTGCGACAACGCCGCTTTCTTTACCGCCACCGACGTGGCTAGCCGCATGATTACCGCGCTCGGCGTTGACCTGACCACGATCGACCGCGACGACCTCAACGAGGTAATCGCCGCAACGTCGCTCGCACTCAGCACCTCTTACTCGCGCAATCTCGATCAGGTGCGTCGTACCACCAAGCGTATCAGCCCGCGTTGCAGCACGGGACGCGCAGCATACGGGTACCGTGTAGGCATGGCGATCCGCACAGACATTCCAGATGTGGAGAATATGCGCCGCAACGCGGAGAACACTTCCGCGTATGAGAAGCTGGACAAGCACAAGAACGAAATGGCCGAACGCCTCGTTGGTATGATGAACTATCGCGAACTTTGCCAACTGGAGCTTTCTGTTCAGGCTCGCAAGGAGCGTCTTTACTCCGACATGGAACGTCAGTTGTTCTCGGATAAAACACGCCCGGAAGAATTGTCCGACCCCCGACGCAATACTCAGGAGAGCTGAAATGGTCGAGTCTTTGCCGAGCAAGAACGAGCGCCTCATTGCGGGCAAATGGTTGCAAGTCAGGAATATTAGAGGGATACCTGACTCCGTCGAACTTAACCTAACGTCGGTAAACATTACGGGCAACAGAGACCAGATGCTCGACGTTTGGTGCCCCATGACAGGAGCCACTCGTTCGATTGCGATCCATACCGTTGAGTGTGTATTGGGGTCAATTCAATTCCCTATGCCCAACCGTCACAGCCATCTTAGGGTCCAACCGGATACGCAGCGGCCCTCTTTGTAAGTCAGCACAGGCGGCGTCAATCCGGGCGCCGTCTTCCAGACTTCGGGTGAAACACATGAGTATCTCCAGAGAGATTGAACGCACCATCGCAGACGCCGGCCTGGACGTTCTAAGGAAGTTTGTATCGTTTGAGGAAATGCAGTCGATCTTTGACGATCTTGAAGGCGTCACACAATCCCAAGGTGCCGCGCACACCCTACTTAAGGAAATGGAAGCGCGTAAGGTGAAGCCAGCGTTCACCACTGACGGATTTCACATCGCATCGCTGGATAGTCCAAACATCGAGTGCCCTCCACGGCCCTTCCTTTTCGAGCCTGCGTTTGGAGGCAGACCATCGAAGTCTGTAGGAAATGCGTTCTACCCTCTGGTAGATAAGGCGAACTTGCGCCAATACTTCGCGCACCTGATTCGCTGGTTCCCACACCCGATTCGCCCAGGCGTAATGTTACCCCTGCGCTTGGATTCGTACTACCTGACGGTCGATCATCCTGTCAGCCGCATCTACGTGGACGTCCCCGTTATCCTGATGAAGGACAAGAGCAGGCTCAACTATATCCGCGTTAGCCTGACCGTGTTCGAGACCATACTGGACTCCCAAGTAGGTGAGCATGGGCGGGTGATCGAGCTAACCCGTACACAGGAGCGGGGCGAACGCCTTACCGTAGCTCGCGACGTTGGTGAGCCGTATAACGCCGCCCGCATGTGGCAGACGTTCGGTCCCCAGCACCACAGAAAGTTTGAGGCCCTCTCCTGTAGCGTGGAGACGAAGCCTGAATTTCGCAAGTCGGCGCTGATCGTTGCCGACCACCTGATCAAACTGTAAATATATCGCACAAACGACAGGAGGTTCTCATGACACCGCCTATGCGCGCACGTATCAAGGAGTTTGGAGCAGCGGTCGCAATCATCGGCCTGTTCATCTTAGCCGGCGCTGACTACACACCGCTTTTCAGCTAGCGCATCCGCTGCAAACTTTTCCGGTCGAAAGCGAATCGACCAAGCTAGATAAAAGCCTTTGCACGCTGACCAGATTTTGATATAATGAAGATGTGGTAGCGAAAGCCAGAGCCAGCTCAAAGCAATTTGGTTACGGCAGTTGATAAGGCTCGCTAAAGCGCACGTAAACGAACGAACGCACGATCATCCTCAAGGAGTAACATCATGGCTGTCACCAAAACCGACCCGACCTTCGAAGGCAAGCGCATCACCCTCCTGGACGGTACCAAAGAGCGTATCGTCAAGGTGATGAAGACTGGTTACAAGACGGAAGGCGGCACCAAGATCAAACCCAGCAACATCGGTAAGAAGGGACGCGGCCTCGTCGAACTCGACGGCGACGGCAGCGGCGCAACCCCGAAGACCAGCTCCACTACTCGCAAGCGCGGGTCCAACACTTCCAAGCAATCTGAAAAAGGAACATCCACCGTGGCAAAGAAAGCAACCAACAGCGCTAACATGGGCCGTCGTGAACTCGTATCTGAACTGGTCAACGCCGAAGTCTTCCGGGTCCGTGCCGATGCCAAAGGCGTAGGCATCGACGAACTCCGCGAGATGGTCGACAACATCGGCAAGAAAGGCACCAAGAAGACTTCCGGTAAGAAGTCTACAGGCAAGAGCACCGGAAAGTCTGCCAGCTCCAAGAAGTCCAGCTCCAAGAAGGCTGAGCAGGAAGAAGCCAAGCCGAAGCGTCAGCGTCGCGGTAAGAAGTCCAGCGAAGACGCTAGCGAGAAAGGTAGCAAGGTCCCGCGCCGCGGTAAGAAGGCTGCTGCTCAGAAGGAAGAAGCTCCGGCCAAGAGCAAGAAGTCGACCAAGAAATCTGGCAGCGTGAAAGCCAAGCCGGTCAAGTCCATCACTGAGGAGCTGGCGCGCTCCGTCGAGGCTGCTCTGGGTGAGCATGTGTCCGACTTCATTCGCAAGTCTACTGGGCACAACTTCACCGTAGCTTGCGTTGGCGGTGTGTTCAATGACGAGCGCCTGACTATGCAGATCGGCCTGCTCCCGACTAACGCTTCCGATGAGGACATCGAGGCTTACGCTGCCGACATGGAGGACGCCGAGCAGAAGGCCACCTCCTCCGACAAGGGTTCGAGTGGCGAGACTCGCATCGACATGCTGCGCAACTTCGTGGACGAAAGCGTCGTTAGCGATTCCAAGCTGGAGAAAATCACCGCGGCCTGGGATGCAAACTTTGAGTCCGTCATCGAGCCCAAGCTCGGGGACGAAGTGGAGATCGGCACCAAGCTGGACTACGAGGGAGAGGAAGCTATTGTCATCGGCTTCTCCGACGCTAAGTCCAAGATTATGCTTTACCTGACAGACAGCGAGTCCGTGAAGCTGGTGTCCGTTGCCAAGGTCGTCCGCATGGAGATTCTCGACGACGAGGAGCCGGAGCCCGAAGACGCCGACAGCGATGAAGGTGATGAAGGCGAGGACGAGGAAGACTTCGACGACGAGGAAGAGGACGACGATTCCGAAGAAGACGACTCCGACGACGATGAGGAGGAAGACTTCGACGAGGAAGAGGACGACGAAGACGACCTCGAAGACACCGAAGAGGACGACGATGACTCTGAGGAGGATGACGAGGACGACGATTCCGAAGAGGATGACGATGACTCTGAGGAAGATGAAGAGGACGACGAGGACGACGAGGACGAGGACTCTGAGGAAGATGAAGAGGACGACGACTTCGACGACTTCGACGACGAACTCTGAAAGTCGAACCTTTCCGACCACGAGCCTGTTGCGGCAGGCTCGATGTCAGACGACCTGAAATGTTTGCTGGAGCAGGAGCGAGATCGAAGCGAGACGCTGAGTGTCAGGTATGAGGATAAACTTCACCGACTCCGCGTATCCGTTCTCAAGGCATTGAAGCCTGAGATACCTCGACTGGAGGAGGCGCTGATAGCGCTTACTCGCTCCCCTCCCAAACTTCACATAACTGACCACTATGTGCGTGATACGTTGAATGCCGTACGGCACATCGTGAAAAGTTTGGAGTGCCCGTGATGGATGACATCGACTCTGGCTACTGCAACAACTGTGGCGATTACCGCGAAGTCGATCTGGTGGTTGATAACGACGGTAACGTCTACTGTGACGACGAGTGCCTGGCTTCGGCCACCCACGCTGCCCGACCTCTGGGCGGCGACGAGGAAGAATAACCTTCCACTGTAAATATAACCCGTACGCTACTGTACTATTGAATCCTCAGGAGTAACATCATGGCTACCAAGACCACCAAGACCAAGAAGACTCGTTCCAAGAAGGACGAGGACGTGAAGACCACCAAGAAGACTGCCAAGACCAAGGCGTCTGAGAAGAAGGCCTCGAAGGCTACCAAGGCTACCAAAGCCAAGGCTTCCGCGAAGAAGGGTAGCACGAAGAAAGGCAAGGCGGCCAAGCCGGATACCTCTCACCTGCCGAAGCCGATGAAGGAGAAGCTGACCAAGACTCAGCTCATCCAGCATCTGGCTGACGAGACCGAACTCGACAAGAAGGATGTCAAGAAGGTCATGGAAGCTCTGGAGACTACCATGCTCGCGTCCATCCGCAAGAAGGGTCTCGGCGAGTTCATGATTCCGGGACTGCTCAAGGTCGTGACCAAGCACATTCCGGCCAAGAAAGGCGGCGAAACGAAGATGTCCTTTGGCAAGGAGATCGTCACCAAGCCGAAGCCCGCCACCACCAAGATCAAGGTTCGTCCTATGAAGAAGCTCAAGGACGCTGCACTGGTATAACGGCAGAACCGCGCGAGGGGAGCCTACTTGTTCCCCTCGCCGCATCGAACTTCGATCAAACAGCCTTTCGAGGCTCTACTGTGGAGACATTGTATGACGACGCCCCTTTGCAACACCGACACCTTCATCAAACGGTACGTGGCTCTGACCGATGGAGAAATGGCAGGACGCACCGATGAGGATAATCCCCAACCTATCCTCATTTCGGGCGCCCTCGCTATCGAGGCCCCTACGTGTCGTGTAGAGGCCGATGACATTCCGGCCTCTTTCTTCGATGAGCTTAACACCAAGCTCATTCAGTCTGGAGCTAGTGTCATCGCGTTTCCCACAACGATGTTTGAGGCCTGCGACATCTGCATCATGGACGCGCAACTTTTCCTCGGCATCACCCAGAAGACGGTGAAGGACGACGAGGCCAACCTCTCTATCGAAGGTGCGCACACGTCGGCAATAGATCAGGTGAAGCACCTCCTCTCCACGGTAGAACCCGCTTATGCCAAATGAAGCCATTGCCACTCTGTTCAACAGGCTGTTCGTGCAGTATCCGGACAGCATAAAGGTCAAGTCGCCGTACCCGGAAACGGTGCTAGATATGCCGTTGGAGCTTGCTTCTGGGAAGGAGACATTGAATATCATGCCGCGTATCCCCAACACCACGGTGAAGCGAATCGCCTCCGGGGCGAAAGGCGGCAACCTAAACGACATGCTCACGCTGTCGATGATGTACACCGTAGGACTTGGTGTTCCCGAAGATCAGGCTCACGCCATGTCCTGGGCAAACTTTGCTCTTGTGGAGACAGGTCCTCTCGACTTCGAGCAGGCGACTGCTGCTCTGGATAAAGACCTGAAGCGCCTGCCCGACTCCGATTACTCGTATCCAGGTAAGGTGGAGAGCATCTATAACTCGATGATTCCGAAGTTTCGTCGAGTGGAGCCAGGCGACGTACCGAACGATACCTACCTCCTATCCCCTTTGATTGCAGGGCTTCGCTTGTACGCCATCTATCGCGTTAAGCAGGTAGGAGATAAAAGTCGGTGTTACCTGTACGACGTTCGCGTAGGAGGTATTCACGGTGAAAGGGTAGCGCTGGAGATTGCCAACAAGCTGAACCTGCCGAACTATATTGGCTCTCACGGATGCGAGAAACCGGAACACAAGAAGATCATGCAGCCCAACTATGTTGCGCACATGGATGATTACTTCGAGTTCCCGCCTAGCTATTTCGTGGTCGCCGGTACGCTGGCTGTCCCGAATAGCAAGAAAAAGTTTGTTCGTAAGGTCCACCCCGAAGCGCGCACTACATCGGACCTCCTATCCGTGTTCCTTGAAACGCTCGATGTGGAACGTAAGAAGGTCATAGACCATCCGGAGTACAACTCCGTAAACGACCTCATGAAAGAGGCTAAGGCTCGGCTGGAGCGTGTACGTGACGGGTCGGAGTATGCTCTCCTGAAAGAGGAGTTCGACGCCAAAGGTAAGGAGTTCCGCCGCGCTAAGCGTAAAGGCGACATCGAGACTAAAGCACGACTCCGAAGTGACTTGAAAGCCCTCAAGAAGTTTGGGGCCCAGATCAAGAAAGGCACCGCCGAAGGCTCTATCGAGACACAGATCGCCTCATACAAACAGCGCCTCAAGGCCATGGAGTCCATGAACGCGCAGTATCGCGGTCGACAGGAAGCTAAGTATCCTGAGAATCTTTTCCGTTTCATCGCTACCGACATTTACTACGGAAAGAAAGGCAAGACCGTGCCCGTGCCTGTGGGTCAGCATATCGACCAGCACCTTATGGGTATTGGTTTTACTGTGACCAACACAAGCCTGCTTGGGGATTATTTCGTTCTCAGGCCTTCAGGCAAGAAAGCCTTCACGCCGAAGACCTATCGTTCGGCAATGAAGAAACTGTCGGAGAAGTATCCCGACTTCAACGTGTCCGGCATCATCGCACGTCCTGTGGAAATGGGAAGTGTAAAGAAGCCTCAGAAGTTGCCGGTCTATCTAGTGGCTGCCAACTAGGAGGTGTACCATGTGTGACCGAGTGGTAAGCCGCTCAGGTATGCTCCGCCAGCAGATGATCTCTCAAAGCGAAAGTAAAGGAGAAAGGAAAATGTCCAATCGTGAACACGAATCGCGTTCTGCTCGCGACATCATCGGCGAAGCCGACGATCAGACCGTCCAGAAGGGTAACGTCGTTGGCGAGAACGAAGCCAGCGAGCCCGAAGCCAACATCGAAGACGTGCAAGACATGGGTGACGAAGACATGGGCGAGGAGCCCATCGCTTCTGACGATCCGGAAGTCGAAGACGATGAGCCGTCCGAAGATACCGAGGAGCAGGACGAGACCATCGAGGAGAACGAGCTGGCTCCCACGTTCGGCGAACTTCTCGCAGGTAGTGGCGCCGTCCGTCTTCGCATCGAGCCGCGCATCATGCTGAACGTCACTCCTTCTCTCGCCGACGGCGTACCGGAAGTGGTGGAAATCAACGGCTCCCACTACAGTGTCGCAAGCCCGATGCGTAAAGGTAACGGCAGCGAGCGCAACCCGTATGGCCTGCTTCGCTCGGGTCTCGCCGACTTGGCATCCTTCGTCGGTCACAGCCGTGACGAAGCCATGCTGTTCGGTCCTGCGGATGGCATCGAGGATCGCGTCAACGAGCTGATGTCCTACCTCGACGGTCGCGCCCGTGAGCTGATGTACGGCGTCTTCGATGACCCGCACCGTCCGAAGTTCTCATTCGTTTCCGCCCCTGAAGAGGAAGAGGAAGAGGAGGAAGAAGCTGACGAGGACGAGAACATCGACGACATCGGCGTAACCGAGAACGATGTTTCTGGTCCGACCTCTCACGTCGTCACTGTTCCCGCAGAACAGTCTTTCTCTGTGGTGACATGGCCGGTGTATGACACCGACAGCGAGGATGGTACCGTGATCCTGCGTCCGACCGTGGCTGTCAATGTCAACATGCCGATCTTGGCCAACGCGCAGTCCATGCTCAAGCCTCTGTCCTCTATGCAGAAGATCGTCAACAACTACGCCCGCGAAGCCGGCCTTGGTGACGACGACTTCCGCCTGTCTCTGGCTTTCAACACCGAGGACATTCTGGACGAATCGCTCCTGAACGTCTTCCAGAGCTTCGCCACTGAGGAGAGTGAAGCGGTGATCGTGTCTGGTACCTACCTGCGCAAGTGTGCGACTGATCTGGGCCACGACCTCTATCGCCTGTTCCCGGCAGGCAACACCGCTCAGGATGCCGAGCGTATGCTCCTGACCAACGGCGGCGACGCACTGCTCCTCCTGTAACTGTAAATAACGGGTAGCACGGGCGGTAGTTATTCTGCCGCCCCGCACCTAGACAGCTCTGAAACTGTAAAGATTGCTCAGAACATCGGGCAGCATTTTATCTGGAGATACAAATGGCCAAGCCGAAGACCAACAAACGCCTGTCGCAGACCGACAAGATCAATCGTCGTCTGCGCGGTATCAAGCCTGGCGTTGGTATGGCGGTTGATCAAGCGGTGCACGTTGTCAATGTTTACGCCAGCCGCGTACCTGTCACGCTCAATGGCTTTCTGGTCAGCCAAGATGAATCCGGCGTCGTTTTCCGCCACAAGAAAACGAACGGCTCCAAGAAGACTCGCCTCAGCACTTTCATGGTTCGCGACGTGGTTAAGGTATTCGGCCGCCCGGGCGAACCTTCCAGTGTCACCGTGCTGCGCGACGACCTGATGTACAGCCTCAAAGGCTTCATCAAGCGCGATGCTCAAACCGGCGTCCTCAAGATCAAGGATTACGTCACTGGCGAGATCACCTGCATTTATCCGAACGATGCCATCAAGATCGAAGTCTTCGCCGATGAGGACGACAAGGCTCAGCGCGCCGCCAAGCCGGCCAAGGGTAAGAAGGGTAAGAAGTCCAAGCCTGCTCCCGCTCCTGTCGATGACGAGGAAGATGAGGACTTCGACGACGAAGACGAGGACGAGGACGAGGACGAAGATGAGGACCTCGACGACGATTCCGATGAGGATGAGGACGACGAGGATGAAGACGAAGATGAAGATGAAGATGAGGAGGACGAGGACGAGGACGAAGACGACGAAGACCTCGACGACGAAGACCTCTGACGCCAGCAGTTTCGTGAAAGTGTAAAGATTGAGCAGTCGCAACGAGACGACTGTTAGCAACACCCCCAACCTCACTACGCAACAACCGAAAGGATATACAGTAATGGCCAAGTCCAAGAAGCCGCAACCCCTCGACCTCGAAGCCCTTTTCGGCACTGCTTTCCTGACCTTCCTGGTCGAGGCTCAGGAGAAGAACCACACCCTCGAAACGCTGATCGACCTCGTGAGTGAGAAGTCCGGTGAGGATGAGGAGCCGGAGGACGACGAAGACGAGGACGACGAGGACGACGAGGACGACGAGGACGAGGATGATGATTCCGACTCCGACGACGACGATGATGACGAGGACGACGACGACGACGAGGACGACGACGACGACGACGACGACGACGAGGACGACGACGACTCCGACGACGACGATGATGAAGAGGACGACGACGAGGACGATGAGGACGAGGACGAGGACGATGACGATGACGACGACTGGGACGACTAATCCCATCCGACTCGCCGACACCGGCTCTATCTGATCGACTGTTCGTCGCCTGGCCTTGAGGGCTGAGCCGTTAATTCAGCCCTCGCAAATGATGCGCCCCTTGCCTGCGCAAACAATTTGGCATTATCCCCTAGGGGCCTACTTACGGTCCCGTTCAAACTTGAATCCCGATTGTAAAATCGAACCTGTACGGAGTACATGACAATGGCCGCAAAGACTATCGAACTGCCGCAACGTGGTGAAGCCGCTCGCCTGAAGAAGCAGCTCAAGGCTCTCGAAGCCACCAAGAAGTCCATCGAGACCGGCGCCACCAAGATCGACGAGCAGATCGAAGCCGTGACCGCTCAGATCGAAGTCGTCGAGAACGGCACCGACGGTGAAGCCGCACCGGCCAAGGGCAAGGGCGCTGCCAAAGGCGGCAAGGCTGCAGGCGGCAAGAAGGGTGCTGCCAAGGGCAAGAAAGCCGCTGCCGAAGAAGAAGCTCCTGCCAAGGGCAAGAAAGGCAAGGGCAAAGGCAAGAAGGCCGCTGCCGAAGAAGAAGCTCCTGCCAAGGGCAAGAAAGGCAAGGGCAAAGGCAAAGGCAAGAAGGCCGCTGCCGAAGAAGAAGCTCCTGCCAAGAAGGGTAAGGGCAAGAAAGCCGGCAAGAAAGCCGCTGCCAAGGCCGATGCCAAAGGCGGCAAGAAAGGCGGCAAGAAGGGCAAGTCTGCCAAGAGCGCTGACGACTTCGACGACTTCGACGACGAGCTGTAAGTCGGACGCCTTCTGCAACGTCGCATAGGTTGACACCGGCCTAGAAATTGCGGGACGTAGACACCACCCTTCGTCCCGCGCTATGACCCGCAATGTACGGCGATTCCGCAGCACAGAGCCCAAACGCTCAGACCGTGCCTCGGGTTCGCTAACGCATTGCGGGTTTTCTGTTTTGGAGCGATTGTAATGCACTGGAAACATTCCCGATTTGAGACTGCCTACATCATCCTCGGCAACTGCCATACCTTTGATGAAGCCTACCGCATCATCTGCGAGCTTGAAGAGGATCGCGTACTCGCTATCGACACCTCATTCGCAGAAAGCCTAAGGGCTCAGGCTAAAGTGGTAACCTCCAAGACCATTCTGGCAGACGAGAATGAGTCCAAGAGCGGTAAGCTACTGGCGCAGTGTAACATCGACGAGCAGCGCGCCCGTAAAGTTGTCGCCCAGCCGTGTCTCGATGAGGCTCGCCGCGAACTCCAGTTCCTTCGCATGTTGAAGGAGATTATCCAACCCCATCGTGTCCACGCTTCGCAGCCTGATTATGTCGCGCACCAGATGTGCCAGCGCTTGGAGTGGCGGTGCGATCTTCACTGGAAGTCCTACAATCACCTGTGCTCCGTCGGCCACATTCCTGCCGACCACATGATGATGCTCAAGATGCACCCGGACAGTCAGGTGCTCATGTCCGGAGTGCTCGCCCTTCGCGAGTCTATCCAAAAGGATACGGACCGCTTCTTAACGCTGGACAAGACCACAGTCCTTATGCAGGTTGCCCGTTACGAGAAAGAGCGCGCAGCCATCTTCGATCGGAACGTCATGGATGAGAACCGTGTTCTGGCTTCGGACAATATTCCTCGCCTACAGGACAACAGCTTCAAGGTCGAACAGGTAGAGGAAGGTGTGGAGGGTAGCCAGTGAAGTTTGCGAGCGTTCAAAGCCAGATCAAGGACCTTCAACGGCAGATGCAGGAAATCCAGAGCACCTGCTACGTCCTTTATCCGATTAGCGATGGGTTCCAGTTCATCGCGTATTACGACCTGTCCGACAACTCTATGGGTTACACCGTAGTTGATGCGAACATGGTGGAGATCAAGCTGCTGGGTGACTTGCCTGCTGACGTTCTGGTTGGCTTCGGCAAATTCGTGGATATGCTGGAACAGTGGCAGAACGACAGCACCATGGATTTTCCGTTCTCTCTGCACGTCACCGACAAGATTCCCGAGGTCCGTTCCGAGTTCGACCCTCCTGCGTCTGATGAGAACCTGGACGGTGACGAGGCCAGACTCAACTGAGAGGTGGCCTATGAAGAACGTCTATAGTTGCGGGTGTTCCTCTTACGACGTTCCTATAATCTCCTCGTGCAAGGAGCATGGAGGGAATGTCGTTTCCGCCACGCGAAACGTCGTTATGCAAGAGGATCGCAGATCGTTCATTACCAAGAATAAGAAACTGGCCTTGCTGTACGACAATCCTCACACAGGCCTCGGTAGATTGAAGCCGGAGTCCGTCGGCCTCATCTGGTCGTATCCTGATCACTTTGATTTTCTGGTACGCACGTTGCTGGAACCTTCAGCGTTCCGAACGTATAACGACAGATACTTCTCGGCATGCCGTCGCGTGCTCCGACCTAACGGACACATCGTCCTGTTTGTCGAGGTGTCGGCTCTGATAGCTGTCGTGTACAGCGCCATGCTTTCCGGCTTCAAGGTAGTCAGTCAGTCTTCGGTCATCATGCGGTTAGACGACGATTCAAACGAACATCGCTTCCTGAACAATCAGAAGCGCCACAAGGTCTGCGTCGTGTTTGCTTTTAACAGCCACCACTCCACAGCGGACCTAAGCTCGGTGAACCCTAGCCGTTGCGCTCAGGACATCATCGACATATATCAGGACGGCCTAATCGTGGATACGTCCTGCATCCACAACCCCTTCCCTCTGGTCGCCCGTAAGGTAGCCAAGACGGTGGGCATTGTCAACGACACATCGCGGTATGTAGCTATGAAACGCCGCGCAAAAGGAAGGAAGAAGTCATGAGTAATCTCCAGCAAGCCCGTCGCATGGTTTCCCTCCTCGAGGAAAAGTACACACAGCTCTCCAAACAGCTCGCAACTCTCAAAGGGGAACTGATTGGACCTCCTGCAACACCTGGACCCTTCAATTCCGTGCGCGAAGCCTTGGAGCACGCTAAGCTGCGTAGCCAACAGATCGAGCAGGCGCAGAAGGAGATCGAGGACCTCTATAACGAGGAGCTCCCTGCTCTCAAGGAACTCACGGACCTGTGTGCCAAGCACAACATCAAGAACGTTCAGACGCGCGGAGTGCCGACCAATGGCTGAGCAGCTTACGGCTGCTGAACTACGCGCAAGCGGCCTGATCCCTGAAGGATACGTCGTGCTCCCCGTCTCCCTAGTCGAGGAGCTTATTCGCGCAGGCTTCGCAGTGTACGAGCCAGCGGTCGGAGGTAGCGACGAAGCTGCCGACCGGATTCGCAACGCGGCGCGTGCCGCTAGCAACGTCGTTGATCGTTATAAGCGAGGATCGTCCGATGTGGGACAAGAGGAAGAAGCCTAAGCCTATCGAGGAGGAACGTAGGCAGGAGGTTCAACGTGCTCACAAACGCAACAAGGTAAAGAAGGAGCGCAACCACAAGAAGAGGCAACGCGAAAGGCAGTTTGAGCGAGAGCTGAGGCCTAACATGCCTGACCGCTGGCATCAGGATCGAGAACAGCGTAAAGCAACTGGCACCTCTGACTTCCGCGGACATCACACGTACCAGAAGCGGGACGAGAAGTACGAAGGCGATATGGCCCTACGTGAAATGAAGGCGCGTATGGAGACGGAACGCAAGAAACAGCGCGTGGCTCCTGCGTACAACAAGGGCCCGACGATGTTTATTACTGACGAGACCGATCCAAGCGATCTGGGTCGCAAGAAATAAGGACAACACCATGAGCGTACAGGTAATGAAAGAGACCGATCCGGAACTCCTCCGTTACGGTATCGAGAAGTGTGTTCGTTGCGACGTGCAAACCTTATACTGGTGGGCCGATGGCGTCATGCCCGTATGTCCGAGCTGCGCCTCTAAAGTCACACGCTCTTGGTGTCTGGGTAAGGCTAAGGAGCTGGGTTACGGTCCTCTCCCTCCTCATCCCAATGCGTCACCAGCTCTGGCGTTCGTCGCTACGCAGTAGGAGCCGCCCTATGTATGATCCCCAGAAAGTGATCGACGACTTTCGAGGACAGTATGCCTTCCTTAGCAACTTCTCCTTCAGTCTGATCGAGCGCCGTGGTGTCAGATACATGACGGTCGAGCATGCCTTCCAAGCAGCCAAGACACGGTCGCGTGCAGAGAAGCAGATGATAGCCGCCTTACGCAAGGCTCGCGAAGCAAAGGAGGTAGGGAACGCTGTTCAGTTACGACCTGATTGGGAGAAGGTGAAGGTCAAGATCATGCGGAACATCGTGCGCCAAAAGTTCTTACAGAACCCGGCCCTGATTCACCGCCTGATCGCTACGTATCCTGCCCGCCTCGTCGAGGGTAATACGTGGAACGACACGTTCTGGGGAGTCTGTCGAGGTAAAGGTAAGAACTGGCTCGGTATCATCCTCATGGAAATCCGAGAAGAACTTATGGAACAATTCCCTAACTTGGTAAGGACATAGCATGATCGTCTATCCCGACAAGTTCATCACAACATCAGGCGCCGTGCGCAAACTTCGCAAGAAGGTCCCGGGCCTGGTGTTCCATACAGGACACAAAGACCTTACCGCTACAGAGGAAGGCGCAAAGGAGCTTGAGGAAATCACTCGTGGTATAAAGAACCACTTGGCCAGGATGGAGCCTCGTCCTGCTGGAATGCACTATCCTGTAACATTGGATGGTGTAAAGAATGCGAAGGAGAACGCACTCTCCGAGCAGGAGCGAGACCGTGCAGTGAAAGCAGGTATGATTCCTCTGCACAGTCTTCCCCAGTACGGGTATGCTTTGCATATCTGGGGATATACCACAACGTATCCTCACCCTAGTCAAGACCGGCACCTGACTATACAGGAAGTCGCCGTGGTTCTGACGCTTCTCCAGAACGCAATCTCGTCTGAGCCTTACCCTGTTTCCCATGTTCTGGAGAAACTCGGCGCCAAGTTCCTCAGCGACAGCGCAATCATCGAGACTGTCGATCCTGTCTATGGGGAAGGCCCTGCTGTGGTATTCAAGTGTGAGCCGCACTCGCTCTCTATGTTCCAGTTGTTCTTAGGTAAGGAGGGAGCCAAAGCACTATATAGCGAGATGGCGCCCAAGTTCCTCACCTCGTATGTGTCCGTCTCTCAGCCAGGTCCTGATTCTCGTTGCTTCCTGCGCACTCACCGCAAGCCCGGATGGTATTGGGTGACGACAGCGGTGACCGGTCGCACTCCGCATAAAAAGCAGGTTCCTCTGGAGTGGTACTATGAGAAAGAGAACGAGTCCATGGGTCTGGAGCCCTACGTGTGGCTCGACTCAAATCAGGAAGAAGTATTCGACAAGATCGTATCAGTGAATGAGGAGCGAATCCATGAGCCACGAAACTGAGAACACCAAGCAGATGCGCCTGACCCTCCAGGTCGAAGGTGCCGATCTTGAGGGTATCGACCTTGAGCGATTCTCCCGCATCATGAAGGGTTTGTCTATCGTCGCAGGAGAAGGAAGCCGCCTCGTCTCCTACGATAACTACAAGATCGTTGTGGAGGGAGACCCCGATCGACTTGGATGCGGCCCGCATGATGACATCGACGACGACGATTATGATGATGATGATGATGACACCGACGATGAGGACATGTAACGCGAGCGCCTGACTTTCCGTCTCCCTCGTCGGTAATTTCCTCAGTCCACATCCGGAGGATTTTATGAAGAAGCGCAAGAAAGGCTACAAGCCTCTCCCCGTGTCGCGCGGCAACACCAGCGGTAAGGCAAGTAAAGCCAAGCGAGAGGGTGAAGCCAAGCGCAAGAAGGCACGCAAGCCTTCCAGCGGCATGGGAGTCGGCAGCAAGGCTAGCAAGCCTAAGAAGTTGCAGTTCGGAGGTAAGCCTTACTCTTATCGCCTCTCTGCACTTAACCCGAAGACTCCGAAACAGCTTCCGGAGACCGAGCTATCCAAGAAGGGCATGACGCTTCGCAAGTTGGTCCGTGGTACACCTCGCCTCATGGTGAATAACTCACGGGACGTGGAACTTCTGGAGAAGAAACGTACCAAGACACGCTCAGGTATGCCTGCTTTTCGTGCTGTCACCATTACCGATGATCCGTGGCGCCCTACAAAAGTCGTCCGGAAGCACAAGACCTTCATCATCGGAGCCGAGATCGGCAAGGAAGGCAACCCTGCCGACAAGCCCATCAACAAACACAAGAAGGTGATCGTATCTTGTGACTGCGAGTCCTACGTATTCACCTTCGAGTATGCCAATGCCGCGCACGGTGCTAGCCGTATCGTGTACAGTAACGGGGAGCCTCCAGTGGTCATGAACCCTGACCTGGCTCCAGGTTTATGTAAACACCTCGTGGCGGCCGCCACGTTCCTCATTAAGAACGACGTATAGGAGAGCAGCAATGACCGAACATAATCAACACCGTCCGGAGATCGTTCCGTCCGAGGAATCCATGAGCCCCTTTGATCAGATCAAGGCTTCTCCGGGCATTCCTATGGATCAACCTCCGTACGCGGAGATTCCGGACGAGCACAAGGTGATCCTGCTGGAGAACGACGTGCGCAAGCGCGTCGAACACACCAGCGCTTTGGAGTCTTCTCTGAACGCAGCCAACGAACGTGTCCAGCAGTTGGAGTACGCTCTCCAGATATCCGGTGCCAATGCTCAACGTACCGAGGCCAAGCTCGCCAAGGTCACCGCCCAGCGCGACCTGTTTATGGATCGCGAGATCGACGAAGGAGCCGAACGCGAGATCGAGCGCCAGCACCATGAAGCGGAGAACAAGCGCCTCGCCGAGCACATGTCCCAGATGGAGCAGCAGTTCACGCCGGTACGCGCCAAGCTCCATCAGTCCGAGTCCGCACTCCAGGAAGTGCGCGGTAAGTTCGCAACGGTCAAGCACAACGAAAAGCAACTCCAGGAGCACAACTACGACCTGCAGGACGAGCTGGGCGAACAGCGTCAGGCCTTCATGTGGTATCTGGAAGTCACACGTGCGGTCAAGTATTCAGTCCTGCATCGCTTCCAGAAAGCCACCGGTACCGCTCTCCGCATCGAGCACATCGTTCGTGCATACAAGGAGCGCAACAAGACCCGCCGCGTTCCTTCGCAGTTCAACATCGTGGACTGCCTCGTGGAGGCTAGCCGCAAATCCTAATCCAACACAAGGTTGTGTCATGTCACTTGCAGACAAAAATTTAACAGGTGAGCAGATACAACAAGTGCTGGACCTCTTTCTGTATAAGGCACTTGAGCCGATCATCCTGAACACGGATGCCTTCGACGTTCAGGTGTCTTATATACTGGCCCTTGTGTCTGCCAATCGTAAGAGGAAGCCTAGTTCCCTTCCGCGTGACAGGACTATCGAGCTTCTTTGTTGCTTTCTAGTATCCGAGAACAGGGAGGAAAAATTCAGGCTGCTGCGTGAGGCCCGGTTGGAACGTTCGTTCTTACATGCCTTCGCTTCGAGGTTCCTCCGCGAGCATTCCACTTACGTGAGCAGATACCACAAGATGCTTATGGTCAGCGGGAATACGCGCTTCCAGATAAAGCATGAGCTGGACATGGAGTCACACCTCGCAGGCTGTAAGGACCGACAAGGCCTGTATCGCATCGTCACGATCGGCGAAGCGTACCTCGAAAAGTTTTACGAATCTCGGTCCAAGGTGCTCGACCACTACGTTAAGCTGTCTTCCCGCCAAGCCAAAATCTACATCAAGGCTAACGGGTCCAACTTCGACTTCCACGATGTTCGCCAGTCGATCCTGAAAAGTATCCTCTTGGCTATCGACAAGTACGACAGCAACAAAGGCGCTTTGACCTCCTACATCAACTGGTGGGTTCTCAACGCCCAGACGTGTGGAACGTCCGAGCACGAATACGGGATCGCCTATACCATTCCGCAGTCCCACAGGAAGAAAATCGCCGAGAAGAATACCGGCTTCCTGAACTACAGCGTCAGCCTTGACGACATGGTGACGGACGACGGCAACAAGAACCTCCACAGCGTTATTGGAGGTAAGGCTGACGTGTTTGAAGACTTCGAGAGGAGCGAGACTGAAAATATAGTAATGTATTTAGCCAAACACGCTGACACCAACGGGTGCGCCCGACTGGTGTTAGATATAGGCGAACATTTTACCCAAGACGAACTTTCCAGAATGCGCCAGCAGACGCAGGAAGAATGTCCTGAGCTGACAAAAGTGTAAAGACATTGTGTTAGCGCATCGTTTGTATAGAGGAGAACACTATGGCCCGTCGTGGCTTTTCCAACATGAAACCCAAGACTGGGAAGAATGACTCCCTGCGCTTGGAGGAACTTGTCGAATTGTTCAAGTTCCAAGACCATCCCGATGAGTGGGTGCAGCTTCGCTTCCTCGATTCCGATATCCTGCCGGTTCGTCGCCACTGGGTGAAGATCATGGCAGGCAAGGAGAAGAAGCTGGTAACCATCCCGCGCTTCTGTGTGTCGTTCAACCCGGAGAACGAGGACGAGCCTCTCGACGCTCACTGTCCGTACTGCGACCTGTCTACCGAAGGCGGCCAGGACGCAACGATGCGGAACGAGCACTTCTATCTGGTGAACGCGATCATTCGCGACATCCAGGAGGACGAGCCAGCCCGTAAGGCTGAGCCGACCAAGAAGGAGAAGAAGACCGGCTACAAGGAAATGAAGTCGAAGTCGTGGACTCCCGTTCGTGTTGTTCGCCTCACCAACAGCCTTGTCGCTCGTATGCAGGAGCTCGGCGAGACCAACATCGTCAAGAGCAAGAAGTCTGGTGAGAAGAAGGCGTTCGACGTTTCTCACCCGAAGCACGGCGTGGACGTGAACGTTAAGTTCAAGCCAAAGGCCGCTGGCACCGATAAGTACAGTGCTGACAAGGTCGACGGCCGTACGCCGCTTACCGATGAGGAGAAGGAGTACCTCGTCTGGAACCTGAATCCTGAGCTTCTCGACGCGGCGGGTCGCATGGGTGAGGAGCAAGCCAAGGAGGACTTCAAGCGCATGGAAGTCTTCGGCGGCGATGAGGTCGATGACGACGATGATGGCGACGACCTCGACGACGACAGCCTCGACCTCGGTTCCTCTTCCAAGAAGAAGAAGGGCAAGAAGAAGTCTGGCAAGAAAGCGTCTGCCCTCGACGATGACGACGACCTCGACGATGACGGCGATGACGATGATGACGAGCCTCCCAAGAAGAAGGCCAAGTCCAAGAAGAAATCCAAGAAGTCCAAGCCGAAGCGTCCGTCGTTCGATGATGACGATGACGACGATGATGAGGATGATGACGAGCCTCCCAAGAAGAAGGCCAAGTCCAAGAAGAAGAAGTCCTCCTCCGCCAAGAAGAAGGCCAAGTCAGCCATCGACGATGATGATGACGATGACGATGACGACGCACCGCCCAAGAAGAAGTCCAAGAAGAAGACTTCCTCTTCCGGTACCAAGAAGAAGGGCAAGAAGAAGTCGAAGCCTGCCCTCGACGATGACGACGACGATTGGGATGACTGATCCCGTCTGACAATTCTCGGGTGTCTTGACCCGAGCGACGCAGGGTAACGTGATTGGGCGACCCTGCTTACAGGAGGCGTGTTGATGCTTTGGCACTTGATTCGCCTTCTGGTCTGGGAGGCGGACCTACGACCGCCAGTGTTCCTCGTGTTGACGCGCGGGTTCGAGATATTTGCCCAAGATACCGCGGCATACCTCGATCTGCCAGCGCAGGCCGATTGGCCAGACCAGAAGACGCGCACGGGATGAGCGCCGCACCGGTCGCTTTCGTAGGAGCGATTTGCTTGGCGGGCGCTATGACAGAAATACGCCAGGAATGTACCCTACTATCGTTCAGGTCAAGAGTGTTGTCCATTGCAAGCAACCCTCATCCGGCGACATAAACAGCCGGTCCTCCCTACTTCCTGGACACTGTAGGGTGCATCCAAAAGTGAGTTCGCACAGAGCTTGCTTTTAGATGCCTCAAGCAAGGCCATTGTATAGCGAGCATTGTGGCTCGCTCCTTTACTTAGTGAGGTTTGCATGGCAAAGCGTAAGAAGAAAGACGAGCAGGACCAGGAGATCGCAGAGGTTCCCCAGTTTAATCCCTATGCTCATATCGACAAAGAGATCGACGGCATGGAGAAGAAGTTTCGACTCTCCTCCTTGGCGTTCGATAAGGATGAGCCTCGGTTCAGTACCGGTCTCCTTTCTCTCGACGTTGCTCTGGCAGGCGGAATGCTCGGAGGCGGCTGGTACACCTGCTTCGGAGGGGAGCAATCGTGTAAGTCTACCACAGCTATGACGATTCTCAGCTCCATCATGGCCCAGAAGGACTTCATCGGTAAGGCCAGCTACTTCGACTACGAGGGCAGCTCGCAGGCGGACTACATCGAGAACATCATGGGCGCCATGGGCGTCAACACCGATGTCGAGAAGGTGTTCGGTGTGCGTGATGAGGAGACCGGAGATTGGGTGGTAGCCCCGCGCGTGCGTTACTACGCTCCGGATACAGGTGAAAAGTTCTTCAACTACATGGCCAAGCTCGGCAAGATGCTGCCTGACAAGGTGCGCATGAACGGCCAGTGGTACTTCGTGTACGACAACACCCGCGAGAACCAGAAGGCGCTCAAGGGCCTGTACGACAAGAAGTATTTTGCCAAGACCAACCGCTTCCGCGTACCGGCTCCCGACGGCAGCATCCAGGCCATCGTGCTCACCGACTCCTACCCGGCTATGCTTCCCGGCATTGCTGACGAGAAGGAGGAAGGTGACAAGTCGCTGGCGCTGCAAGCCCGTATGTTCTCCGACGGCCTCAAGCGCGTCAAAGGCATGATGCGCACCAAGCGTATCGTGGTGCTGGGCGTCAATCAGTTGCGCAAGGTTCCGATGGCCATGTACGGTCCTACCGAGACCGAGCCTTGCGGCGATGCGCTCAAGTTCTACAGTGACGTCCGCCTCCGTATGTCGTCCGTCAGTATCCCGCACGGCAAGGGCATGCTGGAGGAAGAGGAGAGTGTCGTCGCGGATGGTAACGACACCTACCGCTACATCAAGATGCGGACGCACAAGAACAAGCTGGGCGGTATTCCCAACCAGTCGATCACCATGCGCCTCGTTGTCGAGAATGCTGAGGGTGATGCCACCGGTTTCTGCCGCACTTGGGATGCCTTCCAGTACCTCAAGCTGACAGGTCAGGTGGGAGGAACACGGAAGAAGATCAAGTTCCTCGAAGGCTTCAACGTCGTCAAGAAGGACAAGAAGAAGGGCAAGGAGAAAGAGGTCTACGTAGACTTCAAGAGTCCTCTGGCAGGCTGCACGCTCGACTGGTTCCAGTTCAAGACCTTGATCGAGGGTGAGCGCGAAGACATCCGCGAGCTGTGCCGTGAACTCGGCCTCAAGAAGCCTGTCTTGTTCCGCAACTTCCTCCAGAAGCAGGTTCGCGAAGGCAAGGCTTACCAGTATATGGTCGATGCCAAGCGTGCTGTCAATTCCAGCAAGCGGAAGAAAGCTGCGGAAGCCGTCTCGGACGATGACGACGACGAGTAAGATTCCAGTTGGTACACCACCCACAGAGGGCGCTTCGGCGCCCTTTTTCTTTTGCTCGCGATATGCTATAATGGGAGTGTAGCTATCAGAGGCTACATGTGCGTATATCACTGTGGTTACGGACATTGCTGAGGTTCGTCTGCCGACCACATCACGTAGGTAAGGAGGCAAGCCATGACAGATCGCAGTACCGCCGCGTCTAAAGACCCGGCAAATGAGCGGTTCTTTTTAGCTTTGTTCCTTGTAGGCGGCGTGCACCATAACGTCGTTCTCGGTAACTTCCATCCGACGGAGTATCTCGAAGAGGAGATACGCCGCGGTATGTCCCGCATTATCCACATGGGTCATTCGGAAATAACCGAGAGCCAGTTTGATATGATACGTAATGCGTACCATAATACGGATGCTCCTCTTCACATCATAGTGGAGGATAGGAGAGCAAAGGTGCGTAACACGCGGTGATAGAGCGCACGCCAGGCGGGGAGTGATTCCTCGCCTGCTTAATGCAGAGGTGCTTATGTCTAAGCGCTATCCAGAATGGAATGAAAAGTTTGCACCGGCATACACGCCGTTGGAAATGATACAGCAGGGAGTGTTTGAAGGAACCTATGTTCGTGCTATTCGTGATCTACCTAAGTCGTGGTACAAACAGGAGAAAGTTGTTGGCTCAGGTGAGGCGGGCGATCCCGGCCTCAACAAGTTCGGAGTTACGTCCCGCTTGTCGCTTAGAGCGTGGCAAGAGAAAGGCTGGATTCGCACGGACCCGGGCGGGTGGTTTGAGTGGTACTGTCGTTACTTCCTCGGCCGCCGTCTCGGAGAAGAAGATGATTGGCAGATTGCGCGCTGGGTATCGTTTGTCGCGAGGCACCAAGGCCAGATCGTCAAAGCGGGCGTCCTGAAGGACGAGTCGAAACGTATGCGCCAGAGGCAGGGATTGTTGCAGTGGGCGTGGGATTCGACCAAGCCGTTCGATAGCGTTCGGCGACGCTACAACCAGAAGCGTCTTTCCCAACTACCGCAGGTGAACATACCATGAAACTGCCGATGACCAAAGAGCAGCTTGTCCAGGAACACTGCGATACACCGTGGGAGCACATGGTTGCAGTCGTACTCCTCAACCAGACCTCCCACGTTCAGGTGAGGCAAGTCTTACCGAAGTTGCTGGTGATGTTTCCCGATGCTCAAGCAATGGCGAACGCCAACGTCCGCGACATTGAGCGCATCATCCAGCCGTGCGGGCTGCACGAAATGCGAGCGCGCTGCCTGAAAAGTTTGAGCCACGCGTTTCTATCGTGGGACGGAGAGGACGCGACGGTGCTGCCGGGTATTGGTCGCTACGGATCAGACTCGTACCGCATCTTCTGGAAAGGCGAGCGCGACATCGACGTGGAAGACAAGACGCTAAAGCGGTATCTGGGGAGCGAAATGCGCAAGCTGCCCGTTTTGGTCATCGGCAAATCGTGATATAATAGACGTGTAGCAACGAAAACCTGAGCGAGCACATACAAACGTGGTAACGGTGATTGCTCAGGTTCACTTTACGATTGAAAAGTACGCAAGGAGATAGGCATGGAACTCAATAACCAAGAGCACGGCGCCCTCTACATCGCACTGGGTACCGTCATGATTTCTCAGGACGTGGATGCCGAGAACGCGCTCGATGCCTTCCAGGACGAGTTGGTTCGCATCATGGCTTCTCAGGGCATCGACCGCCTGCGCGCTCGCACGATTCTGAACGAGGCAAACACAGGCTTTGACCTGACCAACGTAGACAGCACTTTCGATCCTGTTATTGCGGATAAGGGTGAGCTGGACTATAGGGAAGATACCGAAGGGGCGCAGGAAGTTACCTTGGAGGAGGACGATGAGGATGAGCTTCCCGCCCCTAAGCGCAAGAAGCGCCACACCGTCAACCGTGAAGTCGCAACGGACTCCTTGAACAAGGCGTATGGCGATCCTACTCGCGCCTCCGCGATAGCTCAATGTTTGAACCTAACCTGCTCGTTCGCTACGAGTGATGACGGACTCGAACTCGAGGACATGGAAGAGGCGGTCCGCCTGACGCTAGACCTCAACGAGCTGTCCTTCGAGGACATCGCGAAGCGTATTGTGGATGAGGTTGTCCCAAGCGAGTGGCCCATGTGGGTAGTCAAGCGCAATCACGATGCTTACACCGACTGGCTCGACGGGGAAGATGATGAGGAAGATGAGGAGAACTTTTGATGGACCTCCCTACAATCAAGCCTCGTCGCATGCCGTCGTTGTTCCTCGCAATCGTGCCTCTGTTCGCAGGGGCCGTTGCCTTGCTTATGTTGTCTGAGCAGTCGCTGGAAAGTTTGATCTACGAGGCGACACACCTGGGACCGCTCAACTGGCGTAGCGTGTTCGCGGCTTTATTCTGTGGAGGTATTCTCGGCTGGGAGCGCCAGTTGCGGGGTAAGCCCATTGGTATGCGCACCTCGATGCTGGTGTGCCTTGGCTCCTACATCTTCGTAGCCGTGTCCATTCACATGACAGGCAACATGCCGGACGCTGACGCTCGCATCGTCACCGACCCGAGCCGCATCATCGGCCAGATCGTATCTGGCATCGGCTTCCTGGGCGCGGGCGTCATGTTCACCAAAAAGGGAAGCGTTAACGGCGTGACGAGCGCGGCCACCGTCTGGCTGCTAGCCTCTATCGGCGTCTGCATCGGAGTCGATGCGATTGCGACGGCCATCAAAGTCTCGACACTCGGTGCCGTGGTGCTGATAGTCGTAGACTCCTTCGATGACGTGCTCGCCGACATGACCAAGCTGGTCTTCCATCACAAGTCTCGGTACGCAGGTGAGTTGGTGAAGCGCCGCGAACATCGCAAGGCAGCCCGCGAGGAGAGCTACGATGAATAAGCTGGGTCAACGATTCAAGGCGAGCTTCCGCGCAAACATTCACGGTCTGGTGCGTACACACGAGATTTTCCTACGCACACCCCACCAGATCATGTCAGTTACCCTGAGTACAGGAGAGCACCATATCTCCTGCACCTGCGGTCAAGTATTTCTCGATGAGCGTAAAGGAGATAATCAATGAGTAACGGTAACAAGTCAGTGAAGGATATGGGTGACAATGAGTTCATGGCGCGGTTGATGGAAGCCATGCCTATGCAAGGAACGGAGGCGACACTCAAGGATCGGTTTGATCGGTCCGAGCGGTCACCCAAGACAATCGCCGAGGATAGACTCTTGGAGGAGTTGAACGCTCAGCTCCTGCGGGATAAAGCGGCTCAGACTCCGATCGTTCACGACTTCCGGAACCTGTGACGGCGTGAACATCTTTGTCCTCCACAGGAATCCTACGATAGCCGCTCGTATGCAGTGCGATCAGCATGTGATCAAGATGCCTATTGAGAGTACCCAGATGTTGAGTGATACGCACCACGTTCTGGCATCGGTTCCTCCGGAGGGCATCTGCGAACGCTACAACCCGAATCACGGGTGCACCAAATGGGTACGGGAGAGCCGCGCCAACTACCGATGGTTGTTCCGCCTATACATAGCGCTGTGTGACGAGTACGAATACCGCTACGGTAGAGTCCATGAAAGTTTGCTGTTGGCTAGCGTGCTGCGAGAGCCGCCCAGTGCCTTGGAAGACATTGGTCTTACCCGCCCGTATCTGGGCATGCCTGACGAGTTCAAGGACGCGAATGCTGTAAAGAGCTATCGCAATTTCTATCTGGGCGATAAGACGTTCGCCCGATGGACGAGACGGCCTCCGCCTGATTGGTGGCCTTCCTCCGAGACTAGGCCCGACACGCTCAGACAACGCCGCCTGAGAAAACGGCCTCTATACTGCCGCATAAGGAGAATCGCATGAACATCACACGCCGCACATTCCTCAAAGGGTCCGTTGCAGCCGCAGTGACCGCTGCCGCACCCGCTATAGCGTTCGGGTCCGCTCCGTCCGCACTGCCAGCTAGCGGCACTTTCCTGCTTCGCTTCGATATGCGCAGCTTTCGTCGCGCTTGGCATAATGCAGATCGTCACAACCTGCGCTGTACCAAAACAAACTGCTGGTGGTACTGGAAAGGAGACACCGTCTGGGCAGTGGCTAACGGTTACAACGACCTGACCGGGAAGTTTTCGCCGGCTTTGCCTATGCAGTTCGCGTTTTCCGCGTCGGACATCGTGAATATGAAGGATCAATCCGTAATCAAGTCGCGGGATTCTCGGACCTACGCTCAGATCGTGTCCAACCCTCCTCATTGGTTGAACACCTTGATCCCGTGGGAGGAATCGCCTAGCTACAACATCGACTTTTGAGGTGACCTATGGCAAAGAAGAAACAGCCGAGCCGCACCAGACCCGTCTGGCATCTGGACGTAGTGTCGTCCAACATCGACAAGGCGTCCTACAATTTCGAGAAGGAGAAACTCCTGATCAAGTTTCGTAACGGCACCAAGTATGCCTACGAGGACGTGTCTCTGGATGAGTTCATCGAGTTCTCCAAAGCGGACTCTCAAGGCCAGTGGTTCATGGAGAACATCCGGCCAGTCAAAGAGTTTGAGAAGCTCAAATAGCGAAAGTGTAAATATAGCGTAACGACTCACAGGAGGATTTCCATGACGGATAAAGTGTGGCTGTTACGCGAGCATAGCGGCTCTTACTACGGCAAGTTCTTCACCAGTCCTTTCACCGCTGCTGCGAAGGGTGAACGGCTGCGTCGCTCGATGCCGAATCCGGGTGGCGTGCAATACTTTGTGGATATGTACGCATTGGACCTCGACGACATCCCGTGCGATCACATTTCCATGGAGCACTTCCAGCGTCACTTCCTCTCGTTCTTGCATGGCGGAGCACATGACCACGGCTTCGTCTTGCTGGAGCAGAGTCCGACAATCTACCGTGTGGTCAACAAAGGCAACGTTGTTGGTGACGTTCAAATCCTTTTCCTTCCGCCCGATCCGACGGATGACGATCCTGATGATCTAGGCGAGCCCGTACTCCGCGAAGTGTCTACGGAGACCGAGGTTTGCCGACCTCTGATGGACGACTTCATTCTGAGATTCACCGAGTACGCCCAGAAAGCGTGGTGAGCAACAGAGGAGATAGCTTTCAAAGGGCAGCACAAGGAAACTGTTACCGTTCAGGAGAATGGTTATGAAACATACACTGTCAGTCTCAAGCGATAAATTCAAAAACATTCCTACTAAGCAGGGAACTGATGTGGTGTTTGAGCAAGTCCTAATCTCGTTCCTCAAACGATGCGCAGAGGACGGACTTGATTTAGAGCAGGTTACCATCACGGTGTTCGATGAAGTGTTCACCGCAGAAGGCGACATGCCTTTCGATGGAACCCTGTCTTCTTTTTTATCCTTGTTGTTAGACGGAGTCCACTTGCGCCGCCGCCTGGGTAGCGCGATGTTGGATATTCTCATGCCCGCAACAATCATGGGTTACGACCTGTACGACTTGATCGGCGATTTGGAGAACGGCCGTGTGCCTGCTCTGGTCGATCATCCTGAAGTCGAACCCGAAGCTGCCCTTCCTGTTATTCGGTCCAGGCCCGAACACAGGAGACGCCGTGCCACGGATTATGACGACTCCGTCAAACCGTACATTGAAGGCACCGTCATCAACGGCAGCGAGCAGGACTCGCGGAACCACCCCCGTCGTCGATCTACGGATGCTCCTCCGTTCGACTTTGGAGCTGTGGCCGGGGTGAAAGGCAAAGTGTCACGCACTCAACCCATCCGCGTAACGAAGACCGCTAGCTAGCGGTTCGATCCTTGGCCCCGGACTGTTCTGCACGCTACTGTTTCTCCTTGCAGGAAGCGTGAAGCGCCCTGACAGTCGGGGTCCTTTTTAAGCGGCGCTCAGCGCCCTAGCCCTCGCGGGCTCTATCACGCTTATAATTTAGCAGTTCGCTATGCTAATTTATCAGGTGTCATCCATACGTTTCGGCGTATCATCATATAGGTGCGACAATGAGAGAAGTTGAGAAGTACCTCTTCGACCGCATGGTCGATCAGATCAACGGTCTGGCAAAGTTTGTCACCGCCGTCGGTAAGAACGAGCTTCGGAAAATCTCTGCGATCCGTGCGGAGCTCCAGAAACAACGCGAAGCCACCAAAGGCTTCATGGACACATTACAGCGTCGATCCACTTCCCCGGCAAGCGCCGCATCCGCCAAAGCAATGGCAGGCCTCAAGAAGCCGATGCGTGAGCTACTCCGTAACATCGACGCCATCGAATCAGGAATCGACAACGGTGAGCTGAACCTCACCAAGTTCCGGAATCTGGTTCGTTCCCACATCAAGCCCTCCAAAGACAAGCTGGTCGAAATTGCTCAGACCTTCTATCCGTCTGGTATGACTGAGGAAGACCTCGAACGAGAAGCGAGGCACCTGTCCCAGACCAAGGGTAGTCGCGACGCGGCGAAAATCCTCAAAGGCGCAGGCAAGCGCGCTGAGGAAGCCGAAGATTCCGCGAACCACGGTCCTGACCCTGAGGCTCAGAAAGCCATGAAGGGTTACCTGAAGCACAAGACCAAGCTTCCCACCTCGCTCAAAGGTCGTCTATTCCAACTGGTGCAGATGCCGGTTGTGCCGTTCGTAGACTTCCGTCTTATGACTCCCTCCTTCCTTAGGAAGACTGGCATCGAGTTCAGCTACATCGACGACTCGTTCCCTGTACTCGAAAAGCAATACCTGTTGGCGTTCGATCTTGTCAAGGCCACCGAATATAAAGGCCGGAAGACGGGCGAAGATGCTGTCAGGGTTCAAGGACTCAAGGCGCGCAAGCGTAGAGCCAAGCACCAGACTATGCAGGAGCAGTTCGTTCTCGAGGTCGTGGATCAGATCAACGGCATGTCCGATGAGGATTACGTCCTCGTGTCCTCGCACTTCGAGGGTAACCCTCAAAACGGTAAGATCGCCTTCGCATGGATCATGCCACGCAACACCTACAAGATGTTCGAGCGCACAGGTAACCTGTCGAACTTCCAGTGGGGTTTCCCGTGGTCACGCGAAGCGGCGGCCGTGCTATGAGGGTGCCTGCACATGGAGAAGTACAAGAGCGGGCACTGTTCGATTTGCACCGAATACTTTTCCCTGTTACACTGGCACCATACCGTGCCCCAAGCCTTGGGAGGACAAGACAGCTTACAGATACCTCTATGCTCCGACTGCCACAATGTGCTTCACGCGCACGCCGAGGCCGTCGTTGCCAAAGTACGTACCGGCAGGCCCATACGCCGTCGGTACTGGAGTTCACCAGAGAACGCGGAGCGGGCGCAGCCGTATCTGAGTATTCTGGTTGATGCTATCCTGAATCCTCCCGTTGAAGGGGATGATAAAGGATACAAACTACATGTTGAGGTTCCGGGACAGATGCACAAAGCCCTCAAGCTCCTGAAGCAGGACTTGGACGGCGTGACCAATCTGCAGGATACCGTTTTGTATTGTATAGCGGAAACGCTCAAAGCTAGGGGATTGATTGATGGGCACCATGAAGAACCAAATCGAAGCAAAGGTCGTAGACTCCCTAAAAAATCAACGTCCGACCTGTGGTGATTGCGTCGGTTTCGATTGCGAGATAGTACGGGATAAAAAGCTGTGCTCTGAACGCGGAGTCATCGAATCACAAAAGCCGTGCCAGCAGTTTGTGCCCAACACCAACGAGTTGTCATCTATCGTCGAGGACGAGGAAACCTTCATCGGCATTAGCCGTATGGTCGCCTCCGTCGATGATAACCAGTTGCGTAAGCTCGGTGCCTTGATCATGCGCGAGAAACAGACACGCGCCGCTGGTTTCCAGATGGGCATGAAAGTGTATGTTCGGTACAGGGGCTTGGCTCGTTCCAACTACCTGTCCAACTTCATGTCCGCGTACATCATGTACGCAGATCGTGATGTCATCCGTGTCACCAGTCGTGATGGTAAGTTGACCATGACTTTCGCAGGAAAGGCACGAGAGGCCGTCCACACCGACGAGCAGTTCGAGCCTATCCGCGAACGGATGATCAAGAAGGCTAGGTACACGGACCCTGATGTCCAGAAGCATGTGAGCAAGCACCTTCGTTGCCTGGAGGAGTACGAGCTTGGGCTTACCGATCAGATCGACGTGGGTGAAATTCCCACCATCGACAAGGTCTTCAAGTCCAACAAGGTGAAAAAGTCTAAGGCCTCAGGCCCCAACGATCTGGTCAGCATTGTCAGTGCAATCGAAAGTGGTTACGAGGTCTCCGGCAGCAAGAAGAAAAAGAAGAAGGCCAAGAAGACCTCGACCAAGCGTCAGAAAGGTGGCGTGAGCGAGATAGACGTTTCCTAATCCGACTGGTAGTCCGGACCGCCACTCTCATTGCATGACTACCAGAGGATGAAATGTCTGAGCCAACACAATCGCTATACGAGACTTTGACCGAGTTGGGCTTAACGCCGAACAGCCCTGAACTCCTCAGTCTCGCCACTACCATCGTGCGTTACGTTATCGGCGTCGATGATGCTTACGCTTGCCAGCGGCGGTTCAAGGAAGCCTTCGACTTCCACGCTGTGGGGTCGAGCCCTCAGAGGTTCCGCCTCTATTTGTCGGACACGTCTTACCTGCATTTGAACATCAAGTTCTTTTGCTTGAACGTGATCAAGCGCGGCATGACACGGAACAACCTGACCAAGTTTAAAGAGGACTTCGGGATTCTTCGGAACGATGTTGTCCTCTTAAAGAAGGTGTTCCAACAGCGAGGCCTGCGTACCGAGCTTCGGAATTCCGACAGGTTATCCAAGATCGAGAAGGACCAGATCGACAAGCGTGCATTCAAAGGAGTGTTCCGCACGTTCGACAATATCTATCCATCGCTCATGAAGCATATCAAGAACCGTACCTATACCAAGCTGCGGTTCGTAAGCGTTAGCTCCAACATGGAGTTCTATGACCTCCACATGGAGCTGATGTGCAAGGCACTCCAGACGTATATCAAGATGGTGCCGACGGATAAGACGGAGTTGCACATAGCTAACTACCTGCGTTCGTCCGTGAGCAATCACACCACCAATATGATCAAGTCTTACACCACGCAGAAGAGGCAGCGCATGGTGCAAGGTGCGTCGGATGGGTTTGGAGGACACCACTACGAGATACCCGTGATGTCCGAGAACCAGTTGTTCAAAACCTTTGGATTGGACAACGCCAGCTATGAGACGATGCGCAGTTCGGATTCCGCTTCCGAGGAAACGACGAGGCAAGAGTCCGATATGACGTTCCAGATGTTGTTGCAACGATTCGGAAAGACCCAGAAACGCAAGGTATTCATCATGTTGATCGCCTTGCAAGAGCACTCGGAGTTTACCGCATTCCTCCGCGAGAAGGATAAGATCGCCCCGGACCAAGACAACGTGGACTTTGGGGAGATTGCAGGAGAGGACGGATACCTAAAAGAGGTGTGCGACTTCCTGAGCCTCGCGGAGAATCGCGCTCGTAATTTCATGAAGTATATCGCCCGAGTCGCTTACCCTGAAAAATTTTCGGAGTCAAAATAATGGACGTTCAAGCCGCCCAGGAGATCGCTTCGCGGGTCCACACCGCGGAGCAACTCTACTTCAACATGTTTCCCTCGGAGAACACCGAGAAGTTTCGTCGCTTTCTTCTCTACGTGGTGTACACCACAATCAAGGAGAACAGCGGCATCACCACAAATAAGCTCCAGTGGCGTCTCGACAACGAGTTCTCCTTGAAGCCCGAAGACGTGGAGATCGCAGTTAACGCTCTGGCGAACCGTCGCATCTTCGGTGCTGTTTCCAAATACCATCTGCGCAATCGTCCTCAACAGGAGTCGAATCGCCAGATCATCCATCTCCGCCTCCGCAAGAACAAGCAGGACGTAATCGGCGCTTGGTCAGACTACGTTTCCAATGACTGCCCGGAACTGGCGGAAATCAACACAGGTAATGCCTAACTGGAGCGCCGAAGATGCAGCTTTACTCACAAGATATGGAAATGCGCTGCATAGTGACGCTGACCAACTCCAAGATTCCGGAGACTGTCAGGAGCACGTTGCTAGGCAAGTTGAACAAGGAGTATTTCCACTATCCTCCGTGCGCCGCTGCATTCAATCGAATCGACGTTATCGCTCGGAAGCGGTTCGAGATTGTAGACTTCTCTGACCTGATGGAAGACCCTGCGCTGGAAGAGGACTTTCGGGACATCTTGCGGGATACGGACATGAAGTCCTGCAAGAACAAGAAAGCCATCGAACGCATGGTTGGCCAGCTCGACGAGTACCGCAAGATTCGTATTGTATATGACACGGCCAATTCGGCCTTGGAAAAGATTGAAGGGGATTCCGTTGACATCAACGGCCTGTTGGACACAATCGCTGACCGATTGACGAAGGCACGCCGCGACATCAACGAGGAGGATCAGTTCGTCGTCATCGGTAAGAACAACAACGCCGACGACCTAGTGCATAATGTCCTCAACAAAGTCGTGGACCAGATGATCAAGACTGGTTTCACGAAATACGACACACGGAACGGCGGCCTGCCTGACGAAGGCGTAATGATCATAGCCGCCACCACGTCAGGCGGTAAGTCTACTGTTCTGATGAACCTGCTGGTGAACCTCTACCTGGAGTCTAATAAGCGGGTCGGTCGTATCTCCCTGGAAATGGGTGACGAGCAGGAAATGCAGCGTATGCTTTCCCGCCTTTCCAAGGTCCCATTCTGGAAGATCAAACAGCAGAAGCTCAGCCCCAAAGAAAAGCAACGCATCAAGAAGGCCTACGACAAGTTCAAGCAACACGGGGAGGACAACGACTGCGTGTTCACCTCCGTCAGTCCGACACGCGGTATTCGGATCGACGAGGCGTTGCGCATCGTCAAGCCATACGGTCTGGACGTCGTGGGTATCGACTACGTTTCACTCTTGGAAGGTGTGGACGAAGATAACCAGTGGCGAATCCTCAGCTCCATCGTGCGTGAAGCCAAGGTGTTCAGCCGTGAGAACAAGTGTTTGGTCATCATCCTGTGTCAGCTTGATGCCGACACGGACAAGATCAGGTACTCCCGCGGTATGAAGGAGCACGCTGATGTTATGTGGTCGTGGAACTACTCGAAGAAGGAGCAGCGGGAAATCCGTATCCTGCCCATAAACGTGGACAAGGCACGTGATGGTGAGCTGTTCACATTCGAGCTTGGTGAGCGCTTCGACATCATGATGGCCGAGAACATCGAAGGTGATTCAGGGTACGGTGATGACGATGATGAGTCTGGAGACGACATCGACCTGAATGCCGAAGATGATTCAGAGGCTGCCGAAGACGAAGACGACTACGCACTGTCCTGAGGAGAGCCTAATGTTTGGAGATCAAGAGCCTGATGGGCCAGAGTACATCTTCGGCAATACGGCTCCCATGCCGGACGACGTTGTACCTACAGCTAGTAAGCCGGTGAGATACAGGCCTTTTAAACGTGTTGAGACAAGCGGCGATCATCGCCGCTTTTCGCGTGAGACGGCAAAGCACACGAACAGGAAGACCAACCCTCTTCCGTTCGCCGTTAAAGCGCCCTCTCCTATACGTCAGCCTGAGCCGGAGAACGACTACCACACGTTCACTGAGATTCCTGACGGGGACGGACCTCGGAGACACCCGTTGTTCGGCATCAATCCCGACATCGTGTTCAATGATGAGGCTTCTCCCGAGCGTGATGCGGAAGGTCGATTCAACATCGAGAACCTTGTGACCTATAGCCAGGAAGACCTCGACAAGGTAACCTCCGCTAGCAACGAGACGACTGCCGCGGTGCAGGACAAGATGTTGCGCGAAGGTGCGGCGTTGCTCATGTCCTATGACGACGCCAGTTCCAATGTCGAGGCCATCCTTCGCGATGGGCTTGGAATAACTGTGGAGATTGACGCCTCAGTGTCTGAGGTTATTTCTCACATGATGCGCCTCAACATGATCTCCGAGTACATGGATCGGATGTCGTTGCCCGAACCTATTAAGTCCCGGTTCATGCGAGTGCTGACGGAGAAACTGGCAGAGGATGCTCACACCTCAATCAACAAGGCGCTCACCAGCGAGAAGTATAACTCGGTGTTGAAGAACCTTCAGGCACGTATGAAAGGAGGGTCGGAAGAAAATCCGGCACCAGCCGCGCAACCTGACTTGGCTGGTCAGCTTGGTGTTGTTCGTAAGCGGTCAAGCGGTGGAGGCGTGAGCCCGCCTACGAGCGATAAAGTGGATGACCAGCACGCCTTCAACGAGAGGCAGGACGCCGGAGTCCGCACTGACAATTTGTAATCAGCACCATTGACCCGGCCTCCGCGCCGGGTTTTTGCGTTTGTATTCCATTTTAGAGGTTCGTATGAAAATCAAAGACCGGAAAAAGCGAGAGGTCGCTACGGTTCCCGAACCGCTCGACTATGACAACCTGCTGGTTGACCATAACGGAGACCCTTTCGACTTCCTACGGGGATTGAAGAACAAGCCTGACTCTAAAGGCGATGACTTCGATCCTTCCACGCTAGGAGCCGGAGGGGCATCCCGCTCCATCGGTTCGTTCGATGCCGACATGTTATCACGGGAGGTGGATATATCGTCCATGGTACGCAGTGTCCTCGATGAGAACTCGCTGGTGCCGAAGGATGTGAAGATCGACGACGGTGATTTCCCGCTCGCCAAGAACTTCTATGAGTGGGTAATGAAGGACCACTTCGCCGGCACCGTCATGACGCCTTTCCTTGAGCAGTTGATCTGGGGAATCGTGGTATATGGGGAGTGGTGTCCTCGATGTAGCGACAACACCTACCTGTTTGAGACACACCTGGCCAACGATACTTTCGCCCACTTCGAGAAGAAAATCTGTTTGCTGGAGCATGGTGTCTGCCCGTCGTGCCATGCTAAGAAGTCCGACATGGTGCGCAGCGGTGAAATGCCGTTCTATCAGGAGCTGGCGGTGTGTGCTGGGCAGCGTTCTGGTAAGTCTGCGGCGACAGGAGGCATGCTCACGCCATATCTGACCCACCGCGTACTCAAGATGCAGAAGCCTAACGACGTGTACGGGATCGCAGGCTCGACTATGCTGCACGGCACGTTCGTGGCCCTCACCTACGCGCAGGCCAAGGAGACGCTTTGGGAGTTCTACTACGGTACTCTGTGCGAGTCCGAGTGGTTCAAGGGCTATCACGGCATGTTGCGGTACTACGAGGAGCAGTACGGGCAGTCTCTCCTTAAGTTTAATGACACCTTCGTGGTGTATCGTCCGCGCTCCCTGATGTTCTATCCGGCAGGGCCTGACAAGCGTGTTCTTCGTGGTCGTACTCGAATCTTTGCAGGCATCGATGAGATCGGTTGGTTCGATAACGCCGCCGACAGTAAGAAGGTGAAGACGAGTGCCCGAGAGGTATACACGGCGCTGGATCGCTCCCTGCTGACCGTTCGTGGCGCCGCCGACCGTCTGATTAACAGCGGCTTCGATAACATCCTCACGGGCTACTCCATGAATGTCTCGTCGCCCTCCAGTCAACGCGACAAGATATGTGAGCTGGTTCGCCAGTCCATGGACAGTGATACCATGTATGGCATCCTGCGTCCTACATGGGAGGTGAACCCGACGCTGCCTAAGACCAGTAAGGTCATCACGTCGGAGTACCAGAAGAACCCGCTTGACGCTGAGCGCGACTACGGCGCTAACCCTCCTCTGTCTGCCAACCCTTATATCACGAACAAGGACTGGCTGGCCAAGGCTCTGGGCGATAAGCCAAACAAGATCAAGCTCCGCGACAAGGTGAAGAATCGCAAGCGTAAGGGTAGCGCTACCAAGTGGGCCGAGGTCGAGAAGGTCGGCAAGTGTCGCAAGCCTACCATGCTCGCCATCGACGCAGGCTATACCAACAATAGCTTCGCGTGTGTGGTTGGCCGCCTTAACGACATGGGTGAGGTCCAGATCAACCTGATGTTTGAAATCATGCCTGAGCAAGGCATTCCTCTCAACTACACGATGATCATGGAGGAGGTGCTGGAAGAGGTAATGTCCTTCCAGAACACTCAGGTTGTGCTGGCTGACCGTTGGAACAGCGTCAAGATTCTGCAGGACATCGAGCAAGGTCTGGACATCGTGGCCGAGCAGTATTCCCTCAAGTACAAAGACATCGGCCTGACACGCTCATTCCTCGAGGCAGGATCGCTCAAGCTCCCTCGCATGAGCAAGGAGACCAAGAGCGTCGATGATGCCATGCACTTCGATGCGGACGTATACCCACACTGCTATAAGGGCTACCCGATGGAGCATTTCGTACTCCAAGCCCTCACCGTTCAGGATACAGGTACCCAGGTAAACAAGGGCGACGGTCTGACGGATGATCTGTGGCGTGCGCTGTGCTTGTTGGTGTGGGGTCTAACCAACGAGAAATACGACGAGTTCATGATGCTACCCGAAGCCGATGAGGAGGATGAGCGTTTCCGGCCTCAAGCATTCGCTGTATCCAAGCTAGGTTCTGGAGGCGGGCGTGCGTTAGGCGGTGGCAACGGTACGTCTTTCGAGGGCAATCTCGGAGTCATTCGCCGCGGTCGATAATTTTGGTCCAACGCTCTCAAACACAAAGAGGACGCAGCCATGTATATCGGAATCTCAGCAGCAACGAAGCGCGACCCGAGAAAGTATCGCTGGTTGGAATATGGTGGTCGCAAGGCCACCCTTCACCTGACCGGGTCCGACAAGGAGGAGTACGAGGTAGAGTTCCTCAAGGGTGAGAAGTTCGGAATCAAGTCTCACCGCGGGCACGTCTATGTCCTTCACGAGGACGAGCGCTCTGTCCAGTTTAAGCTCAAGCCCGCTGACGCCAAGCGAATCATCGAGAACTCGAAAGGATACGAAGGCAAGATCGGACGCTACAAGGTCCTTCCGTACGACGGAGGTAAGGACAAGAAAGAAATGCGAGCGCGCCGACGGGATAGCAAAGGCCGCAAGCATCTTATCACGGATAGCTCCATGTTTTCTGAGTTGTACCACGACTCCAAAGAGAACAAGCTCTACGTCAAGTTCCGTAACGGTGCTCTGTGGGAATACGACGAAGTTACATTGAAGGAGGCCCGAGCCCTTGAGCGAGCCGCTTCACAAGGCCGCTGGTTCAATCGCCGTATTAAGGGTGTCAAACCCGAGACGCGGCTTAGCCGTTTACCTAAAGGTTTCGAGTCCTTGTCGGGTAGCACGGTTGGGGAGCACGAAGGGGAAGGAGTCCGACTCAATCGCCCGTTTCGCCTCAGGGACTCTGATAAGGAGTACGGCGTCTACGTCACCAACCCTAACGGCAAGACCGTCCTCGTGAAGTTCGACAATCGCGATAAGTCCAGCGGCGGAGAAGAACCCGACAAGACCGACCCCGGCTACTGGGCGCGCCAGCTCGACTCCTGATTCAACGGTGTAAATACATACCAGAAGCGGTAAACTCACTGTTCAAGGTAAATTGTACCCATGATGAAATTCAAGCGCCCCTCCGTGAACACCGATCAGGTGGACTCACGGAGAGTGGGAAAACCAAGCGACGGGAGTGGGCTAGGCACGAATAGCGCCAACTCTCACAAGTCGCAGCCTGCGCAGCCGAAAGGCACGACGGGCAATGACTGGCGCGCCCAAGCCTCGGCGACCAGTATGACGAACACCAGCGTTGGCCAGATGCCTCTGGAGATCGACATTGATCCGCTCCTCAAGGACATCGTGTTCTCTGAGGACTTGGAGCAAAAGAAGCTGGTCAACCGTCTCTACCGGGACATCTACTACAATGACTCGGTGTGTGGCTCTGCGGTGGACATGCTCTCCACTCTACCGTTCTCGGACTTCACACTAGGCGGTGTGTCTGATAAGCGGGCCCTGCGCACGTTCCAGGAGACTATCGACCGTCTCGGCGTGCGCACGATCCTGCCTCACCTGAGTACGGATCACCTCGTGGATGGAGCGTTCATCGGCAGCATGTTGTTCAACCGCACGTCTAAGCGGTTCTTCGACATCATGCCTCACCGTCATGACAACGCGAAGATCGACAGCCTGCCGTTCTACGGACAGGACCCGATTATCACAGTTGCCATTCCTGAGGAGGTTCGCGCAACGCTCACTGGTTCAAGCTCTCGTGTCGAGAGCTTGAAGGAGCGCCTTGGTGAGGACATCATTGGTCTCCTGACTCAGGATGCCCTGGAGCTGGACCCTCTGACCACGGTCTACATTCCGCGCAAGACATTCACAACAGGTGAAGGTGTCTCGTTCTTCCGACGCATTCTCCCGATTTACTTGATCGAGAAGAATCTGTTCCGTGGTACGCTAGTTGAGTCCAGCCGTCGTCAGCGTGGTATCCTACATCTGAGTTTGGGCGACGGTGACCAGTGGGAGCCGACCGTGGCCGATATGGAGTTCATGACCGAGCTGTTTATGAACGCTGACGCCGACCCTCTCGGTGCCATCATCGCTACTCGTCTCGGTGTGACCTCTGAGGAGATTCGCCAGGGTGGTGACTTCTGGAAGGTGACCGACACCTGGGACAGCACCGCTACGTTCAAGCTCCGCGCCATGGGTATCAGCGAGTCGTTCCTTAGTGGTGACGCCAACTATGCCACGGCGGACAGCAGCCTGACGGTGTTCATCGAAAGCATCCGCGCGTATCGCGACATGATTACCCGCAAGCTGTTCTACAATAAGATTTTCCCGCTGGTTAGTCTCGTCAACGGCTTCACCGTGAACGATCGAGGCAAGCTGATCCGTAAGGAAGGCCTGCTCGACAGCGACAACATGTCGGCGAATCTGGACAAGATGGCGAACGGTACCCGCCTGCTGATCCCCAACGTCCACTGGTCGAAACAGCTCAAGCCCGAAGGCGACAGCCAGTACCTGGACATGCTCCAGCAGCTCACCGACAAGGGAATACCAGTACCGCTTCGCGCCATGGCCGCAGCAGGTGGTTTCAACCTGGACAGCCTGCTTGCAGACTCCGATGACGATCTGGACCTGTTGAAACGTGTGTCTGAGTACAGCAAGCAGGTCGGCGAGATCAAGTCCAAGTACGGCCCCAAGCAGGAGGGTGACGACGGCAGTGCCTTCGCCTCCGGCGGTAACGATAACCTGAACGGTCTGCTTGACTACGCACAAGGCGGCCGCTCATCCGTTCTGGCTCAAGGCAACGGTCGTCGCCCGTCGCTCGCTCAGCGTGACTTTGGCGAGCAGGAAGAGATCGTAGGTCGCACCAAGACCGGTAAGAAGCAATACATCCACGATCAGAAGCGTGCCAACGAACGTGCTAACCGTGAGATTGCCCGCGCGCTCGGTGAGGTCACCAAGAAAGGCAAGACTCCTCTGACGCACAAGTCGGTTACGCCGAAGAAAGAGAATCCCAATACGCGCACTTTCTGAGGGGGACATCATGCTGTACAAGCAGCTACTCCGCAAATTCAACGAAGGGGTTATCGTCCGAGATGGTGTTCCCCAGGTCGATAACCCTGAGCACCAGCAGGCCATCCTCGACGACTACACCGGCACTTTTCAAACGGAAGGCGCCCTCGTAGGCATCAAGCCCATGAGCACCGTGGAAGGCGAGCACCTCGATCTTGAATGGGAGGTGTCCGTCCTTAGATACGTGGATGGCCAACTCCGCCGTATCGAAATGCAGTACATGGTCTCAGATGAGGTCTTCCTGCTGTACCATGTGCGCAACACCATCGACCATGCTATGACATCAGACGATGACCTCGACCTAGTGTTGAAGGAAGAGGGCTTCCGTCGCCACAGCAAGGAGAACGAGCTATGACCCCGTCCGAATTCCGTTCGCAGAACTGGGACCTGATGGAGGAGAACGAGCGCGCCGCTTGGCTCCACATGTTTGGCGCAAGCAACGCAGACCCGTTCATGCACGGCGACGAGGTTGTCGATGACATCCACCCCGATCTGGCTGTGGATGCCAATCTGGTCTGCCAGTGCGAGTCCCAATTGGGCGGCAAGGTCGATCTCTACCTCAAGAACTGCCTGTCCGAAGCTAGCGTGCTGGCGTACAGCGGTATGACCGACGAGGAGGTGCAGCACCCTGATACGGCCCAGAAGTTCTACAAGGCGGTACTGCTGCTGTCCGTTAACGTGCGCGCCAAATGCTTGTACTGGACGATCCGAGGCGAGGAAGTGTGAGCAACGCACGCGAGGCTTTCAACACCTTGGAGGACACACGACGCCTAGCCAACCTGTGTGCTGCGGGACAGCATACGGTCGTGGCTATGGAGATTGTAAACCGATTCGACTCAGAAGGCTCCAGAGACTTCCTGCTCAACCTACGCGAACACTACGTCAGCGAGGAGGAGTACCAAGACCTGAAGGAGCTGGTTGAAACACTCATGGAGTGACCTATGGCCGGCGGAACGATTAACGCTACTAAGCATCTACAGCGGCAGGGCTTGGACCCTAAGATGGTGTACGAAGCTGAGGTGGTGAACAACTACGATCAGCGTAAGCTCTGCCGTATCCAAGCACGCATCGAAGGTGTGTTCGACGGCATCCCGGATAATGACCTTCCGTGGAGCATTCCCGAATTTGGACACCCCGACGGAGCGTACAATGAAGGCGGTAACGCGACAGACCGCAGCGGTATGGCATGGGTGCCGAAGAAAGGTCACAAGGTGGGAATCAAATTTCCTACTGGAGACCCACACCGCCCTGTCTGGACTAGCTATACGGTAGACGAACAGGTCGCCCTTCCTGAACATCAGGACGTCAATTACCCTGATCGTGCAGTCTTCAAGTTCTCCAACGGTTGTTACATGATCATCGACACTCGGACCAATGAGATATTCCTCAACAATCCGGGCGATGTGGATATGACGGTACTTGGGGACGTTAATCAGTATATCGTGGGCAACCAACAGCTCACCGTCACCGACAGCAAGAACGACATTCCAGGGTACCTGCTGAACGCCCCCGAGACGGTCTTGAGTGATCTGCGAGCCAAACCCGCGAAGCGCATTCCTTTCAAGGGCCTGATGTCCAAGAGCTTCGCGGGCAATCAGCATACCTTTGTTAAAGGTGATCAGACCACTCATATTCGTGGGAACAGGATGACCGTGATCGAAGGTAACGACATTCTCCGTGTGCAGCGCAACCGCTTGGAGACTATCGACCTTCTCCATAGGATTCAATGCACTCGTTCCGAGACGAACGGATAGGAGACTAATTTGAAACTCTTGGAGGAGCGGGCGTACCTCAACACGTTTACGATTTGGGGAGCCCGCCAGCATGACCCTGCTATGACCGACAACATCAAGTCGGTTGACCCTATGTTTGACAGGAACGTATACAAGGGATTCAAGGTGTGGCCCAAGCCTCCCACTTCCCGGTTCTTGTCACCTGTTCCTGCAACCTACCTTACATGAGGTGACCGATGCGTCTCGTATATCATGATGTTCTGGAGGAACTCCAGGGCCTAATCGATCAGTGCAAGAAAGACAGTCGTGTATCCCACATCGCTCTGACGCCGAGTGAACTCAAGGCGTGCTTGGCTCACGCCAACGCGGCTCAGGTATTCCCTAACTACCTGAACGAGCGGGAAAAGCAACTGGTCCATGTTCGCCAGCAGATGGACCGCCTCAAGCCGAAGATCAACGACGACTCTATTTCGTCCGACGAGAAGCAGCCGTTTTTCGACCGGATGGATGAACTGGAGGCCCGCGAGTCGGAACTCCTCAACAAGTACCCTCACTCCCTGCGTGAGGGCAACATCGTGTTCAAGGTATCAATGCGCTGATAAGGAGAAGTGCTCCCAATGGTAACTAATTTAACAAGCAGCAACCTGGACGAAGTGAAAATCTCACGTCGGATCGTAGCTTTCGTCACCGAGAGGCATGTTTATGTCTTGGCTTCTGGCCCCAAGAACTCAGCCATGTTCGCGCCTCTCCAACACGACGCCGATTATCGGTACAAGTGCAAAAATGCCAAGTCGGCCGTGAAGGCTGCGGTTACCAACGGTGAGCAGGTCCTTGTTTGCGATACCTACAACGATCTGTTCCGCCATGCGTTAGAAATTTCCTAGTAGAAGGGGGCCTTTTGGGCCCCTTCTTGTTTTCTATAGGAGGATCAGGTGAAAGCACATGACCTTGAAATTCTGGGCGAGGTAAAGCTGACCCGTTCTCCGACTGATCCGCAGCACCCTGTGCGTCTAGGCGATCTTGAATCGCTTGCGACTTCGGGTGCTCGTCCTGTGTTCATCACAGGTGTGGAACCTGTCGGAAGTGGTAACGTCGGCAATCGCGTATATGCGGATACCATCCCTGCCGACCAAGTTCTCTTGAGTTGTGTAAGTGATACCGCGGAGCTGCGTATCCACTTTCTGGCAGAGGGCGGGTCCTCATTCTACAACCCGACCGTGCAGGTGGACGGCGTACAAGCCGAACTGCAAGAGGTCGAAGGCGATCGGCGTCTGTTCTACGGTTATGCCGACGTTTCCCTTGCTGTTAGCGGTGAGGTAGAGGTAACGTCATCCGCTGGCGGTAGCTCTACTATCGACATCACCGTAGATGCGCTAGGTCCTCCTGCCGGCACTATTAGTATAGACAGTACCCCTGCAGGTCAGACCTCAGTGAAACAAGGGGACGAAGTGCAGGTGTCCGGCACTGTCGATAATGTCGCCGTGGACCTGATCGTTCTTGGCTCTGGTGCTGGAGAGTCTGGTTCTTTCGTCCTCGGTGCGGCCGACAGCGGAGGAGCAGGTCTTCGCACGTTCTCCGGCACAGTCGTTATCTCTGATCGGGTAGGGTCTTTTCCCATCCGTGTGGCAGGTGTGAACCAACTAGGGACTATCGGCGCTCCGGCTGAGACCTCTGCTCTCACGCTGGACCAGACGTACCCGTCAATCGATGTTACGTTTACCGGCTACAGCACAGGCACTGACGCTCTCGGCATGGGTGATACCGTGACCGCCAACGTTACGTTCTCCAATCAGGACGCGATGACCTTTGCGTTCGACTATGGAGACGCTAGCGGAGGTGAGACGGAGGTCCTTAATACCCGTCTCCTTACAGTCACCCAAGGCGCGTACAGCCTCGAAGGCGGCGTCACTGTGACAGCTTCGCGCACGGCCAATGGTTCATTTGTCGAGAAGACCTATGATCTGAAAATTGCCAGCGTTGCGGCATCCGTCGTTAGCGTGGAGATCGTCGGCTCCATTCTCGGTAAGAACACCCGCGAGGTGTCAGACTACCCGCGCTTCGGTGCGCTCGCCCAGACCCGCGTGGAGACTGCGGAAGACATCGACCTTCTGACCAACCAGTTCGACAGCACTGACAACCAAGACTTCATGCTCGAAGCTCCTGATCCCATGTACGGGTTCTTTGCGTATCCTGCGGCCTTGGGCGAAGCGTCTTTCGTCGATCTTTCCTCTGGTATTTCCGGCGGTTGGGAGGGCGCTACATGGCCCGAGGACGGGTCTGTGGGTAATACGTATGGTCCTCTCATTGTTCGCAAGGATGATGTAGACTGGTACGTGTACCGTACGGACTCCAGCGGTGTGATTGCTCCGCATCAGGTGTCGTTCCAGAATCCCGGACTTCCTGTAGGGACCGGCGATCAGATTCCGCATATTGCCACGTCTGAAACAGGCTCAGAATATCCAGTGATCGTAGAGTTCGACCAGATTATCGAGAACGCTCCTGTTCTGGACCCTGAGATCGGCTCTTGGGTAGACGACTGGGAGCAGATGGACTCGGTGACCTGGGCGCGTACCCTGCGCGTGACCAACTCTGACGCCCGCGGCCCTGCTGCGCTCTCCAACTTCTCCGCTACCAACATCGCCAATTTGGAGACAACGGACTTTAGCGGTCTGGGCGACTACGCTGTGGCAGGCTTCGAGCTACGCACCGTGACGTTCCCGGCATTCGCACGTCTGGCTCCTATCGGAGTCGAAGTGTACAATGCCATCAACACTAGCGCGAACTACACCGGGTCGGATTCCATGCTTGAACTCCGTACCGATACTCGGGATGCGGTGGGCGCATACTCCATCGTTGACTCCGAAGGCAACTACGCTCCGTCGGGTGGAACGCATCTTTGGTTGAGCGATGATGCCTTTGCCTCTGCCAACACCTCGGGCACCCTCCAGGTTGATATTGAGGAGAGTCTCTGACATGGCTAACAGCTTTGAAAACTTCATCCAGTTGGAGCTGCCCAAACGTCCGTACATGGCCGAAGACGTTCCGCAGGAGTCCGTCATCTTGCGCCGTGGTGCGGGTCCTCGTCAATTAGGAGGCTTGAGCTTAGCCGAAGGTCATATCCCGATGATGGTAAACGGGAAGCTCACAAGCGTCCCTGCTCCGTCCGGTTCCGGAGGCGCTAACGGGTACTCCTTCGCAGCGAACACTCCTGCGGCTACGTGGACCATCGAACACGGGAAAGGCAGCACTAACGCAGTCGTCACTTTGTTGGACACTGACATGCGGGAAATCCTGTGCGATGATCTGGTGATCGAGGAGAATACCATCACCGTAACGTTCGTCAGTCCTCAGGCCGGCTTCGCCAACATCGTCTTCTTCTAAAGGTACCTACCCATGTACGTGTCACTGTCTGCCTCATTGGACAAATACGAATGGTACAGGTTCAAGTCGAAAAAGCATCTGGAGTTCAACGATCATAATAGGACACATGATCTGGAGCTCCAGTATAACGACCGATTCGGCATTCGGAAGTATCGAGGTCAGTACAAACTGATCGACATTACCAACCCCAAGGTCAACTTCACCCTCACGGAGAAGGAAGTCGCTAAAGTCGTTCGTCGCTCGACGGGCTACAAGGCAACCATTCGTGGTGTGAAGCTGACTCCTGGGGTCGGTGGTTTGGACAAGAAAAAGCCTGCGCGCAAGACACGCACGCACGTACCCGAAGGACAGCCTCAGGCTAAGCCTTCCAAATACTTTCCAAGCATACCGATGCCTCCTAAGAAGGCTGACATCCTTCGCCTGTATCACTACTTCAACAAGCTCCATTTCGATAATGAGCTTCCGTCAAAACTCACCGTCCAGTTGTCGGAATCTACTCGTCTTTCTGGACAAGCCGTCACTCGCGCTCATTCGCCCGTCAATGTGGAATACAAGCTGCGGATTAGCAAGCGAGCATTGACGGATATACCGCGCATCTGTTCCATCGTGCTCCACGAAATGATCCACATTAAGCACCACAAGCGTCTCTTTGAGGATCAGGACCGCAGGTACGCGAACGCGGATCACGGTCCTCTGTTCTTGGAAGACATGCACCGCCTTAACAAGTTTGGATACAACATTGACGTAACGGAGAACGACATTAAGGAGGCGACACTCGCTCAACCTGAGTATGTCCTCCTTGTCGAAATGCCGCAGGATCGGTACGTGATACTTCATTCGGCGCACCCGTTCAAGCCTCAGGTCCCTGAGCTTCTGGAGAGTATACGAGTCAGGTACCGCATTTCCGTTCAGGGGTATACCTACGGAAAGACGACCAGCTCTTACGCATATCGTGGCAATCGGTTGACGGCCAAAAAGTCCCTACCTAAATCCAAACGCCTGTTTGCGTTCCCGAAGAATGACAAAGTTGTAAATTCTATACTGTCAGACATCAAGATCGCAAAGCAGGAGGACCTGCGCCAAGTTCACGGTGATGTGCGCAGCTCGGTGGAATCCGCTGTCCACACTAGCACAACTATCATTGACCAACCTTACGATAGGTTTATGGGCGCAATACTGGTGCTTGCTGGCCTACTATCCGACAAGGACCATGCCGCGATTCGGGATTCCGTAAGGCAGTCGGAGACCTTGCTGACTGCGGATGAGCGCAAGTTCGCACACGACTATTGGTCCGACATTCAAGACCGACACCTGATAACTAGCCCTACCTTCAAACGTATGCGTAAGGTGATGTTGAAGGAGAGGTTGGACGGAGAACGTGCTGTCCGATACATTGCTCACGGGTATGACAAGGAGTCCTTTCAAGGTCGAATCGACTTCGACCGATACGCCAACATTGTTGTCGCCTCCTTCGGTGACATCATCACAGTGCCAGACGACGAGTTCAAGCGCAGCCTCATCGAAGCCCTAAGCGACATGCACTAGGCGCCAAGATGTGATATACTGGTCGTAAGAGCAGAGCGACCGTTACTAAAGTTGGTAACGGTCATAGATGATGTTTAACTGGAGTACATTGTATGAGCGCGATTGCTAGCCTTTTGATCCCGATGGCCGTTGTAGTAGACCTGTACGAATCACCGATGCAGTATCGAGCCCACGACTGTCTTATCGACAACGTGGTGTACGAGGCTCGCGGCGAATCTCCTGAAGGAAAGCTGGCTGTCATAGAGGTCACTATGGAGCGAGTATCGCGCTCCGATTACCCTGATACGGTGTGCGGTGTGGTGCATGACCCCGCGCAGTTCTCTTGGACAAACCCCGGTGCTATGGACTTCATTGACCCTCCCACCGAACAGGAAATCCTCGAAGCTGCGCAGGTTGTGTATTCCTATTTGTACAACGGTCTGCCTTCGACTCCCGTCGCCGGTTCTACCCATTACCTGAATCCGGACAAGCTAAACACGCTTCCGAATTGGTACTACGCATACGATGTTGTCGGTCGCATCGACAATCACGTATTCCTTAAAGGTCCTGACGTTTCTCGGAGCCTAGCCACAATCGCCTACAACCGGTGATTCATTTAACTACGGAGTTTGAAATGGTAGCTGCTAACATGGAGCTTATGGAAACCTTGGCTAACGATTCTAGCCAGGGTCATCGTTTTGGAACGCTTGTGCGGATCGTTGAACATTACTACAACGAACCCCACCGCGCCTATCACGGTTGGAACCATATCAAGGAAGGCGCAAAGTTTGCGCTTCTCCTAGCTGAGAAATCCGATGAGTTCGTGTTGAACATCGCTCAGCAACTGGCGTGGCTCTTCCATGACATCGTGTACATTCCTGGGGCGGCGAATGGTCAGAATGAGTACGCCTCTGCGGCCATGCTCGACCTCATCTTCCGCCCGTATGGAGGTATGCTGTCTCAGGACCTGTGCGAGAATCTTCCGCAAAAGGTTCTTGACGACGCCAAGCGTACTATCCTGACCACCGTACATCATTCCCCGGGCAATCCGAAGCACATGCCGATCTGTGACCTCGATTTGCTGGGCTTTCACGATCCCTTTCTGTTCGAGCGGAACAACAACCTGCTGTTCGACGAGTTTGCTGTCTCTCCGCGGCGCTTCGAGTTCGGACAGGTGAAATTCCTTACCAATCTGCTGAGCCGCTCGCATATCTACAGCACGCAGTACGCGCGGGAAAACTGGGAGCAACCAGCCCGCGATAACATCAAGCGGTTCATCAACTCCATGCTGGAGAAGCACCCCGAGTTGCAGGAGCAGAATAAGGCATTCGCCGTATCTCCTGCGTAGGCTAGAGTCCGGCACAATTCATAGGTAACCAAAATGGAAATCGCAGTGGCCTCCGAGCCAACCAAAAAGCTGTCGAAGAAGAAACGCAAGCGCAATGCGGAGCGCAAGCCTCGCAAGCAATCTGGCGTTATCCCGTACCGTGTTCGCAATGGTTACGTGGAGATTCTTCTGGTATCCAGCTCCCACTCAGGTAAGTGGGGTATCCCGAAAGGCGGGGTAGAGCCTGACCTGACCAAACGAGAGTCTGCCTCAACTGAGGCTTTCGAGGAAGCTGGCCTGAAAGGAAAAGCGAAGAAACGGCTCGGAGAGTTTACCTACGTCAAAGGTGCCACCGGACGACCCCAGCACGTTGTAGTGTACGCCATGCGCGTAAAGCGCGAGCTTAATGATTGGATGGAATCACATCGACGCGAGCGTAAGTGGTTCACGCTCAAGCAGGCCAAGAAAAAGCTGCCTCGCCATTTCGGTCCTATGTTGGACAAGGTGCAGGTGATCGCCTTATCTTGACGCCTCTCTAATTTAGCGTCGATGACCTTTATAGGAGGTTCGACGTTATGGGAACTCAAGAAAGCCTGGTACGTGAATTTGCGAAGGACTACGCCAAGATCAAACGTCTCTCCCCTCAGGAGGCCGCGGAGAAGCTGGACGCCTTGTGGGCTAAAGCCTATCGTACTGCCGTTAACTCTGGGAAGTTTGATCGCGAGGACAGCAACTTTCACGCCTACGTAGCGGGCGTATGGAAGCGCATGTCTGGGTATAAGGCCTTCATGAAGAAGCAGGCCGTTAAGGCTAAGGTAGCAACTGTCCCGCAGGCGCCGCGAAAGCCTAGCCTTGTGCGACCGAGTGCTCCTGTTGTTCATGAGAAGCCTACACAGCTTGCGCTTTCTTTCTGAGCTTTCCCTTCACATTAGGGAGGCACCATGCTTTCAGGAACGGTGAAAAAGAAACGGCGCAAGGGAAAGCGGTACACCAAGTATCGTCAGTACGCCGCCAAAGTAGGAGATCGCCAAGTAAAGGTTCAAGGGTACGAACCGCAGGCAATCGAGTATCTGACTACTGAGCTTGGTATTAGCCCTGACGATATTCGGTGCGAGGAGGAGTTCGGCAACGGGCTCGACATACGGTACAAGTACCGAGGCAAGATGCGGACCTACTTTCCCGACATCTACGTTATTTCCAAACGCTTGATCGTCGAGGTGAAGTCTGTCCACACCTTAGGCTTGAACCACAACAAGCAGCGCGGATTCAGCATGACTAAGGCTAAGGCCATTGCTTGCCACGAGAAGGGTTACAAGTTCATGCTCCTTCTGTTGGATAAGAAAGGTCGAAGGCTACGCATGCCGAAGAATTGGCCGTATATGAAGAAGGAACAACTACTGGAGGTCATGCCTGAACTCAACCCTGTGGAGGAACGAGTTGGGCTATTCCAGACTTGATCGTAAGCCGGGATCGAAAGGTCTCGGCTTTTTTGTGTCTCCACACCACGCAAACTTTGCGTCTGCTTGTGAGTTGTACTTGGCCATGATTTTTGATATAATGAAGTTACTGGAGCAGTGGCCGAAACGATAGGCAAAGTCATGCGGTTACGGCTTTAGTTAAGGCACCTCATATAAGCAAGGAGACGCAACATGAATATTGCACCGATCACTAAATATGGCCTGTATGAAATGTTAGGCGTTGATGCGGACGGCAACGTTCGGGACGACATGGCATTGAACGCTGCGGTACTTTCGCCGTACTTGAGCCAACCTACCGACGGTGCGATGGTGGGTGGTGACTCGAGGAACGAAGGTTTCTACTACCACAAAGATGGAGGCCTGCGCCTACTGATGGAGACAGACCGCGCTCCTGATTTCGCCGATCTGTTTGGCGACGCGCCTTTTATCATCCTGCAGTTCCCGCATCCAGAGTTCCCCAGGCGCGCGGATATTTCGGATATGCCTGTGTTCCGTGCTGAAACTTGGGATGACGCCTTCACTATCTGGGCCGCTCCTTAAAAAAATCAAGGCCAGGATCGGCGTGCAAGGCCTTGCACGTCATGAGTTTCAAGCTCTACTGCAACTGACAATCGGCATAGTGTAAATCGGGCTGGGATCACACGATCTCGGCCCTTTTTTGTGTCTTAGGCCAACTAATTTAGAGCATCACAGGTCAGGACACAAACTTTGCCATGTCACGAAAACACACGACCGCGACGCTGACGCAGGCCGCTGTCCACTACCTGTCCCACAAGCGCTATTCCTGCCATATAGAAATCGGCGTTGAGGCTTGGGGCAAGAAGCGGCTGGACGTGCTGGCGCTCAACACGAAAGGTGACCTGATAGGATGCGAGGTGAAGTCTTGCCCTGCCGACTACAGAACCGACAAGAAATGGAAGACCTACCTACCATATACAAACCGCCTCTACATGGTTTTTAGCCAGAAACTCTGCCAGAACGAAAAGTTTATGAAGAAGGTGCGACCCGAGCTGAAAGAGCACGGCGTAGGCATCATGATGCTGAGCGAGAAGACCGGCTATGTGCAGGTCAAGCTAAATGCCAAGAAACGGCAGGTGGACCCAACCGTGCTGCAGGAGCTAGTCCTGCGTATGGCTTGGAGAGGTGGTGAGTCTCGCCGCACTATCAAGCGTCGGAAGCGCCTCTACCTGAACAATTTGGACTGATAAGGAAAGAAGATGATCTACGGCCTGACTGGTGTGCACCGCTGCGGTAAAACCTACCTGGCGGAGACCTTAGCCGCACAGTACGATCTGGAGTTCCAACCTTCCGTCATCCGTATGAGCTTTGAGCAGCACGGTTTGCTTCCCGACCAGATACTCACTTGGGAGCAACGCTTTGCCGTTCAGAACACAGCGCTTGACAACTTGGACGCCGCTATCACGACATGGGAAGGCCTCAGTTGTCCTGTTGTGTTCGACCGTACGCCTATCGACCTCGTTAGCTATCTGTTGACAACGATGGTAGAGGAAGGAGGCTTTGAGCACGAGGACTCGAACGCATATATTGCACGAGCACGCGAGCTTACCGACCGTTTCACCTCTATCCTGGTGGTTCAGCCGCATCCTGATCTGGAGTTCGCGGACGAGCCGTATAAAGGCCGCAAGGAGGCTCAGCACATGCGCCTGCTGGACACTACGATGACCACAATGGCATCACTGCGCGGTCATCCCGTGCTGTCGAGCAAGATTCCGCTTGAGGCCCGTGCGGATGAGGCTGCCCAACTCCTCGGACTACACAAGCTGCAGGGAGGATACAATGCGAATAGCCGTAGCTAAGGCGGCACCGGAGTTCAATACGCAACCTTTGCCTCCAACGGTGCTGGAAAAGCTGACGCGAAAGTACAGCTACATGCCGGACATCGAGGTACGCCTCCGGGCATTGCCTGTTATCAAGCGAGGGCGCAACCTTGCACTCTATAACGAGAACACTCCGCACCAGAACGCCGTTGACTACTCACAGGCGCAAGGTGTGGATTTGTACGTCGGGTACCTGATTCTTCCTGATGGTGACTTTGGCTTTGACCTAGTGACGCATTCCTTTTGCGTCTCCAACAACGAGGTCATCGAGCCTACCCAGTCCATCGAGTGGAAGCCTAGCGTCCGCTATGTCGGACGTAAGGTGGACCAGAAGGACATCAAGAATCTCAAGTACCTGAACGATTTTAACCGCCTTTTCCTATAGGGAGAGTCATTGTAATGCTTTTAGGTTTCCAATCCCTCTCGGCCGTGGACCGACACAGTGCCGAGTCTTACATGAAGATGGTCATGACTTTCGTTATGGCCTACGAGTTCGACTACAAGCCGTCGTACCGCCGCAAGCTGACTGCTTGGCACCGCGATGCTCAGGAGTTCATCAAGCGCTTTCGTCTTGCCAAGCGTCCGATCGACGCTGCTTATAAGGCGATTATGCAGGAGGTGGACCCGAACGAGGACGACAGGCTCCACGAGAATATCGACGCTGTGGTGTCAGGCATCCAAGAGAAGAAGGATGTCATGAAGAAGGAGCTGGACCTTCGTCGCGAGGACATCACGCTCCTGAACGACCTGCGCCTCATTCAGACCAAGGAGAGTGCCGCTGCGTACCGTCGCTTATCCAAGGTCGTCAGCCGCTTCGGCGACCCTGACATCAATACTCTGTTCGTCGAGGATCATGAGGATACCAACGAGGAGCAGTCGGAGCTGGAGACGCTCGTGGAGAAGTATACAGGCTCGTCGGGCCTGCAGCTCCCGATTCCTGTTCTCCAGCAGTGGCAAGAGGTGGCCAAGAAGCGAGGTGAGAAGCTGAAAGACCACAAGCGCTATCTGGAGCTTCGTCGCGCACTCAACCAGTCCTTCAAGACACGCCTCCAATCGCTTGTGCGGAGTAGCGGTAAGCCTTACCTTCCTGTTCGCGAGGTCGCTGAGAAGCTCAAGGACGAAGGCATCCCGCACACCTTGCCTACTGGCTTTGTGGGTATGATCGACGACGCGGGTAAGTTCTACACGACTGAAGGCCGCAAGCTGGTTCAAGCCCCTGCTGGCGAGGTGCGGATGAATCCCGCCTATGATGCCAAGAAGGATAACGCTTACGTCTGCGAGTTCACCCCTCCTGGAGGTCAGAAGCCTGCACGGGCCTACACCGAGAACTTCCGGTCGCAGTCCAAGACCAAGAAGTTTAGCGTGGTGGGTGACACCATGCCGAAGATGAACACGCTGGCCAAGAAGTGGCGTCAGGATATGCGGGATACGTCCAAGCGCAGCGGCGTTCTGGCCACTCTCGTGGAGTTCATCTATGACACCAGTGCGCGAGCCGGCAACCCGAATGCCGAGTCGAAGGGCCAGCGCACGTTCGGCGCTACCCAGCTCCAGGCCAAGCACTTCCACGTGGACGATCATAAGATCACCGTGACCTATCAAGGCAAGTCAGGTGGGAAGCAGAAGCACGTTATTCAGTACACCAAGTCCAACGCTCTCAAGCTGCTAGCCAAGAACCTGAAGGCGCTGTTGAAAGGCAAGAAAGGTACAGACACGGTGTTTGAGTTCAATGGAAAAGGCTTCACCAGTACGACCGTGAGCCGCTATATGGCTTCCATCGGATTCCCCAAAGGCTTCACCATCCACAAGCTGCGTACTGCGCGCGGCACGCTGATGGCAACTAAAGTCCTCAAGCAGTCTCCGTTCAAGAAAGACGGAGATTGGACCGAGCGCGACGTGAATCAGTGGGTGGAAGCACGTATGCTTGAAATAGGTAAGGAGCTCGGCCACATGAGCGGTGAGAAGTACACGTCCAACACCGCGATCCAGAACTACATCGCGCCTGAGGTGCTGGCTGACTTCTACACCAAGCTCGGTATTCGTCCTCCCGCCAAGATTCAGAAAGCCATCGACAGCACGAAGGCATAGGTGAACCATGTTGGAGATCAGCCTGAGCGTAAGCGTGGGCGATGAAGCCACGATCACGGACAAGACCTCGTCGGGCAAGCCTCATGAAGGGGCTCGCCTCCCCATTCAGAACTACGATGGTGACCTGAAGAAGGAGACCCGTGAAGAATACAAGCACAAAGCCAAGAAGCGAAAGGGAAAGCTCAAGAGCAAAAAGGGTATGGCCATTCCTTACCCTGGAACTCTGGACGAGCATTCTGGCTCGCCTCGCGCGGTTACCGTGAAGAAGAACATCTGGCTAGGGCGGCATGAACGTGACGGTGCGCCCAAACGTCGTCGTATGATACCGGGAAACCCGGATAGAAGGTGACGCCATGGATGAGGAAGTACAGGTCCCTGCTCTTTCGACCGCGCTGGACATCCTCAAAGCCAAGTACATTCACTTGGTGGAAACGGATAGCGACAGATTGATTGAGCAGGCTGTAGAGCTTGTGTTGGACTCCGGCGTGCGTGGTGTATTTGAACTGGAGCGCAGTCTTCATGAAGCCTCCGCCTTTCTGAGTGACGGAAGCATCGAAGGGTCCATCCGAGATAAGGTTGTCGAAGAACTAGCGCAGGAAGAGGAGGACAGGCTTATTGCATCATACCCGTCCGTTATGTGCGCGGTTTGGAAGGATACACAAGGGGATAGTATCGGAGGGGTGGCTCGTCGTTTGCGAGCGGAGCACCTTGAGAGCTGGGCGCGGCTGGAGTACATGTTCTTGAACATCAACTGCGTCAAGAACACCAAAATTGCTGAGTATAGGGAAGCCCAGTCCGAAGTGGCGTTGATTACTATGCGTGCTCCGGACTGGCCTGATCTGGATACATTACAGATGTCGTACAGGAACCCCGCTTCGGTTCCATGACCTGAAAGATTCCGCACTGTTTTCATCCATGCCCATGTCTTCCGCAAGGACATGCTCGGCTGCAGGAAAGCTCCCATTCGGCATCGCGCCATGATTCTCCCGTACGACTTTAACGGCTTCTCTTTCGGCTATTGCGATCCCTGTCTTGCTTATCAAGTGAGGCAGGGTATCCATTAGCTCGACGACCCACACTCCCCACCGAACGATCCTTCCTCTCCAGTACACGCAGTTGTACCTGCGATTCCCTCCCCCTGTATACCAGATGTTAATTCCCACCCTGTCCTCATTCCTAAACTCTCTCACGAATACCTCGTAGTACACGTCGGAGCTGTACGAACTGCGGAACAGCAGGTTCTGACCCTCGCGCTCCTCTAAATCAAGCGTATCGAGTACGTGGTCCCTAAGGACGTCCTCTTCGAGGCACCACTTATTGTCCTGAAAGCTATCTCTGCTGGTCGGGCTAACCATCCTCTCCCTCCAAGATTTTCACCGCTTCCTTCTCCGCAGTCCTTTCCGCCTGCTCGATACCTAATAGAGCTTTGGCTCTGTCGATCTCTACTGCATTGAGGCGCACCCACTTGTTTCCTTTCTGACTCTTAAGGTACTCCTCGATGACATCGAACACGCGAATGTGATGTTTGGTATTCCGAATGTTGAGTACGTCGATCTCCGTGTCTTGAATATAAATCTGGTCGAACAGTTCGGCTATCTTGTAGTTGCGGCACACCTGCTGGGCTCTGGGAATGGGTAATCCTGCAACCATCTTCAACAGCCCGCATGCCGACAGGTAAATCTCGCCGTTCGCTCCCAGGTAGGCCGATATATCGGTTTCGTATGTGCTAATGTGGACGCGGAATTTGTCGATTACTTCAACTTCCATTTTTCTTTTTCCTCTGCGTATACAATAGTAAAATGAGGCGGGCTCCTGCACCCGCCTCTGTTGATTGATCTGGATTAGATGGCCATCGGTGTCGGAGTGCGCAGCTTGCCTCGATGGTGATAGTTGAACAGGCGGAAGTCGTCCGGCGTGGCTTGCTCGAAGTCGGTCAGCGTCTTGAGTTCCGGGTTGATGATCAGGCGCGGAGTCTCGCCGGTAGGTTCGCGGCGGAGCTGCTCACGGGCTGCATTCGTGTGGTTGGCGTAGACGTGAGTATCGCCTGTGATGTGATTCAAAGTGCCAGGTGCCGCACCCAGAATACGGGCCACGATGCAGGTCAGCGCTGCGTAGCTGGCGATGTTGAAGGGCGCACCCAGTACCATGTCGCAAGAACGCTGGTAGATGTTGAGGTCGATACGGAAACGAGGAGCCCCGTACTGATCGAGCCATTCTTCGGACGGACCGTCATTGCCGAATTTCTCGGAAGCCCGCTTCATGATGTCATCGCGCTCTGCATCACGGCTAGTCTTATTCCAGATAGCTCCGTTTTCCGCGTCCAGAATCATCGCTTCGAGGCGCTGCATCTTGTCGAGCGGTTTGCACAGGAGCTGGAACAGAACATGACACGGAGGCAGGGCCATGCGCTCCATGTCGCCTGGATTCCACGTACTGACGACGGCGCGCCTTGAACTGGGATCCGCCTTCAGAGCGGATATGGCGTTAGCGAGCTGGTCGATTTCCCTGCGCCATACACCCATCCGAGCACCGTTCTGCTCGAACGTGGTGACGCACCAGTATCCGGCCTCTTCCATGAAAGACGCCTTAATAGAAGGCTCGATCTTGATGTCTTCCCACGCACGCCACTGCGCCCCGTAGATACGACCTAGATCGTCTTCGCCCTTGCGCCACTCGTTGGCGAGCCATGCGTTGTCCGGCAGCCCTTCCTCTGTCTGCTCATTGGCGTTGGCATTCCAGACATTACAGCCCAGCTCTCGAAACTCTGCGGCTGAGGTTGCACCGCGAATGAAACCCAGTAGCTCACCTACGACAGGAACGAAAGCGAGCTTCTTGGTTGTTACCGCAGGAAACGCTGCTCCCATGCGCAGATTGTAAGCGGCGTGTCCGAACGTCGTTCCTCGTGTGCCTACGCCAGTGCGATCCTTGACGACAGGGATATTGATGAGGGATGCGAGGTCACGTTGGTACTGAAACATGCTTTCTCCTTGGTTGACATACCGATTGTGTAAACCACCATCAGTAACCAGTCTTTACAGTTATAATTTGATTCAAACCGAATGGAGGTCCTCTATGCCAGTTCAAATGGGCGGTCCGCTGGGCATTCCATGCGTCCGTATGCCTATAGATTCTTCGACGGGTCACTCGCCTTGCTTTCCGCCTACGCGGCCAAGCAGCGGGTCGATCACCACATTCACCGATCAGTTCGCACAAGTGCGAGTTTCCGACACGTGGGTAACGCACTGCTGTATGGGTAGTTGCCACGCTCCGGTGACCGTGCAAGGCAGCACCAACACCTTCGCTGACATGCTTCCCAAGCAGCGAATAGGGGACGCGATGGGCTGCGGTGATGCTGCGGCTACAGGCTCTCTCGATACCTACGCGGGGTAAACATGGCCAACATCGAAGTTTTATATTCCGACATCAACATCAACGCGGGCCTCACACACGAGGAGTTGGTGCGGAATCAGGATAGCCTGAACCAAAACATCGCTAACATCTTCGACACTCCTAAGAAGTCTCGCTGGTTCAGACCCCGCATCGGCAGTGATGTTGGGCGCTACCTGTTCGATCCTATAGACTCTGTTACTGCTGGGCGTATCCAGACAGACATGGAGAAAGCCCTGGCTGAGAATGGTGAACAACGGCTGGTGTTCGAGCAGGTAGTGGTGATTCCCGACCCGCAGAATGAACAGTATTTTGTCAGCATTGCCTATCGAGCACCCGAGCTGGAGGCGCGGCAGTTTACGTTCCAATTCAATCTTTCCAGAGGATTCGGCTAATGGCTTCCACGCCCATCAGTAAGGTAACCCCAGACTTTCAGCTCCTGTTCGATGCGTTACAACGCAAGCTGGAGAAGAAGAGGACTTGGGTGGACATTCTGCCTACTTCGGTAGGTACGACGGTCATGGATATGTTCGCAGGCGCGGGTGTATCCAATCAGTTCTATCTCGACATGGCGTTCCGCGAAGCCTTCTTGCCCACCGCCGTGCGGGATAGTTCGATCTTTGCAGGCACTCGGATGATGGGTGTCCAGATTTCTCGCAAGACGTGTGCCTCGTGTACTGTCGAGGTCTCCAACTACTCGACGCGCACGCGCTTCCTTCCTCCGTACTCGATGTTCGATCTGTCTGGAAGAACGTTCTTCACCCGTGAGCAATACGTGGTACCACCGGGCCAGACTGTATCCAACATCCAGGTGTACTCTGGTACGGTCAAAGAAAAGAGTTTCGACCTGACAGGCATCGGTGACCTGGCCCTCCGTGAGTTCTATCTGGAGGAGCCGGGTTTTGTCGTCTCTGCGGAAGACGTGCTGGTCTACACTACGGATAAGGATACGGGTAACGTCCAAGTCTGGGACCCGACGGATCGCGCAATCTTTGAGCACGGCGGTGCGGACCCCGTGTACTTCGAGAGCACTTCGCGAGACGGTGATACGTCATTCTTCTTCGGCGACGGTCAATACGGTCAGCTTCTGGACGTGGGCTCCGTTATGACCATTCGCTACGTTGTCACAGACGGAAGCGGAGGGAACACAGGTCTGCCCGGCATCCAGGTTCGTGTCCTCAACGACTCCGAACTCAAAGGCGAGTCGATTACTTCCATTGCGGGCGGTGCGGACGAAAAGAGTGCTCTGTACTACAAGATGTTTGCACCTAACATGTTCCGTACCAAGCGCCGTGCGATCAGCAGCGCGGACATTCGGGCGACCATCATGAGCTATCCTGGCGTCGCGGACTGTGCGGCTCTCGGTCAGCGGGACATTGCTCCGAGTGATGCACGGTGGATGAATACCGTCCGCATCTGCGTGCTTCCTGAGGAGCGCGATAAGATGGGTGGCGCCAACCCTAACCCCAAGTCTAGCCAGTGGGCCCAGTTCCGGGAATGGCTGATGCCTTTCCTTCACGATGCCTACGATGTTCAGACGTGGAACCCGACCAAGGTCTTTGTCAAGGTTCGCGTGAAAGTCGCTATCCTGCCTAGTGCTAAGGATGGTGAGATTCGTATTGTCGCTATGGAGAACGTGCTCAAGCTGTTCCAGAAGAAACCTGGTATTCTTGGCCGCCGCCTGTCTCAGTCCGACATCACCGAGGCAATTCGTAAGATCGAAGGCGTAGACTATGTGGAGATAGAGAGCCCTGCCGAGGACATTCTGATGCCTGATCGCACGCATTACGCTGTGCTGGACGGACAGCCTGTCATCGACGTTGTATACTCCGAGCGCGCCTTGGGCGTTAGAGGTGCTTACTGATGAGCAAGATCGACTTTGAATCGCTGGTACCCGAACTCTACTCCAATAATCAGACTTGGATGGAGTTTATGGAAGCACTGGCGGACACCATTCAGGAGCAGATTCGCGATCCTATCAAGGAGATCGAGGACATCCGCCACATCGTCGATGGCACCGATCCGCAGATCGTTGCTAATACGATCAAGCAGCTCGGCTTCGACATTCCGGCCGATCTGGTGGCGCACAACGCCGATCGCTTAGCGAAGTCCGTGTACATGCTGTCGCTTTTCCACGAGCGCTCTGGCACCAGCGACTTCGTGAAAGGTATTCGTTTCGTGCTCGGACGCGATGTCAACGTGTCCAACCTGTACACCAACGACTACGTGAACTTCTACGAGGAGCCGTGGGGTCCGCTGATCGCAGACGGCGGTGACTGGTACAAAACAACCCACATCAACCTGAACATGGAGATTCTGCCGTCGGACGCCAACATGGTGCTTCCCGTCGGTAAGACCTTATCCGATCGGTTGATGGACGCCTACTTCGAGTTCGCTCCCATCAACCACGTTGTCCGTACGTTCTACTACACGATCCAGCTACAGTCCACCATTGGCGTAGCCGGGAAGGTAGTGATCGAACACAAAGACCTCATCACGATCGGACGCGGCGACGAGGTGATGAAAGAGATTATCACCAAGCTTCCTGATCAGGTCGTGGGCGGCGAAGGTTCTCAAGTCACCACGGACGTACGGTACGACTCCGACCTGTGTTACGACATTCCGCTCCCTATGATGGGCTTCGCCAGTTCCGGTCTCGCGAACGGCAGCCTGCTTGCTAGCGTGCTCACCGACTCACTTCCTAGCCGCGATAATCAGCGCTTGGAAGTGGCATCCACCTCAGGCAAGTACGCCTACATTGCGTATCCTGTTGCTCTTGGACGGGCGGCGTTTGTACATGTCGCTACTGGAAAGTTAGGCGGATGGGATGGAGCGGGATGGCCTGCGAGCGGAGCCAAAGGCGATTCAGTAGGACCTATCGTCGTGCAGGTAGAACTCGAAGGTAAGTTGCGGGACTACTACCTGTATCGCACCGATGAGGCCGTAACTGGTTCTGTGCTTTACGACGTGTACTTCTCCAACGCGGGACGCAAGAACTCCTGTGATCCTGTGGAGACTAACAACCCTGTTGCTGGTCCTGAGCTGGATGGCCCTGACGACGGCAACGAGGTCGATCCGCCCTGTGTAGCGGACATGAACCCTGTGTACGGTTCTCACGGTGCAGGCGTCAATAGCAACGCAGAGATCGAGTTCCTACCGTACGCATCCAACACGGACGAGAACCAGCGCATCAGCCTGAGCGTCGGTGAAAGTCAGTACGGGTATTTCTCCTATCCTATCGAACTCGGCGAAGCACGCTTTATAGACGTGGAGACAGGACTCGAAGGAGGCTGGGGAGGAGCTAGCTGGGCCGGAAGCACGCCAGGCAACACCACAGGACCGATCGTGGTCGTTCGCAGCATGTGCGGAGTTGCCACCGAGTGGTATGTCTATCGTACCGAGATGCCTAATATCGGAGAGCGGTCGTTCGATGTGGTATTCGACAATCCTGGTGAGAAGCCTCCTGTAGATGGAGGTGATACAGATACGGACGAGTGTGTTAGCGGCTATCCGACATTCGTTCTCGGTTCCGAGACTGAGGATGTTCAGGCAGCGCTGATAAGCGATTCCGCTCTGGTGATGCCGGACACTGACGATACCACCATCTCTGTGGACCTCGATCCCAACGAGTTCGCCTACTTCGCGTACCCGGTAGAGCTAGGTGTGGCTGTGTTGCGCAATATGGGCAACAGCTCCACCAACGATTGGGATGGAGCTAGCTGGCCTGAGGGCGAACAAGGCGAAACGAATGGTCCTATCGTCATCCAGCGGGAGATCGCAGGCAAGCTGTACGATTGGTACCTGCATCGTACTAGCGCATCAGGTACAGGCGCATCTGACTTTGAGATAACGTTCCCGAGTGCTGGCGTGTGCGTGAACACCAATATCGCCTACCCACCTACCGCGAATCCTGTAGATGATCCAGAAGAGGACCCAGTAGATAGTCCTGTAGAGGACCGTCCTTGTTACGTGAACGACTTTCCCCGTTTCGCATCTATGGCCTCTCTCGACGGAAATTTGGACGCATTTTCGAATCATCTTGGTAGTACAGACAATCAGACGTTCTCCCTTTCAGTAGCCGCGGGTGAGTATGGCTGGTTCGCGTATCCTGCTGCTTTAGGTGAAGCGCGATTCTTTGATCCGAATAGTGGTTTTGAAGGGGGTTGGGACGGAGCATCTTGGCCTGAAGATGGTTCTATCGGGGCTGGTACCGGGCCTATTGTTGTGCCTGTTACACGCAACAACATTCGGGCAGACTGGTTCCTGTATCGGACCGACTTCAAGGGTCTGGGTGACCTTGTGTTTGACGTAACATTCAGTAACCCAGGTGTCGATATTGGGTACGAGGCAGAGGACTGTGGTACAGTTAGTCCCCTGATGTCTCTTGCATCTGCGTCTCCTTCAACCAGGTCCTTATCTGTCATGTCCTTATCTGTTGCGAGTGCGGGGACCTGTTTGGTTAGTGACTATCCCGTGTACGGATCGGGTAACAAAGTAGGTGGCGAGGCAGACGTGAAAGCGCTTGCGCACAGCTCTCCAACGGTGCGTAACCAAACGTTCTCTCTTACTATCCCGGAAGGCGAGTACGGTTGGTTTGCTTACCCTGCGGCTCTGGGTGAGGCGCGCTTCGTGGATGCCGACGTTAGCATTGAAGGCGGTTGGGACGGTGCTACTTGGCCCGAAGGCTCTGTCGAGTTTTCTACTGGGCCGGTTCGCGTTACGGTCAACAACGGTACTGAGGATGTGGAGTGGTTACTCTACCGTACCGATTTCGCAGGCCTAGGAGAAGTGACGTTCGACGTTCAGTTCGAGAATAACGGTCTGGACATCGGCGACCGTATCGACTGCACTACGTCCTACGTGCCTCGCCCTGTTGCTGGAGGTGCAGTCGGGCCTGCCCAGAACATGCCTGTATTCGGCTCCTACGTGGCAGGACTCAACACAGGTGCTGAGGTGAACAACAAGCTCACCGGTGCAATGCCCGATCTTGCTACCGAGGTGTTCGAGTTGGACATCGGTCCTGGTGAGTACGGCTACTTCGCCCACCCTGCTTATCTAGGTGACGCTGTTATCGAAGCGGAGAAGCGCGACGTTCAGTGGAATGGGGCAAGCTGGGCCGCAGACGGTTCACGTGGTACAGGTGTGGGTGCTGTACCCGTATACCGCCGTATCAACGGTCAGATGGAGATATGGTTGCTCTATCGTACCGACTTTGACGGACTTGGGTATAACAAGTTCCGCGTGACCTACAAGGCTGCGACTCAGGAGGGTCAGCTCGGTAGTCGCCGGGTTCGCGTTATTCCTCCTGTGTTGACGACAGACAGGCCCGACATCGTTTCGTTCACCAAGAGTGGGCGCGCTCTGTTCGCTCCTGTGTATCGCGACACCACTGTCCACATCACCAGCTCGTTCAACGGCATGAGTCATACCAAAGCCGTTCTGGTTCGAGCGACTGGGTCTCCGCTGGAGTACATCCAGCTTAGATGTCCTAGTATGGTCGACGGCGGGGATCGCTTTACTGTTGAAGTGGACGGCTTCTACGAGGACGGACACACTCGTCCTATCGAGAGGGCTGAGATTCGCATCCTGTCGCAATACGTGATACGCCAAGAAGGGTACGTTGTTGATACGGGCAACCCTGCACAGGATCAGATGCTCCGGGTCGAGGCGCGCTATGTGGACTACGGAGGTAATCATCACTCGTCCGTGCGGGACCTGATCCTCAAAAGCGTGGTGCTCGATAAGAAGGTGGATGAACTCTACATTCTTGGCCCCGAAGAGGTAGCCGAAGGAACAAACGTTAGTTACAGGGCTCACGCCTTCTTCAACGACGGCACACAGAAAGACGTGCTGGTGCTGTGGGAGTCATCCTCTCCTGGTCTGTACGTCGATCAATCGGGTTACGCTACAGCAGGGAATCCGATGGATAACTTCACCGCGACGCTCAAGGCTACCCTCCAGTTCCGCGGCCAGAAGTACATCGCGTCCAAAGACGTTGAGGTGGTGCGCAATTACATCACGCCTGAGTCCTTGCGTATCGACGGACCTGAGCGCGTTATCGAGCTGTCAGATACTTCGTTCCGCGCGTTCGTTCGCTGGTCCAACGGCGCTGAGACTCGCGTACACCCTGACTGGAGTACCAACCGTTTCTCTATCGATGAGGAAGGTGTGCTCACCGCAGGCTCCGTGGGAGGCTCAGTGTCTGTGGAGATCGTCGCACGCACACAAGGTATGGCAACGTCTAAGGTCGTGTCTGTATACGATACTCCTGTGGAGATCGCACACATCACCATTGTTGGGCCGGAGAACCTTCGAGAGGAGGCCATCGGCCAGTATCGTGCGTTCGCTCACTTCAATGATGGTCGCGATGTTGAGGTATTTCCGAAGTGGAGCGTTGTAGGCAACCCTACGTTCGTGCAGATCGACACTGACGGGCGTATGCAATTTACGGGGGCTCCAGTCGGCATCGTGGAGATCAAGGCGGAGTACGATAACAACGTCAAGGTGTTCACGCAGACCAAGCCTATCGTCCTCATTCCGACGCTTACTCTGATTACGGGTTTGGTTATCACAGGTCCGTCGGAAGTGATCGAAGGGGAGCGTATACACCTGCAGGCTACCGCTGTATACGAAGATGGAACGATGGAGCCGGTCGAACCTCTGTGGAGCATTCGCAGTCCTGACCCGTTGAATGCGCCCGAACCAGAAGGAGATATTGTCAGTCCTGGTATCGTCCAAGGGCGTAATGTCGAACAGGATACCATAGCGATTGTCGAGGCTCGGTACTTCCGTGAGATCGCTGAGTATCCGATTCTGGTCAGGTCGTTCGACCAGCCGGGTCCTGCGATTCCCAAGACGAGCCGCATTAACGGTCCGACTGTCGTACCTGTTAGTCAGATCGGGTCTTACAGCCTGTTGATCGAGTTTGACAACGGGTGCGGGCAGGAGCTGGCCGTGTCTAATGATTGGTCGCTCGACGTGGATAGGGATGTCGCGATCATCGACCAGAATGGATTCCTGCGCTCTCAGAACGGCGAGACGGTAGACGTGCAGGTGACTGCTTCCTGGGAATGTGAAGGGCATAGCGTCGAGGAGACGATCACCGTACGCTTACTGGCAGAGGAATCTACTCTTGGAGCTCTAGTCATGTACGGCTCGACCTCAGTTCTTCCTCAGACATTCACCCAGTTGAGCCTGGAGCTGTTCCGCAAGGGTCAGCCTATCGTTGAAGGAACCGGCGAGGAGGTGGAGAACATTGAGGCAGAGTGGAGCGTCGAGACAACCATCCCGTATGTGACCGTTAGCGATTCGGGGCGTCTGTACGTTGGGGACGTTCCTGAAGGCACCGAGTTCGTCGTCAAGGCAGTGTTCACGGAAGGCCTGCACTCTATCAGCACTTCCAAGCTGATCACTGTCGGAGGAGAGTCTCAAGACGGAACGGATAATAGCCTGCCCATGTTTGGTACAGGTCCTATCGGTCTGACCAGCTTCGAGGATTTCTCGCAGTATGGCGGGCAGACGATGGATACCAAAGAGAGCGGAGGCATGCTAGAAGCCAAGGTGCCTCAGGGCGAATACCTGTACTACGCGCACCCTGCTGCGATGGGTCTCGCTACATTCACCGACCCTGTTCTAGGGTTGTCTGGCGGTATGGAAGGTGCAACCTGGCCGGATGACGGCGGTGTGGGTTCTAATTATGGCCCTCTTACGATAACTCGTACTGTCAACGGGGTAACGACAGACTGGTATCTGTATCGCTCAGACTTTTCCGGTCTCGGTGACGTGACGTTCCGCGTTGATTACGGAGTCTCAGAGACCTCCGATTGACAATAATTTATACCAACTTACACAGGAGAAGTAAAATGGTACACGAATCTAAACTTCCGTCCGGCGGCACCATTCTCAACCTGTGGGGCTCTTCGGAGCCCTCTCAGACCGAGACTCGCAAAGCGAGCAATGAGAGCATGGAAGCCACTGCCGGAGCTATGGCTTTGGACGTTGAAGGCCAGTGTCCGAAGTGTGGCACTCAGATGGGATTGGCTAGTGCTGACGGCGAGCAAGTCTTCTACTGTGATCCGTGCCGCGTATCCCTTCCGCTGCCTATCAACGACTAACGGAGCCTGAAATGGGAGATAACGTCATCCACATCACGGACCTCGGCCTTCGCGCAGCTAACAATGCGAAGAAAGGTGGGGTCCTGATCAACGTCGTCACATTCAAGCTGGGCGATTCCAGCGAACAGACGCGGGACACCGACGAGGACATCCGAGGCGAAACACTCTATAAGGGAAGCATCTACCTTATCGAGGTCCTGGATACGCACGCGGTTCGGTTCACCTTCGAGCTGCCCGACCACGCTATCCCCGAAGACGGTCTCTACATTCGCGAAGTCGGCCTGTTCATGGACGATAACCTGATGTTCGGCCGGTGCGTATTCGAGCAGCCTTATTTCCTGCATGAGAAGCGTGGAGCCCGCCTGCACGCGGTGTTGGTAACCACCCGTGTCGATCCCGGCGTCATCAACGTGAACATGGGCGAGCTGGCCAGCTTGCCTTCAACTCCGTCGGTGGATCGCCTTCCTGATCCTGAAACAGGGTACTGCAACACGCTCGCAGTCCTGAACATGATCGACAACTCCGATGGAACCACGAGTCCGGGCTATGCTATTCGCTATGGGCCGGGCTCTCTGCTTTGGGGGTTCTGCGGGTTTGATCGTGTGTTCTCGGGCAATCCCGACGCTGGTGCCACAGGCGAGGAGTTTCGCGTCGAAGCATTGACCGCTGCCATGCGCTTTCGTAATGGCGAAGTGGTGATCGCGCATGTCATCTCGGGTCCTGCACGAGGCGCATCCCGCAAGTTCTACTACGTCATGGGTACGGACTCCTTTGTCGATAAGGACGGGGTGCCCGTCGCAGGGCTAGACGAGGGAGGTGTCATAGCGATCTGGCGTCGCATCGAGGGTAGCACCAATGGTGGCGCTGAGTACCCTCCAAAGATGGCCGGCGTTCCTCCTGACTGGGTGCTAACCCGTGGCGTAGGCAATCTGCCTGTCTGGGCTCCGCCTAGAAACACTGGCCAGAACATGAATACCCTGTACGTATCTCCGGGTAAGTTGCGCATCAGCACGCTCAACGATGTTGGTACTGGCCAGTCGCATCGCTACTCCTTAGGAAACGTGGTGCTCAAGGACGTCAACCACTGCATCACCGCGCTAGGTGGTGTAACGCAGCACAAGTCGGCGTATGACGTGACAGGATCGGAACTGGAGTTCGCTGACTCCATTCCTCCTCACGCATCCATCGACGCACGCCTCATCACCAAGGAGCCTGGCTCGGGTACCTACACCGAGATCGTGACGGACTCGTACATCGGGGATGGTGAGAAGCGGCGCTTCAAGCTCAGCGAGCCTGTGGAAAGCTCGGAGTACGTATTCTCGTATATCCGGGGCCTGCTTCAGGCTACCACGTCGTACACTTACGATCCGTCTACGCAGGAGATCGTGTTCGTCAGTCCGCCCTCGGAAGGTCTGAGTATTGAGTTTTCCTCTTTGGTGCTACGTCAGGAGGAAGGTTACAGCACGACCGTCCTGAGCACGACTGTCATCACCGTAGGCGATACGCTGTTCGTAGAGCTGCCCGTTGAGCCGCAGTCAAAGGACCACACCTTCGTATCCATTAGTGGTACTCACATCCATCGCGATCTGTATACCGTGGTGGACAACAAGGTGGTGCTCAGTAGCGCGGCGCGCGGCGGTCTGGAGATCGAGGTTGTGGTCTTCCACAATATCTTGAGCGATGGAACTCCTCAGTCTAACCTGAAGGGCGTTGTGACGGACGCGGTACTCACGTCCAAGTCTCTCAAGTTGTTGCGCCATGACACGCACCCTGTCGTCCTGCCTATTCCAACTGTCGATTTGGTAGCTGGAAACGGCATCAAAGTGAGCGGGCAGCATCCTGTCTATAAGATCGAAAGCACGCTGGCTCAACAGTTCAATGAGACCACCAACTTCAAGGTCAGCACACTTCGTCGCCAAGAGGACTCTGAGGAGATCATCTACACATACCGCGTCAACCTGACGAGCGACCTCATGCTTCAGGTGTCGGTAGACTTCTCAGCCGTTCTTGGTCCTGGCTTCATCAGTCCTGATGGCATGGAGCTCATGCAGTATGTTATCGGCTTCCGCACGACCTCAAGCCGAGAGCCTGACTATGGGCGTGACATCAAAGGTACAGGCGAAGCAGGGTTCAGTAGCCTGAGCGGTAACACCAACGAACGAGCCTTCAGCAACGCCTCGTTGACCCAGGTGTTCGACGTGGTGAGGGATAACATTCCCGCAGGCTATATCGACATCGTGGCTCGTATGCGTGTTCGTCACGCCAATATTTCCAAGTACGGCTCCAAGCTAGGCATGAACTTCAACATCATCGGGTCTCCGTTGATCAAGTAAGGGGATTATCATGGACGGCACGCATAACGCTCGTCTGGTTCATATCCTTCACACGGGTGAGAACGGTGTCATTATTGGCACCGACTCTCAACGCCTGTCCGGGGATGCCTCGCCCAACCTAAGCGAAGGCGACATCGTTGTTCCGCAAAGCCTCTACGACACTGTGGTCGCAGGACTGGAGGAAGGCATCCAGTACAGGTTTGTTCATGGCGATCTGGTGTGTGACGGTGAGAACGTTGAGGTATTGAAGCGCACCGTTTGCTCCCGTCTCAATGAGGCCTTCCGCGAGGTAACAACCTGTGTGACGGTGACACACGGAGAGACGTTCACGCTCAAGCTGGCGGATCGGGACTTGTCGTTGCTTAGTATCGCGGCTCAGTGTGCGGACACGGCTGCGCTTATGTCTCCTGAAGGTGAGTTACTTCTCCTCAGCCCTGACGAGGTTGCTGCCGCCGCCCAGCGTGTCCTGACAGTCCATAACATCGCTCGATTTGCTCGCGCCGGAGCGTTTATCCGCATGGAGGAAGCTAAGACTTCCAAGGAGGTGCGGGCTATCGAACAACATGCCCTGCAACAAATGAGGGAGGAATCATGGACATAGGAATCAAGGAGAGCAAGCTCCTATCCGATCTATACGAGGGGAATGACAGCAACGTTCCAATCGGTCAGAACATCCTTGTGAACGACGCATCGAAGGTCGAGGATCGCCTCAAACCCCTGACGAGTGGCGATCCTTTGACCTCGCTGCACGTGGATCAGTTCGATGCCTTTGGCAGGGAACTAGAAGGAAAGTCGGCCAAACGCGACACCCAGGAAGACGATGTTGAGTTCACAACCCGAGAAGTTGTGAACGACGGTCTGATAGTGGAGGCCGCGTTCAACGCAGAGTCTGGCACTCTCAATCTGGTTCGCCGTAACGGGGACGTTGTGCAGGTTCACGACTTCTTCGTACAGAGTGACTTTGGTATCGGTGCGACAGGCCCTAAAGGGGAACGCGGTTACGATGGGCACGACGGTGATGACGGTGAGGACGGGCTTGACGGCGAGAAAGGCTGCCCCGGCGCTCCCGGCGAGCTTGGCCTAATCGGCCCGATGGGTGATCCTGGAGAAGACGGTCCTCATGGTATTGCAGGTCCTATCGGTCAGGAAGGCGAAGTCGGTCTCCAAGGTGTCCAGGGTGATCAAGGTCGATACGGACACGAGGGTGCGCGCGGTCAGAAAGGTCCTGACTGTATCAACGAAGGACAAGGCGCACAAGGCGCAGCGGGCAAGACAGTGAATGCCACCACTGTTATCTCACGTTCCGACCCTGGTGACAGTGCCGTGATGTGGGCCGTACCACAGTAGGAGAAAGATATGGCAGGGTTAACAAGACCTGTGGTCGGTTTGATCCACGCTCAAGGTCAAGACAAGGCAACAGATATTGTTGTCCGTGAGAAGAAGCTAAGCCTGGAGGTGCCGAACGAATCATCTATCTCCGAGATAGAGTTTGGCCACTTTGATCCTGTCATGGGTGTGCTTCGGCTACAGCTTCAAAGCGGACAGCAACTTCGCATTACGGGATTCCCGACAGAGGACAAGATTCCTACAGGTGCCACAGGCCCTCAGGGTCAACGGGGCGCAGACGGGCTTCCCGGTAATAGAGGTCGCGATGGTTCTCCTGGAGAAGAGGGTTGTGAGGGTCCTAGGGGAGACAGAGGTCCTCAAGGGCCTCCTGGTCGAGACGGGCGAAAAGGTATGCAGGGACCTCCTGGCTTGAGAGGGCTTATTGGTCCTCGAGGACCCATTGGCCCGAAAGGCGCTCAAGGCGTAACGGGTCCCGAAGGTCCTACTGGTCCTCGTGGCGACCCCGGTCCTGCAGGGGAGGCGGGTCCAGCGGGTCCGGAAAGTATGCCGAACATCATAGTGTCTGATACAGACCCTGGAGCCGTAGGCGCGGGTGCTCTCTGGGTAGACTCCTCGGAACCAGAACCTGAGGACGATTACGTTCCTCCGCCTGATCCGACACCCGGTCCCGAGCCGGAGCCCGCCCCTGTGCATTGTTACAAGCCAAGTACAGGAAATCCTGCTGGTGGGATCGCATTCAACTGCAAGGGGTTCCTGATCGCAGGTTCGGAAATGCAGCACGCCATGTACGACACCTCTCAGTACAGCGAAGGTGAAGGAGACGGCATGATCTTCAACGTGCCCATGGACTGCTGTGATGATCCGATCACCACGCTTAGGTTGTACAATTCCGCAGGCGGTAATACCTTGACCATGAAGCTCTACTTCGACTGGCCTGGGAAGACACTGTACAAATCGGTGAAAGTGCCAAGTGGTGAAGCTCGGGACATGACCTTGGATAGAAGCGATCCCCGCTGGCGCATAAATAACGCCTTGTTTATCAACGGAGGTACTGCCGCTACTCTTACCCTAGTCAAATAGCGGCGATGTGCCGGTATTGGCTACAGGAGGAATTTCACATGGTCGGATTAACGCGGCCCCAGATAGACCAGATCAGCGCTCCTGACACAGACCCTGATACAGAGTTGGTCGTTCGAGAGGAAAGGCTGAATTTGGAGCCCCCTAACGAGGCCCCTATATCAGAAGTCGAAAACGGATTTTTCGATCCCATATTGGGCACTCTGGTTCTTCGCATGAAAAACGGACAGAGGGTCAGTGTTACGGGTTTTCCCACCGCAGACAAGATTCCTCGAGGTCCGACAGGTCCTCAAGGTCCGCGAGGTCAAGATGGAAAGCCAGGTAAGCCGGGTAAAGACGGTGCGCCAGGTGAACAAGGCTGTGAGGGTCCTCAAGGTGAACGCGGCATGCAGGGTCCAAAGGGCCCAGATGGGAGACGCGGCATGCAGGGCCCTCCTGGTATTCGCGGTATGACAGGCCCAAGAGGGCGTGTAGGACCGAAGGGTAGAACAGGTGATATCGGTCCTGTCGGCCCCACAGGACCTAGGGGAGAAGGAGGGCCTAAAGGTCCCGCCGGTCCTCCTGGCCCCGACGGGTCAGTGCGCATTATTGTGTCTACCACTGACCCTGGCGCTGCAGGAGGCGGAGTGCTCTGGGTTAACCCTAACGGCAACCCAAATGACGGCGGCGGCAGTGGTGGAGGTAGCAACCCTCCTACGGACCCTCCGATTGGGACCCCATGGCCCTAGCCGCCACAAAGTGAGGTGATTCATGCAATGCCCAGAGTGCAAACGCAAATGGCGATACGATTCCGCACAATCCATTTGCGTCGAGCTGAACGGAGCCTGCCTAACATGCAAGCGCTTCCGATTAACACGCTCGGAGCTGGACAGAGTGCTTCGAGAGGAGAAGAAAAGGATGGATAAGAAACTGGAGGGTGACCCATGGGTGGATTGACACGCACGCCGCTTTCCATGCTGGAGTCTCGCGGTCGACCTGATTCCGATATTCGGTACAACGGTGAAGAGGTTACAGCGGAAGAGGACGAGAATCTAAACAACACGGGGTTGAAGTCGGGTCACTTTGACGACACGACTGGTATCCTCACCATCACTCTCGTCAACGGCCAGAAGCTACAGATCAGCGGCTTCATGACCCAGAGCAGCATCGGTATGGGTCCCGCAGGTCCCCAAGGCATAGGCGGTACTGACGGTACTGACGGTCTGTTAGGGCAGGACGGCCTTCAAGGTCCTCCTGGCTGCCAAGGCCCGCCCGGAACCCCTGGCGCTACAGGGCCTCGCGGTGATATGGGGCCTCAAGGACCTGAAGGGCCTCCCGGGCCCCGTGGTGCAGACGGCATCAAAGGTGATACTGGGCAGGTGGACATCTACATTCAGACGGAAGACCCCGGCGCTGTGGGCGCGGGTGCTCTCTGGATCAGACCGTGATAAGGAACTGCTATGGGTCGCTTACGCATACGGAATCCATTGAATAGCGACTGGCTCGACATCTGCCAGTCTGAGTGGTACGTGCGTAACGCTGCTAACGACGGTTGGCGGCGTTTGCTGCCTTCTCACGGGATGAAGGCGCGCCACGGTACCAATAACTACTGGGTCAATATCGACTGTTTGTCGGAGGACCCCTGCGGCGATGATGAGTACGGAGGTACGCCCGACGGTACAGGCGAGAACGGGTCCGGACCGTCCCTAGGTGGCCCCGATGGTGGCGCCGGAGGTCCTGGAGGTGGCAGCGACCCGTGGGGAAACTGGGGTGGTGGCTACTGGGGATCAGGCGGTCCTTGGGGTGGCGGTATATCATGGGGTTCCGGCTGGGGCCACGGTTCGACTTACCCTTGGGGCCAAGGTGGCTGGGGTGGTGGATATGGCAATGGTGGCGTCGGCGGTTGGGGCGGAGGAACTAACTGGGGAGGCTCAGGAGGTTCAGGTGGCTCTGGTGGTGGCGGCTCCGGAGGCGGAGGAAACTACGGAGGCGTTGGAGGAGGAGACGCTGCTGGCAGCGGTGGCTCAGGCAGTGGAAGTTCTCCCTACGGGTGTAACACGTCCGTTACCGACATGATGTTCCGCATGATGCCCGATCCAGACTATCAGGAGAAACGCAGCTACTTCCATCGCCTCCCCAAGAACGACGGAAATGTTTATCTGCGCTACATCGGTACTATCGGCACCACCCAGATTCGCGTTTTCTACAAAGGTGATTTACTTGCCGAAACGCCTAAGCTAGTCCGCAAAACGGGAGAGCCCCAACCCCGCGGTTTCGTGACATTCCCGTGGTCTACTGACGTTGAAGGTGATGGTATTGTCCGCGTAGAAGTCGAAGGTAATCGCGAAGGTGCCTTCTACTACAAGTTGGGCTGTCCCGGTGACGACTACGCTGACCAACTGTTTGCTTGCCGTGGCGTGTTCGATGGCAGCGCTACCGGGGATCACCTCGTAGAGGAGCGCATTCATGACATGGGTACGGAAGCCGGCGTGATTGAAATGCGCGGCATCACCTATGACTACTCCTCTAACGAAGACGTTATGCTTGAGGTCATCCATGGTGGTAATACCATCTACAAGACCGACGGTTACGTCTCTATGTATTACCGTCAGCCGATAGAGTTCGACTACGATCCCGACTCTGCCGGAGGTGATACAGAGGTTCGATTCCGTATACACCACAAACTGCCTACAGGGGCCTTCACCTACTACCTGTTCTGCGTTGACGCTACAGGTAAGACTGGTACGGGCAGCCCTGGTAACGGGCGTCCTAATCACCCTAAATGGTGTGGTGATGAGCACGGTGTGACGGAGAGCGGAGGTGCCGGTAGAACCGATACCTACTACGATCTGGGCGACGAGCCAGGTAACGTTCGTGTGCGGTACCAGACGTACAACATTCCCGACACTATCACCGTCTACCAGAACGAGAACCTGGTGGCGTACACAAAAGGCCCCGTTGCAGAGGAAAGCTCAATCGAGTTCTCCTACGACCCAGCAGCGGGTCGTGAGGTTGTAGTGCGCGTTGAGGGCTCGGGAGAGACATCGTGGTCGTTCTTGGTAGAGTGTCCGACCACCAGTGTTGAATGTGGTAAGCCGTGGTCCGGTGAGGAAGATCGTTCCGTGTTCAGTGACTTTGGAGGAGCGGCTGGCAATAACGAGTACGCTCTGGTCGAGTACGCCACGGCAGCAGCAGGCGTGGCTCCACCAAATGGCGCTCCTAATCGCATTCAAGTGAAGGGTGATGGTTTGCTGATTGACGACACCGTTGTTCCGACGCTACGTTGGGAAGAAGGTGGTTACGGCGGCTTCCCCGTTCCTGCCACTGGCTTGGATCAGTTAGAGGTGTCCAGTCCTGGCTCCACCAGTTACTGGCGCCAGACCGTTCACTGTCCTATCGAGCACCTTTCCTCAGGTATGCGCTTCGAGCGATTTACGCAAGGTCTCAGCAAGATGACAGCCTTTGGTCCTCCTGGGGCGGGCGGAGTTGGAGACGGTGCGTATCAAATCAGTATCGAGGCCGACAAGATCGTTGCAGGGAACCGCGCTTTCATGGTTGTCAACATGTTTCACACCACAAGTGGAAACATCGAGATTGCAGGTGTAGCTGACGACCTTGCTTCCGTCTTTATTGTGCCTGAAGGAGGACCAATTAACCACGTTGCGACGCTCCAGCTTCCTGACGTAGTTACGGAGTCCTTGAGCGTTGAACCCGGTACCTACTTTATCTATGTGTTGGTGGAGAACATCCCAGATAACACTCCGTCTTGGCTCAATATGAAGATCACGGACACGGGAACAGGTAGAGTGGTTCTTATCACGTCTGACGACTGGCGGGGCGCCTACTTCGAGCCGGATAATGCCCTCGGTGCAGGCAATGCGGTTCGTATGCCTCAGGCGCAAGGTCTGGTGTTCGATAATGATGCTGATGCCAACAACTACATGAGCAACCATCCTGCGCCTAGTGTCAAAGGCATCTTTAACACCTGGCCTCGTACTGACGGTCCTAACTACTACGCGACTGCAGGAGACGCATCAGGCGAAGGCGACGACTGGTACTTCGATGACAGTATTGGATCGTTTGTCATGCCGACGAACACGGCTAGCCCTAACTCCATCCTCAGTCCTAACGAGCTGGAGTCTTACGGCCTCAATGCCGTACTAACGTCCAGCGATAATGACGATGACACTATCGGTCTTGTCGTTGGCGCCAAAGTGGTTGACGGTATTCCTCACCTGCTGGTAGTAGGACGCAGCCAAGGTGGCCAAGTTCCGAGAAGCGGCTTCGGGCTGATCTACTACGATGGGGTTAACGCTCCCGTTGTGATTCAGGACTGGGGAGAAGGCGATACCTCCGGTTCATGGGAAGGTAAATCGAGTAGGGTGTCTGTGCGACGCTCCGGCGATAGCTTGATCGTTGATTGTGAACGGTTCGGAGGCGGGTCCTTCCAGACTAATAATTTCAACTTCAACGACGACAGCCGTACGGCCAAGTTCGCAGGTAGTTCGCGGTACGGATACTACACTCACAGCCAGGCTAGTTCTACCTTCAAAGGTATTATTCAGCCAATGGCCGACGGTCGGGTGTACAGTGTCGAGACCAATAAGATTTGGGAAGCGCAAAACGGTAACTGGGTTTACTTAGGCGATACGGAGTGGTTCAGCAAGTATCTTGAGTGGCCTCGTAGGATCACAAACCCAGAGACTGACACGCGCTATCTGGTGTACCGCAGAGTAGTCAGGAAGGGGTAAACTGATGGCTGTCAAACTCAGAGTCCGTGAGACTCCTACAAGTAAGTGGATCGAAAATTTCTCGAACTTCGGATGGAAGGTTCGTTCCGCTGACAATTCCCGTTGGATTCAGATGACGCGAGCCAACACGAAAATACGGAGCGCGGATAACTCCCAGTGGCTCCCTGTTCAATAGGTGATTAGCATGGGAAACCTAACGAAAGTACCACTCTCGATGTTGGACCCGGGTGATCAAGCCCGGCCCAACGATGATGTCGTGTTTAACGGCCGCGAGGTGGAAGCTCAGACGCCCGGTTCCGCCGGGGAGGACGATAACTTCGTAACGCGCGGGGAGTTCGATCCCGAGGTTGGGGTGCTAAACCTCTACCGCGCAGATAACAGCATCGTGCAGGTGAGCGGGTTTATGACCGTTCACAATATCGGTGTAGGCCCGCGAGGCGCTACTGGTCCTCGCGGAGCTGCTGGCCCCAGCGGGCGTAATGGTCGTGACGGTCGCCCGGGTGTTCCCGGGTGTGCCGGTCCTAAAGGGGACATCGGTCCTATGGGTCCTCCAGGCCCCAAGGGACCTACCGGCCCTCGCGGCATTCCAGGGCCTACCGGCCCCACGGGTCCAGCGGGCGAGCAAGGCAACTCAGGCTTCGATGGTGAGACCCCAGAGCTTACGTCTACCGAGGACGGCAGCTCCGAGAGTGTATCCAACGGGCGCATTATGCAGTGGGGGCGATTCACGGATAACCAACCTGCGGAGATCAAGCAGGTGATGTTCCCGGAAGCGCTCACCGCTCTGGATAAGCCTAAGTCATTCGTCATGCAGTGGGTCAATCCTGCGGGCAACGTGGCGTACAAGGTGCGGGTGGAGAAGATCGAGCAGGGTTACGCGGTTCTGGCAGTTAACAAGAACATGATAGCGCTTGAGCCTGACGGCGCTGGAGGTACCCAACTTGTGCCGCTTACAGGTTGGGATTTTTATTGGTTCCTTCTCGGAGAGTAACGTGAAAAACGAAAAGCACTTCGCCCACTACGATGCCGAGACCGGCGCCATCCTCGGGCTGTACAACTCTCGGCGGCATCCTATCATTCCGAATCCGAGTGTTTCTATCACGGAGCAGCAGCGAACCCAGATCGTCAAGCGTCCTACGGAGTACTCGGTCAACGTTGAGCGCGAGGAGCTGGAACACCGCCCCCGCGTTATCCGCGCCCCTTCCGAAGGGTTCGTCGCTCAGCGTGAGTACGAGGAGCGTATCGGTTCGGGCGTTCAAGTAAACGACACGTTCTACTGTGCAGACGACGAGGCGAGCGCACACCTCACCCAGTGCTTGGCCTTACATCTAGCGGGCGTACAGGACGAGTTCCAGGTCAAGTGCGTGGAGGAAGGTCAGATCGTCATGGTTTCTGTCGGTGTCGAGACCCTGAAAGAGGTCGCTAGTGCTGTAAATCAGGTTCGGGCTGATGCCAAGTCGGAACTCCTGAGCGCGCAGATGATCGAACGCACCATGGTCCAACGTTGAGGTGAATGCCATGATATTCGACACACTCACGCAGTTCCTATCTCGGGTAGATGCCGCAGCGGAAGCTCGCGGTCAGTCCTACCTGAAGCCGGTAATCCTCACTTTCAAGACATCACAGACATCATACGAGCCTATACAAGTGGTGGTGTCTGATGATGAGCCTTATGATGTCACGTCCCCTCTGAATGTCCTGTGGCGCGTATCGAAAGCGTCTAGCCCCGACTTCGGAAAGCTGATGCGCCGCTCGTCGCGGTCGGCAGGAGGAATCTATCAACATTCGTGGTACGAGGAGACCAATCTGGTCCGCGTATTCGACGAGCAGTATTGGGACCTTCCCGAGCCTGACAATCAGGACTTGTACGACCACGCGACGCTGGTAGGCAACGCACACGGAACCTTGCCGGGTGACATCGGGGCTTTGGATAAATCCGGCGACACAATGGAAGGTCCGCTGCGTACACGGATTCTCGAAGAAGGTGAAAGCTACGGGAATGATGAGGCCGTACCAGGATCGTGGGTGCGCAGCCTGTTCAACCCTATCGCGCAGCTCGCCGTATCGCTCAACCAGAGGTTCAACAACTTCAATTCTCAGCTCACCAACTTGCGATCACGCACCACAACACTGGAGCAGACCTCAAGCTCTAAAGGATACGCCCATGCTCAGACAGAGCCCGCGGAAATTTGGGTCATTCCTCACTCGCTGAACAGCACTGACCTTCAGATTCAGGTAACGGAGGGCGATGAGATCGTCTGGCCCAGCAGAACGGAGTTTGTCGATGCAGACAACCTGAAGCTGCATTTTGCAATTCCCGTTATCGGAAACGCCCGGGTTCTTCCTATAACCTAAAGGAAAACCTATGAGACTCGCAGGGATACTGCTAATGATGCTGGTGGCCTTCGCGGCCCCAGCTTCGGCAGAGAATATATACCTAGTGCAATCCGAGACAGCAAGCCGTGTCTACGGAGGCTCCATCGCTAGGGAAATAAAACGTCTGCGCCCGGACCTCGGAATTCGGGTACTTCATCTTCGTGGATTCACAACAGACAGGTTTTCCCTGTCAAAACGGCTTACCACCGACCGAATCTCTGACCGAGCCGAGAACTTCGATAATTTAATCTTGCTCGGTTACGATCTTCTGGACTTCCATCTAGCTCGTAGCGAGCCATTAGTGATTCCGTTGTTTGTTGACACGGGGCACTCCTCTGGACCTGCGTCCCTCGTCTCTCAGCTTCAAGCAGGAGAAACGGTCAGACGACAGGTTCCGTTTGTTGGATCAACGTACTACGTCCTCAGTGATACATCCAGCCTGAGCCAGTATCGTTTACGGCAACTGGAGACTAGGGTGGAGAATGATAAGTCGGTCGATATGGAGTATATCACCGTCAGAAAGGTCACCGATCTGAGGCGAGCATTGATCGACATAAACGCGAGAACCGTTACGCCAGGGGTTATCCTTAACAACCTGTTCGATGTCCCCGACGATGATACGATGCAGCCCATGAGAAACGACGATTTGTCGGAGATCATCGCTGACATCAATACCAAGCATGTCGAGGTGGGCATTCTGCGTCCGGAGCTGAACGAATCAGTCGGTGTCGGAGCCCTAGCTACGGACCTCGCCCAAGCAATTCTCATGGAAGTCGATCATCCCGAAAGCGGTTCACCTCCGTTACTACTGCAGGACCAGATTGGGGTCAACTTGGACAGAATCTCCCAACTAGGCCTCAACTCATTCGTCCTGCAAAATCCGACCAGAATCTCATACGTAGGAGCAAATACCTATGAACACTAAAATCGCTCGTGGTATGCTACTCCTGCTCCTAGTAATTCTGGTAGGTGCAGCGGTGGTGCCAGCCGTGCTGCGATACAACGCGGCAGAAAAGGAGATCGTGGTACAGGAGGCTTTGCAGTGCGTAAGCGCTGTATGCGTCGATGATAATAGAGTAGGTGAAGAATGTACCTACATCAACCCCTCCGTATCGAAGGTGTTGATCACTGTCGATCCTGCGGATACCCAGAAGCGGATCGTCCGAGTGGAACCGACAGACGCAGAGTGCAGATAGGGGCCCAAAATGAACATTGTAGCAGCTTTACTCGCCAACCCGTTGCCGACTTCTTTGGCGGTAGTTATCGGGGTGGCTGCCATTTTAGGGTACTACTTCTTCGTGATTCCTCTCATGGAAGAACACAGGAAGCTAAAGGCCCGTAATCAGGAGCTTGAATCGAAGATCGAGGAGCTTAACGAAGGAGATTCGGAAGGTATCTCCGAGCAACTCGAATACCTCGAACAGGCTATTAACACACTAAAGGAAGCCATGCTGGAGGGAGCAACCGACCGAAACGGTAAAATCCATGAGGTCGCGGAGCTTATCTCCGAATTCCGCTCTAATCACGTCACCTTTGGCAAAGACAACGAAAACCTCCAACATCAGATGGAAAACCTAAGTGCTTCGTTGCAGAAGTTGAACGAAGGGGTTCAATCTTTTGTGGCTGGGGCCAAAGCTCGTGACGAGTCTATCAACAGAGTGCTGGTAGAGGTCACACGAACTATGAGCAACATCAATGAGAAGCAAAGCCAAATTCTTGGAGCCCTGCTTGGTATGGGGCAGCTCCAGGATAGGAATCGGGGGATTGGATAATGGAGTTTGTTAGAAACAACATTCGTTATCGGTCCGCTGCCAGTAAGGCCTTGGAGGGGTATTATAACTCCAAGGCTTTCATTCTCAATGAACTGGTGCTGCCTGCTAACGGATTCAGCGAAACGGCTAAGGAGATCATTCTCCTAATGTTCAACAAGCACGCGGACTGGTTGTCGTTCGCGGAGCCGCTGCTTTTGAACAAGTCGGAAGTATCAGGGGATGATCTGGACCAGATGCTCAGCTTCTTGGATTCTGTGTCACTGGACATAAACGAAATTCTGGAGGAGCACACCGACGTGTTCGACCCAGGATTTGTTCGACACTGGAATCATATTCATAGGCAGGCGGCTCTGTCTGTGCAGGAGGCGCTCCGAAGTGTTGAGGGGATGTCGCAGATTATCGCGTTCCCTTACGCCACAGAGTGTCTGGTGGAGTATCTAAACTCGTCGCTGTTCGAGATGTACGAGCTGGACACTCTTTTAGGATCGGACATTGCTCGCGAGCAGATGTCCACCAATCGGGCACAGCCCGAAAAGATGACGCTCTACATGGACGACACGACGATCAGGTATGGCCAGTCCTGTGACGCACATCCTGAGATCGAACGTCTGGAGTATTACGTGGATAACATTCTGGACCGTCGAAAACGGTTCCAGATCGTAGTGCGCGACTACACCTCAAAGGCTTCGATAGAGGATGCTCGGGACGAATCGTTCGAGGAGTTGAGCGTGTATCTGGCCGGCCTCCAATGCGTGGAAAGTGTGGAAAAAATCCGACCTCACTCCACCTCGTAGAAAGATGAAAGTAATTTGTACTGCGCCCTCGCAGTAACCCTCACTATGTAGGAGAAACACTATGCGTGTTAACGGTAACCTTAATGTTGTCGGCCTTATCAAGAACCTGAAGGTCGAGCAGCTTGCGGAAGACCCCGCATCCCCGACTATCGGCCGTATGTGGTTCAACACCACTGAAGGTGCTCTGAAATACTACGACGGTACCACCATCCAGAACGTGGCTTCTGGTGGCGGTGACCTGTCCGAGTTCTTGAAGCTCGACGGCTCTACTCCGATGACTGGTGACCTGGAGCTGAGCGGTACTGATCAGAGCGCTAGCGCCCAGACAGCCGCTATTTCCAAGGGTCATCTGGAAACGGCGCTCGGCAGCAAGCAGGACACCATCACAGGTGCTGCCTCTACTGTCGCTTCTTCTGACCTCGATACCCAGCGTATCGTCGTGACTGACGCCAGCGGCAAGATCACTGCCACCACCAGCGCCACTGCTGCCGAGGCTGAGTACCTGATCGGTACAACCTCAAACATCCAAGAACAGCTCGATGCCAAGCAGTCCGATCTTGGATACACTCCGGTGAACAAGGCCGGCGATTCCATGGGCGGCAACCTGGCCATGGGCGGCAATGTCGTCACTGGTCTGGGCAGCCCGGTCAATGCTAACGACGCCGCGCGTAAGATCGACCTGGATAACGCTCTGGCCGGTCTCGACTTCCAGCCGGACGTACTCGACAAGCAGGTCGATGCTTCTCTGGACCCGGGCGCTGCCCCGTCTGAAGGTGATCGCTACATCATCGAAGACGCGGCTGCCCTGCACGCCAACTTCGGTACCATCGCTGGTGTCGAGAACAACGACATCGTGGAATATGACGGTGCCGAGTTCGTGGTCGCCTACGACGTGTCCGTTCAGGGTCAGGGCGTGCTGGCGTGGAACGTGGCAATCGCCAACTTCCAGTACTGGACTGGTGTATCCTGGGATGACTTCGGCGGCCTGAGCGGCTTCTCTGCTGGTGTCGGTCTGGAGAAGGACACTGAGTCCAACGTCGTCAGCGTCCTGCTGGGTGCAGGTATCGGTCAGCTCCCGACCAACGAAGTCGGCGTCGACCTGCGTACCGAAGGCGGCCTGATGCTGTCCGAAGACGGCGTGACTCCGAGCACCGGCACCGCTGCCCAGCTCCACGTCAAGGCCGACGACAGCACCGTCGAGACCTCAGCGTCCGGCGTTCGCGTCAAGGCTTCCGGTATCACCGAAGCTCAACTGAACGGCAGCGTTGCAGGTAACGGTCTACTGGGCGGTGACGGCACTGCGCTGTCTGTTCAGACTCCGGCTAACAGCGGCATCGTGGTCGACGGCACCGGCGTGAGCGCTGACCTCGCAGAGCTGCGCAATACCTTCCTGGGCCGTGACGGCGCTGAGGCTATGACCGGCGAGCTGCGCCTGAGCAGCAGCGACCAGTCCGCATCTGCCGCTACCGTGGCTGTGTCCAAGGGTCACCTCGATGGTGCTCTGGCCACTCGCGATCAGGCCGTTTCCGATGTGGAGACTCGCCTGCAGGACGGCTACTTCGTGTACGACGGTACCGGCGCCGCGGCCGCTTCTCACACCGTTACTCACAACATGGGTAACAAGTACGTGCAGGTGCAGGTCGTGGACGAGAACGATGAGGTGATCATCCCTGAGAGCATCACCTACACCGACGCCAACAGCCTGGCCGTGACCTTCACTCAGTCGGAGCTGTGCCGCGTCATCGTCACCGGTCTGAAAGCCGCCGCGTAATGGCAGGCTGATCTAACAGAAGGCGGTCCTTGACGGGGCCGCTTTCGCGCACTTCCAACAGATCGGAGATAACGATGAAACTCAAAGGCAATCTCGACTTGGGGAGCAACCTGCTTCTCAACCCTGTGCTGGATCAGGTGGAGCAATTCCCCGAGAGCCCGAAGGTGGGCCAACTGATCTTCAAGGCACAGCGCGTCATGGTGTGTCTGGAGCTCGACGCAGGCCTTCCCATCTGGGCCCCGCTGACAGCACCTCTCAACACTTTCATCCACGACCAACCCGTCGCTCAGATGACGTGGACCATCGACCACAACCTCAATGCTTCCGCTGTGATCGTGCAGGTTGTGGGTGCGGACGGCAAGCACGTCATCCCGGATGATGTGGAGTACCTGCACAACCAGACCATCATCACGTTCTCCGAGCAGCAGGCCGGCCGCGCCGTTCTGATGATCGGTAACCAGGATGGCTCGCCGCGTGCAGACTATGCTTTCGAGCAGGAGTTCACCGAAGCGTCTACTACCTGGACCGTGAGTCACATGCTGGGTTACGAGCCGTTGCTCCGCGTGTTCATCGGCAACCAGGAAGTCCAGCCGCAGTCCATCACTCATCTGGACGCCAACACTGCCGAGGTCACGTTCAGCGCCGCCCGCACCGGCTACGTCCGCGCCGTATAAGGAGGGCCTGATATGCCTATCGGAGTATACACCCACAACCACACGCAGGCCATCGCGGCAGCGGAGTGGATCATCAATCACAACCTGGGGACCAATGCTCCTGCTGTCGATGTATATATCGACTATGAGGGTGCGGTTCGCAAGATCATTCCTCAGGACGTGATCGTGATGAGCAACACGCAGGTAAAGGTCGTTTTCTCGTCCCCGCGTACAGGCGTCGCTGCCGTGCGCTAAGACGATTGCACAGGGCCCAAACCTGTGACTATGGGCGCGGGGGCCTTGCTCCTCGTGCCCTTTTTAGTTTCTGGGAGCCTAGCATGAAAGATTGCGGTTCGTGCCGACACTTCATTAAGCTGCGGAACGATATGATTTCGGGCGGGCTGTGTGCAGCCTTGGATTGCAGAACAGGAACTGACCGCGGACGCGGCTGTAATAGGTGGGCAGGCATCAAGTATAAGCGTAAGAGGATTGAGGCATGCAATTTGACGGACTAGATAACGTGAATCCGGACGCGCCGCGCGAGGACGTGGAAGAAGGCAACTTATTCCCTAACGTGCCTGAGATAGGTCAACTATTCCGGCACGCTTCTTACGGACTGTGCATCTACTGTCACGATAGCGCGTGGCGTAAAGTCATCGAACAATGAGGAGGCCGTATGTTGGTGGATACTCCAGAAGTTCAGTCGCGACCTGTGATAGCGAAGAACGTTATATCGCTGCCGCAGAGTTCACAGGAGGGCGACTCGGTCTATATGATCGTTGAGTGGAATGGTAACCCTCCTGGATTCTATGTCCATGACGGCCAGCAGTGGTTACTGTCCATGTACTCCAATCCGCTTCCGGAGGGAACATGATAATCGAGCAGGCGCGTACAAAAATGGAGAACATGGAAGTGCCCACTGTTCAAAGCCCTCCCGACGTACAAGCGGGCAACAAGTTGGCGTTTAGCAACGGTCGCTTGGCTTCCTTTCCCTTGCAAGAACTTCCTCAATTCGATGAGTTTGTTTTTGAGTCAGATGCCGAACTAGACCAGTATATGGCGGATAATCCGGCGCCGGGTCTGAAAACCGTGTTTGATACATGGCCGCGTACTCACGGTTCTACCTTCTATGAGGCGGGATCGAACTACGGAGGGTACGCGGACGATTGGTATTACGATGAAGGAATCGGGTCTTTTGTCATGCCGACAAACGTAGGTACCCCGAACGCCATCCTAAGCCTGTACCAGTACGAAGCCTATGAGTTCTCCGCGCGCCTCACGTCGAATAACAGCGACGACGACATGATAGGCCTGGTAATGGCTGCCGTCATCGTTGACGGTAACCCGCACATGCTGCTAGTTACTCGGCACCAAGGAGGTATCCCTGGAAGTTCGTTCGCTCTATCGTATTATAATCCGGCGGTGAGCAGCGGGCGTACTGAGCTTGCAGGCATCAATGCTTCCACATATTCCAGATGGTCTGGAAGGTGGTCTGACGTTCGTATTGTTCGACAAGGCAACCTTTTCACCGTGACCGCCACTCAGTACAATACGAGTGCTGAATTAGGTCCTCTGACATTGGATTTGGGCGAGCATCCCGAGCTATCTATGTTCGCAGGAAAGGCTCGCTACGGATTTTATACGTACAGTCAGAGCGGATCGACCTACTTGAATGTACAACAACCTGACTCGGCCCAGCGCCTCTTTAGTATGGAGAGTAACAGGCTGGTTAGTGGAGCCAACGGACAATGGGGCGAATCCTCTGATAAACTGAGTGAACGCATAGGATGGCCCGCGTTAGTACGCAACCCCTTGACAGGAAAGGTGTTTTTCGTTCACGAAAATATGTAGAGATCGTTACTATGGAACACGATAGGGTAAAGTTGGTAGGAGGGAGCCTGAGAAGTTTAACCATTCCGAGTAAGACGGTCAGTGTGAAAAACAACCAACTCGGCGTCGGGCAGAATGGTCTGGGTGTGGGGCGCGGTGACGCGTGGGTACCGCTTCCTTTACGCGGTCTGTACAACTTCGATTACCACATGTTCACTGCTGCTGGGGCCTCAGGTCGCACAGGACCCTCTCTTACTCAATGTAGGAATGCTTACGCGGGCGTGGATTGGGTAGACGACACTTCGCTTTTTAAGGTAGAAGGAGGCATCCAATACTGGACAGTGCCTATCACAGGCATGTATAGGATAGAAGTTTGCGGAGCTCAAGGTGGAGCAGGGATGACAGGGTCCGGACTCCGAACAGGGGGACTTGGCGCCAAGATGGCCGGCGATTTTCAGCTAGAGGAAGGAGACACATTGCTTCTTCTCGTAGGACAAAGAGGAGGGGACGGAGACTACGAACGGTCTGACCACAACTCCGCAGCGGGCGGAGGAGGCACGTTCGTTGCGATAGGGTCAAGCCCCGGCAATTCTTCGCCTTTGATTATAGCTGGAGGGGGCGGAGGTATGGATAACTCCAGCCGGTCAGCTAGAAACGGACAGCACGGATTGAACTCAACCAAGGGTGGGGACTCTAGCCCGTCGGGTTTTGGTCGAGGAGGGTCTGGAGGCGCTGCAGGATCGCTAAACGATACCAAGGGTGGTGAGCCAGGGGCTGGATTTTACGGAAATTCCTCTCACAGCAACTATACAAAATCTCCTGGCCCCAGAGCCTTCCGATATGGCGGACTAGGAGGACAGACAATCTATAGGAGTTACGGCCTCAGCTATCAAGGTCCTGCGGATGGAGGCTTTGGAGGAGGCGGAGCTACGCACGGTAGTTCCGGAGGCGGAGCAGGAGGTGGCGGGTACTCTGGAGGTGCAGGAGCGAACCACCAGTTAGGTGGAGGTGGTGGTAGTTATAACTCCGGCAGTAATCAAACGAACCAGACGGGAGCCAACCCTGGCCACGGTAAGGTGATAATCACGCGACTATAGAGGTATAATATGGAACTGGAAGGAGGGATTAGACTGAGTGGAGGCTCCATACAAAAACTGTCTGTACCTGTCACAGAGCCCGCTTTAAACGGAGAGCTTGGGTTTAGCCAAGGTAAATTTGCTGTTCGCCGCGGCAATGAAAACCTGCCTTTACCTCCGGCCATCATATACGAATTTTCCTCTCATGTGTTTGCCGCAGGGCACAGTGAAGGTAGAACTGCTAGCTTGCCTTCGGTATTCGAGGCGCTTTACTCGAATTTGATTTGGACGACCGACATTTCGCTGTTCCGCGTAGAGAACGGTGTTCAAATATGGACAGTTCCTAAAACCGGAATGTACAGAATCGAAACAGCGGGCGCGAAAGGAGGCGGAGATCGAGGTGGTGCTGGAGCTATCATTCGAGGAGACTTTTGGCTGTCAAAGGGCGATACTGTACGAATCTTGGTAGGCAAGAGAGGCGCCGTAACGTCTCAGAATTCCGACTTTGGTGCAGGAGGCGGAGGCGGGTCATACGTATTCTTTGACGCCTCAGATGTCCAACCTCTGATTGTCGCAGGCGGAGGAGGTGGACATGCCGAAAGATCAGCGGGAGGCCCAGGATCAGCTACAGAGGAGCCTACAAATAGCATCGGTGGTGGTTCAGGACCTAAGGCAACTGCTGGACACGGAGGGAACAGCGGAGCTAATATAGGTAGATACTCTACTGGTTCTGGAGGAGGAGGGTGGTTAACGGACGGAAAGCGAGGGCATCACATTAGAAACCCTCCTGGTGACCCGGGCTCCGCTCCGAGGAACGGAGCTGCCGGAGGCGTTGAACACCATCCTAACTACGGCAGAGGTTACGGAGGTTTCGGAGGAGGTGCGGCCTTCACGGATAACTCAGGTGCAGGAGGCGGAGGAGGATACAGCGGAGGAATAGGCGGAACGCTCGGACAGTCGGGCCGCCTCAACGGTGTTGTTCCTACCGGAGGGGGCAGCTTCAACGCCGGTGAAGTCCAATCGAACTCAGCCGGAGCAAACAGTGGAGAAGGCTATATATCCGTGGTCCGTCTCTAGCAATTCAGGATAATTTAACTCGACTCAACATAGGAGGTCACAACCATGAACTTCGACGGTGTAACCGATCTAGGGGACAATCGGTATTCTAAACTGATTTCGGAAGGAGGTCCCACCTTCCCTGAAAGCGCACTCGTGGGCCAGTTGTTTGTTCATGACGAGCACGGTCTGTGTGTCTATTGCCATGATTCTGCATGGCGCTTACTTCAAATGCCTGCGTAAAGGAGACCAAGACATGCTGGTAGATAACGCACTGTTCGACGGCCCCAGCACGCTGGTGGCTGATAACGTAGATAAGCTCCCGTCTGATCCTGACGCGAACGCTCTGGTGTACCTGTTGCAACAGGATGGCGACAACGCTCCTGGCCTGTACATGTACAGCGAGTCTACATGGAAGTGGTTGACCGACAGCGACCCTGTGGTCTAATAGTCTAGGGCGTGGGTCTTCGTGATCTGCGCCCTTTTTCGTTTGGAGGCCGTATGAAGTTTGAAGGCGGGGTCAATTTAGTAGGCAGCTCTATTAGAGGTTTGTCATTGCGTGAGACGAACTCCAATGAGAAAAACCAAATCGCCCTTCGAGAAGGGACCCCAGGGTTCGTGAACGATTCAGGCGAAGTATCAATCATTCCTGGTGCTACTCTGTTCGCTTTTTCATCCCATGTGTTCACCTCAGCAGGTAGATCAGGACCTCTTCCTCCCAGCGCTCAGGCTTTGCGAACGGCATATAGCTCTGACTGGTCTGACGACCCTACTCTTTTTGAGGTAACTTCTGGGATTCAGACGTGGACAGTTCCAGCTACAGGATCGTATAAGTTAGAAGTCGCAGGCGCTAGAGGAGGCAAACCTAACTCCTCTAGCGGAGTCGTCCCGGACTCGTATCGAGGTAAAGGCGCTATCATGGAAGGCACCTTCGACCTGGTCAAGGGGCAACAACTACGCATTGTAGTGGGCCAAGAAGGGCTCGAAAACATTGAGGGTAATCGTGCGAATGGAGGCGGTCCTGGCGGCGGAGGTTCGTTCGTATGGTTGCAAGGTGCCTCGAATCCTTTGATCGTAGCAGGCGGTGGAGGCGGCTCCGCTATAATCAACACCAGTTACTCTACGGCAAATCTGATAGGTGTTGGAGGCACAACGTCTGTAGACGGAACCACTTCTCGGGCTACGTCGTTGTTCAACCGAGGACGAAACGGCGGAAATGCCTTATACGCGGACGGTGCTCTAGGCTGGACGTCCATGCGCCAGTCGCTATCTTTCACAGGAAGATTTACCAACTCCGGTTATAAGCAACAAGCAGGATTCGGAGGAGGAGGCTTAGGCGTGGACTCTCACGGCGCCGGAGGAGGTGGAGGTTATTCCGGAGGAGGCGGAGGCGACTACGACTCTAATTTTGGTGGGAATCCCGACGGACGTAACGGAGGAGGCGGTGGAGGCTCCTACAATTCTGGCTCCAACCAACATAACGTAGCCAATTCTAATAGCGGTAACGGTTGGGTATCAGTTACCCGTTTGGATTGAAAAGGTGAGATATGAAACTAGATAGAATGAAGTTGGTTGGAGGAGACATTGCCGACATATCTGTACCTAATGTGAGTACGCTTCCTGTCGATGTGTCAGAGAACGAACTACTCGGACACCAAGGTGGCCTTAGATTGGGCAAGAACGACAATTGGACCACAATCCACACTAAGCGTAACGGTGTTGGTCCCCAACAACTCATAGGAGGAGATGCGTCGGCTGGGTTCTTCGGAGAGGTGGCCGCGGACGAATTGATTAGCGGAAACTCCCTGTCTGACGCTATAGGACTATATTCAGGAACCTCGCAGTTTTCAAATGCAGGGTGGTTAAAGTTTTCCTACAAAAATAAAGTCCTTTACTACGCTAAAAAACCTTTGCGTTACGGTCTTAGTTGGGACAGCATAGATGCGGTAGGTGCCGTATTCGGAGAGGCCGAAGTGGTTATCGACGGGGTAACGTTCAAAGTTCGCTTGCCTAGTGGATCGCGCTATAATCCTGCCCTAACATCTCCTCCTTGGGGGTACGATCTGCCCACGACACACGGGTCGGAATGGAATAGTCTGATGTACCATATCGCCAGTGGAGTATCTATCAGTTCAAGCGATACTTTAGAGTCCGAAGGAATTACTGACGGTGATTGGGCACGATACTCAGATAGAGACTTACACGTCCACACTTCATTAGGACACGGCACGTATAGTTGGTGCCAAGAGGAACAAGGCGCTGGGACTGGAGCCTACATATCCAGAGGATGTAACGGAGTGTCGGATATGACGCGCAGGTCATCAACTACACACACAGATATTTGCGGATGGAGACCCGTTCTGGAGTTGGTACAATGAAACTCGAACGTATGAAACTGGTCGGCGGAGACGTTGATTTTTTATCCTTGCCAGAAAGATCGACTAACCCCAGTACCAACGAATTGGGTGTGGCGGGAGGAAGCCTAGGCGTAGCGACAGAAGACTTGAATTGGAGCAACATACCGTCCGCTTCCCTCTTAGGTGCAGGTCCTGGCCCGTCCAAGATAGCGTTCGGTGATAGCGACGTTGGGTATTTCGGACACATACCGCAAAGCGATCTAATTAGCTACTCAGATTTGTCTTCCCAGCTGGGTGTGCCTGGTGCCTTCGTAGAAGACCATACAGTAGGAATGTGGTTCAAGTACGCTCACAACGGGCGCACCTTATTCGTGGCTCAGCGGGGCATCAAGACCGGAGTATCTTGGGAACAGCTTTACCTGCTAGGTCTAGTGTACGGCGACGACACGTACGGTCGCTTTCCCTCGGGAACGCAGAGAAGGCAGAGCGGGCGCGTGACAATCGGGAACATAACGTATAAGGTACGTTTGCTGACGGGTTCGTCCGATGATCCTTCAAATGCTCAAGACGAGACGGATACGCGGCATTCATCCTTGAGCGATTCTGAATGGACAAAGCTGATCGTTCCTACGACAGACGGCACATGGGCCTCATTCTCAGATAGAGACATGGGATTTATCAACAGTGGCCAAACATGGTGCCAGGAGTCCAAAGGTCCTGACAGACTACTTCATGGTGTCAATTCTGCGTATGATACTTACTTCCGAAGTGCCGATGATGCAAGCAGCTATAGAGGGTGGCGCCCTGTACTGGAGGTGGAGGAATGATACTCGACAAGACAAGGTTGGTTGGAGGTGATATAGGAAGGATGTCGCTTCCCGATGTAAGCGAGGCTGAACCTTATAAACTAGGAGTTACCAATGGCCGTATAGCAGTTGCCCACGGTCAAGCCTGGGTCTCCCTGCCGACTAATCTAGGTTTCGTAGGTCCCGGAGCTTCGGAGCTGATAGGCGGTACCATGTCTGCAGGCTTCTTCGGTGTAGTGAGTAACTTGGACTTGATCGACGGTTCTACGCTTTGCGGCGAGCTAGGCATGTATGCCGGCAAGTTATTCGGAGGAGACACAGATTGGTTGAAGTTCGCACACAGCGATAAGGTCCTGTTCTACTCGAAGATGATTATTCGAGCTAGTCACGCAGGAAACAATATAGGGTGGAGCACTCTCAAGAACAAGGATTTGGTGTACGGTAACACCACACTGGCTATAGGTTCGGATACATACAAGGTACGCCTCCTAACTGACCAGGAATGGGACGACCTAATGTATATGATCAGCAGCGACAGCCCGGTATCTGTTGACCAGCGCTGGGCGTCCTACGACCCTGCCGAGATTGACGTTGGAGACAACCTGTATAGCACCTGTTTGCTAGGAGATAACAACTACGCCAACCGCGGTAATCCGAATGTCGCAAGTTCCAACGGGTACCAATACCTACGTTGGAGACCCGTCTTGGAGCTAGTAGAATGATCATAGACAGAACAAAACTGGTGGGAGGCGATATGAACGTTTCCGTGCCCGAAGAACCTGCGCTGCCCGAGAGTCCTTCATTGGGTCGAATCTGCATTAACGGGGGCAATGTTAAGGTAAAGCGTAACCAGGCATGGTCCTCGCTTCCGTCCGCGTCCCTAGGTGTAGGTCCTGCCGAACTGATCGCTGGAGACATGGCCGCCGGTTTCTTTGGCGAGGTTGCTCCAACAGAATTTATCTCAGGCAGCTCTTTGGCCCAGTCCATAGGTCTTACTCAGGGTAATTCCATTTATGACAGCTACCCTTGGCTCAAATGTGCATTAGATGGTAAGGTGGTGTTCCTTCCTCAGCGTGCTCTACGCAACGATGTGTCGTGGCTTGACATATACAATGTTGGAGCTGTCCACGGAGACAACACTTACGGACCTTACCCACCTTCTTCTCCTGTGCTACAGGATGCTACCGTTGAGATAAACGGTGATCTCTACAGGGTGCGCCTCCTAAGGGGATCGAGTTCCGACTCCTTTAACGCTAGTACAGGGTACGATACCGACGAGTCTCTTGGGTCTGAATGGAATCGACTGCTATACCGGCTGTGTGCCTCAGTTCCAGCCTCCCAGTCTTTGGGCAACCTAGCAGATTACTCCCAAGTCGATCTAGGCGTCGCCGATAACGCCGGATTAGTCGGCCAGTGGGCTTACTGCATGGAGTCGTATAGGATGCGCGACAACGCTTGGTTGAAGCGCGGAGGATACGGAATCACTTCGGCGTGGGCTACAGGTAGCGGATTCACCGGCTCTGGTCGAACTACCTACAACGGCTGGAGACCAGTCCTGGAGTTGATGTCATGAAACTGGACAAGTTGACGCTCAGCGGAGGAGACATCGAAGCACTAGCATTGCCTTCCACGAGCCCGACAGACCCTGGCGCGCTGAGGGTCGAGTACGGAAACATTCAAGCGTTTCGAGATTCCCAGGGGTGGGAACCTATTCCTGTCGTTTTGGGGTTCGATCCAGAAAGCGATGCTCCGGTCGGAGTGTACGAGGCAGAGGACGCGCACAGACTGGAAGGCGGAAACGTAACGAACAACCATTCGGGGTACACAGGCAGCGGCTTCTTCGACTACACCGCAACTCGTGATGCCTACGTAGAATGGCAGGTTCCGTCGCTGGCCGCGGGTCCGTTTGACTTGACGTTCCGCTACGCCATCGACAATCGTGCTCAGGACCTGTATATCAACGGCGTGAAAGTGAAACGGGTTCCGCTGAGCAACTATAGCAGTTCGGCGCTACAGTGGACGACCGAAACACATAGGGTCAATCTGGAGATAGGAACCAACACGATTCGCTTACAGGCCACCGGAAGTAGCGGACCTAATTTAGATCACATGCAGATAAGCGCTGTGGACGGAGCGGTCTACGAAACTTAGAAGGTGAACTCATGAATATGGATGGCGGTATCAAACTGTCCGGAGGATCAATACGTTCCTTCTCTATACCAAACACACCAGAGCTTCCTTCTGTGGCGCAGGAGAATCTGCTTATGGTAAAAAACGGCTCCATACGTAGAGCCAAACCTGACAACGTGTGGGATGTCGTTCCTACGAAGCCTATTCCTCCAGGCCAAATCAATTACGCAAACGGAGGTTCGTTTACATTTACGGTTCCTGACGGCGTCACGCAGATTAGCGTGTTCGTTATAGGAGCAGGCGGCGGAGGCGGCCGTGGAGGATCGAATAGAGGGAGCAGTTACTACGATCAGGTAGGCGGAGCCGGCGGAGCCGGAGGCGAATCCTACGAGAACTTCCTTGTCGTAGAACCTGGGGAGACGTTCACTGCTATTGTTGGTCACGGCGGTTCATCCGACGCAGACGGAGGAAACACGATTTTCCGTCGCGACGCCGACAACACTGTCGTCACTCAAGCCTCAGGGGGAACCGCAGGCGAAGACTCCTTAGGCATGTTCGCGATAGGCGATGGAGGTCCTGGAGGTACGGGTACGTACAAAACAGGGGACGCGGGAGATAGAGGTGAATCTAGCCATCACAACGGCCTATCCTACGGCGGTAGCTCCGGTGGAGGCTCACAAGTCGGCATAATCGCAGGAGGCGGAGGCAACGGCGGTTGGCCTCAATCCGGAGGCAGTCCAGGGGATGACGGCGGTATCCGCATTATCTGGGGCGAGGGTCGTTCCTTTCCAACCACTAACGTACAGGACGTGTGATATGTATTTTGATGATGTTAAACTGGTTGGAGGAGACATAGGACGTATCTCCATCCCAGCGTATAAGGGAGACGAATTGCCGGGAGCAATCGTCGCATCGCAAGGTTCAATAGGCTTTAAGAACGGACAAAGCGGAGAGGTAGTTCTTCTACCTACAACAGCAGGACTGTTCGAGTTCTCATCACACACATTTACAACGGCAGGATCGACCGGAAGATACGGACCAACACTGACTCAGTGCGTGACAAGCTATACCAGTGATGAAGCATCTGTCTGGGCTAACGACTCTCTCTTTTTCGACGTTCAGAACGGCTCCCAAATTTGGACCATCCCTGCAGACGGTGCATATCGAATCCGTGCAGTCGGAGCTAGAGGAGGGCGACCTGCAGCGTACAATCATTTCGGGCACGGAGCCATGCTGGAAGGAGTGTTCCTGCTCAGTAAAGGTGACAAATTGCGTATCGTCGTAGGTCAAGCAGGTGCAGACAACGGAGGAATCGGAACAGGCAGTCAAGGAGGAGGAGGTGCAGGAGGAGGCGCCTCCTTTGCACAGATACAAGGTCAGACGTTCCCGTTGATCCTAGCAGGAGGGGGTGCAGGAGGAGGCAACTACAGCGACGGTGGAGCGCCAAACATCGTGGACGCTACCGCCTTTACCGCCGGAGACCCTTACTATGTGGCCGGCGGTAGGGTCGATATAGGAGGACCAGGAGGTAGCTGGTTCTCTAATGCGCCGCAGGACAATGGAGGGCTCAGTCTGTCGGAATTAGCATGGGGTGGAACTGGAACACGAGACGGAGGCTTTGGAGGAGGCGGAGGTCGCGGCTCCAACGTACACAACCAGTACTGTTCCGGCGGAGGAGGCTTCTCTGGAGGTTCCGAGTCTACGGGTGCAGCTCAGTACAGAGGAAGAACATCGTACAGCACTTCTTTTATTGGCGAGAGCGCAACGAATGTTATCAGACAGAACCGCGTTGGCACGAGTCACGGAACGGTTTCTGTGACCAAAATTGCGGAGTGATATAATTATGAATATTGAGAATGCCAATCTGATAGGAGGCTCGATGGGTTACATCCGAATTCCGGATGTAGCTTCCATGCCTGAGACTCCAGTTCTAGGGTTTATAGGTCGCAGCAACGGAATGCTCATGGTCGGACGCAACGACGACTGGGATTTTGTTGCGGCTAAAGCATCCTTCTTTTCCTCAACAACCTTTACGGTGCCGGATAACGTGTACGCTCTGTTCGTTGCTTGTGGTGGAGGCGGCGGTGCAGGCGTCAACTATAACTCAAGCGGTAGTGCTAACTGGGTAGCAGGTGCCGGCGGAGGTTTGTCTTACGCACAGTTAGACGTTGAGCCTGGCGACCAGATCAGTTTGACTGTAGGTAAAGGCGGTGAAGTAAATTGGAGGAACAGCTACTTGGGCTCAGGCGGAGGCTCTTCCTATGTCACGCACAACGGTCAACAGCACGCTTTAGCCGGCGGCGGTCAGGCTGGCAGAAACTCAACCTCTGTAGCTTCTGGCGGTGAAGGCAATGTAGCTAACGGCAATCCTCCTCCTTCGAGATTCTCCCCCGGCGCGGGAGCAGAAGGAAACGTCCCCGTAATAGGACTTGTCAAAGCAGGGAACGGCGGGGCCGAAGACACCGACGGTGACCGCGGCATAATAGTTTTGGCGTATTAGGTGAACCCATGAATATAGATCAGATGCGGTTGATAGGAGGAGACGTTGACGAGCTGTCCGTTCCTAGTAAGGGGCAGCTTCCTGAAGATGTCAAGAACGCCATTGCGATGAATGGAGATATGCTCCAGCACCGTACTGATAACGATTGGGTATCACTTCCTGTATCCAGCGCCATGTTCGTCTTTCGTCACATCAACCACGAGACGGAAGGTTGGGCTGACATCGTTGTAGGCCAGTTGGAGAACGCACACTCCATCCGCTATGAGGAGGACTACCGTGCCGCTGTGCAGGAGATCGGACTGGAGGCGTACTACACGGCCGTTGAGTCTTGGCGCAACAACGATCAGGACTGGGGCCCCGACGAGGTGCCTGAGCTAGACATCGGAGGCCTGAGCTGGGGCACGGACAGCGCCAGTTACGTCCTCATCAAGAAACCGCGCGACTTGGACCAGATGCCCGTGTTCCTGCAGCGCACACACGACGAGGAGTACGGCAAGTACGGAGGCGGAACGTGGGTGCGTCGGCAAGCCACCAACAACCCCTATGTTACTATCGGCGATACGCTCCAGCACTGCTTAGGAAACGCGAACAATCCTGGCAGTGCTAGGGTAGAGTTGCGCGCGGGGGACTGGATTCTCGGTGCTGACCCTGCAACAAACAACAGGTGATGGAATGATTCATGACGGAAAAACACACTTATTAGGAGGGGAAATTGCCCGGCTGCGTGTGCCGGAACAAAACACCTTACCTGATTCTCCTCCAAGAAACCAGCTCTTGATACATGGCAACAAGCTCAAGCGATCTAACGAGCAGTCCGGCTGGAGCGCAATCCGAGATTTAGTGAAGAACTTGCCGGGCGCACTATCGCCTGTTACACGGCATAACGGTTCAAAGTATTTTGGAACCGTTAGCGGGTCTGACTTAATAACATACTCCGACTTCCACGCAGTCTTCCCTTTCGGTAATCTCGTCTCCCCAGTAAACCTCTGGTGGAAAATTGAACACGAAGGAAAGATGCTGTTCATACCCACAGGACCCGTATCCACTCAAGTGGCCTGGGAAGATTTATACGAAGCTGGATTAACATACGGAAACGACTCTTATCTGTCCCTCAGCGGGTTAGACCAGTGGCCTGAAGCCAGAGTTATCCAGGATACGCGCATCACCATAAAAGGTTTTGATTACAAGGTCAGGCTCATTGATAAGGATGAATGGGACCTAATTGTGTGGTGTCATACTGGAGAGTTTGACTCGTTCGACACGTCCACGACACGAGTAGCGGTCGGCCACCGCCCCACGATAACGCGCACTCTCTCGGGAGGCCGGCAGCACGGTGTGTATCCTCCGTATGCTCTTGGACGCAACTCGTTTACGGATAGCTCACTGTACCTAACTTCGTGGGCCAGCAGTGACTGGAGACCCATTCTGGAGGTTGAAGAATGATACATGACGGAAGGATACAGCTCGTAGGAGGGTCTCTCGCAGACTTGAAACTTCCAGACTTAGCAGAAAATGAAGTAGGAGTACCCAACCAACTCGGAGCATTAAACGGGGTGTTGCGTCGTGCAAAGTCGGAGGGCGTGTTTGAGGACTTGCCGCCCTATCTAGCTCCTCCCGGTCAGGTGATGTGGGACGATCCTGGAGTATACTCATGGACAGTTCCAGACGGCGTTTATTCTATCTGCGCTGTCTGCGTAGGTGCAGGCGCTGCCGGCATAAGAGAATCGAGAGGAGGCAAAGGAGGCGATCTCAGGTACGGCAACTTCCTTCAAGTCACGCCCGGTGAAACATTGACAATCATTGCTGGTGCAGGAGGAAAAGAGAGTGGCAGCAACGGGGGCCGTAGCGGACACAACAGCCTCATACGTAGAGGGTCGACCGACCTACTGGTCGCATCGGGCGGAGGTCGCTTAGGAAGCTCCACTTTCTCCCCGTATATAGGAGGAGGTAACGGTGGGATGTACTATCGAGGCTCAGGCGGAGGGGCAGGTGGCTACTCCGGCGACGGCGGCCGAGGACGATTACCGGGAACGGGAGGTGGTGCAGGAGGCGGCGGCTCCTACTATTACAACCGCACATGGGGCGGCGGAGGTGGAGGTGTTGGCTTAATGGGAGAGGGAACTAGCGGTGCTTCGGGTGGAACTTCCTCAGGAGCATACGCTGGAGGCCACGGCGGTTCCGGAGGCACTAGAGGTAGCCACACGAGGCCAGGCAACTTCGGAGGTGGTGCGGGTGACTACACTAATGACGGAGGCAAAGGCGGCGTCCGTATAATTTGGGGAGAGGACAGGCACTTTCCCAATACTAACACGGGTGATGTATGATAAATGAAGGAGAGACTCGTCTTATAGGCGGGTCAATAAAAGACTTATCTGTTCGAGAAACAACCGATCTTCCTGCAGATGCTCCACCGAACCTGCTAAAGGTGTATAACGGAGCTTTGCGCCGAGCCGACCCGTCCAATGCAGAGGAAGGAGGGTGGTCAATTATTCCGACGCGTCCAATACCCCCAGGTCAAATTGAGTTCACCTCGCCCGGTACATACACGTTTATCGTACCGAATGGCGTTCCACGTATAAACGGTGTAGCGGTTGGTGCAGGCGGAGGACCTAACAGGCAGGGAGGTCCCAATCCTTATGGGAGCGGTCTTTACTGGTACGGAGGCGGCGCAGGTGGTGGTGGCCTAGGTTATCGTAACTACATAGACGTGGAGCCAGGCGAAGAACTTGAAGTTGTCGTCGGAGACTACGGTGCATCTGGCACGTATAATAGAGACAGTGAGGATGGAGGTGACACTTTTCTACGCCGTCCGTCTACGGATGAAATACTCGTACTAGGAGGCGGAGGCAAAGGCGCTCCCAAAAACAGCAGCTCTTCGGGACAAAGTGGCGCAGGAGGGCTGGGAGGTAAGAACGCTCTCCAGGCTAATGATGGAGGAGGTGATGGAGGTAGCGGAGCTAATGGCCGTTGAGGTAAAGGACGCGGAGGTTCAGGCGGCGCAGGAGGTTACTCAGGTAATGGCGGTGCCGGTGGAACCGATTACTCCGACGGGCGTGCTGGTTCAGGTGGAGGAGGTTCGGGCAGTTCAGGAGCATACAGTCAAACAGGTGGAGGTGTTGGTTTGAACGGCGAGGGTCCTAGTGGAGCAGGCGCCAACAGACAAGGGTATAGAGGTTCCGATCCCTCTGATAGCTCCTATGTAGGAAACCAACACTTCGGCGGAGGCGGATATGGACACGGAGGGCTTCGCTTAATCTGGGGTGATGACAGGGCGTTTCCTACGACGAACACAGGTGATATATGATACACGACGGAGACACAAAGCTAATAGGAGGGACCCTAAAGGAATTTAGGATTCCAACTACGGAAGAGCTACCAAATTCTCCTTCTCCTAACCAGCTTGTTGTTAATAACACCATCTTCAAGCTGTCGAGCCGAGGAGACTGGAGCGACGTTCCCGTTAAGCCTATTCCTATAGGGCAGGCAAAGTACACAGCACCCGGGACGTATTATATGGACGTCCCGAAAGACGTTCCGTTCATGTCTGGTGTCGTTATAGGAGGGGGAGGTGATGGAGGTAGCGGATACAGTGCGTACAAGGGTGCAGGAGGAGGAGGCGGTGCTCTACGTTGGATTTGGGAGTTTCCGGTCTCGGAAGGAGACAGTTTGAAGATTGTCGTAGGGCGAGACGGAGGCACTAGCAGCATAGAACATAACGGACTCGTAATTATAGAAGCGCACGGAGGCCAGCGAGGTGCAAGCAGAGGCGGAAACGGAGGCAGCGGAGGCGGAGGTACGCCGCTTATCGTCGATCTCATTGGTGGAGGAGATGGGCAGGACGGTCAAAGAACGTATAACGATGGCAGCCACGTAAGTTCGAGAGCAGGTTACGGCGGAGGCGCGGGTAACTACGTAGGTTCTAACAACTCTTACGGCACAGGGATAGGAGTCTACGGACGATACGATGCAGGAGGGTATGGCCGCGGAGGCGGAGGCTATTCTGGAAGCAGCAATTGGGTTGAACCTGGCAGTCCCGGTCGCTCGGGAGCCGTCCGTTTAATATGGGGGGCTAACAGACACTACCCCACAGAAAACGTCGAAGACATGTGAAGATAGCGGCTGGGCCGCTCCTGTATGACAGCCCTCAGTTGGTATCCAGCTAATTTACCGTAACATAAAGGAGACCCATCATGCCTCTGATTCTCGTTTCATCCTTCCTCGCTAACCCTCCTGACCTGAGCCACTTTGCGGCAGGTAACAACCACAGTGTGTTCTATCAGGATCGTGAATCCACTCCTCTTGTTCGCGCAGCGGGCTTCAACCAATACGGCCAACTAGCTACCGGCAATCAGACAAACGTACTCAGTCCTGATTCGGTATCCGGATTCGGGCAAGGCGTGGTTCAACTCGTCAGCGGCGCGGAGCATGTAGTCGCGCTGTACGAAGACGGTACCGTGAAGTCTGTCGGACGTAACAACTACGGGCAGCTTGGAGACGACTCCACAGACAACCGTTCGCTACCAGTCCAGATCGCCACAGGTGTAAAGAAGATTGCTTGTGGAAGCAACCATACTCTACTCCTCCATGCCGACGGGCGTGTCCGATCTTGCGGCTACAACTACTTCGGGCAACTCGGCGACGGCACCGTATCTAACCGACCTTCTCTTGTCGATGTCTCTATCAACGGTGTGGTCGATATTGCCGCAGGTGGTTCTCACACGTTATTCCTGATGGATGACAGCACTGTAAGAGCTGTCGGTTACAACTACTTCGGCCAGCTAGCCACTGGGTTCACCGACAACTCCACCGCCATCATTCCGACTGTCGTAACCGATGTAGCCGAGATTGCTGCAGGTGCTTCGCACTCCGTGTTCCGCCACACTGACGGGACTGTTACTGTGTGCGGCTACAACTACTTCGGCCAGCTCGGCTTAGGCCATACTGACCTCTCCGTCGTGCAGCCTACTGACTCGGGACTGTCGAACATCGCGGGCCTAACGTGCTTCGGCAACAACACAGGGTTCCTAACGTCGAGCGGTGTCTTGTTGACGGTCGGCCGCAATCAGTATGGCCAGATCGGAGACGGTACGCAGGATGATCGCTCCACGCCGTTCCAGATTCCGCTATCCGATGTGGTTCGAGCGACATACGGAACAAATCACCTGCTCATCCTGCAGAAGGATGGCGTTTACGCAACAGGTAAGAACGACTACGGTCAGCTTGGGGACGACTCCACGACGAACCGACCAGCTCCCGTAGCGTCGCAGTTTAGACTAATTTAGAGCGAGTGAGGAACTCACCCTCACGTTAGGAGGAAACATGCCTGTTACGGTAACTAGCTTCTTCGTGAAAGCTAACCCGGCAATTCCGTTTCTCATGCGAGACACGGATTTACGCGGCGGCCTCCGAGTGGTTCCCGACCAATCCTACCTGCAACCTCTCAGCGAAAACCCGTCAGCAATTCCGATGGGTGCCCGAGTGACAGGCATGATCGTCGTTACGCAGAGCGACAATCACCTGCACCAGCTACAGTCGGACGGTGTATTCGAGGACATGGGCGTTCTTGGTGCTAGCAGTCAGATCAAGAATATCAGTGCTCCTCTGGTAATCGACGCCGACGGCAACCTCACAGTTGAGGAAGGGCGCACGCTTCCTCAGGAAGGCAACACGGGTGATGTTCTCAGATTGAATGCAGACAAAATGCCAATCTGGGACCCGATGTCCGCCAACCCGGGACAGGGTATTCGATCTACGGTATCTAAAACGGTGCCGGAAGCTCTTGGCCCCTCCGAGAGCTTCGATTTTTCCATGATGATGGGGCGTACCAACATCCTATTGAACGTGGAGATTGACGTACCGCAGGTTCAGGTAGAGGCTTACGGCGACCCCTCGTACGGAGAGTCGAACCCGTATACCTTCAAGTCCAGACCTGGTCAGTTGTTTGATGACGGCTCACGGCTGCTGTCGGACGGCTCGATCCAGTTCACCCGCCGCTACGGGTTTGCTGCGAACACGGAAGACCCCGTTAGCGAAACCATCTACTGGAGGATCACCAACTTCGGCAATCTTCCGGTAACTCCAACCGTGACCATCACGTACACTGCCATTGAATAGGAGCATCACAATGGGTTACACAGTAGAGAAACACCAATTCGTCTCGTTCTCCAGCGAAGGCTCCGTGACCAGCGATATGGGCATGGCGCAGACCCTGATGAACGACCTCATCCAGACCGGCGGTATGAAGCTCGTCTACCCGTCGAACGGCACCATCAGCTCATCCACTGCCGTGGCCGTACTCGAATCCACACCGGAGATGGACCCGCTGGCGGACCAGGGTCAGAAGTGGCGTCTGCGTATCGAAGCCGGCGCAGCCTCGACCACAAAGTACATCCGCATCAACATCGGTACCGAGTTCCAGATTCCGAGCGATGGTTCCGCTGTCACCAAGAGCGGAGAGAACGAGACTTCCGGTCACCTGAGCGGTCGTTACACGGATCGTTTCGGCGCAGGCGACAGCACGCAACCTCCGTTCATTTCCCAGGACTTCTTCTACAGCGACAACTACGCCGACATCGGCGCGTCACCCATGTCCTATCGTCTGAGTGTCAGCGATCATGGTGTGGCGTTCTGCTGCTGGCGCAACGCCTACGACTTCGCGGGTAACATGTTCGCGTGGTTCGTGGCGCAGCGTCCTGTCGATCCTGCCGATGGCAGCGTCCTGGCCGATCACTACAGCCCCGTGTTCGTCGTGTACTCCACCGGAGGCGGAGGTGTGACGGAACGCCTTCGCATTGGCGGTACCTACTACGAGATCGCCCAGCCGGACGGTATCAAGAAGTTCGTGGCCCGTGAATCCGACGTGTTCGCGCCGACCCCGAGCGTGCCTGCTTCCGTGGCGGTTGAGGACTCCAACCCGATCATCAACCCGACCAAGCAGGTGTCCATCTCGGTCGACAACAAGTACATGATCACGTTCCCGAGCGGTCTGAACACCCAGCGCCGTGCGTACAAGCACGAACTGGACATGATCGCCTACACTAGCGCGGACGTCATCGCGCAGGACTCCGACGTGAACGTGACCGTGTTCGGCGAGGACACCCCGCGCACCTACAAGGCCATGCAGGCCAACGGTGAGTACAACACCGGTATGCGCATCCTGCTGCTGACCCAGGGCGCTGGCATCCCCGCTCCCACTCCGTAAGCAGCATCCGATAAGCCGTACGATCCACAAGGGGGTGTCTATCACCCCCTTTTCTTTTAAGGTGCAGACCTATGGTACCATTCTCACTCAGCAAAGTGATAGGTGACACCAACACTGACTACGTATCGGAATCGGTTGCGGCCATAAGCAGCCGTGATTTTGTAGAAGTGTCCGTGTCCGCCGGTAGTCTGGTGATCGGAGGCGAAGACACGGGAGAGCAATCGTCCACAATCTCGGCAGGCTCCTCCGTTGCGGTCAAGCTGCGAAGCGCGTCTGCTTATGGTCGTACCGTGTACTCCATCCTGACAGTAGGAGACGAGAGCGCTGTCTTCACTGTCACATCGGACATAGGCAACAGCAAGGTATTCGATAAAACCAATAAGAATACCGTTCTCAACTTCCTAGGAACCCAACAGTTCGTGGGAGACGATGCGTGGACGCCTGGAGGCTCTCCGACACTGCATCGCTTGGAAGGGCTCGCATGGCGAGAAGCGCTAGACCTGACTGTGGAACCTGCTTTAGGTTTCGCGGAGAAGGACTACGGGTTTATAGCGGACGAGACTCACGGTGTCGTGTATCGGGTAAGCATGGGCGACATGGTGCTGGAGCAGCGCATCGGCCTCGATCGTCCTGTGTCTATCGGGAAAGCAGCTATTCAGCCGTCCTCTGAGGACCCGTCAGCGTTCCACTTCTATGTCGCGCTTCGAGATGGGCGTATCGTCCATTTGGACCCTTACGATCAGTATACTCCGAATGTCGTCGTTGACGTAGGCGGCACTGTGGAAGACATGGTGACCGACGAGGCGAACAACGTCCTGTATGTGTCAGTCTACGACACAGGTGAAATCGCGGAGATCACGGTCGATCAGGTCACAGGTGCCGTCACGGTCGAGAAATACGCCGTAGGCTTGGGCCCTGCGCGACTGTTGTTATCAGGCTCCGAGCTGTTCTGTTCACTCCACCTCGAGGATAGCGTGGCGGTGTTCGACACTGAGACACGCATGGCGGAGAAGCGCGAGGTAGGCAAGCGGCCTTACGGGCTCGCTCTCAACGGAGCCTCCGTGTTCTGCGTGTGTAGTGGAAGCGACGACGTTTACTCTACCGACGCACAAGGTACATCGAAGGTTGCGGACCTTCCTGCATCGGTCCCCGCTCTTATCTACGCATCTGGCTCAGGCTTCTTTGTCACGTACATCGAAGGGCGCAAGATCATCGAACATGACGGGGACTTCAACACGGTCGCCCAGTTCTCTGCTTCGTGCCCTCTGGCGTTTCTGGAAACAGCGGATTCCAACTACCTGTTTGTCGGCGTACCGAACGCACATACACGACTGGCTCCTGTCGATTACACGCCTCTGGAGTTCGAGTTCAGTCCGATACTGGGCCGCGATCGGAACTTGCTCGTCCAGTCGGAGTCGTATACCGTGCAAGGCGTTAACGACTACGTGTATGCCTCGGTCGATCCGTCAGGCGCGTCTCTGGTCGTTAACGGGTCCGACGCGGGGCAGGAGGCTATGGTCGAAAGCGGAGATACTGTCGCTATCAGCCTTGTCACCAGCTCCAACTACGGGGACATCGAATACATTACGGCGTCACTGGGCGCATCGACCACGCAGTTCGTCGTTAGCACTCTGGATCAAGACATCATTCCCGACTCCATCGAGTTCTATCCGATTAAGGACGGGAACGCCCAGACCGAGTATACTTCCAACACCGTAACGATCAGCGGCATGAAGGACGGCACCACGATTCCGGTGTACGTCGAGAATGCTATGGTGCTGATAAATGGAGAACTCGCCAGTTCGGGCGACGTGCAGAACGGAGACACTGTGGCTCTGGTGCTGACATCGGGCGCCGCAGGTAGCCTGAGCACAGGTGTACTGCGAGCAGGGCCTATCGAAGCTGCGTTCCGCATCTTGGTCCCGACGGGCAACGATCCTCTGTCCATGTCGTATGATGCTGTCACGGATGCTCCTCTTGGCGAGCCTGTGCGGACAAACCGCTATTCGTCCAACTTCCCTGTGTCGGTCACTATCTCCGTTCCAGACGTATACGGGGCTAAGCTGTACATCAACGAGGAGGAAGCGCCCCTAGGAGCCTCGATACAGCCGGGCGATACATTCCAGATCGAGATAACAACGGTCAGCGCATACAGCATACGGCATTTGGTGCCTGTGCGCATGAACGATGACATCTTTACATGGGAGGTCACCACCGAGCCCGATGTTACGCCTTACCTGATCGAGTTTCCTTCGAGTCGTAACGGAGACGCCAACGAGGAAATGCTGTCTGAGGTGCGCACCATCGACGGACTCGGCGAGGGAGTGGTAGCTACAGCCGAGATTGCGCCTGAATGCCGCGTGTTGGTCAACGGCGTGGAAATGAACGTCAAGGACAACTACGCTGAGGACGAGGTGTTTTCGTTTGAGGTACAGAACGGAGATACCGTGCAGATCGCCGGTCGTGCAGGCTCGCCATTCGGCACTGGACGCACACACTACCTATCTATAGGACGAATGACGGCATCCTATACGGCATACTCTCGCCCTGTGGATGGAGCGGTCGAAGACCCGAAGAACCTGTATCTGGTGGACGTACCTATCACAGGTATCAAGCAGGGTATCGGTTCGGCAGCGGAGCCTGTTAGCCTCACAGGATCAGAGGCGCGAGGAAAGTCGTCTCACGTAACAGCGCAAACGCTGAACGTCGAGCATGTTAGCGTGAAGTCCTTGCTATTGGATAGGCCGGGTGCTGAGGCACGAGTATTTCACACGGAAGGGTTTGACATGCCCGGAGTGGAACGTTACGCTCACCAGCGCGACCTGTTCGATGCTCCTGGGATTGAGAGGTACCCGAATTCAAAGGATGTCTTTGATGCGCCCGGGATTGAGAGGTACCCGAATTCAAAGGATGTCTTTGACGCTCCAGGAGTAGAGCGGTATCCAAACTCCATGGATACGTTTGATCGCCCTAGCGTGGAACGCCGCTCGAATTCCATGGATACGTTTGACCGACCTGAGGTTGATCTGGTTCGGACTCGTAGGATAGGCCTAGCTCAACCTGCTGCGGACGTAACCTTGATCAAGCGCGTGTTTAAGGAAGGACCAGGAACGAAGTCAGTGTCAGGACGTATCCGAACGTTCGATCAGACGTTCCAAGCGGAGCGCGTGAAGACAAGACGGCGACTCAGCGAATCTGCTGCGTTCGACAAGCAACTGCCGATCCAGTTCGCCCGACATGGTACGGAATTCGGTAAGCAGCGGCGTGGGTCCTTGTACTGGAATGACATCGGCTTTGATCCGCGTTACGGTCGTCCGTTCATTGAGAGCGCAACCGGATTCGATCAGTTGAAGGCCACCAGCCCGAGCTATGTTCAGCAGGAGGCCGTGTATTACCCGCACCTGGCGTATGCTTACACTGCCGCTCCTGCGTTTGGCTTGTACGTGGATAACCACACGGAGGTTGTGATAACGGATTACAACCCGTTCCACTCGTCCAACCACCACAAGCTGCACAGCATGAACATGGAGATCGACCTTGCTCGCGCCCATATCGAGCAAGTAGGCGAGGACGTACCCTACAAGCGTTCGACAAACCATGTGCGCGACACGGCAGCCCCTGAGAGCGAGGTATCCGTTAAGCCTACGGAATTGCATATCGCACGCGAACCCGACAGGACGGGTCCTATTCGAAGCGGTGATGTTCCGATCGGGTACAGCGCGAAGCACGCTCCGCAGTCGGCGTATGAGGACCCGATGTCTCCCACAACGATCAGCCTTGTGCGGTACCTGTTCGAGTACACGCCCGATGTCGACCTAACAGTTCGTGCCATGTTCGACGGCATGTCACCTGAACCGGAAGGAGAGAAGCGTCACCTGTTCGAGGCTAAAGCACCTGCAGCATCTTCGTTCACCGTGTCCTCCGTGGTGCCGAAAAGCGCTGAGTTCGAGCGCTCGTCCAACGAGACTTACGAGGACCCGGACCACAGCATTCTCACGCCTGACCTGTTGGGATACTTCCCGAGCGCAGACGCAGCAAGGCAGGCAGCTATCGACGACGGTGTTGAGGAGGAACGAATCCAGACACATGAGCTTTACCCGGACTGCTGGGTGTGGGCTGAGGTGCTGGATCAACCCAATCTCTGCGAACCTACGCCGCCCTCCGTGGATGCGGGCTGGATAAAGGGAGGATGATATGTCGAGAGCTATCACCGAGAGTAATTGGCGTAACTTCAAACCTGTAGCTCCTGATCTGGAAGTGGACGCCAAGAAAGGCGTCCCTCTGGAGATACCTCTGACGGAGTACATGGTACAGGGAGCGCGTGACCTGATCGACGGCGCTAAGGATCAGGACGAGATAGACGAGCACGGAGCGCAGCGCGGGTGGATGTGCCAATTCTTCAACACGTCTCGTCCTACCAAAGGCCGAGTGTCGCGCTCGCTAACAGGTAACGGATTTCGATATACGTCCGCACCGTGGTTCGTAGGTAAGGACTGTTTCACCTATATCATGAACAACGGCACGCAGAACAGCTTGCCGGGCAAGATCATCGTCAACGTCGAAGACTACGGCGAGGCTCGCATCCTGATAGAGGAGGACACATCGAAACGGGAGAAAGGCAAACGCGCGTTCCGTTACATCGCCCAGTGGTATCCGCTAGTGGACATCGGCAGTTACCATCGCGCTATCGTCAATTGGTATGTTCACAAGCCGATTCGGTATATTCGCGACGGTGTGACCTACGTGCGCCAGAGCAGGGAGCTTGTGCAGTCAACGTCCGTGACTCAGGACGTGCGGTACTCGACAGGCTTCCAGTACAGGGAGAAGAACTGGACGTGGCCGAATGATGGTAGTTTCCTAGAGTCTTCGTGGCCTGACCCCAAGCTAGTCGGGGCAATCGACGAGCTAACAGGTCTGACGTACCAGCAGCCCGCCGGCCCGTGGCCTGTGTCTATCGAGGTATCCTTGCGCCGCACCCGCACCATAGCGTACAAGCACTACTTCACGTCCTACCGTTGGGATTGGCGCTATCGTGCCGAATGGTCAGCACAGGAATCGCTAGAGGCTGACGTGCGCACGCTGTACGGGGACGACTGGTGGCGCCGAGGCCAGATCATCGACGTTTATGATCCCGGGTACACCCCTCAGCTTCCCGGTGAATTTACGCCGTAGAGAAAACGATAATTTCATTACGCTAACCCACATAGGAGCACCAACAATGGAAATTCAGATCGCACTCGCCAAGAAGCAAGAACTCTCCAAAGCCCAGAAGGAGTACCGCAAGTTCGTCGCGGGTCGCCTCAAGGAGCGCGGCAAGGAGCATCCTTTCGAGGGTACCGACGAGGAGATCGCCGAGTTCCTGGCTGAAATCTCCGAGGACTGGGAGAAGCACAAGCAGGATCAAGGCATCGAAACCAAGGACTGATCTATGCGTAAGCTGGAACTGATGCCGAACCAGCTACAGGCCGTGAAGAACGTCTGGGAGTCGAAGTTCGCCAAAGACTTCGACCCTGCTATCCAGTACTCCGTTGTGGGTGCCTATGCTCCTGAAGGTGTCGAGCACTCGAATATCATTCGGGGTATGGGCCATCGCACGTACTTCTCGGCCTTGAATTCCTCACGCCAGCATATCGCAGATCACATGTTGAAGACGGACTCGTTTCCGGCTAATGAGTTTTGCGCCCTGTCGCCCAGAACCGCAATGCTGTTTATCAACGGCCACCGCTCCAATCCTAAGAATGGAGATCGCGGGTACATCTGCATGGTAAACGACAGAGGCGCGAAACAGGCCAGGAGTCCGTCTGTCATCAACGTGGGAGCAGGACCAGTGGCGGCAAGGTCATCATCTTACCGCACAACGTCGGCCTCGGCTGTACTGCTAGGTGTCATCGAAGTGGAGATTCTGTCCGCACATCAAACTGTGACGGCGTCTGAAAACGACGATGGAAACGATGAGGACATCAGGTTCGGAGCACAAGTCAAGGACAAAGGGGTTGTCCGAAAGCTGCGGAAGGTGAAACGCAAGCGCAAGGATAACTTCGGCAACAAGTTCGATTATTAGCACGAGGAGCGCACCATGAAAGGTAAACTGTATGCCTTTGGGGCCCTGATCCTAGCTGTAGTCTCTGCCTTCTTGGGTGCGTTCGTCATGCGCTCAGCATCCGATAGCAACAAGGCTCAGCAAGTTCGGGATGCCGTAGATGAAGGCAAGATCAAGATGCACCGCAAAGCGTCCAACGAAGCCTTCAAGGAGGCCAAGCGTCACATCAAGAAGGCTAAGGAGATAACGGCGCGGCGGGAACAAGTAGCAACCGACTCTCTGGACGAATCGGTGCTGAAATGGAACGACGAAAAACTATAGGAGTAACCAATGAGTCCTGAACAACTACTGATGAATGCGCTGTTCGCAGTGCTGGGTCTTGTTTCCCACATTCTGAAAAAAGCCGTGGCGGAGAAAATCAACCCTGTAGAGTATGTGCGGGTTCACCCTAATCGCACCTACGCTTCTTTAGGGTCCATCGTCACCGCCTACGCAACACTGCTAGCAACGCGCCCTGATGCCTCACCCATGGAATACTTCGCCATCGGTTACGTAGGTGATAGCGTGTTCAACCGATCTCCTACCCAGCAGGAAGTGGAGATTCGTAAGGCCACCCGTGCTATGAAGTAGGAGGAAGTGTATGAGGCTCTTGATCGTAGCTATCGTGTCGCTGTTCGTGCTCTCGGGTTGCGGACGGTATAACGTGAAACCACCCGAGGCCGATTTCGTTAGCCAGATCGAGCCTCTAGAGGTGCCTCAGATCGAGGTACAGGACGTCCCGGAATCGCCCACAGCTCATCGCATTACCGCAGACGGACAGTCGTGGGCAGCATTCGATAAACAGGGGATGGACGCGCTTCTCGAAATGAGGGCGGTGGCACACACCAACACGCAAGCGCTCCGGGAGATGGTGAAGGCTAACGCCAGCCTGATCGAGGAGCGAGAGCAGATTCTCCGTCTAGCCTATGAACTCGAAGAGGAGATCAACCGCATCGGCGGAGAATGGGCACAGGCGGAGAATGACAAGCGCAAGGCAGAAGACCTGCGCTCTATGGAGCGGGCTCTATCCACTATCCTGCTCTTGCTGGGCGCAGCCGTAGCACTCTAGGAGAATACCATGTCTCAGACGACACCCATGATCGGCAACAACCGTCACAGCATTTCCAACTACTTTCGCGAGTACGAGGTGATCGCGTCCAACACCGCCCGAGCACGCGGCATCGACAACCAAGTATACGACCAGGATGTCCGCGACAATGCCATCGCGCTTGCGGTCAATGTGTTGGACAAGGTGCGCGAACAGTTCGGACCGATCAGCCCCAATAGTTGGTTCCGCAGCGAGGAGCTGGAGAAGGTGATCGCTAACAGCGGTTACCGAAACTGGTGCGCTCGTAACGGCCGCGCCATCAACGACGACTCGTGGCACGACTACTTCGTGCGCAAGCAGCATCCGAAAGGTGCGGCAGCGGACATCGAGATCGCAGGCGTTTCCAACGACGACCTGTACTACTGGATCAAGGAGAACCTCGTGTTCGACCAACTGATCCGTGAGTTCCGCAAGTCGGATGATCCGCGCTCAGGTTGGGTACATGTCAGCTTCGACCGTCACGGCAACAACCGTATGCAGGCTTTCCACATCGGTTAATGCCATGCCGTAAGCAACAAAAAGGGCGCTCCTCTTGATTGAGGGCGCCCTTTCTTTTTACCTGTCTACCACGTCCGCATCATACTTGCGAGCGATGTTCTTACCTTTCTCCACGTCTTCCGCGTTACCGCTCTCGATCAATCTAGCGGCCTCTCGCAGGTCACTGAGGCCTTCCACAAGAAGCCCGTACCCTAACGAGCAGCACGTCACGGCAACGGGTTGTTGTCCTACGCCGATGTCCACGTACTCATAAGGATGGATACCGCAGAACGGACACATGCTATCTCCCATTCTTTCTCTCCTTTCTTGCTATGCGACGATACGCCTCCTTGATGAGGCGTGCGCGGATCACATCGCCATGGCAGTCTTTGGGCTTGCAACAACAGCCCAGCCGTACCTTCTCCCCGTCCAGAATACGTTGAAGCAAACGCTCCATCTCGGCGCGAACAGGGCTAGCTTTGTCTTTCAGCTCAGCTTTAAGGTAGGCGTCAAAGTCCTCCAACGCTTGCGCTCTACTGCGCTTACGTACCGTGCTAGGGTTACCGAGCGGGCTCCCGCGCATGATGTCAGTGTAGCCGTAGCGGACCCTGTACTTGTTCACGACGACCACACGATCCTCTATCCGATCTGGCTCACTGTGGAATAACATCGCCTTTTTCGACTTTGATATTGAGTGTGATGTTCTCGACTGGGACTGAAGGCTGGATCGTTACGTCGCACACCGTGTAGGAGTAAGGGACCTTGAGGACCGACATGTACCGCATACGGAACAGCCCGAGTTCCATAGCTTCATCTACGATGTCTGTCAGAGAGGCGGTACCCTGATCGGTATCCATAGCGTCCGCAACCAATGCTTCAAATGCTTCGCGGTCGTACCGCATCTTGCGCTC